CATTTTATGTTTTAAATAAGGTGAGTTCTGTTTTCTTTTTCTTGTTTGTGGTCATGGTCAACAGCCAATGTAAGCAAGCAAATCATACAATAGGGATTGTGGGACTCGAACCCACAAGAGCTTTCACTCGATTGATTTTAAGTCAATTTCGTCTGCCTGTTCCGACAAATCCCCAAAACTTATGCCTAACAAAATTAAATATACGAAAGAAATCCTGGAACCAATTATTTCAACATGTCAAACCTTTGCTGAGGTATTACGAAAACTTGGTCTTCGTGATGCTGGTGGCAATTATGCCACGATTCATAGAAACATTGAACGGTATCAAATCTCCACAGAACACATGTTACATGAATCAATCAACAAAGGCAAGGAAATTAAAATGTTTGATGGTCTTCGCAATAAAGAAGCCATTAAAAAGCGGCTACTAAAAGAACGTGGATATAAGTGTGAAGGAGTCGACTGTGGACTTTCCACTTGGAAAGGACAAGTACTTTGCTTAGAAGTTGATCACATTGATGGAAACAATCGAAACAACACCAGAAGCAACCTTAGGCTACTTTGCCCGAACTGTCACTCACAAACCCCAACTTGGCGGAATCGTAAAAGATTTTAGTGGCTGCCTGTTTCACCACCAGGGCTCATATGTTAACTACTTTTATCTCTGCGCTATGTTGCCATTCACTTTCGTCAAACAAGTAAATAATGGGAGGAGGATTTTCTGGACAGACATAAATGTCTATGATTGGATAGTAGTCCAAACACCCAATATTTTCTGAAGGTCCAAAGATCATTTCAACATCTAAGTGCTCTTTCAGATATGGTCGATATCTGTAAGACTGCTCAAGAAGAGATATTACCTCATACGAGGTAACGATATATCCATTACTTGAAAGACTTCGATAAATGAAACTCACCAAAGTTTCATTGTGATCCTTAAGGGAAATGCTCTCATCTGCAATACGCATCTTTCGAGGATTTCCAGTCCATATGTCAACAGGTTTATTTGGGTCAGCAGACCAAAACAGTTTTCCAATGGGCTGCATATTTCAGGTGGCAGATCCAAGAACATGAATTGACACACGTTCTTTGTCAAACGTTTCCTTGGAGGAAAACAGGTGAAGAATGTTTTCCTCCATCTGACTGTCTACCCACACTTCCTTACCAATGATTTCTCCTACCATCCGTGCTGGACCAAGAAAAACTTCTTCTGGAAGTTCCCCGTCAACATGAATGTAAGTGTAGGAGTTCTTTAGGATTTGCTCAATAGTCTCAGAAGTCAAAATGAGAGGCAGTCGAGGATAATCTCCAATCACCATAACCAAAGTTTCAAGCCAATCCTCCATGTTCATGGACCTAGGAACCAAAGTCTGACGAAGTGTAACCTCACCAGTTTCCTTGTTGACAAATTCCCCAAGATTTCGTGACCAGTATATGTTCTTGATGGACATTTAGCGTTCTCTTGTAGACTCAGCATTTCGTCGTCTAAAATTTGGCGTCATCGAGTGACAATTTGGGCACAGAACTTCAAGGTTGTCTTCTTTGCAGTTTTCTGCGTTTCCATCAATGTGATTCACTTCGACCAAGGGAAGATTGTCAACCGGATGACGTTTATTCCACCCACATTTAACGCATGTACAGTCGTACTTTTCAAGTAGATAACGTCTGAGCCAGCAGGCAAGTGCTCTTGTTTTTCCTCGCCATCCTTTTGTTAGGATGCCTGCTTTCCAAGCATCAATTCTCGTTTTGTATTGGAAATCTTGTTGACACTTTACAGAACAATAAAATCCAAGAGAACCACGACTCGGAATATGGGATTTGTTACAGTGCTTGCAAATTATTGTTTTCAAAAGCCTTCTCAGGGATTCGAACCCTGGGCCTGCATATTACAAATATGCTGCTCTGCCGCTGAGCTAAGAAGGCGTTAAACTACTGAGGCTAGGAACTATTACTCTTTAGTGCTCACAAAGGTACGATAAGCCTTTATAGCACACCTCTGTGCATGTGCACGAGTTTTCTCAATACCTGAACGTTTCATCAGTCCATGAGACAAAAACCACTCAAATCGATTGTCCTTGGTTGGAACAACCGTTGCGCTACAAGCTTCTGGAAGCTGACACCATGCGTCACCATCCTGGAAAATGCTATAACGCCATTGAGGCTTTTTAAGTCGTTGAACCATTTACTCTCCTGGTGGAAATTGTGTCGCAACAAGAACGCCAGACTTGAGAGCATCAATAATATCCTGAAATGGAAACATGTGTTCTTTTTCTTGACGGGTTTCAAGAAAAGCAACCCAACGAATAGTTGCTGCCGTCTTTCCAGTTTGCCACTCAAATCCAGGTGGTGGTAGTGCTCCAAATTTCCTCATGTAAACCTCTCAAATACCGAAGGTGGGACTCGAACCCACACGTCCTTGCGGACAGCGGATTTTGAGTCCGCCGCGTCTGCCAATTCCGCCACTCCGGCACGTTACATTAAACGCCGAATGTTACTTTTTCAGGTGTAATTGCGCCACCCGTTTTTGTTTTCTCTGTCATATTCTTAATCCTAGCATACTCGTAAGTAGTTGGCTAGTCTTCTCCTGTTGAGAGCTTTTTGCCTGGGGAGTACTGACTCATTACCTTCTCGACAATCTCCTCAGCCTTTTTTGCTGCTTTTTCCTTGGCTTCTACGTCCCTGATGCTAGCAACGATCATACATGCCTGGATGACCTCAATAACCCGCTGAGAGTTCAAGGAGACGCCAGCAAAAATGATGTTTGTAGCCAAGTCCTTGTCGAGCTTTGGAAGAAGCAAGGCAATGTTCTTTGCGGTGAAGATGTCCTCAGGGACATTTAAGAGATTGGTAGTCATGTGTCTATAAATACAATTCCTTCGACAAAATACTGTTGGGCTCCATGATTTTTGGTTCCCTGGCCGAAATCATCTTCCAACGTCCAAAACGATCGCTGTCTCGTGAAGACCAGTCCATCTGCTTGACAAAACGATACTTGTGGTTGTTGATTTGAAACTCAATAACTTCATCGGTTTTGAAGTTTTTAGCAATCAGTTCAAGCTTTTCCTCAAGGAAAGAGAACAGATAGCGCTTTGCAGTGTGGTACCGAGCCCACTTGTCATCATGTTGGCGCTTGACCTTTCTAAGTTTATCTGCCTGCCACCAATTTGGAACCTGACACAAAGCTGCTCTTGGAACACTTTTATGGTGTGTGGAACAGTGATCGCTCCACGAAAGAGAATCCTGAGTAATAACCTGATCTGGATAGAGAGGTGTACGCTGCCTTTCAATCAACAGGTAGTCAATCCGTCCAAGATTTCTGTTTTCTGAACCTGGCTCCCAATAGTGGAACCTACCTAGATTTGCCTTAAAGAGAGGCAACATCACCTCGTCATAGTATTTATTGGCACTGGCCTGAGCCTTGTCAACCATCGTCTGAATACGCTCTAGACGAGAACGCCACCCATTCCAAAAAAACTGGAATGGAGATCCACGAAGACCAGAGGGCAAACTGCCAAGCATGAAACGAATTTGAACGTTCTTTTTTCCCTTCTTGACCGTAAGGTAAGAACGAGTTTCATCCAAAGCCGACTTGTCAATGTTCCAATAATTCTCGATCTTGTACTTCTTGTAGTACTTATCGGGTTTGATTTGCAGATTTCGGTCCATGACTTTTCAGACTTTTTTGGGTTGTTAACAACAGAACACAGTTGAGAGTGATTAGACTTTTTTTCACACTAGATTTTCATAGAAAGACCATTTATTGGTGATAGTCCTTCTCCAACCTAGGCGCTACTTTTCTGTTGTCGTCAGTATACTTCGGAACCAACTTCCTGGCAAGTGGATTTCTCCACTTGTTCCCATATACCTTCTTCCCCTCCCTACTCCAAAAACCACAGGGGCGCACGTGAGTTTGAAGGATGCACCAGAATTTCTCCTGGTGAGTCACACCTACTAGGTATACCTAATTCCCAGTGTGAAATTGGGTTGTGTGGGGGTCGAACCCACGACCCTGAGCTTAAAAGGCTCTTGCTCTACCACTGAGCTAACAACCCAAAGAACTTAACTATCTCTACCTTAGCAGACTTCTTTCCTTCTTTCAACACAAAAGAAAATCCCCGGATTTCTCCGGGGACTTCTCAACAAGAAGCGTTCTGCGGAAGGAGCGGATTACTTCTTGGCTGCCTTGCTCTGTGCCGCCTTTGCAGCGTCAAGCGATGCCTTCTTCTTTGCCTCGATGTCGGCGATCGACTCGCCATTCGCGGTGTGGACCATGAGAATGCCGACCTTGCGGTGTGCCTTCATCATGCACTTGGGGTTGCTCTGCATGGCTGCGAAACAGGTCATGCGGGGCTCCGGGGGGCAATCTTCCAGGAAGAGCTTGTACTCGTCCGTCTGATCGTCCGTGAGCATGTTCTCGGGCTTGTCGAACCAATCCTTGAACTTGTGAACAAGCTCGACATACTTCTCGTTCGAGATCTCGCGCTTGCCGCCACCCGAAAGACGCGCCTTTGCCTTCGTCCAGTTGGTCAGAATGTCCTTGACCGAAACCTGCTTGTCACGCGACTTGCAGAAGTTCGCGAACTTGTGACCGACCTCCGGACCGAGGAAACCTGCCGCCATGATGAAGAACGCAGGCTCATCGGCATGGTCGAAAAGGTCGTTGCGCTGAAGCTCGCCATCGAGCTTGAACCACGAACGACGGTCGGGATACTTCTTGTTCGGCTCGAAAACGCCGTTCGCTCCCTTGAATTCCAGAACCTTCTCGCCTTCCGAGCGCACGAATTCGATCGTTGCCTCGTGACACTTGCCCTTGGCGTACTCAAGCCACTCAGCGAGGCTGGGCTCAAGCTCCACCGTGACCGTACGCGAGACCTCAGCCGGGTCACACGCCTGAACCTGGTAGCTCTCACCCACGTTCTCGGCGATCACCACACGGGTCTGTGGGTGAAGCTTGTGTCCGTAGAACTGGCGCGAGTCGCAGATCTCGAAAATCGACTGCTTGACGGCATCCAGGGCGCGATTGCGCTCGTCCAGGAACAGAACCATCGGATTGCGGCACGCATCCAGGAACCACTCGCAGGGCATGAACGTAGTGCCCTTTTCCGAAACGCTCGGCATACCGAGCATGTCACCTTCCGTCATCTGCGAGAGACGACGCATCTGAAGCGGCAGGCCAATCTCATTGGCAAACTGCTGGACAGCTTCCGACTTACCCACGGCGTGACGACCGCGAATGCTCACAACCACCTCAGGAGACAGACTCTTGAGAAGAGTCTTGAGCGTGGACATAGTAACCTGAATGCACTGATTCGACATGTTGTTTTCCTTCCGATTTCTTTCTTGTTGTTTCTGTTTTCTTCCGCGAACGAGTTAGTTGTAGCACTCACCTAGAGACTGTCAACCACTTTCTTTCGAACATCACACCTTCTGACCAAGACTCACAATGTAATCATGATAAGCATGATCACGAACAAGCTTCCAAGCATCACGTTCTTTGTCAGACATTTTGAAGTAAGCCTGAGTCAGAGCATCCCCATTTGTTGCAACTTGAACCATGTGAGCGGAAATATGAGGATGAACAGCAAACAATATAACGCGAGTCGCCTGTAGATGTGCCCAAATCGACAACGATACAGGACCGTTATTGTCAAGAATTGCCTTCACAATGAAATCGATGTCTTCCTTAGGAATTTGTGCAACACTTGCTGCACTTGAATTCTGCTCGATAAGGTGACGAGCAGCACAATAAGCATTCATATTGAAGTCGGTATCGGGGTTGAATGTGATTTGATTTTGCATTTGTTCTTTCTAGCAGTCTTCTAGGTCTCTGTCAAGTACTTGGCATAAGCCTCATTGCACTTCTCTTGAAGCAAAGCCATTTTCTCTGTGTATGCCTTGTAAATTTCTCGCTGCTCATCCGTCCACGTAAGATCATCTACAAAATCCAACGAATGAGAAAAAGAAAAGGAGTTGACCTCTTTAATACTTCGAAGTTTTGGAAATGCTCGAAAAAACAACTTGGGATTATTCCTGCCTAGCAACTGAACACAAAGATTAAAATGTACTTGAGATTTGGTGGCAATGTCACAAATCAAGTCAACCTTCTCAGAAGAGAAATCTTCAAGTTGTTTCGTTGACTCTACAAGATGCCGAACACGACAATAGTCATTCATGGAAAAGTTTGTTGTGTCGGTCGGCATTCGGGTACTCTATCATTCTCTACTTTAATGTCAACCCTTGCCAAGCATTTTGTTTATGATATAGTATGCACACTCTAATTGGTTATGTTCCACTGTTCACTAACGTTCACAGGTGTGAACGAGGGATTATATCCTACTGACGTACTGGTGACTTGCCTATTTAGATGAAAGTTCTTGACATTCTCTTCTCACCTGATAGGATACCCTCATGACCGACAACGCAAACCCGACCAGTGCCGCCAAGCCGTCTGACGCTTCAACGTCGAATGAAAAGTTCGATGGTAAGAAGAAGAAGGGCGCAGTTTACCGCTCGAACGAATTCAACTATGATTTCGTCAACGTCTACATGGAACAGCCTTTCTTGGGCGTGGTTTCCATGGAAATCACCAAGCTCGCCGATGAAGGTGCACCTACCGCTTATATGGGTGCTCGCAAGGATGGAAACGAGTATGAGCTTGTTCTCGGGTATAATCCCGATTTCTTCCGCTCTCTCACGCCTAAGGAACGTCAGGGCGTTATCTGTCATGAGCTTTACCACTTGATTTTCCAGCACGTCACGCACCGTACGGTCGTTGACAAGCGCATGGGCCAGCTTTGGAACGTCGCAACCGACCTTGCTATCAACAGCATCATCGGTCAGTCGAATCTTCCGGGATTCTGCCTTTTTCCTGGCAAGCGTCCGACCCGTAAGGACCCGAAGACGGGTCAGATGACGGATGCTGGCGACAAGGAACTTTGCGATTTCATCGAAAAGGCACCCGTTTTGCAGGCTGCCGATTTCTACTTCGAAAAGATGAAGGAAATCGTCAACAACCAGAAGAACAAGGGCAACGATGGCGAGGGTGACCCGACGGGTGGTCTTTCCACTTTGGACGATCACGATGGTTGGGGTGAGCTTCCTGCCGAGATCGAGGAACAGCTTGCCGAGCGCATGCGCGACCTTATCGAAAAGGCAGTGCGTCACTGTGACAACACTGCTAAGCAGTGGGGATCGATTCCTGCCGAAATCCAGGAAATGATTCGCAAGATGATCTCGCGTGAGATCGACTGGCGTGCAGTTATCAAGAACTTCATCGGTCGTTGTCGTTCGGTGGAGAGAATCGGAACGGTTCGCCGAATCAACAAGCGTGCCCCGTACTTGCTTCCGGGTGCTCGTCGCAAGCAGTTTGCGAATTTCGCTTGCTTCATCGATCAATCCGGTTCGATGAGTGACACCGATATCGCAATGCTTTTCGCTGAGCTTGAAGGTCTGTCTCGTGAGACCTCGATCGACGTGTTCCACTTTGACACCGAAATTGACGAAAAGTCCTTTACGGTTTGGAAGAAGGGGCGCACGGTTCCCAAGGCACACCGCACGCGTTGTGGTGGCACGGATTTCAATGCCGTTGCAGCTTTTTGCAACAAGAGTGAGAACCGTGGCAAGTGGTCCGGCATTATCATCCTCACGGATGGTTACGCGCCTACGATGGGTCCGATCGTCGGATCGAGGGTTTTGTGGGTCATCACGGAAAGCGGAACGCTTGAGGCAGTTCGCCCCGGTGATTTGTCCTGCAAGATGAAGTCGGGAGACAATGGTCAGTTCAAGCGTCGTTAGTCGGTCGGTGCTTGAATGGGAGCCCGGTTCGCTAGAGATTAAGTTCTCGGTGAACCGGGTTTTTCCCTATAATGAAATCCGTGCTACCTTACACGGAAAGTCAGTTGGGTTATTTAGATATCGCTTGTCTGACAAGTATCTTCGTGCCAACGGAACAGAAGTCTTGTCGGGGTATCAAAAACATGGTATTGGACAAGCTATGTGGTCAGCGGCTCTCAAGAAACACAAACCCATTGGTGTGGTTGTTTGTACTGTGAGTGAAGCGGGTGACAAGTTCGTCACAAAGCTCATGAAGCTTTATCCAGACCTCGAATGGGACAAGTGGTAACATGACTCAAACTCTTCAAATGAAAGTCTCTCAGTTTATTGTGGCTGGTCTAGCGCTACTAATTGGGACACTGTTCTATGGGTTTTTCGGATGGTTGGTTTGTCTGTGTTTTGGCATCATGCCTTCCGTGGCGGTAAGTCTGGTCACAGGCTTTATTTCAACCTTCTTTCAGGTTTGGGTTTCTCTCAGTAACACTGAGGCTCTTCAGGAAAAACTTCAGAAAAACACCCATGACCTTCCACCAGACGATGAACAGCCACCCGAGCTATGACACCTGAGGAAGTACAAAAACGGCAAGAGCAGTTTCGTGAGGAACTGCTCTTGCCCGGAATTTCCTTAAAGGATGTAGACCTACCCCCGGGGTGGTACCTCCTCCTAGCAGGTTATATCAAGACAATCAAGAATATTCTCCCAGATTTTTCTGGGGACTTGGTTCTTCAAGCCAAGCGAAAGTTCAATAGAACCGTGGTTTACATGAACCTTGGTTATCTAAGTACCAAACCTACTCACTTGGTTGAACAGGTTATCAACTATGAAAGCCTGTTCAACTATGTCTCAAAGTTTACCTGTGAGATGTGCGGAGAACCGACAGACCTGATTTATCGAGAAGTGCGACGTATGTCACTTCCCATTAATCCCAGGTATTTGTGTGAAGGCTGCATTGAGAATCACAAGAAGAACCCTAAGACTTCTTCCCTCTTTTGACAGCCTTTCCAACATTAACGATCGACACACCATTTAGGTGTTGACTCTCATGTTGGAAAATCCTTGCCTTGAGACCTGAGAACTTTTCAGTCTTCTTGACTGCTGTGCCGGTGTGATCCTCAAAATCCCACCAGGTGGCTTCAATCTCCACCCATCGTGGAACCTCGTAGGACTCGCCAGGAACGCTCAGGCATCCCTCAACCTCAAAGTGCTTGCCCTTGTCAGGAACTGCCACGTAGGACGGGTTAAAGAACATAGAAAATGTGTCTAGAAGCTTTCCTTGTTCGTCCATGTCACGGATGACGAACAAACGCTTCATGATACCAACCTGAGGTGCGGCAAGTCCGATGCCATCATCATTTAGACACACGGCGATCATGGACCACAGGGTACTTTCGAAGTAAGGCCAACGAATCATTTTCTTTTCGATGAGATCCCAAGGCGTTGACTTGAAGTTAATTTTGGAGTGATGCAAAATGGGCATCACTTTAGTTCCGGCAGGCATATCTTGGATCTTGAGTTTCATTTACAACCTCACCTTTACAGTATATCATCTAACTATGAATCTTGCAACTGAACAGTTCAAACTTCCTTGGGAGTCTGGTGAACCTGTCATGAGACGTATCACCAAGTTTTCCTTTAAAAACACCTATGACAAACTATATGTCATGTCACTTGATGATTATCTGGCAAGAGGTGAAGTTATGCATAATGCTGCCAAAAATTCTTATTTTACGAAGACAAGACAAAGTCGTGACATGAACTTCATGGCAACTAACATAAATCTTGAAGATGAAGATCTTGAAATCCCAGAGTGTTTTGGTACATTTCTTGGTCAGTTCATTCCGATTGCCAACTATGTTTCAGGTGTTCCATGGAACGAAATGACTCCTCAAGAAATACAGCTTCAAAGTGCTATATGGACAGATCAGTTCTTTGAACACTATTGTGAGTTTTGGTGTTTGATGCTTGTCAACACAACACATCCACTAAGCAAAATTCGTGAAATTGGAAACAAGCCTGTGTGGGTTAACTTAAATCGTCAACACATGGCATTCATGTGGGAATCACGTTATAATGATTTGTTGACCAAGGGACTAAGAGCCACTCCTGGATATGAAACTGTCATCAACCCAACGCCTGTAGAAAACATAAATGGCGTTGACATTTCAACCTTGTTCCCCTCTAAGCCAGTTGAACCTTGACAGTTCATTTTCTGGCATCCACACTACTTGAGAGTCACCATTTACGATAAGCACTACGTTGTAGAACTTGTTGTAGGTTTGAGTAAAGTCGTTTGTGAGGGTCATTCCTGTGATGATGGAGTTTCTTGAAGAGGACTTTGTCCACACAGGATGCCAGGCTTCATTTGACAAAACAACGACCGACAAGTGACTGTCATGGTCGAGGTGAACAAAATCCAACTCGACTGTGTCATCTGGCTTAAGGTTGGTAATCTTGTGCCCAACAATCAAGAATGCTGTGGAAATCGGTTTGTTAAGCGTTTCACAGGTTGCATTGCCAAACGCTTCAATCGTTTCCCAAGGTTGATTCATATAATGTCATTTTTCTTCCTTAGACATTTTATGTTCAACCAATTTCTGTTTTAGTTGTAATTTGAACTCTTCCAGGTAGGTTTTATCGGTAAACTCATCAAGGTCTTCTTGTAAAACCCAAAAGGAAACCTGAGATGCCATTCCGCCCTTAGACTGGATTATCATCACGTTGGCGAAAGTCTTTGTGAAATTATTTCTAATAAATGCCACAGGAGAATCAGACAGACAGACAGTCTGAAATCCCTTAACAACCATTGGTACCTTAACAGTTTCTTCCTTGCTGTAGTACTCGGCCATGACATATTCAGGCCAAGGATTTTCAGGTACAATACGTTCAAGCAAACCAAGAAGACTTACCCAATTCTGAGAAAAGTCTTTGGTGATCCTTGGAATGTCCTTCCAGCATTTCCTGTGGAAAGTTTTCTTTTGAGAAAACTGTACAAGGTCGCCAATCTGAATGGCAGACATTTTCTTTAAACCTGTGTTACGTCTTTTTCAACATATTCTGTTTGAAAAGGATCTTTTGGTGACTCTTGTGGAAGTCTCTGCTTGATTTCCTTGAGCGTCTGTGCCACAAGAACCATCATGTTCTCAAGCTTGTCGATGGACTTCTCCATGTCAGCGAGCTTTTCCGACTGAAGGTCGGTAAGTTCTTTTTCCTGTTGAGTCTTCTGGATTTTCTGGACAAGCTCACGGGTTTCCTCAATTTTCTCCTGGACCTCAGACTTTTGCTTTGGGGTCAGAGGGACAAAAGGAAGACTTTGCTGTCTAAGGTTTTCAACCGCTTCTTGAAGATTTCCTGCGCCAGTTCCCTTGGCAAACTCCTTCTCGACATATTTCTGTCCCTTTGGTGTCTCATCAGGTGGATTTACCACAGGGAGAACAGGCAAGTGTCCTGACTGTACTTTACACCCACACCCGTGACACTGAGGCTGTGGTGGGTGAATGCTGTAGAAAAACAATGGAATATAAACCTTTGACCCGCAATTTCCGCACTCACCAATACATTTTTGTGACATAAACTCTCCTATAATTGTGATAATAGTCTAACACCTTGCAGTTTGTTTTAAACCAACATGCTCTTGTTAGTCAATCACAACGGTAAGCTATAATTACTCACATGGCAAAAAATCCCATTCTTGAAGTCATTTTGGAGATAATTGAGGAAGAAATTGGTCAATTAATCCCAGAAGACATTGCTTTGGACATGTCTGATGACCGTAGAGAGGACTTTCGTAAGACAGTAATGTCAAATCCTCCAGCAGACAACTCAAAGGGCTCTCTCAAGGAAGAAGGCATCTTGCCAGACAAAAATCCGCCTCCACCTGACCCAACAAATCAAAATGCACCTCCATCTGGAGATTCCAGTCCAGTAGACGCTTCTCCTGATTTTGGTGAGCCAATGACTGCTGGTGCTCCAGGTGGGTCGACTTCTGACATGGGTGCTGCTATGGGTGCCGGTGGAGCTGGTCCAACAGGTGCGCCTGGTGGTGACCTTGGAAGCCCTGACGATGCCCCTGAAGGCGATGACGCTGGCGGTGGGGATTCTGGTGGCATGGGCGACTCTGGTGGCCTAGGAAGCGGTTTTGGAGGCGGTGGCGGGGGTGGAGGAGACATGGGTCTCGATGACTCCGATTCTGGTGACTCTGGGGGTGTAGATTCAAGTTCCCCTGAGCCAACCTATGACCCATTTAAGGATGCCACAACCCCTGAAGAAAGACTTCAGGTTATCTTGGACACGGCTCAGGGTATTGCCGAAACTACTCAAGACCCACAAAAGGTTCTTAAGGCCGTAAAAGGTCTTATTCAAAACGGATTTGCTGAACCTCAAAAGGCAGCAGCCGTAATTTCTCAACTTTTTGACACGGACAACCCTGTACTTCAACAAGTTTCCAGGCGTTTGGCATTGTTTATAGATGGGATCTGAATATTTAGACAGGTATTGAGGCAACATGCAGATTACAAAAGCTCAACTTCAACAGATGATTTCCGAGGCAGTTAGTGCCAAACTCAAAGAGGGTGCAAAGGAAATCCCAATTAGAATGGTTCTCGGGGACATTAAGGATGTTGTAGTCGGTAGCATTACCGAAGACCTAACCAGGGAACTTCACATGGATGAAAACGCAATCTCCATGGTTGTAAGTCGCGCCTTTGACAAAATGGTCAGAGAAATCGTTGTTGAACTTGATAAACCACAACTTGATACTGGTTTGCCTCGTCGTAGAGTTGTCGCTGTTGGCGCCTGAATAAAAAGGATAAAAACATGAAAGTTACTGTAAACGAAATTAGAAACATGATTCAGGAAGCTCTTGGAGACTATCTTTCTGAAATCGACTATCGTCAAAGAATTGCAGCCGCTGCTGGTGGTGCAAAAGACCAAGTGTCTATTGATAAACTCATGATGGCTCTTGATGGTATGGAGAAGAGTGGCAAGAAAGCCGTTTCTCAACAGGAACTTCAACAGCTCATGCGTCAGTCCATTCAGGTAAGTGCTCCAATGGGCAAGGGAAGCCCTCAGCAACTAGCTCAGCAGGCTTCTTCCAAAACCCAAGGTCAGCCTCTTGTGGCTCCAATGGGTGCAGGCAATGTACAGAATCCCCTTGGTCAACGTGAGAGCATCGAAATCTCCAAGTCAAAACTTCAGGAGATGATCAACAAGCTCGTTGAATCCAGACTTAATGAGTTTGTGGATGGTCAGAACCCAATCATGGCAAAGAGAGAAATTATTGCTCTCATGGATTCTACCTCACGTAACTTCGAAAATGAAATCATCAAGACATTCAAGCTTCAGAACCCTGACATGCTCTCACCTGAGCTTCAGCGTAAGTACCTTGAAGTCGTTGAAGGCATGAAGGCAAAACTCGTTGGCGCAGCCATGGAAGCCGTGCAACAGTTGATTCACTTCCCACGTCAGGATGAAGGAAACGGCAGTCTCAAGTCAAAATGAAAGTAACGAAGACACAACTTCAAAAAATGGTAAATGAGGCAGTCTCTTCATATTTGAAAGAGAACGTTCAGGACAAAGCTATCATCGAAGGTCTCAAACCATCATTTTACGAAGCTATCAAGCAAATCAAAGAAGGCATCAAAGCCTACCACCTTGTTATGTCTCAGCTTGACAAGGCTGCAAGTCCTCGTGTGAAGGATATTGGTCAACGTGGTATGGAAACTTCTCAACACGAGCTTGAGCGTTGGAATACGATTGCTGATGACCTTTATGTTGCTGAGTGGGAATTGGACTATGATGGCATGAGTCCAGAAGACCACGAGCGAAACGCACAATATTCTGATGAACACGATAACAGAGGAACACTAGGGGAACCAAAAATATGAAAATTACTCAGTCAGAACTTAAGAAGCTTGTCCAGGAGACAGTTGACAAAAAGCTTGCAACTCTCAAGGAAGACGTTGGTACAGAGGTTCCTTCTGCCAAGGGTGTTGTTGCCTTTGTCAAAAAGTTCGATGACTTTCTCACTGACACGGTGGTGAAGGCTCATGAACTTGCTGATGAGGGAGAAAAGTTGATTGACTCAAATCTTCTCAATCATCCAGAAGTTGGAACAAGAAATGAAATGCTCATTCACAGAGTTGGAATGCTTCGCACAATTGCAAACTCTGTGTCCACTTACTTTGAGCGTATCAAGAGATTTATTGCTTAATACTCACGTTGGTGCATAAACCACACCGCATAAGTAAAGTGCTCTAGAATCCGTTCATCGCCAAGCAAAGAGACGTAATACATAAGCTCGGGATTGTCCTTCGTTGTTTCCACCCACTGATGTTTTGTCAAACCTGACGCACATCCGTAGCTGGCATCCGAAAATAGACGCTCCCGAGCTTTAGTTTTGCCTTCATCGCCTGGATAAAGGGAATCAAACATTATACTGTTGAATTCCCTCGGCCTCATGATTAACCCTTGTTGATCATGTTCAGGAAGCCCGTCTCATTGATCACGGGAACACCCATCGAGGCAGCCTTCTTTGCCTTGGTGCTCTTGTGATTCGGGTCACCCTGGAAAGTCGTGTCTCCCACAACCAGGTAGCTTGTACGTCCCGTGACAGCGCTTCCGAAGGTTCCACCAAAACACTCCACGAGCGTCTTGAAGTACTCACGAGTGTTGCTTAGGGCACCCGTAAAAACGAACGTCTTATCCTTGAGACGCTCATCGGGATCCGTGACTGCCCAATTGCGATCGAAGTCACTGTCAACCGGAATCTCACCAGGAACACCATTGAAGATGACCTTGATCACCTTGACGGTACTTCGCCAGTAATGCGGATCCTTCTGCGTGCTCTCCATAAGAGCATACACGACCGTACCGACCTTCACATCCCAAGATGCACCACCGAGCTTGGTGGAATAATCATTGAAGGATCGCTTGGCAACAAGAATCTTACCAACGACACCATCCGTGACACTCTTAACACTCGATGCAATTCCAGTCATGTTTCTGTTCCCTCGTTTGAGTTCTTGGTTTTAGCACAACCCTAGTGTGTGTCAACCATATCTTTGATCACGTTTTCAATCGAAGATATTGCCTTTGCAACAGAGCGTTGTTCTTTCTCAGACAGGTTGCCAGGAAGCTTGGCTACGATAGACTTGAAAACATCCAAGGCTTCATGAAGTCCAGCTTCCTCGGTTGAACTTTCTCCTGGCATTTCTTTCAGAAGGAAGAACTTGCGAATCCACACAGCAGATCCGTCTTTCTTCTGCACACGTACCTTGGAGTTGTTTTCATCCAGAACAACCACCAGTTCAGGAAAATCAGTATATCGACAACGTGTCACTCCTGATCCTTGATTGCTTTTGACCGTAGAGTAAACGTTGTTGCTCGCCTTGAGCTTGAACATTTTTCCAATGTAAGCGCGAAATTTCATTGGGATCTGTTTCATTCTGAGCTTAATTAGAAAGCTCGGCTACGGATTTTATCCTACCAGATTATCGAGTTATTTGGTGACCTTAGGCTCCGTGAACTTAATGCCACGTGCCTCGATTTCGAAGGGGTAGTAGATTCCTGCCACACCGAAACGATTCTTGGTCATTTCAGCAGTACGACACCCGTAGTCTCCCGAGTAACGGTCTCGGTTAATGTCAAGGTGCAAGTGAGCGTCAACCCAATGCTTGATCGCCTGCTTACCAGAGAATTCGCCATTCTTGTTGACCTGACCAATAAGGAACATAATCCCATAGGTGGTCTTGCACCAGTTGGTCAGAATCTCTGTAACTTCAACCTCTTGGGTCTGTCCACCAGTTGGACGACCTTTTCGCTTCAAGGGCTGACCCTCGGCATCGAGCTTGATAATGAAGTTCTCGTCATACTCAATGTTTGGCACTTCGATTGTCTGTAGGGAGTCCACAAACAAAAACACCTGCTTTCCAGGGTTTGCTTTCTGGAAAGAAATGGCGTGTTCACGAAGGTCAAACACAGACCGAAAAGACGAAACGTTGAACCCATGCTTGAGACGAAGACGATTGCTCACCTTCGATACCTGCAAAAGAGATTCCTCACAGGTGTTATAGAGAGCGATGTGACCTTCCCTGGAAATGGAGTCTGCAAGCTGAAACATCATCGTGGACTTACCAGAACCGGGGACACCAGTCACCAGACAAGCAGTCGAAGGCGTAGCTCCGTCACCAGCCATGAGAACGTTGATTTTCTCATGACCCATGTTGACGTTGTTTTCCATCTGCTCGGGAACTTTGATACTGCGAATATTGCGTGCTTCGCCAACCTCTGGATCCTTCGTGTAAACGATTTTCTCGATTTCGGGAACCACAGGTGCAGCAACAGGCGTAACTGAAACGATAGGAGTTACAACTACCTGAGGCTGGAAATCAAGGACAGGAACGCCAACAGGTTCAACCCCCTGAATAACAGGTCCATTGGAAATATGAGTCATCATTTTCAGTGCAAGATTCATGTTTTGATCTTGGAAGGTTGTGGCTGCCGCCTCAAAATCAGCATCGGAGATGCTTCCATTTTCCCAAGCCTGCAACTTGCTGTCAAGCACGGCTTTATTCTGTTCGTTCTCAGCGAGGATAGCGTCTTGTTCTGTGATCTGGTTGGACATTTTTTCTTTCGTTTAGTATGTCGAAAAATGGGGTAAAAAGCTGACTTTTCTTGGGCTTTCGGGACAGTCTAGCAGACAACAAAAGCTTGTCAACGTCGATGGTTCTGGACACCGAAAAATGATGTGCTAAGGTTACCGAACAAGTACTGTCATGTCAATCGAATCCGCCAAGTATCCCCGAACGCCTCACCTTCCGTTCAGTCCAGGTGCAACCTCAGATGACAAAATGTTGTCGAGTGTTGATCATTTCCTCGGTGTGTCAATTGTGTTGACAGAAAAGATGGATGGTAGTAATCTATGTATGACAAAGGAAGCAGTTTTTGCTAGAAGCCACAATGGACCACCAACACACGAATCTTTCAACCTTGCGAAGCAACTCCATGCGAGTATTCGTCATTCGATCCCTGATGGTTTGTCAGTCTTTGGCGAGTATCTATTTGCCGTTCATTCCATTGCTTACACAGATCTTCCTGGGTATTTCCTGATTTTTGGAGTCAGGGAAGACCTCACTGGAAAGTGGTGGTCCTGGGAAATGGTAGAGGAAATGGCAAAAGACCTGGGATGTCCAACAGTTCCAGTTCTGTGTAAAACGGGAGAAGGCAAGGATCTCGAAAATTACAAAACGCCTGAAATGCTGAAGGCGTCAGTTGGATTTTTTGCTGCAACGACAAGCATGTGTAACCTTGGACGTCGAGAAAGCGAAGGCATTGTGATTCGCCTTGCTGGCGAGTTTACCGATTTTTCCATGAGCGTTGCAAAGTACGTCAGGGCAAATCATGTGACCACCACTCAACACTGGCAACAGAAACAGGTTGAAAGGAATCGTACTCGTGGCTAATAAGCCCTTAAATCCAGAAGTCGCCAAACGGTTCAAAGAACAGCGTGATCGTGTTCATTTTGAGGCCGAGGTAGAAGCCCTCATTACGCACTTCAATATCATGTTGGAAAATGAGGGCATCAAGAATCTTCGGATTCCACCAACAGCAGACAAAGTATATCGTGAAGCCTTAAAGCATTTTTGCAATGCTGGGTGGAACGTCCAGGTGGTCGATAATCAGTGTTCGATTTGGATTGACTAGAATACCTCAGTGTGCTATTCTGAGGAAATGTTCAATCTAGTCTTCACCTTTGATCCCACCGATGACTTTGCAGATGGTCTTGAGGAATATCTTGACCTGGATGCTGTAAGTGTCAATTATGGGCATCACATCACGAGTGTCGAGTTTGACATGCGTAATGACGAGGTTGGAGCACATCGTCTTGGCAAGATGATCACGGGCTCATTTCCTGAGATCGACTACTACGTAAAAGACATGTAGACCTGCAAGGGTTTATAGTTCTGCCTTGTGTGTTATCCTCTGAGACATATCGGAGGATGTAGATGAACAAGCAGACATTGAAGGAAGTTTTGCAGGCTGTGAACCCAGGTGACTTAATTGACGTTACCTTTGCTGGTGAGAAGTCTGTGTTGAGTGGTCAATATAAGGTTTTGACCTCTAAGGTCGGTCGTGGTAAATGTGGTTCTAGAATCGCTTCCATGCAGTCGATTGCAGATGGTTCTGTTACTTCTATCGGAACCAAAGAAAATGACGTCATTTTGAGCATTTCTCACAATGGTCAGAAGTTTGGAACAGATTCTTTTGGTGAAGGCTCGCTTTCTTCCGTTGGAAAAGACCTAACAAAGGCAACTGAAATCAAGGAGAAACTCAAGTTCCTAATTGGTTTTGGTGGTCGTCAGGTTAAAATCGTTTCCTCGAAAGAGCCAGAACTAAATGGGTCATTTACCTTGGACAGTGCTCAGTTGGTTAAAGGTCGTTATGGTCAACTCATTTTGAAGTTGACCAATAATGCCACCAACAAGAACGTGGAGTTTTGGTCCTATCGTCACAGTGGACTTATTGATTCAATCGAAGTTGAAAACTAACAGGAGATAAAATGGAAAGAAACACATTCAAGTCAAGTAACCTTAAGTCGATGGAATATGATCAGGGCACTCTTCGCCTCACCTTTAATGCTGGTGGCGTGTATGAGTACTACAATGTTCCTCAGCCCGTTGTGAGTGAACTACAGCAGGCACAGTCCGCAGGTTCTTACTTTCACCAATTCATTCGTGAGAAGTACAACTTCAAGCGCCTAGCCTAAAACAGGTCAAACATATTAAACAACAAAAAAGGCGGCAACATGCCGCCTTTTTGTTTTGAAGTGACCAGTGAGTTAGAGATTATGTACCGCTGATTGTACCAGAACCAACCATAACAAGGTAGTTGGTGCCGTCACAAAGAAGGGCAACCGTGCCGTTTACGGAAGCAGAAAGCGTAAGCTTTGAGCCAACGTAGGAGCCTGGAAGACCACCGACAAATGGAGCTTCGTTAGAACCCGTGAGAGCATGTGCCTTACCGCTTGTGTTAACAAAGGTAAACATTGCGCCTGGGTTAAGGCTTGCAGTTGGGAGCTGAATTGTTACAGGGAATGCACCTGAAACCGTCTGCATACCTGGAACAGCAAGGAAGCCTGAACCTGTGGTAGAGAGCGTGTGTGGGAAAACAGTTGTCTGCTTATAAGGCATGTAACCGCTGCTCGATGCATGCGTGTCAATCTGAACACCAACGCGAGCAAGTTCGGTAATTGGGCCGAGTTCGTTAATTCTTACACCAGTCATAATTTTAATCCTCCAAATGGATACCGATAAATATAACAATAAAATCCAAAATGACAAAGAAACAGACATGTGCTATGATGTGAAGTATGGGATACGACTCAAATGAACAAATAACCGTCTTGATTGGCGATATTCATGGCTGTTATCAAGAACTTAGAGAATTGCTCACTCTGGTGGGGTGGAACGAAGAAAATGAGCCCGAGGATAATCCTAGGGTTATTTTGCTTGGTGACTTGGTTGACCGAGGACCCGACTCAGGTAAATGCGTGTCTTTTGCTCGTACCCATGGATTCGAGTGTGTTCGAGGCAATCACGATGACAGATATGTCAAATACCGTGACCGAAAGCTTTGGCACTCTGCAAATCCCAACAACCCACTGCCTGCCTGGATGAAGAAGTATCCAGAGCGCGTAAAAATCCTAGAAAGCCTTTCTGAGGCTGACCTAGACTGGATTGCTGCCCTTCCAACAAAGATTTTCCTGAGGGATTATGGAGTCATGGCGGTACACGCTGGTTTCCTTCCAGGAGTTCCGTTGGACAAGCAGGAAGAAAACACCCTGATGCATGTTCGGTTCTTGTTTGACCGATATAAGCCTGCTCACCTTGACCCTAACAATGACCACAAGCCACCTCCGGGCAGTAAGTTTTGGGCTGAGGACTATGATGGTGAGTGGGATGTTGTCTATGGACATCACGTGTGGAACTATGAGGACATCAAAATCCATCATGCTCCAAATGGCAAGGTGTGCATTGGCATTGACACCGGATGTTGCTTTGGAGGCAAGTTGACAGCCCTTGAGTTGTCAAAAGACAAGCAACACAAAATCCATCAGGTAAAGTCCAGGAAGCCACCAAAGCCCAAGAAGCAGGAAACCTAAAACAAAACGAATAGTTGAACAGATAGGTGTCTCAGACACCTTGTCGTGTTGTTGTATACTTACATACATGACATTGCCAATAAACACTTACATGATGCTGATAATGCCAAACGAGTACAAAAAGGTTTGGAAAGAAAAAATGGGTGAGGGCAAAAAGCAACAAGTAAGCAGTGCATGGCGTCCCTACAACTCCGAAATCCCATCTTTGAAGTTTGCCGAAATAAGAAAGTCAAGTGGAAGAGTTGGGGAAAGTAGATATCGTTACATTGAGGAAATCGCTGCCATAACCTTGATTGAGAACTTTACTTCCCAAAAGCGTTGGTACAAGGCAATGGTTTCTTACACGCCAACAGGTACCAAGGATTTTGGTAGACCACCTGTTGAGTTCATGTACTTCTTTATTGACCCGTGGTCGTTACAGAAGTTGGCTGCTGTGGCGGAATACAAGAAATAGACCCATTCAGTTTTCCAATACTGACATTCACATCTTCTCCAGTTACGCCATTTCCGATACAGTCCCAAGTTGAAACAAGAGTTCTGGCAAAGATCTCAAGTTTGGAAATATTCGGCGTGAGAGTAGCTTCTATGTGTTGTCTAAAAACCTGAGGTTTGGTTGAGTGACCTTCTCTTGGAGCCATGACAATCTGTGGCGTGTTGAACTTCTGAAGCTTTATAGGTCTTCCAGCCTTCTTTGTTGTGGCACACAGAACAAACTCAGCCATGGGTTTTGTGAAAGTAGGGGGAACACCCTGACCATTTATCACTCCACCATCTTTTCGGGTTTTGACCCAAACAAAGGCAACTCCCCTGTAGTGAAGTCCCCAACACTTAATTGCCTCCATGGCATAATCTAGTCGTGGACCTGTTGCCCACACAAGGACCATTCCATCTTTGTTTAAGATGGACTTGAGATCCATGTTACAAATGTCGGTCTGAGTCATCAGTCCATAGTGACTAGAAGCACTTGCTGTACCAAAGTTCGTGTATGACCAAGGAGGATCAATGTAAATCAGGTCATACTTCTTTGTAGCAGTAATCGTAACCAAGGGCAAAACTGTAGGACTCATACCTACAGAATTTTTGATTTATAGATTATTGTTTAAATCCGCTTGACTAAAAAAACCTGACGACTGTAATTCTGTTCAAGTCCTTCTTTCAAACACGTGTAAACCTGTTGATCAGAAAACCGGAAGTATTTATAATACTCCTGTTCTATACCAACAATCATAAAATAACCCAAATCTTCGACATGGATTAAGTCTCCATGAAAAAATGACCGGTTGTAAGGTTTGGCCTTCATGAGGAATTCAATGATTATCAAGCCTTGGAAAGATTCCAGGCGGATACACACATGACACGTGAAGGTTTTCATCCTGGATTATGAGTCCACGATTTTGCTGACACTGCTGGACAAAGTCCTCACGATGAGACAGAAGACCTTCTTGTCCCCAGGTGAAACAATAACTCACCGAGGCAAAGCAAATGACCATCGCCACGAAAAACATGACATAGTACGCAATGTCATAAAGCCTGTTCACCATTTTAGTTTTCAAGTTATTTTTCATCGTTCAAAACCCTAATCATTAGTTCAAGACACCGCTTCGAAGGTTTGTTGGTTAGGAACCCTTTCCTAACGCCAAGGTGATATTGAACAGCAGACTTAAATTGACTTGCTGTTGGATCCAAGACTTTTCCAGTCTCATGGTGTTTTAGAAACCAGTGAGGTTCTCCCTCATGGCGAATAAACACCGGCAACCATTTTCCAGGATCTAGGTAATACATGGTTTCACAAACAACGTAACAGTGACCAGCTACGTTATTTGGATGACCCTTGTATTTATCCCGTCTCAAGTCATCAGAGACATGTGACAGAATCTTTTCGACTAATCGATTCCTCATAAGCGATGATTTCCCACCGGATCTTTTCAACAATCCGAGCAACCCGAAGGTCTTTCGACTGCCGGAAGATAGGCATGAGCTTTTCCTTGGTTTCGGCAATCTGCTTTGCCTTGAAAGCACTTGGAGAATTTTGCATGGATCGAAGATTGTGGAGTCGGTCACAAGCCTTTACAAGCAGAATGGCATCATCTGCATATTTTTGCAGACGGTCCAAGTAGCCTTCCTTAGGAAGCTTAGACAACACCATGACGTTTCCACAAACCTCACGACCAAACAAGTGATCAATGATTTGTACCGTGAGATCCTTCGTGTCCTCAAGGGAATCATGAAGAAGTGCAGTGACGATCAACTTCCAGTCACGAACCTCTGCCTCATCGATGAGAATCAGGGCAACACCACGGAGGTGTTCAAAATAGCGAATGGGGTCACCCTTGTCATCCAGGTCATTTCGAACCTGTGCACGATGAGCATACTTTGCCATCATGTAGGCAACTTCAACATTCCTCAGGTCCGAAGGAGCCATGAAAGGAGTGAGGCGACTAAAGAAGCTTTCTCGGTTTTCCATGTTACTGATCTCCCATGAAATCGATGACAGTGCCTTCTTTAATTTCATGAACTTCAATATCATCTAGAGAAAGAGGCTTCTCACGATGCTTAATCCAAGGTCGACTCTCATTGAACTTGACAATGGCATCTTCAAGGGACGTGGCAACTACAACAGTGCCACCAGCCCAGAATTCGTCAAATGAATAAATTTTCAGCATGACAAAGCTTATCACGCTTTCATTGTCTTGTCAAATGTAGTGATAATTGGGTTTGTTCTCGATAAGTGTGTCAACTTTGAACATGGCACCAAAAGCCCACATCGGACGATTTTTCACTAGAACCTTGAGAAAACACACGTCATCCACTCGAAAGGTCTTCAAAACTGTAAAAAGCGTTCCTTCTGGAAGAGTCGTGTCCCACTTGGCTTTCTCGTATCCAGCCTCGAATAAGTCATGAATGTCATAAAGAAGATAACATGGATGAACGGACATGACAAGGTCACTAGGAAGGATTGAGTCAAAAGAGGCTTGCCAGTCTTCCTCTATCTTCTCTCTGTCAAAAAACTCTGCCTCGTCAAGCTTAATGTAAACCTTGTAGGACACGTCCTGGAAGGAAACATAGAACACCTTCTTGATTTCATCGGTGTCTTCATCTCTTGATACTTCCACAAAGAAGCCTGTGACCTTCTCCATAGTGTAAACATCAACAACGTCTTTGGCACTATATGGAGAGGTTTCCATGTAATATGCCAGATTTGTTCCTCCGCAGATGTTTTGGAGCATTCTAATCGGCAAAGAGACAGGTTTTCCCGGACTTGTATCCGCTAGAACTTCCAACTTTTGCTGAAGAGTAATGTACGTCACGATGACATCACTCTTAAATAGGATTTTATTTACCCTATTCTGGAAATTATTTGGATAGGATCGGTCCAGGTTGGACTTATTTCAAGTGCTTTAATTGAAGGCAACGACACGCAACCAATTGTGATCCACCAGATTTTATAGCAGTCGTCTTCTGTACCAAGAATAAGACCAACACCTATATCTTTTTCAAAGATAAGGTCGCCTTGTCGATAAATCATCGACTTTGCGCACTGAGCACAAAGTTGCTTCGAATGAAGTCAATCACCATTTGTGGGTCAGCCTTGTCGGAAAACACGATATTAGGTCCATGTTTGTCCAACATCACAGCCGCCAGGTGCTCATTCACACGAATCATGCCAGTTGCTGTGTTAATGCCACACTGATGAGACCCACACTCAAACTCTTTCTGTGACCTGACAGGAATAAGAGAGTGTGGCTTCATGGGACAGTGAAAGTGGATTATGCAGTTAAGGTCGTCAAATCGACTGAGGACTTCGTATTGGCTTCTGGCGCCAGCACTTGGCTTTGCCCCATAGGCGACCTGACGATTGTCTCCAAAATCGACTTGAACCAAGTCACGACACTCCGGACGGTTGAAGTTCTGACGCCTCCTAGAGGAGATTAGGGTCTTTCCGCCTGCTTTGAATCCAAAGTGACCTACCGTAACATCATTGAACGCCTTATAGGCTCCATCTGCCACAGCAGCATTTACCACCTCACGGAGGACTGCTGGAACATGGTCACTATTCCAGGGAATCAACTTAGAAGCATCTCCTACAATCTCAGTTCTGGCAAAAGTGTTGCTGGAACGAGAAAGAGCCATGTCAATAAGCTCATTTAGAACCTTGTCTCTGTCGCTGGTAATAGAGTACGTAGCAAGTTCTGGACACACAATCATGTTGAGTCCATTTTGGACGTCATTGGCAAGAACAAGGTTGCAGGAGTTCTTTTTCAGAAGACTCAACCCTGCCTCATATTGTTCATCTTCCTTGGCTCCTGCGGTTGTCTTGAAACCAACGAGAAAGATATCCTTACGCTTGGCACGAATCTGACCAATCAGTTTGTCAGCCGGGCTTAGCAACATATAGTTGTTTCCCTCTTTTGTTTTTAGACGAGGTTCTGATTTGCCAGATCGGCTCATATATGCGTGACTTGCACTCAGTTTTTGTTCTTGAGGCATTCCGTCCAATAAATATCCCTTGTAGTCACACAAGGCGACACTGAGGAAAATCATCTTTGTGTCAGGGTCACTAACGATACGTTCAAGAAACTGAGCTACATCCTCATTGGTTTCCCCAATAAGGTGAGTGTGTTGAAAATCCCTGCGATCTGAAATCCCACCAATTGCCATCTTGGTTAGACCAAGGTGAACTTGTGTGTCCAGGTTTCCGGACATGGACAACTTGTTTTGGAGCTTTTGAGTTAGAGAGACAGCAGACTTTCCATATGCCGGTGCTGAAATTGCCAAGTGTGGACGAACATGAAAAACGGTACCGCCACCTAACACGTAGATTTTCTTCATTTTGATTCCTTAGGGCAAATAATCCACATAAACAAAGGAAGAAAATCTTCCTCTGGCTTTTTCTTGTTCTTCGGTTTGTGGTCGTTGATTTTGTAGGGAGAGGTCAAGGCAATGGTTCTGTGAGTTCCATCGATTACCTGATAGTGCTTCCCTCTCTTCAAACACAAGGGAGCCAAGAACTGAACGTTCTTTTGAAAATCGTCCCTCGTCCTCTTGTCGTTAACATAACTTTGACAGATTGCCTTGTATGCATCAACCTGAACAGTGTTCACGTTGTTGTTAGGCGTTTGCATTACCTCGGAAATAAAGACGGGTCTCATTTCCCATTCTTGGACTTTTTCGACCTCTGGTAATACCTTGCCATATTCCTTGGTCAACATGAACTTGATCTTGTCCACGACAGACAAAGCAACAAAGTCTTCTCCCTTTTCGGTAAGACTGCCACATGGATAGATTCTATCCAGAGTCTCTCCGTAATAATCTCCTGAGGCTTCAAAGTCAAAGGTCTCACCAGGAAAGAACCTACGAATGAACCAAAAGTTCAAGGCTGGTTCAAGACCATATTCTTTGAAAGTATCCAACTCACAAAATAGTCTGTAACAGCCATCAAGTGACTGATCAACCGTTACGTCTGTGACAACTGCACAACGACAAATGGAGTCACAACCGGATTCCTCACAAGAATATGAACGATCATAGTCATGGTGGACTATGTCCATCCAGTTTTCTTTTCCACCGTAGTTGACTCTTCTAAACATAATTCTATCAGGGATGTTGGGTCTTTGAGATTTTGTGGCTGTGGTTCATCAAGTCGCCACCATACAGGCTCTTTGGTCCCTGCACTATAGCACTCAAGATGCAACATTGCAACAGGCTTTCCCTTGTCTTTTTTCAGGACACGTTTGACACATCCAAGAAAATCACCCTCAAACACAAAGTCACCTACTTTGAGGTCTTCACTTGGACTGATTTCCCCATATAGAATAACACCGGAGTCTCCTTCTACCATAATGGCTTGTGTGTCAAGCCACCAAGGAGACTCAGCCATGATACCTGTAAAGGGCACAATCGCCACAATCGTTCCAGATTCCATGGCAGTAACCCTTGCACCCACATCTGCATACAGGTCCACACCTGTGTGAATGTCGTGTTTACGAATCGCACCAAAACTTCCCTCGGCTGAGATTGGGTGCATTGTTTTCAAGGGTTGTCGCATCGTGCCTCCAAAAATAGTTCCATCGACCAGGGAGAATAGAGCAAATTGAAAGGTTTGTTGTCTTTCACGTTTAGGCCATTTATGATATGTGCCCTCTCAATTTTTGAGATTGAGGTAATCACAATGAGATAGTTTTTCTCACGCCAGTCTGTCTTGAGAGGGTCAAGCTCGATTCTAATCAAGTCTCCAACTTGAACATCATCAATGTTCACATTGCCAGGCTTACGTGCTGCAAAGAAGTGAACCATTAATCTGACCCTTTTGATACAAGTTCACACAAAACTCTATATGAGCTAACGGAAAAAATTTGGCCTAGATCAATACTCCAAAAATGAAATATTCTGTCATCATTGCTAAATACGTTTTTCTCCCTGGTGTGGGCAATTAACAAACAAAGTCCAGGATCCTTTTCGTTGATAATTCGCAGATAAGGATAAATTATGACATGGATAAGGTCACCAATTTTCAACGTGGAATTTTGGTAAATCGTGGAATTTTGATAAACCATGGTTCCGGTCATTTTGGACATAGTTCTCGAAACCTTGTGCAAAGTCCGTTGTAAATAGGACGATAGGTGGACTGATAGTCCATCCACTTGTTTGAGGGATTTGTCCACATTTCCCACCACCAGTCATTTGCTGCCTGATAGTCGGTGATCTTCCCATGTTCCGCAATCTGACAACCAAATGTCATGATACGAAGAGAATGGAACAGACTCTTCTTTCCTCGCTTGAAGTCACCTTCCACCTCAAACTTTTTCTTGGCCTTCACAAAACTGTGAGAAGCCTTCTGAGAGAAAGACTCACGGATTACCCGCTTCTCCAACTTGAAGTCCCACACCCGATCCTTGAGCTTTAGAGAAGGATCAAGGAAGTAACACTCTAAGGCATAAGGCTCATGTGCCCAAATGCCACGCTGGAATGTCGTGGGATCATGAAGTACAAATGAAAATCCATCACGGTCCAGAATCTCATGCCTTTCGGGCATTCGTTTGAGGACAGTGATGAAATCTTCGTCGGAATCCGCTACAGCCGTGCCATACACACGGGAGCCATAGGGATAAATTGCTACAACCTGCTCGTCATGCTTTCGCAGAGACTTGAGCAACGTTTCGTACTTGTTGGCTATTTCCAACGTTGGTGGCTGGGATGATAGTAGCAATGACATGTTTACCGTCAGCACGAGGCTGTGCCTCTACTTTATGCGGTCCTACACTCAAAAGCAACTTCTTTATAATCTCCGTTGCCTGTTCGGGATGTGCTTTCTCTCTCCCTTTCAGTCGTACGATAATTTGAACCTTGTCACCCTCAGCAAGCCATTCCTTGACATGTTCTGCCTTCACGAGAAGATCATGCATGTCTGTCACTGGACGAAGGGTCAACTCCTTTATTTCCTGGATGACTTGATTCTTGCGGGCTTGTTTTTGTGCCTTGGACTGTTCATACTTGAACTTGCCATAGTCCAGGATTTTGCACACCGGAGGATTGTTGTTACGATTCATCTCCACCAAGTCAAGATTTTGACTGTAGGCTTGCTTGAGTGCTTCCTGAAAAGAAACCAATCCAATCATCTTACCAGAAGCATCTACAAGTCGAACCTCGTACACGCCTCTAATCTGCTCATTTATTCTATTTCTAATATTCTGTGTTGCCAATTTATCTCCTTATCGAACTCTAACACTTTCTGAATCAACGTATTTTGCGACTGTCCATGAACCAGGCCCAAGAGGAATTTGAGGACCATATTTTTCTATAAAGGTTACAACAGGTCTGTCTTCCATGTGGTAATATCCGCTCGTTGGGGATACTATGTCCACCGAAAACCCAGACAATTTCAAAAACTCAAAGGCTTCTGGCGTTTTCATACCCTTGAGGAAATCTTTCAAATAGTTTTCGAGGGGAAGGTCTTGCATCTGCGTCATCCAAATCTGATTGTACGAGGATGTACCCACTGAACAAAGTGATTGCCAGTCGTACTGTACGTTTGAAAGGAAACTCTGTTGGGTTTGTGGTCTCTTGTGATAACAGGATAAGGCCAACCTTCTAACCCAATATCTGCTAAAAACATCAAACCACAATCTTTTGACATGTTTGTCATCATGTCAACGATGTAATCCTTTTCTTCTATTGACAGATTCATCATTTATCCAAAAATTATGGTTGACTCAATGACACGATGTTCTGGGCATATTTGGAACTGGACTCTTTTTGGATTATGGTTTTTTGCTTGATACAGGGTTCCATGATGAGCCATGTATCCACACTCTTGCAAAAATGTACCAGCGGTTTCTACTGGCATTCCTCTCAAGAAGTCTTTGATGAAGTCTTTATCGTTGTTACCGAAGTTGTAATGAAACTCAACATCAATTGCCATACTTATATTCTCCAAGCATTACCCAGATAATGTACCAATCTTGGTTCGTCCCAAGAATATATGTGTTTGGAGCAAGAGCTTGAGGTGATGATGGCGAAGGTTTATATCCTATGTCCTCAAGGAAATTCTCAGCCTGAAATTGGCTTACGCTTCCTTTCAAAAAATCTTGAATATAGTCTTCTTGCGGTGTTGGCTGTCTAGGAATTATTTTTTGGTTTGTGAATGTCACACCGTGCCGCCGACTGTACATAGCCGCAGCTCTTGAACGTCTATATTGCCGTCTGTTAACCAATCCACGCACGAGTTACTTTTCCATTTTTGATGTCCATGTTGACTCGGGACATGTCGAAGTCTGTATTCACTGTAACAGGAAATCCGTCTCTTGTAACCACATTGGGTTTTCCATTGCCGATTGCAATGAGGCGACTTGCCTGGTGTTCGTCCATTCCAACCAACTTCTTCGTGTCAATGCTAACTGTCATTCGTCTTCTGCTTTCTTTAAAATAATATCATGCCAAAATCGAACCAAGTCGGTTCTGTTTGGATTGCCGAGTTGAGATGAGTGCATGATCAAACCCACATACTTGACTCTGTTAAACTCTGGTTTCAGAGAAAATAACTGGTCTGCGTACCATGTACTTTGCTTAACGCTAACTCTGGCAAACCAGTGTTCCTTGGTGTCCCAGGCAGTAAACTTTGACTTATTTGAAATGTTGAACTTGTCTACGTCTGACACAATCAAATACCTGTCTGGAGGACTGTCTCCCCAGGCATTTTGAGCATTAAGTTGGATTATGTCGCCGACGTTTAACAGCAAGTCACTTATCCTTTTCGGACTCTTTTAAAGGCAGAAGATTTTTACGTGCCCAATGGATTGTCTTTTTTGTCACGTGTCCACTCATAGAACGAACCGTTACAAAAGAATCACTAATCTCTTCCAAATGGTAAATCACCATTTTTTCTGTAGTCTTAGCATACCGATGAGGACCAAGATGCAATTGTACATCTTTGTATTTTTCAAACTCTTCTAGGTATTTGTTTTGACTTGTCATCTTAAATCGGGGCGATGGGGTATGATCCCACATGTAACCAATTAACCTTTCTATCCGTTATAAGCGGAAGGGTATACGCCCCGTAATGTCGTTAATTATCCGACTGTGAAAGAATTGTTGATCTTTGGATAGTGATACTTAGCATACCCCGTGTGAACTTCAAGGTTAGGTGCTGGATTACACACACCTTCACTGTGAGTGTGTCCACACAAAACCGTTATCTTTTTTGTGGGATTTTCCTGGGCAAGCCTTAACAGGGAATCTCCCATTCTCTTGGAAGAAAAGTGAGGCATCCAGGTGTCATCGCTTGGTTTTCCCATGTGAACCGCAGCTTCCCTAAATGGAGGGATGTGAGTTGCCACATAGATATGGTCAAAGGTTTGGAGAGCTTGTGTGCCAGTTTTGTACACATAGTCGGCTGCCTCTTGGGCCAAAACCTGAATCTTGGCAAACTTCTCTTCTCTTGAAGGTGCGCCAACCGTTCCAATTTCATGAATGACATAATAGTCCATCATGTCTAGCTTGGAGTCGTGCCAGGACGCATATCCGCCATCGTACCACCCGTCATGTCCAATGAGGGCAGTCGTGTCAGAAAGCTTCACAATGCCCTTGGAGGGCAGCCAGTTGTCTTTAAGGGACCCTGTGGACAAGATATCCCTGACATTGGCAATCGAGCCGCGATAGAAGTCATGATTGCCACACACAAAATACAGTTCGGAACCCTGTGCCTCAAGCACCTTCTTCCAGCCTGTCATAAATCCAATGAGACTTGGAGCCTCAGCAATATCACCTGTGATAACAATAGCATTGCCTGACTTGAGAGTTGTAGCAACCCCTTTGAGGAAAACCTTGTAGGAAATCTCGTCCAGAAAGTTCAGGTGAATGTCTGTAGCCCAAAATAGCTTTTTCATACTTCTTTTCCAGTAATGATGTCGAACTTGGCAATTTCAAGCCAACCATCCTCATCATTGTCTTCTATGTATTGTTCGGCTTGTTCTTGTGTGCCAAAAACAGCATCTGGTGAGTCGCCACCAAACTCGTAACTGGAATATACCACCCAAACGAAGTTAGTTTCCATCTTGTGGAGGAGTGTACTCCAACGTTGGAATCATTTCTCGTCCACTTGGTTCAATGAAAAACAAAGAGTGGTTTGTTAGTCGTCTACAAGGAACAAGTTGGTTAATTGAGTGCTCATTATATCTCAAGGTTTGACTTGGCGTAAACCAGGCATTATGAACCGCACACATTTGTTGATGAGCGACATATGCGTCATGTGCCCGATGAGCAACACTTGCCAGTTCAGCATGAGCACAAAGGCAAAACAACCCTACAATAAGACAAGCCACACCAGCAGGCGTATCAAAACACAAATAAAGTACGTTTTCCCAACATTGCCTTACGAATGGACTTACCGTTGAAATAAACTCTTTGATCTTTACCATGATAGACCTTTTCTTCTCTGGTGGCTTACTCGAAATTCTATAAGCACCCATGTCTAGAAAACCCATGTGTCACTCCTCATTTGGAACGAGTTCACGACCAGTGTTTTGAACAAAAAACAACCTATGGTCAGAAAGACGCCGACATGGACTCATGTTTGGGATGTTGTGACTTGGAACATACCACCCATGATGAACACGACAAATTTCCTGATTGAGCACATATACATCATGTTCACGATGCATTCTTGCTGCGTCATCTGCATGACCAAGTCCCATAACCATTGCCACAAGTCCACCAAGGACTACTGCAATTAGTCCTAATGGAGTGCCTATAAACACAAAATGAAGAAAATTTCCGATAGCCTTTGTGACACGACTCATAAGTGATTCCTTTGGTTCTTGTGGCTTGTCTGCCTGTTCTCTATAGGGGTTCATTGATATTAGTGTTCCTTCCTTGTGAGAAGCGTAGGAAAGAGTACCACGTCCCTCAAAGACTTTTGACCTGTCATCAAACACACAAGCCTGTCAATTCCCATGCCAAGACCTGACATTGGAGGCATTCCGTGTTCCATGCACTCAAGGAAATCTTCCTCAAGCATCATGGCTTCTTCGTCGCCACTTGCCCTGGCTTGTACCTGTTCTTCCAAAAGCTTACGCTGCAACACGGGATCAGTAAGCTCGGTGTAACACTTGACGATTTCCCAGCCCTCACAGATAAATTGCCACATGTCTGCGGTATTTGGGTCACCAGGCACACGTGCTGCCATTGGAGCAAGATGCGCTGGATAATCTGTGACATATGTTGGTTCAACCAACTTTGGTCGAATATTTGTCTTAAAAATCCTGTCAGCTTCCTGAGCAGAAAAAGCCTCAGGATATGAGCTTGTTTCCTGCATAAACAGGTCACGATACTTCACATTTCCAGGAACATATTGCCTAAATACCCTCGGAGTTTCCTTGGCAACATGTCGAATACCAGTAGAAGGGTCAATTTCTCCATAAAGTTCTAGTTGGAGAAACATGAGCAAACGATTAAAGGTCATCCAGTTGTCATTAGCATTTTGATATGCAGCATACCACTCCAAGGAGGTAAACTCTTGCAAGTGACTTGGGTCGATTCCCTCATTACGGAAATTCTTTCCGATTTCGAAAACTCTGTCAAACCCTGCTGCTACAGTTCTTTTGAGATATGTCTCAGGAGCAATACGCAAAAACAAGTCTGCATCAAGAGCATTGTGGTGTGTCACAAACGGCTTGGCTTGTGCTCCTGACGCCTGGGCAGTCAGTGTAGGCGTTTCCACTTCCATGAAGTCCTTCTGCTCCAAGAAAGTCCGAATGGCGCTAATGACCTTTGAGCGCGTTCTAAAAATGTTCTTTACCTCGGGGTTGATTGCGCAATCCAGGTAACGCTTGCGGAGACGAACCTCAGGGTCAACCAACCCATTTACCTTGTCAGGGAAACTCAAGGTTGCTGCCTGCAAGAGCTTGAAGTCCTTGTTGACAAGGATTGTCATCTCACCTGTGGAGGAAGCCCAGGTCTCACCAGTAATGCCAATAATGTCTCCAAGGTGGATTTGATCGGTCCACTCACGGAATTGCTCTTGGCGTTCGAAGCTCTTCTTCTGGAAACAAAACTGGATGCGTCCCTTGTTGTCCACAAGGTGTCCAAAGGCAATACCTCCCTGACGACGAAATCCTACGACTCGTCCAGCCAGGGAGACATTTTCACCTACATCTGCAAGAAGACAGTCAGAGGCGCTTGAAGTTACATTCCAGAAAGACATCAAGTGACTCTAGCACAACCGAGTGTGAAGTCAACTGGTCGTTTCTGCTTCACAGCCACTGCTGGACTGCATCGCCTTTTTCAATGACAAGCTCACCAGCATCATCGCTCTTGTCAATGCAGTCATCGAAATCTGCCAGAAAGGCTTCAATCGAAGCCTTGTCGTTGGCACAGAGAGCTTCCTCATACTCTCCAACATTCGAATACTGGCTCTCATTAATGAAGAGAACCTTGTGCTTGCCCTTGGTGAGCCAGGTAACGAAGAAACGTTTCTTGCGTCCAAAGTTAACAATCTTATCATTTACAACCCACCCACGAACATTCGTGGGTTCTGTGGGTTCTTCATCCTGTTCCTCAGCCCACTCCTCAAAAAGAGCAAGCTTGATCAGGTCATTTTCTGGTAGGTTATTTGAAGAACCCCAAAAAATGTTGTGGACAACAAAGGGAACAACGTCGGTTTCGCAGGAGTGACTCATATAGGTGTTATAGCACCAGACGGTTATCAAGCAAGCAGATTCTTTTGCTCTACAAACCCACGCTCTATCTTATAGAGATAGGAACAGTTTGCAATGAAAGTGCTTTGTTTAAGCCTTTCCACAAACCGTTCTTCCGTGTGTGAGTCAATACAATTTAGCTTGCAATAAAGCTTACTGGACTTGTGAACGAAGTTTACCTTCTCATCAGAGATAATCATTCCTAGACGGGTGATTTCTGCCTTAAGTTCTTGACGAAGGACAGGAGATATGCAGTCGAAGATTTCCAGAATGTAACTGCTCACCATATTAAGTACGCTTATGTCCACTTAATATTCACAGAAATGATTTGATTTCCGTCGTCCTCTACCCAGGCACGCAAAACCTTACCACCCAACATTCCACCAATAAACACACGCATGTTGGTCTTGTTGTAAGTCCTTTTCTTGCTCTCACGTGACCAAGCCTTTGGACTTGGTTCGATAGCCGCGTTGATTAACTGGTTATTCATGGTAACAAGGTGCACAATAAATACCTTGCAGTCATCCGTGCTCACTTTGGCCGAGGGCTGTTGAGGCGGAATGTGAACACAAGGCGCTCCAAAAATCTGGAATGCGCTATTGTTGGTTGCGCTGCTACTGGTTGCCACAGGAACAGACGGAGTCCACATTTGGTTATGTGAGGCACCACCGAGCAATTTTGTGAGAGCGGCATCCCACCTAAAACCCTGTCCTACCAAGTTGGCATGCATTTGAGCAGGATCATTGGTGAACGTGCACTCATAATCCGCTTCCTGCAAACATGCCCAGCCTTTTGGCCCAATAGGCATATGTTGGTCATAAACATAGCCTTCTTTGATAAAGTAAGCCTCAGGTGTAATGGTTGCAATATAAACCGGGGGCGTGGAATCCGGGTCGATTCCAAGAGCGAAAATGTAGTCTGACGGATTGTTGGAAAGACTGGGATCAAAGTCTTCATCCTCATCCAGATCTTCATCTTCTTTTTCCCTGGCGTCTTTTTCCATATCCACAAAGGTCGAAGGCAACACGCTGTAGTCAAACTTCTCAGACTTTCTGACAATTAGCGGAGCTTCTCCGATAGAAGACATGATGATTTCGTTGTTAGAAGAACGAGCATCCTCATCTTCCATTCCAGAAATCACTGGACGAAAATCTGTGACATAAGCCATCTGACCTGGTCCAGCATCAAAAGATGGAACATTCCACCCACGCTGCTGGAAGAATTCCCATCCATCTCCAAAATCGTCCAAGGTTGCACTCTCAAGACGAGAGAAGGTGTCCACCACGTTTCCGTGACAAATATCCTCGAAATTCAGACGAGTACCACACTTGGAACAAAACGTGAGATTGGCATCTTTTTCCAGTGCCTTCTTACAGCAAGCATTCCAAGTACGATTCCAGGCACGTGCTTGTGCCTGTTCCTTTTGAGCAAAGCTTTTTAAAGCTTCAGAAAAATCGACAATAGCCTCTTCTGCCGTGTCAAAGCCCTTCACGTGCTTGATAAGCATGGAGCCCAAGGACTGGCTCTCAACGTATCCTGTGGAGAGCATCAAAAATTGAATTTTGGGTGAAGTCATGGCGTTTAGGATTTCGAGTAAATGGTAACACAGTCAACAATGGTGCAAGGACATTTCACGTCAAAGTCGTGAAGATGATCATCAAAAATGAAATCGGATGAACCGATCTTGTCTCGGTCTTTTCGAGCCTTACGAATTTCTGCTGCCAGACTCTGAGCGTCCGGGTCAGTAGAAGCCGCCATTGCTCCAACGTCAACAATGTTATTCCAGGCTTGATCTCCATCTTCTGGATAAGCAAGCACACAAACAACTTCATCGGTTCGAACAAATGCCTTTTTCTTTGCCATGTTACTTTTCCTCAAGCAGCTTCCGAAGCGTTTCCACTTCCTGAATCAACGCCAGGACTGTCTGTCCGTTCAGTGGACAGTAAGCTCCCATTTTCAGGTTCTTCTGCACGACTTGTTTTACCTTTTCGAGGTCTTGCGTCGTCTTTAGGGGCATCGGGGAAGGTAAGTTCGTCATTTTCAACTGCTTTGAGGCAAGTCTTGCATGTCGGACGCTTCTTGTCAAACCCTCGAATAAAATCTCCCCAAAGAGTACAAATAGTCCAAGCTCCATCATTGGAGCCTCGTCTGTAAATTGGCGGAGTTGCCTGTTCTTGTGTGCAGTGCCAAAGGTCATTAACAAAAACACACTGATAGAGTTTTTCGGTCATGTTGCTTCTATTTTTACTTTAAGAACCGGAAAATAACCACCAATGACATTCATGATCTTCTTGTAAAGAAGATCACGTGGTTCAGGTTTAAAAAACGACCAAAAAGTATTTTTGCCATCTTTGTAAAAGAGAACAACTTTAAATAGAGATGGTGCATATTTGGCGTGTTCATTGACAGTTTCAATTCTTAAAATATCCTTAACGAAAATGGCAATATTATCATTAGCGTTTTCAATTTCAATCATTGGATTTTGATTGAGATCAAAATATTCCTCTTTGACTTTACTGCTATCTTCTGACACCGTGTCACTCTTGCGTGTCATCTGCTGCCGTGTCCTTGATGACAGCCATCTTAGACGTGTTCACATCAGCAAGCTTCGTCCAGAAACGAATCTTCTTCAAAACCTGCTTCTTTGCGTTTTTCTTGCCCGAACCCGGCTTGTAGAAGCGAGGGTCATTGATCGACTTGAGACTGAAAGTGATGCTGGAAAAGTTGCTCAGTCCTGCACGGATGTAAACACGATCCACCCTAAGTTCAGTGTCTTTGGGCAGAGTGACAAAGTCCACAGCCTTCCCATGAGTGGCGTAGTCGTACTGACGATTCTCTCCAAGGAAAATGTCCATCAGAGATCCATTTCGATACTCGTTGTAAAGAGCAAACGTCCAGTCCTCTTCCAACTTCACAATAGTGCCAATCTCAGGAATACGCAAATAGTTGTTCATTTCTTGCCCGCTTTCTTCCTTGCCTTAAGGATTTGTTCTTCGTCAGTCACTTCTTTAAACTCTTTGAGAAACTCTTCGTGGTGAAACTTGTCAATAATGACTTTTTCAGACCGATTGTCCTCAAGGACAAAGATGTTGTACTTTGTGTAAATCGGTTTTACCTTCTCAGATGAAACGATGAGAACGAGCGACTGAAATTCTCCATTGTTTGGACGAGCGCTTCCAAGTCGGTCCCAAAGATACAACTTCCCTAACTCAAGAGTCATGTGACACTATACCAGATGACTGAAATGCTGTCAAGGGTCAACAAGTTCATAACCCTGAGCAATATAACCATCCAAGTCATCAGATATGTGTATTTCGTCATCGTACCAGTCCGGATCTCCAAGGGCTGTGTGAAGATTATCTCCCCCCGACCGTTCAAGATATTCCTTGACTTTTTCTGACCACTTTGGCGCAGAAACCCACTTAGATTCAAAGAAAGCAAGAGTTGCTTCATCGGGCTCTACATGCAAGTTTCCATTTGGAATGGTAACCTTGAACATGCAGCCTTCAAGAAAGCGATCGCCAACAGGATAACCATCCTGAAAGGCATGATCTACAAGCCTGATTTTCTTTTGGTCCTTTGAGAACTGAACAATGTGCCAGGTCATTTTAGTAGTCGTTCCTGATTTCGAAAATCATACACCCATGACTTCGGATCACTTGAACAAATGCCCAGAAGCGATCCTTGTCCTCAAGATCTGCCCTTGAGAAAGACATGACAACCTTTCCATCTTTCAAGAGCTGCCACGTCTCATGCCAGGGCAATCGAAGATTTTCGGTGTCTGTACAATACTGAGAGATTCCTTCTGCCATGATTTTGTTCAAGTCAGAAGGGTTCTGAATCATGCCTGAGTGGATTTCTTCCTCATAAGGCACATTTCCAGATGCCCTAAAGACGAACTTTGGCTTTTTTGCCACTGGCATTTGTAGGGTTATGTCAGTGTCTTTGGTCTTTCTCTTGGTCATGCGAATTCCGTGACGTTGTCGCCCTTGCGAAGCAAGTAGCCCTCAGAGACGCTCTTAAGCTGCGCACGACCCCAACAAGGCAAATCCTCCACGTTGGTCCGCTCAACTGCCGAACGAATCACCACGCCCTCACGGACGTGACTTCCAGAAATGGTTTCCTTGCCATTGGTCCAGGCGTTCACAACCAACATGTTGTAAGGACCACGGTAAAGAACCGGAACACGAGGAATGTTCAAGTCCTTACACACCTGATCGAGGTGCATGTCGTTCAAAAAACGACCAGATCCCGGATTGCCAACATAACAGTCGAAAATCCGAAACTCAGCCTGCTTCAACCCATAACCAAGATCTTGAACGCCAGGTCCAAAAATCTCGCCCAAGAGAAACACAGACTGACTTGCGCCAGCAAATGCCTTGTCCACACGATTCACCAAGTCAAGTGCTCGTGCTGTACGAACGTAAATGTTATTCTGGTTTGCCTCGGCATTGGGCTTAAATGCAAGTCCACGACCAGCAACACCCTTGGAAGCAATAATGAGACGCTCACCATCCTCGGGTATGGCTTGACTCTTGCTCATGACAGCAAACATGGCAAAAGTTCCATGAAGCTTCTCAGTCATGACAACCGGATCTCCATCACTGAAAACCCGAGGATACTTCTTGATATTCTCGATATCGTAGTGAATGGTGCGCTCGCCACCAACAGCCATAAGTTCACCCTGGAAACCAGCAGGAACCACAGGCTCATACTTGAAGATGCCAAGCTCAGCCGAAACGTCATCGCCCTTACGCCAACCCTTGCGAGCAGGATAAACCAAACCCTGCGACAACACACCACGAAGCTTTACAGCCTTCACGCGGTTCTTGTCAGCGCCAGCAAGACGACCAGTCAAACCCATTTCTGCAATGAGTTCCTCAGGCAACACAGCGCCCTCCGGAATATAGGCAACGTGATCGCCATTACCAAAGTCACCCTTGCGGACGATTGCCTTGTAGTCACCAATACAAGCGACCTCAAGCGTGTCCGCATTTGGATGAGCCTCGATCTTAACAGGGAGAACGGTTACGGTAAAAGTTGCCATGATTCCTCAGTGTAGCACGCGTCACTTGTTTGTCGAGGACATTTGAATGGCTTCAACCGTGTAGTATTCTACATGTTTCAGATTGATTACGTGGTCTTGGTTTTTCGAAAAACAAATCAGACCTTTTCTCATTTTAGGACGGCTATGGTGGTTTCCTGGCTCCCACTTGTCCACAAACATCTCATGAATGTTTTTCATGTGGGTTGATTTTTGATAATACCCATTATTCATGGGTTCACACTCAAACTCAACACACTTCCCGCTAACCAAGTACACGCAAACATGCATCGTGTACAACACAGGGACCTTCTTCTCAGGAGGTTTTGCAGATTCGCGATACGCCATTCAAGACTTATAGCATTGGAATGACGAAATGCAAGAACAAGTAACACAAGATCGGAAGGCTTCCGATAATCAGCAAAGAGCCAATGATCAGACATCCACTTGCAACTTTTGCACCACGAGGACCAAACACCTTGGAAGCCAGTCCAACGACAATGAAAAAGATGCCAGCCAGGATTAGCAGTTCCATGTAAGTTCTCCGATGCTAGAGTAGCACCTATGGAAATGCCGTCAAGTATTTTCGGACCAAAGGAAAATCTTCTCCGCTTCAATAAAGATGCAAGTTGGAACCTGCTTGACTGGAAATAGAAACTCGTCGTAAGACTCAGTAGTGATGGGGAAGACCTTGTAAAGATGCATGGTTTTCCACATTTCGGGTACTTCATGCTCGTCATCTATTATCCCGATAATCAGGAAGATGGAGTTTTCCTTTACCCGAAGAGCTGTTTGCTTTCCTGAGGAATCTGAAGCCATTGCAATAATGTGTTTCGGTATCAAGACCAGGGAACCAACAAAAGAATGAGAATAATCCACTGTTTTAAGTAGGGTCGAATTCTTCCTCTGGAACCAATTCCAAAAATTCTCCAGAAATCCAAAACCAACCCGCAGGATTTTCCTGTGACAAGAGCCAGTCGTTTCCTGGGAAGGAACTTTTTGGAAACATGACCAAGGCATAGTTGGCAGTCACATGTTCCGTTAATTTACACTGCTTGAGAACGGTTCCCATCAAACCAACAGGCAAATTTGCATAGTCCCGACAGTGATAATATTCGTCAAAACTCAAGTAGCTTTGCCAGTCATCTACCCACGAGGGTATTGCCCAAACTGACCGTCGAATGTCCTCAAACTGATTAATGTAATCGCTGTCAACAATTCGAACAAGCTTTCCAAGCAACTTTGCATCTACTTGCATGAAACAACATCACCTAATACGACGATGACTTGGGACTTTTTCCAAAAGCTCTGACAGTGTGTGCCCAACAAAGATTAGGTCGCCTGCTTGATTTCCTGTGACAATCTCCATCTTGTAGAACCAAGAACCCGGCTGAACTTCTGTAAGTCCAAGACAGTTCAACATAATGCCATCTTTTAGTTCTAGGGTGTCATCACCAAATCTAGCGGGGATGCATGGAAGGAATTCATAGCCTTTCGGCTTTGCTTTCACAATACAAACGTCACCATCAAAAAACTTTTCATCGGGTTCTTGCATGATATGCCATCATAAGTTAGCATACTACGACCCTCACTACAAGTATCTAGATTTACATACCAGGGGAGGGGGTAGCTGGTGCTGGGGGCGCAGCAGTTGCGCCAGTTCCAGTTGGAGAAATAGGTCCTTGCTGTTGACCATTTTGTGCTGGTGCCTGACCAGATTGTTCCGTCTGAGAAGCATCATCACCACCTGTACGAACATTTACCATGATCTTAGAAATATCTTGAAGGTACTGATCAATCACTTGGTTTTGATCTGGTGTCATTTTCTTGAAGTATGTGACAATTTGTCCATAAACCTCAGGGTCTGTGAAGGACTTACCACCACGAATGACATTAAGTCTTTCGATCATGGTGTCGATCGTCATTGGAGGTTGATTGCCCTGTTGATCAGGCGAAGGTGGAGTTTGCTGTGGCTGAGGTGGCTGATTTTGCTCAGGTGGACCAGGAGGTGCCGGAGGTGGAACTGCACCTGGACTTGCCGCAGGCGTCTGATCTTGTTCAAAAAGCGCCAAGGTAACAGCTTCTCTAATCAAGTTTTCAAGCTTCAATGTACGAATTTCGGTCTTTGACATACCAGTAATTAGGCGATTAGAACAACCTTTACGGTCTTCTGTTTTGTTTTCCTGTTTTCTATGACTGAATATGTTTTTATTCGTCCAGTAAAGGTCTCGCCATTTATGATAATCGTGTCCTCTGAGGAAGGATTGTTTTCCTCATAAATGTGTTTAACCTCAGGGTCGATCATGGAAAATGGGTCAATGGAGGACTCGTCAAAGTCGTCATCCACAATCATTGTTCCAGCAGGAGTTTCGATCTTTTTACTCGGCATTCACACTTCCTTTTCGTCTGCCACGCTTCCCTTGAGGAAATACCTGTCGAGAAACGCACAGTTGAGCGAGATTGAACACATTCACCGTCTTGGAAAGGTCTTCCTCGAAGATTTCGATAAAATCCTCCCTGGACAGGTCTTCCTCACCCTTAAGGTCCAGAAGGTTTTGGAAAGCTTCCTTTTCCGTGTCATCAACCACCAGGTTGGCGTCAGAAAGGCTTACAAGCTTGGACTGTGTAACCTTCTCAATGACTTCCGAAACCGTCTGAGAGGCTGTCAGGGCGTCAGCAAAAATGCCTGCTGTGACCATCTTGGCATTGTCAATCTTGTCCTCAGCTTCCTGTGCCAGCCACTTGTTGTCAGAACCAAGAGCCTTGAGCATGGCAGAAATTTTCAAAACTGCTGTGTCAGAGATTTTGTTGACCATGGCTGCGGTAATGGGACTTGAGCCCAAAACCTGACCAATGTCAGCAAGTGTCATTTCGCCTTTGATGTAGTTACCACCCTTTTCGACAGGTTCGTCTGTGTTAACAGACTTTAGACCTTCTCGGAGTCCTGGCAAAAGCGACCAGACTTCTCGGATAGCACTAGGGGTTTGAGGGAACTTGTTTCCAGAGTGTGAAATATACTCAAGGACATTTTCCTTAGAAATGTCAGGCTTGAAATAGATTTCCTGGGAATGCTTTGTGGGGTTGAAGTACACCCGCATCAACCAAGCTCTCAAGTTTTCTTCGTCACGAACACCTTCGAATAATGGACTGATTGTCCAAGTAGGATTAAGTTGCATTGAGGTTACTATAGCAGTCCCTCTAGGTGTGTCAAGACTAAGTTTTCGGATCACCCTCAGGAATTTCCTCTTCTTCCGGTGGGGTAGCGTTGTTTGGGTTTACGCCAAGTTGTCTACGAGCGTCAACCTGTGCCGTGTGCCATTTTCTGGAGAAGTAAAGAGTTGCGATAGGAGCAAACCAGATAGACGCTCCCGATGGATCAAACTCCCTAATGTCCACATGAAAAACCTTGGTAAACATAGACAAGGTCAACCACACAGTTAACACAGTAAAGGTGATAACCAACATCGTGTAGGAAACAGACTTCTTGCCGTCAGAATCGTTGAGCAAATACCACTGAGCCATTTTAGCCTCTTGGTGGTAAATATATTATCTGACAATCAATCCGACAATAATACCTGCGGCAATGCCTAAAATAAGAGCGCCACCAACCCAAAGAACCTGTTCCCACCACTGTCCGCCACGATTCCTAAGTTCTTCATTTGTTTGGAGAAGTGTCTGAATTTGGGCGTCACGGGCTCCAAGTTCAATGGTGTGAACCTGAGCAAGTGTATCAATGCGCAATTGAAGACGATCGGTATCGGCCGTGAGACGTGCCCGGATTTCTCCAACACGACGGGTGACAAAAAGTTGACACCTTTGCTGCACTGCGTCAGGTTCTGCCTCAAGCCAGGCAGCAGCGTCAGCATTTAGGAGAACGCCCTCAAATGGAGCTGGTGCTCCCTGAGCAATACCTTCAATCCTTTCAGGACCAGAAGGAGGTGACATTAATGTAGGAACCGTGTCTGCGGAAGCATCATCGGGTGGATTTGGATCCTCAGGTGCAGAAGGTACAGCACTTGGTGTAGAGACTGCAACGCTTGGTGTAGGAGAAGATACAATACTGGATGGTGGAGGTTGAGGTAAAGTCGTTCCGGGAATAGGAAGACCAGCACATCCACTTGCACTCAAGGTAAGGAACACACAAATGACAGCAATAATTTGTTTCATTGTGGACTCCATCCTAGACGTTGTCTGAGACGGTCTGCCATCTCTGTTGGGTGTCCAGTTGTTTCTGTAACAAACTGTTGACGTCTTTGAGTTGTCCTATTTTCCAGGTCTGTGATTCTGGTGTTGTAGTCTGTTTGAAGATGACTTATGGTTTCGTTATATTGCTGGTTAATGACTTCCTGTGCAGCATGTTCATGCTCATAGGTTTCACGCATTGCAGCAAGGTCTTGAGTGTGACGAGCAAACTCTTCCTGACTCTGCTTTGCCATGTCTGTGATCATTTGATTTTGCATCACATGTTGGTACCAGAAAAATCCTACCAACCCAATGATAACAAACACAACCCAATTGTTTTTACACCACTCCCATATTAAACTCATATTCAAGTTCATGTTTCCTCATGAACTAAATACAACTGAAGAGAAAATTTAGCCTAAGATGAAAAAATCAGTTCCACTGACCATTCTTCTTGTTGTTCTTGCCAAGCTCATCGTCAATTTCGTCCACAATACTCTTGGATGAGGTTGTGGACTTTTGTACGAGGATTTTACCTTGTTCAAGTTGGTAAAGGAGTTCCTCATGGATTGTTGCGATGGCTACCAACATTTCTTCTTGCTGTTTAAATCCCTGAATAAGATTGATTTGGTTCTTTGCCAGAATGTTGATTGTCATTTGAAGTTGGCTGACTTTTACGATCAACTCCTGAAGTTGATCATTTTCAATCTTCTTCATGAGTTCAACGGCTTCCTCAGGCATGACTAGAGGAGGCGGAATCATTTCGGTGTTAGTGTGTTTTTCAGCAGGCACTGGTGACTTGAAGAAGAACGAAACCAACTTTGCAAAAAATCCCATAATGCCTCACTTGTTATTTTTCTCTAGGTCCTGACGTTCAAAGAGGGAATAGAGGTTTCCGGTATTTACTTTCATGACCTCTTCTCTATTTCCTGCCGACAGAACATTTTCATTAAACTCAATGGCTCTCTTGAGTAAGTCTTTCGCAGATGGGTCTTCTAGTACAAGACGATGCAAAACAAACGTGATGTACTGCTGAAAAGTCAGGTTGTTCTTGAATAAAACCCTCTTTGTGTCTATGAGAAGCTCGTCCTCAAAGGACAAAAGGACGCTCTTCTTGCCGTCCTGCTTGCTCATAAATCAACCCCCACCCGCATAAATTGCATTGCTTGCTGGAGGTGCCATTCTTTGGTCACGCTCTGCTGGCTTTGGATTTACACCAAATTGCTCAGTCATGACTTCTTCGAACATTTTAGCAGTTGCCTCGTCATAGTTGACTCTGACATACTCCTTAGCTCTGTTGAAAATCGTTGTCTTTGGGTCAAGCAAGGCTTCGTAGTTGTCTACAAGGCGAGCCACTGCACGACAGTAGTTGTTCATGTTCATTTTTGGTGTGTCGACAACTGGTGGTGTCTTTGGAGCCGCAGGTTGATCTCCACCCGTGTCATCAAGTCCGCCTCCAAGGTCATCACCACCGCCTGGTGCGCCACCACCTCCACCAAATCCACCACCGCCAGCATCACCAGCCGTAGCGTCGTCATCTGCCTCAAACAAGAGCGACTCAAGCAAGCCACCTTTTACAGAACGACTCTCATAAGGAGGAAGTGGACGAGCTGCACCGCCCGTACCTGTGCCACCCATAGAAGAGTTTGCGGCATTCACATCAGCCTGTTGAGCCATGTCCGTGTCATAAATCGCAGAAGAAGGAATTGCTTCTCTCTCATAACGGACAAGGTACTTGTCTACCTTTTGGTCAAGAGACACGTCTGGTACTACAACTGGATCTGTTTCTGATGGCGCAATAGCACTCTCAGCCTCAGCGAACAAAGATTCCAAAATGCCTTTGTCTTTCATATTTTTTCCTTCTGCCATCTCTTTGTTAACTAGTTGTCCACTCTGAGCTAAATGCGTTGCGACTCCACCATCGATATTTGACTGAACCTTGTTGGTGATCAACATGAACTTGTTCTTTGCTGTCTTGTAAATGGCATAAAGCGTGTTGTTTACAATGACAACTGGTGGATTTCCTACAGGAATCTCCTTTTGTGCACGATAATAGTACACCTGACCAAGTTCAGGAATTGGAATCACGACATGCCTCTTTTACCCTGATCTCCCGTCTGTGGACCTGGATTTGTTCCAGTAACCTCAGAGGATTGAATCTGGTCTTTTTGGATAGGTGCTGTGTTGTCAGCGCTAACCGTCTGAAGGATTCTATCAGGAACCGTGTTGACGATTGGTTGAATCTTGAAGATAGCATCGAGTTGTGCACGTTCTGCAACGACCATACGAGCCTCAATAACGTTCCAGTTGAGTTCCTTCATCATGGAGTTGACATAGCTCTTTTTGTCATCCGTGTAGTCACGGAAATAAGAGTGAGCCCACATGTCCAAGACAAGGATAGGAATGCCACCAAGAGGAATGTTGGTCGAGTGACCATCAATAACACAGTTCATGTAGACGTTTTTAAACGGCTCATAATATGTTACAGCCCAACCCTCACGAGCGGACATGGCACATGCACGGAAGTCAAACTGCCACTTGTCAAATGTTCCGAAGTCTCGTGCAAGTCTCATATAGGGAATTGCATCAACCGAGATTTGACTTGCTGCGTCAGAAACGTTCGTGAAATAAAGCTCGTGAAGCTTGACAGCATTCAAGTTATATTGCTCGTCAACTTTCAAGGACCTGAAAGGAGAGTGATTTGAGTTTGCTTCCTCAGGGTTCACTGCATCCAACAAGGACGAGGTTTTGTTGAAAGCCTCAACATAGCCCTTGTAAAGGGTCTCATGAGCTTGCTTTGCTTTGGAGGACAGGAACTCTGTCTTCATCAAAAATGACTTAGGAAGGAGAATAAGAGCTTCCTTGAGGGTTTTGGCTGCTCTCTTAACAGACTCCACAAGCGGTTTCTTCACCTGTGGTTGTGGGGCTGGCTTATTGAATCCAGCCTTGTCAAATGTCTGTTTTACAGAAGAGGAGATAATATTTTGGAGGTCAGGGCTTAGTTTCGTCATGTATTACCTTCAGAATGCGGAAATCTGTAGGTAATTAGGGTTCTTCCAAAAGGTTTGCGAAATAAACCTCAGGTAGGTTCCTTCGAAATAAGCATGGTAATCCAATCATCATGAGAGTCATCAAAATCCTCAGATTTTGGATGCAAAGTCCCGAAAGGAAGCATTTTTGCTACGGTAGTGACACGATAACGCTCAGTCAAGATCCTGTTGTTCCCAGGATTGCCACGAAGTTGTTCCGAGGGATTTAGCTGAACGATATACTTGAGAGCCGCTTCACGGATTTGTTTCCAAATGCCTGGGACTTCCAAAGGTCCAAGGTCATCCACAAACTTATAGGAAGGTCCAATGACAATTTCACTACTAAAGCTGTAGGTACTCATGCTTTTATATTCATGATCCTTTTCAAACATTTCGAGCAAAGAGTTCTTCTTGGACTCAAGAACTCTGAAGTTTTCCTCTTTGGACTTGGCATCATTCCAAATCTGATTAATGTCCAAGAAGATATGGTCATTTACTGACTTGAATGGATATTCAAGTCTCTTTGGACGAGGAGGCTCAGCCCAAGAGTTTCCATTCTGTTTAAAGAACTGGTTGGCATAGTAGCCATTTTTGTCATTTACCTGATTTACCCAACTGGTGTAGTGATCCAGGACAGGGTCGGTGTTGCGATAGTCATACTTCGGCATTTGAGCTTCGAAGTATGTTGCAAATCCAAGATACAAGTGAACGTTACCATTCTTCTGCTGGTAAACGTGCATGGGAGTAAGTTCCTTTTTGGAAAGAACCTTTTTCTCCTTACGAGCAGTCGAGTTAACCAAGGCATCATAAAGCTCAGATCCAATACGAACAAGCTTCATTTCCGCGCCAACCTTGGCCCAAACATACTCTCCGTTCAAATAGCCACCCTCAGAAACACCAACGGTTCTCATGAGGTCAAGAAGAACGTCCTCACGAAGGTCAAAATAATGACCTTCCTCGTCACCACACTTCCAGGCACGTCCACCATTATAGCGAATATTCAACCCGAAAATACGAAGCTTTTTGATGGGATCGTTTGGACGTGTTTTTTCAACAACCGTCCACACCTGTTTGGTCTGTGAAACGCTCTTGCCATTTACTGTGACCCAAGAGTGTCTTGTTTCAGTACGTTTGGCCCAAGTACGTCCAGTTGACAACGTTCCAGGATTTGTTGCATCACTGACAAAGGTTGGAAAAACCTTTTCGGACTTGATAACGTCTCCGTCTTCCTCTTCGGTGTCATCCCAAGTGATTCTAATGTCCTCAGGTGCAGCAAGAATATAGACAAGCTCTTTTGGAATACTGCCGGATCTTACTTTCATTTTCCAGGTACCTCTTGAAGTTGACCCATAAGGGAAATCGGACTAAAAAGACGACCAACCACCTCAGCATCCTCATCGCGCTGAATTGCTTTGGCAATCATGTCATTCGACATGACCGGCTTTCCTCCACCGTTCCGATTAACTGCAATCGTGATGTGTGGATATTTGTTCTTTATGTACTTGTCCAGGTCTTGAGGGACAACTACCTGAACAGCCGCAACCTTGTCATCCATGTCAAAGGAAATTGCCCTCAAGGTGACAGGAAGTCCAATGTTCTGTCTGAGTTCCGCAGGAAGCGGACCCATGTTTACCGTGCAGTGATGGGCAATGATTTCCCATCCCTCGGGAATACGATGCTTGAAGGTCGTCACCAACTTGTTGTGAGACTCATCGGTAAGAACGATGGCGGAATATGCGATTTTCTGTGTCATTTTGATTTTGGGATCCAGGAAAGTGCCTTTAGGATTACTGGCTTCCAGTGTACACGAAAGAACAGGATAGCAAACAAGAACCACACAGGCAAGAGAATTTCGACCGCTTGAGTCAGAAACAAATAGATCAAGGTTATTAGTACGTAACACAAAACGATTGCCAAGCCTTCGTCCAGTCTGCCATCCTCACGAAAGAAAAAGGAAAGGTACCTGGAATCAAAGGCGAAGGCAACTTTGTCCTTGATGGACATGCCTTGATTCCAAACCCTGTTTTTCTGTTCAGTCCTCGTAGTCATTTACAGCCTTCGTCATATTTTCAGCAGAGTCTGCCTTGACTCTGTAAACCCTACGAAGATTTGTGCTAAGACCGAAGTCGTTCTTTTGGAATGGAGCAATGATGATACTGTGTTTTTGTATCTTCTCGTTTTCTTGCATTGTGTTTCCGAAAGCCCACACGTTGCAAGTATGAATGGAACCATCAGATCCCATCAAGGACAACTTGAGATACTTTTTGCCAGTTTTGGTGATGGCAATGCTTGAGTTATTTACAATGGCCCAATAGCTTTGATTCTCGGATTCCCAATTCTCAATACTGTCCACGTCATTCTTGGCTAGGAAAAGCTCAATGTCAGGAGTGCAGATAAGACCTAGGTCAATACTTCCAGAAAGCTCTGCCTGGAACTTGAGTTTCTCTTCTGTTGTCCAGTCTGGAAGATTCTGAACGTCAGCAATTGCCTGCTTGAGCAACTCTTCATGATTTCTGTTCTTCTTGCGTGCAAGTGCCTTCTTGAAGGTGTCGCCCTGTTCGACAACTACCTCATACATCTGACGATAGTTTTTAAAGGTCTTATCCGGTCCTACAAGGCCAAGACTGTCAAACGCCTCCATCTTCACCAAGGTCGACAAGGCACGCTTGTTGAACTTACTGTGACGCCACACAGTATGCAGAAGGTTCTTTGTCCACAAAAGGTCTTCAAGGGTTTTGTAGGGACGATAGTCATCCATCTCACGAACAACGGTTGCACCAACATATTTCAGGGCAGCAAACGAAGGAATGAGAGTCTTTCCTTTTAGGATGTACTCGTTGGTCGACAAGTTAATGTCAGGCTTTCCAACATTATATCCGAGTGCCTTTGCCTCATTGAGAGCGATGACCTTTGGATCTTCCTTTCCAGCTACCTTGCCTTTTTCTGTGGCAGAGTAGTCGATGTAAGTGGCAATCCACTCATCAGGATAATAAGTCAGGAACCAAGCACACTGATAACTCGTAATAGCGTAAGCAACGGCGTGTGACTTGTTGAAGGAATAAGCCACGAACTTTTCCATTTCATCAAAAATGTCATAGGACACACGCTTCTCGATTTGGTTCACAGCCAAACAACGATTTGCAAAGTCCTCACGCATGACCTCACGATCCTTGGCAGCCTTTTCCTTGTTGGAAATGTCCTTCTTGGTAAATGCCTTACGCACTGCGTCAGTGTCCTCAAGAGGAACACCAGCAAGCTTGTGATAAATCAGTTGAAGCTGCTCTTGGAACACAATGAGACCAGAAGTGTCTGCAAGCACTTCCTTTAGAAGTGGATGCTTGTACCTGACATGACCTGGATTCAAACGATTTTCCAAGTACATCTTGTCAGCACCAATACCCATCGGACCAGGACGAAACAAGGACGTTGCAATAGCAATGTCCACAACATTTACTGGCTTCATTTCAGCCATGAAGTTCTGAACGTTCTTTTTGACGAACTGGAACACACCAGCATAACGATTATTCCAGTAAATGCTCTTGTAGACATTCATGTCAGCAAGGTCATTGTTGTCAGGGTGAAGTTTTGTCCAGAACCACTCACGAATCATGTTGAACGGAACATGTTTCATGCCAGTTTCACGCTTGATGATTTTACGAATACAGTTCTCGAACATTCTCAAGGTTCCAAGACCAAGAATGTCGAACTTGAGGAAACCAAACTCTTCCAAGTGACGGAAGTTCAAACCTTCCGGCCAAGGTGTTTGGAGTTTTCCACCAGACTTGATGATGGGCATGTTCTCACGAGGCTTGTTCGTGATAATCAATCCGCCTGCGTGACGACTGACGTTGCGCATTTGTTTGAACAGAACATCCAAGGCTGTCTTAAATGCTGGGTACTTCTCCATCTTAACCATAAACTCACGGAAGGATGGTGAGTCACGGTTTGCTACCTCAACGGTAAACTGCCACACCTGAGCATCAAAGCCTGGCTCTTGTTTTGCCTTTGCCATGGCTTCGTTACGCATTTTGTTGGTATAGGTGTTTACCTCATCAAACGGTACGCTGTAAACCTTTGCCAAGTCCTTGATAAGAGAAGCTACTTGAAGCTGAGAGAAGTTGCTGACCGACAAAACGTTCTCTTCTCCAAAGTACTCAGCAATCAGTTGGGTTGCAAGTTCTCTGTCTCCGAAGTCGGAGTCAATGTCAGGGAAACCTTTTTTTCCTCGCACCAGGAAGCGCTCAAACAGAGTTCCGAACCTAAGAGGGTCTAGTTGTGTGATCCCAAGACAGTAGGACAACAGAGAGCCACCAGCAGAACCACGAGCATTTCCAATCAACATGTGACTGGACACGACTTCCATGATTTTGGCATAGGTTAGAAAGTACTTGGCGAACTTGAGTTCCTTGATAACTTGAAGTTCGTGCCTAAGACGATCGATGTAGTCCTGTGAAGCCTTGTTCTTTTTGAGAAGACCAGCCTTGGCAAGACGTACAAGTTCCTTGTATGCCAGGTCGTCTTCTGACGCCTCAGGATTTTCTTTCTCCAGTTTCGACTTTTGATCGAGTGACACAAGCTTCTCAAGCACAGGAAGCTTCACTGTCTTATCTGGCTTGATTTCTCCAATTTGCTCATGAGCAATGGTCCAGGTGCGTTCAATGGCATCTGCTACCGTCTGGTCATCATAGAAGTCATATCCCTGAGAATATGCCTTGTAGGACTCCCACATTTGTTGAGCATTTTTTGGATAAAGTTCGCACTTGAGTTCCTCAATCTTCTGAGGAATTGAAGTGGAATCAAGGTCGCCCTTGGTTTTGTTCATCCAAGCCATGAGCTTGTAAAGCTCACGTTCACGCCAGTGATTTGGGTCAGAGTAGTGAGCATCTGCCGTGGCAACGAGTTTTGTGTTTGTTCTCTTTGCGGCTTCAATCAAGTGATAATTGACAAGGTGTTGGGCTCCAAGTCTGTTGAACTGGATTTCGAGATAATAGTTCTCTTCTCCAAGAGCATCCTTGAATTGTGCAATTGACTTTGCAAGAGCAGTCTGGATTTCCTCAAAGTTGTCCAGAGACGGACCCCACTTTGTCCAGTCTGTTTCTTTCTGGAAGTCGAAAATCACCTTAGCTGGATATCCTGCAATACAAGCACTTGAGGCAATAATGTTGCCTTGTGCCTCACGCTTGAGCATCTCAAAGTCCATACGTGGATAACGATAAAAGCCATCCATGTAACTGGTGGACACCAAACGATAAAGTGCCTTGAGACCAGCGGAGTTTTTTGGAAGAAGCACAAGGTGATTTCTTTGGTAAAGTGGGTCCTTTACTTTGGAAGACTTTGATTCTTCTTCATTTTCAACAACTGTACCACTTTCCTCTTCATCAGGAGCGGTAATTGCGTCGAGTTCTTGTTTGGTCGTTGCAAGAGGATCACCAATCAAGTCAAGCTGTTCTGGCTCACTTGCTGCCTTGGTGGCTGCCTTCTTATTTTTCTCAGCAAGCTTTTCCTCAGCACGACGTTCTTTTAGAGCTGCCCAATCCTTGAGCGAAGGAAGAAAATATGCCTCAACACCAGGAATAGCCTTGAAGTTGATTCCCTCTTTCTTTAGTTTCTCTGCTGCCAGGAGTTGATGACTGACACCATTCATGTTTCCGTGGTCAGTCAGGGCAAGAGCGTCCATGCCGTTTTTGATAGCAAACTTGATGTGGTCGGCTGGCGTTCCAATTGCGTCTCCAATGGAGAAAGTGCTGTGGGAATGCAGACCAACGAATTTTTTAGGAGGGATCGTCATTGGTAGATGGTAACTAGTCTTTGGTGACAAGTATACCTCGTATCGAAACCGAAGTCAACGATCAAAATGGCTTGTCGAATTCGGCCTTACTTAAATCGAAAGCCATCCCAAACTGAGCCTGTGCTTGTGTTCTAGGAGCAAGTGATTTTCCAGTTGTTTCAAATGCCTTTTTCCACTCACCACCAAGAGGGAAGAACAAAATCAGTTCATCTTGTGCAGCACCAATCAAAAGTTGCGTCAAAGCTGGAAGTGTAATTGGAGCACGTGGGTAGAACTTGAGATTCCAGGCATATTGTTGAAGGATGTGCTCACGAGACTCTGTGTCTGCAAGTCCTTTAGGAAATCTTTGCTGATATTTCTCAAGTCTGTCCAAGTTGGACTTGGCATGAGTTTGTTTTTCCTTGAGTGTGTCAAGAATAAGAGCAGTCTGACGACGATATTGCAGTTGAAGATTTTTAATCAAAGACGGAACTCGTTCATCAAAAACCAACTCCAACATTTCTGGATATAAGTCTTTGTTTTGATTTGGTCTAATTGCCACCTTGGAGTTCGTGAAGTCGAAGGAGTCAAAGGTTTCCTCGACAGTACCAAATCTTGCCTTAATCAACTGATAGGTGTTTCCATCGTAATGAAAAGTGGAAGCACGAATCGACTCACCCATATAAGGTCTCGTTTCAAGTGACTCGTCTGTGTAACCAGTAAGGTCTTTCACATATTCAATTGCGTTTTTGTAGTCTTCCGCAGTGGGGAAGTAGAAATCAAGGTCTCCAAAAGGAATAGCCTTTTGTTTCAGGCTTAGACACATGTAGTGAATTGCAAATCCACCAGCAATATATCCGTTGAAGTCGAACATCAGTTTTTTGATTAACTCTGTCGACTGTTTGTTCATCAACCCAAATTCAAAATCGGTTGGTGTGTTCGATAGTTCGATGCAATTAGGAGCTGGGCAGGTCTTATTTGACATGAACACAGTGTACAAGTGACTCAAAAGAGTTAAATGTCATTCCACTCTGAGGTGTGGAGCTATTATGTGAGCATATGTCCGTGCACCAGAGGGTGTAAGGTGAATACCGTCAGGTGTAAGTGAAAGTAGGGGTCTGTAATACCTGGGTACTGTCATGTGATAGATAATCCTGGTTCTTCTAGGAAGTTGACGAATCAAGGTTTCAAGGTGACGTTCAATTACTTCCCAAGAAATACCGTGTGACCTGTCATTTCCTCCAAGAGAAATCAGAACTATTTCTGAAGGTCCACAAACTGTTCCAAAATCCCCAGAGGCAATCCACTGTTGTGTTGTCCAACTTCTTCTTCCATGAGCCGTAACAACATATTCTGGCCCAAGTTCACGTTGAAGATTCTCCACAAGCATTGAACCAGGTTCGACCTGTGAGTCTCCAATGGCACAAACGGTGTGAACCTGTGCTGAAGCCTTCAAAGGTAAGCACAAGAAGAACGCAAACAACTTCACAAACAAACGTCGGCGATTTATTACCACGTTTTAATTAGTAATTCAGTTCCTTGCTTTTTTCGTCTTTGTTCTTTTCCACCAATAATCCACGCAAGGTCAATCTCTTGTGTGGAATATTTGCTAAATGCTTTCTTGACTTCTTCGTGATTTGAGTTGGAAATGAGAACTTTTGCTCCCTTTTCCACACACAAGTCAACAAAGTCAGCAAGAAGTTGAAGATCTTCATTTGTGAACATCACACTGGTATATCCAGCAAATGTTCCATAATAGGGAGGATCGAGATAAATGAAGTCCCCAGGTTGAACCATAGGCAAAATACTCTTATAGTCCCCATGAAGGATTTTGGTGTCGGTCTGGTTCTTGAGGAAGTCACCAACCTCAAGAATGTTTTCAAAGTCAAAACTTGGGTTTGCACGCTTGCCGAAGGCAACGTTGCACTTACCCTTTTTGTTGACCCTATACAGCCCGTTAAAGCCACACTTGTTGATGTAGAGCATTCTGGCGGCTCGCTCTTCCTGAGAGCTTGTGGCGCCATCTCGGATTTTATAGAAGTCTTCCTTGTTGTTTGGGTAGGTCTTCAGAAGGTCGATAATGCCTTGAGGGTTATTTTGGATTCCTTTGTAGGTTTCCACGAGTTCCTCATTCAGGTCACCAATAACTGCCTTCTTTGGTTGAAGAGCCAAAAACAAAGACCCAGCACCAATAAATGGTTCATAGTAAACGTTGAAGGTTGCAGGAACATTCTTCTGAAGTTCTGCAACCAGTCTCTGTTTGCTACCAGCCCACTTTAAAAATGGTTTCACAGGGAAGAAGGTGTAATGTTCAGTTCAACCTGCATGTCAAACAAACCACATGTCTGAATGAAGGTTCTTGTACGAGCATATCTCTCACGCCAGTTAGCATAACTGTTTGTTCCAAGACCCTTTACAAGTTGTTTTGCAAAATCAAGCGGTCCAAGGTTTCTAGCAAGAACATCCATCAAAACCTGACGTGCCTTGCCTGGCGCATTTACAGAGAAAGAGTGATACACGCACATTGCCAGGTCAAGTTCTGGTGTAATGTTAACACCAACTACAGCAGCAGAAGCGTCATCAATGTTACAATATCTCTTGTAGACCTGAGACTCAAGGTCTTTCTGTGAGGTCAAGAGGTCATTCTTTGTCTCACGAATCTGAACAGAGAATGTTGCTGGGTCTGACATAAGATTGTGCCAAATAGTTGCCCACTTGACAGCCTTGTCATATAGTGGACCTGATTCTGGAACCATACCATTTAGAGGAGCAAACTCATTTCTAAGTTCTGCACCTGTGACAGGTGTTCCTGTGTTCTTGTGACGAATTACGCCTCTTGTGTCAAAATACCACCCGGCATGGGTAAACTCATTCAACAAGGCTACAAGATTTGGGTTATTACTTGGAATGCCCTGTTCAATCTTTAGAAGAAACGGCCAAAGTTCACCTTGCTGCATGGTCTTTGGGAACAAGGCAATCTTCTGGTCAATACCACAAGAAATACCTGCACCGTCATAAGACTGAACAGTTCCAAACTTTGCGCCAACCTCTACTGCTGAGGTCAGCCAAGTTGCCTTGTCTAGGTGATTTTCCTTGTGGATCGTACTTGGATCCCACTTGACATCACCCACAATTGAAATACCAGCGAAACTTCTAAACGTTACTCTTCGTGCTTGGATTACCATAGTGCGAGGATAGGAAGTCCAATTCCCTTTGGATATTCTCGCGTGCTGTCGCCTCGTACTTCTTGTAAAAGTAATCCGTTTGGTAAATCCGAGGACGATTCATGAAACTTTGCAGGACTTTCATGCGTCCCTGAGCAAACAAGTCATCAGGAACCTGACGATATTCTTGTCGAATTTCCTTGGTGTAGTCGATATAGTGCTTGCGTGCCAACCCATTTAGGCTGGCTGCAAAGATAGCTAGGTCAATATCAGAGAAGTATTTTTCTGCGGGCGTGACAGGCTCGTGCATGCTTGTCTTGTTGATCATCTCAGAAACCTTCCTAGCCATTGGGCGATAAAGGTCTCCATGGAACCACAGCCAGTTAAATGCCAACTCAGACGACTCTTTCTCGTTTTGCCCTTGTGCAGCCATCGGGTCATAAATGGCATCATGAAACCAAATGGCAAATTCAATCGCCATTATGTCTTCTGACTTCAAGGCAGACAAATCTTCGTCATTATCTAGCCAGTCGTGGTATTCCCTCATGCAGTGATGAATATGCGCAAGAGCGTGATAAACTCGCTGTGGTTGCGAGTACAAAACTGTAAGTTGGGCTTGAGTGGCTAGGTCTAAACTCATTTTGGGTCCAGTGGGCTTTTTCTGTCCACCAGTGTAACATTGTCCAACACAGGAGTCAAGTCAAAACTGCTAATTCCGTTTGGAACAATCTCAAACCTAACCTGCCAAACCGCATTTCGTTCACCAGCCCCCATGTTTCTCATGTAGGACTCAATAAATGACAACATTCGATGCTTTGTTGCCTCGGTCATTGGTTTGTAGAGAAACTGTCGCTCAAGCTCATTTTGAAGCTTGTACATCACTCGTTCAAGGTCGTCTCGATAAACCAAATACATGTCACTTGAACTCAATCTTGGAAGCTATTTCCACATGAAACTCTGGAATACGAATTTCATTGATGATGTTGTGCTTCTTGGCTTCAACCGGATTCATGAACCAGTCAGACTTCTTTTGTGCCATAAGCTTTTCGAAGTAATCCTTTTTGTGACCACAGTTGCCGCTCATGATTTCCATGATTTTCTTGTTCACACGAACAAGTTCCTTCACATTGATTTTCATCTCGTCAACGTTTCCGAAAGCACCACCAGAAGCCGAGTGAATCAAAATGGTAGCATGCGGTGAGGCAAATCTAAGTCCCTCATCACCACACGTGAGCAGAAAAGCACCACAACTCATTGCCTTACCCATGACAATCGTTGCAACCTTACAGGACGAAGCCTCAATAATGTCAACCATGGACAAGAGGGCGTAAACATCACCACCATAGGAGTCGATGACAATTGGAATAATGGACTGACCACTGTTTTCGGCAGCATGGAAACTGGCTGCGAAGTCGCTTGCCATTTCCTCTGTGAACTCACCACGAACCTGAACTACCTGTGGTAACTTGAGAATGTCACCAATATTTTGAACCTTCAGTTTGTTGTCGATTTTTGCCTTCACCTTGATTGGTGACTTGTGTTCTTCTCCACTTGAAATGCCAAATTGAAACAGGTCGTCTGAGTGTGCCTTGTTGTTTTTCATAGTGCTTTTATCATTTCTTTGAGAACGTCAATTGTTGTTTCGACATCTGCTTCCGCCTCATGTCTCACACGAGGTTTAACGCCAAAATACTCCGAAAGGTTATTTAGGGAGATTTCAAAGTTCATTGGAAGCTTTTCCTTGAGTTGCAAGGTCAAAGCTAACGAACCTGTGTCCAACAAATGTCTGTGGAATCTCTTGCGAACCATTTCTTTGCCGATTATTGATTCCAATTGAGCATTGTCCCAATGAACATTGTGACCACCAATCCAGAGTTTGTTCATTCCACTATCTGTCCACAACCACAGCCAGTGCTCGATTTCATTCTTACACTCCGTAAATGACTTAGCCTTCTTGTCATGAGCAACCAAGTCAATATGGTTATATTCAAGGGCTTGGATTTCCACCTTGTAGATTTTGTCATCAGGTCTGAAAAACAAACTCAATTCGCTAAGTTTGTTGAAGTTTTCATCCGTAATGCGAGCATAATAGGACAGAATGCTCGTGTTTTCATACCCTCCGGTTTCAAAGTCGTGGAAAAGATAGAGACGTTTGTTCATGAGAACATGATACCTGCCGGGTGTCAAAGATAAACCAAAGCATTTTAGTGGAACATAACCAATTAGAAGAGAGATATTTAGAACAATCAATGACGAAAATATTCAAAAAAGAAGAAATCGACTCAGACCTTCAAGAATGGGCTGGAGATGGCTTTGCTGGTGCTCCCTCATTCCAGGGTATGGCATATGGATATGGAGGCAGAGCACAGCTTGCAGGACCTCCAACGCCCTATCCTCCTGACTTTGAACAAGTTATTGATGGTCTCGTGTCAGATGAACTGAATGACATGTTTGGTGGTTCTGAGAAACCTATCTGGACTAGAGAAAACAAGAACATCCAGGAACGTAACTCCTCAGATGCCAACTATCATGATCTTCCAGGGTTTCCTGCTACAAACACCTTAGTTGCCAAGCAGAACTATGTTCCGGTAGATCCGGCGGAACAGGACAATGTGGACTTTCTTGGTCCTACAGTCAATGGTATGGCTCTTTCTGACATTCCCAATAACACAGCCAATAACTGGAAGGCAACAACTCCAGAGAAGCGTGGCAAGCAGATCATTGACATAGATGCTTTGGTTAAAAACTATGCTCTTCCTGAGGGCATGATTTCTGGTGCTGGTCTTAGTCCTGGAAGCTCTTCTTGGAGTGGTGGACAACTTGTTGCACAAAAAGACTGGTCAGCAGAAAAAGAAGAAAATGCCGGTGGTGATGGAGATGCCAACAATCCCCTTGGTGGAATGGGCGTTATTGTCAAACCTGAACGTTTTATTCCAGACAGTGCCGAAAATCAAGTGAGAATGGAAATAATTAACCCTCAAGGACGCAATATGAGCAAAAAAGACCCAAAATCCGAAGAACAGCCTCTTGAAGAAGTTGAACAGGTTGGAGCCCCAGACCTAAACCAGAAGATGATTGACCAAATGACTGCCTTGTCAAAGCGATATGGCGGAAGGGGTCTTGAGGACTATGCTCAGGTTGTACCTCCTGCTGAACAGCAAAAAATGATTAAGCAGGGTGACTTCAATGTGAAGTTGGGTGGCATTCGTCAGGCTCACCAGGACAGAGCCACACGTCAAAAGATTGCAGCAGCTCAGAAGAATGCCCCACTTGTACAGGGTCTTAAGGGACTTGCTGGTCAACAACCAAAACAAGATGTGAAGTTTTTTCCACCACCTCCACTCAAGAACGAAGCTCATGCAGCAACCGTTGGAAATCCAGATGCTGCTGATGAACTCACAACGTTTATTTTAAACAACCCTGTTCTTTATGAGAGAGGCATTAAACCAGTAATCCTCAATCTTAGAAAGAAGATGGTCAAGGGTTCGTACAATCCTGACCTTGCCTTGAAGTTGTGGTTCTATGTCACAACAGCAGCAGCTAAGGAATATGCCAAGGAATTTGGTATGGATGAGTGGCAACAGACATTTAATGCTGGAACAAGAAGAGATGCTGCTGAAGCTCTTGCCCTTCACTTTTCTCAGGAACTTCAAGGAAAATAATCATGGCAAAAATCAATGAAAAAGTTATCGCTCTTGAGGAGTTTCTTAGAGAGAAGATTAGAGAGTCCATTGTTGAACAGATGATGACTCTTACAGAATGGGACCCACATGAACCTGATGAAGGTCCAGAAGATCATCAACCACTTCACGGTGCAGTTCGACATGACCCATACTATGGCGAAATGAAGTGGAGTGAGCCTGATAGAAAGTGGGTTGAGGCTGCTGACTGGGATTCAGAGTTTGGTGGTCCAAGAGACCCAGAACTCGACATGCACCCAAGCGACAGAGAACAAATGATGAACTCCCTTCTTAGCATGGAGTTTGACGAAAACAAACAAGTTCACATGGAATATCTTAACAAGATGATCAGAGAACATGTGAAGAGATACATGAAGGCATCAAAATGACAGACGAATATTGGAAAAAGAGAGCAGCAGGTTTGGACTTGTCCAAGCCAGGAACGATGAGATCGGGTCCAAACTTTGGTATGAAACCAAATGGTCCTCTTCCTCGTAACGGTCAGGACTTTGACATTACAGATGCTCTTCAGTCACGTGTGGCTCAGAGAGCAATGGAACAATCCACAGGCGGTAGAACTGCTGACCTGGTTGAAGGTCTTCCTTACTACACCAACCTGAAGTCTCAGGCTTTTGGTCATACTATCGCCTTGTTCAAGACTGCTGGTGTGATTGGTGGTCCAACATCCAAGGGTGTTCAAGTCAAGGGTGAAGTCAAGGGTTACTTGATTGACAACCTTAGTTCTGTTGACATGTCCAAAATCAACGAAGAACCAGAACGCATGGTTGTGTTGGTTGAAGTGAATGTTCCTTATCTTGGAACGTTCTTGGTTAAGAAAGAAGCCGTTATTGCAAGGTCCCCAGGTGGTTTGGGTGACGGCAGACAACTTCTCAAGGGTTGAGAGTTAAGGTGGCTTATGAAAAGGGCACTTGTGTTGAGTGGAGGCGGTTCTAAGGGAGCCTATCAAGTTGGCTCTTTGCTTGCACTTACAGAAAGTGGTAGAACTTGGGATTCGGTTCACGGTATTTCCGTTGGAGCCCTGAATGCAGCATGGATTGCCATGCAGAAACCCCAAGACCTCAGTGCCTCCATGTTTGGTCTTCTTGAGATTTGGAACAATGTCAAACGCAATGAAGACATATACAAGCGTTGGGCTCCATTCAACCTCAAGTATATTTTTTCAATGTGGAAAGGCTCTCTTCACTCAGGCGATCCACTTCGTAAGATAGTGACGAAGTTTTGGAACACCGAAAGAGCGAGGCAAAGTGGTGTGAACCTGACCGTTGGATGTTGTTCCCTTACGACTACCCAATATCACTCGTTCTCTCAGGACAACGACAACATCCTTGAGTACATTTTGGCATCAAGTCACTTGCCAATTATCTTTGAACCTTTGTTGATTGACAATGAACTGTGGATTGATGGTGGACTAAGACACCAGATACCCATTCTTGAGGCTCTAAAGGAAGACCCTGACGAGATTGACGTGATTGTCACCCAACCTATCACAAACTACAAGACAGCCAGAGAGCCCAACAAAAACCTTAGAACGGCACCACAGGTCAGCATCAGGGCAGCGAACATCTTCTCAGATCAGGTTTACTTTGAAGACTGTCTAAATGTAATTCGAGTCATTAATGGAGAAGGCAGAAAACATAACGTGAAGGTGAACTTTTTTGTTCCTTCGGTTCTGCCAAATCCTGACAGTATGTCATTTGATGGCGACACCATTCAGCGTGTAATTAAAATGGGCTACGATGAAACCGTAGCCAAGTTGGAAAAGATTGCAAATGACCGAGAGTAAAACAATCGACGAAATTCTTGAGGAGTTGGAAACAGAAGAAAAGACTGTTCTTACAGAAAACGCTGGTCCATCTGTTGGTTTAACAAGTCCTCAACGTCAGGTGTTGTTTTCCAAACCAAAGCCTGTAATCCAACAACAAACACCAGAAACCAAGTTCAAAGCATCCTTAAAAAACTTGCTTAAGTCGGCTCTTGAGGAAGACTAACAAAGGTTCAGTTTTTCAGACATCCCAAGATAGATTCCTTGAACCATTCCTTGCTGCCATCTGGAAACTGAATGTGGTACTCGCGACAAAAATGAACGACGGTAGTTCCAAGAACTGTGCCTTCTAGTTCTCTGCCGTCTACCATCAACTTGACAACGTCGCCTTTTTTAACACTTGGCTTGGTGATTGCAATATCTTCCATTTTAATCCTGCTTGAACCATTCATTTACAAACTTGAACTTTGGTTCCTCGGGAATTGGAGGTAGAGGGCCAAGATAAACCCCTTGTGTGGACAGTGACTGTCTGTTTAAGGTCATAGGTTTTGAATTCACCACCAAAATCAACATACATTGTGGTACGTGAAATCCACCTTCACTATACAGGTAGGCTCCTGATTCTGTCAGTTCTTCTAATAGATGCCACTTCATCTGTTTTCTCCAAGTCGTGTCCATGTAGAACAAAAGTTCTCGGCCATCAACCAACCACGATCGGTTGGTTCGAACCTGGCGACAGGGGACTTCACTGACTTGTTAGCAGGAAAGAAGTGAGGGTCAATTGCCTTCTGATTTACGAGGTCAATCATGGTGACGTTTTCGAACACCAAGATTTTGTTGCCCTCATAGTTCGTGCAGTCAGGGTAGTTCATCTTGAGAATAAGATAATTCCCAATCTCTTTTGCCTTGACGATTTTCCAGTTGGAGGGATCAGGATTTCCCTTGACCTTGGCAGGCGCGGGTGGAGGTGTATATCCTGCATTGGGGGAAGGAACTGGATTGCCAAGGGAGTCAACCCAATGACCCGAAGGATAAGAAGACCTTCTAACGGCTACACCAATACCAGAACTTGAACTGCGACGAGGACCAATACCCATAAATCTATCTCTACTTTCTTAGAAGCGTGTGGAACGGCGTTTTTCTAGAGGAATCTCGTTTGGGCTGCGCTGCTCGTAACCGCCATCCAGTCCTGTCTCCTCAGAACCACCCAAGACACCATTGAGAGTGGTTCCAAGCGGAGGAAAAACCCACCACGTTGCCTTGACCAAGAATCTCTTCCACCATTTTGACTTGTCAATCATTTTCTGTCTCTTTCGGTGCTGAAATGCGATTAACGATCATTATCGCCAAGAAATATATAAGTCCAACAGGCCAAAAAACTACGGTATACAACCAGATGGTTATGTAAGGGATTAGGTCATCCGCACGCATCAACCCGCCCGCCAAAATACTAACGACAATCGCAATGATTATGCTTACAACGGCATACAAGATCAAGAAAATCGTCATCATTTTAGTGTCCTTCTTCCCACTCTGCTTGATAATCCTCAATCCACTTTTCAGGATCACCGGATTTCAAAATCTCAATCCAAACCTCAAGTCCCCTTGACATTTCTTGAGTATATTCGTCATCCTCAGCTTTTCTGCTGAGTTTGCCAACTTTCTTGTCCAAGTGTTTAAGGACTTTTAAGGCAGATTGAATTTCTTTCTTTGTAGGTTTCATTCGTAGTCCCTTGCCGAGACAAAGCTCGGAAAACGCGGTACGCCCTCGGTCGAAAGTTCCTGATAACGGAAGGTGATCTTGGAACCGATGCTCGGGGGATTTTCACGTTCCTTGTCAGTGAGTCCAGTTCCAACTTCGAACTTCACGCTATTCCACTCACACTCAAGTGCACCAACACGTCCCTTGTGCTTTCCACGACCAGCCGTGTGTCCAGTGACAACAGCCTCATCATCGAAAAAGGTCTTGACCTTGAGACAGGTTCGCGAGCGTCCCTCTTCGTACTCAGAACCAGCCTCACGGAGCATCACGCCCTCAGCACCAAGAGCCTCAAGCTTTCGCAAGTGCTGTTCCAGGTGATCAGGTCCAGTACACTTAATCTGCTCCACAACCTCGGCAATACCGCCACAGTTGGCAGCGTGATCCACAATCTCTTCCTTGAGATACTTCATGCGATCTTCGAACGGACCACCAGCCTCGGGTGCGTCGAAAATCATGTACTTGACATTTTGCCACTCACTATCCGTGGGAACGAGCTTTCGAACAGCCGAAACTGTTTCCTGGAAACGCTTACGACCAATGAAAAGCTCTCCATCCAGAACAATCTGAGGAAGTTCTGCCTTGAACCAATCCGGAGCATGATATTCATTTCCAAGGCGCGAAATAAACTTCTCACCATCCCACCAAGCACGAACACCATCCAGCTTTTCTGACATCCACATTCCGGTGGGATCTTCATTTTCCCACTTGTGAGCCAGGAGACACGGAGGAGCGGTATCCTTAACCACAGCCCCACCAACTGCCGTGGAAATTTTCCCGGTCTTTGTAAGCTTTGGTCCTACAGGGGTACTTCCAACCACCACAGCAGGTCCTGTGCCAGTCAGGGCGGCATTGATAGCCGCAGTCATGGGTGCAGCCAAACCCTTGGCAGGAAGGCTCACAGAGCCATTAAAAATCGCCTGAGCCTGAGGGAGAAGGCAAGCAGGGTCAATGTTGGCCTTGATGTGCTTACACACCCGGACGTCAATAGGACCACCCAGGTTTCGCCAGGCAGGACAGGAACAGTCCACAACTCCACCAGTCTTCTTGACGATGTAGGGCTTTTTCCCCGAACCCTGGATTTCTACCTTGTCGCCCTCATTCAAAAATGTGCTCATGACTCTTCTTCCTCAGATTCAGGAACAATAGCATCCTCAACCTTGACTGTCAAACCCTCTACATTTCCAGAGAAATCTGAGATGGTTCGGGTGAATTCATCAATGATTTCCTCGATTTCTTGATCTGCCTGAGGATTATCGGTCATAATGCAGATATTAATACGTCGAACCTTTCGGATTAAGTCACTATTAGTCATGCCTGGAGTGTATCACCAATCATTTTGCTGTCAAGCGTCTTCTGACAGTTAATTGACACGCCATCAATATATTTAAATGGCATGAGAAACACTATTGACACCAGAGGCTTTATTGAGGAACGGGATGACACAACCGATTCCTTAACCATTAACTCGGGCAATATTACTGTTATTGGTAATTTGACGATTTCTGGTTCGTCTTCTGTATCTTCTGCCTCTCTTGGAACTCAGTTGAATCCTACATGGATTCCTGATCCAGGCGCAAACAGAGATGCCAACACCACAGCTCTAGTTCTCTATAATGCTGGCGAAGGTATTAGCGTTTGGAGTCCAACGGCTCTTAGAACTATCGACGTTGTCAGCGCTCCTTCCTCAATGGCATTTACCGTTGTGAAGATCAACACTGCCGCAACAGGTATACAGGTTTCGGGTTCTGGCTGGACGGGCAATGGAACTCTTTACAACAGCGACCAGGCAAACTCTGGCTCTTGGCTTGTAAGACTCGACAAACCAAACAAAATTATCATCACAACTCCTGGAGCTTAATCCATGCCATTTCGAGCTGGACATAGTGCTGGCAGAAAGTCAGTAACACCACCATCAGCTCCTGTTATTGCTGGGTCTGTAACTATTGGTAGTAATTTAACTTGGTCCGCTGTTCCTACTGCAACAAGTTACACTCTTTTTCGTAATGGTGTAAGTGCAACAACAGTAACAAGTCCATATACCTGTGTTGAAGCTGACTGTAGTGGCAATCCAATCACTATTAAAGCAAATAATTCTGGTGGTTCCAGTCCATCAAGTAATGCATTATCATATTCTCCATCAGGACTTACAAATCTTCGTTCTTGGTTGCGTACTGACTCCATGACGGTTTCTGGAACTAATGTAACTGCATGGCTTGATCAAAGTGGTCATGGCAATGATCTTTCAACGCTAGCTACCAGCCCAACCCGCGTCTCCAATTATAATGGAGTAGCAGGAATTTTTGCAATACGTGGTGATGGTGCTGCGGCTGGTCTTCGTAAAACTACTTTCGACTGGGGTGCCGCAGTTGACCAGTATACGATTATGTCAATTGGCACCGTAAACTCCTTGACTGCTGATGCTCTATATTGGCAATATAATGGTGGTGGTTCACAGATTCCATACCTTTATGCCCTAAATGCCTCTAGTGGTTCTGCCAAAATGTTTGGTCCAGGAAACGTTACTACAACTGGTGTTGAATCTGGTCTTCAACCACAGGTTGTTGTTGCTTCTTGGGATGGAAGTACACAAAAAATTTATGACTCTGCTCGTCTTGGTAATACATCATCCAACGCAAACGCAGGACCTCCAAACAGTGCTTCGTTCACTGCACTTGGCTCAGCAGTAAACACACTATTCCTCAATGCAGATCTTGTTGAAATGGTTGCTATGCGAAAAGCAATCACGCAAAATGAATTGCGTTCATTTTCTTACTATGCACGTTGGAGATATAATATTGCCACGCGTGTTATTTTTTGCGGCGATTCAATTGTTTATGGTTATGGTCCGCCATATATTGGTGGTTATCGTCCAGAAGTACTTACAGCTTGTACGAATGCTGGCATTAATACACAACAAGTTGGTTCAGTCAATGGTCCAAATGGATTTCATCGAGGTATTGCTGGAGAACAATTGGCAGATGTTGCAGCCAACTTATCAACACTTGACAACATTTTAACTACTAATAGTCCATCTCGTCTTGCAGACATTGTTTGTGGAGCTTGGGGTACAAACGATGCATTGGTAAACAGTGGTTCTGATGTAAGTGCAACCATGTTGACAAATGCTGGTCTTATTATGGATCAGATGAAAATCTCTTTGCCAAATGCCAAGTATCTTTGGCAAACATGTACTCGTCCAACTGATCCTTCTTTTTCAGGATTGTGGGCATCTATAGATGGCTATAATGCAGGTTTGCCTGCATTGTGTGCAGCTAAAGGCTTCACACTTATTCAAATTCCAAATACCGTGACTTTCCTTTCGGTAAGTGTCCACCCTGATGTTGCTGGTTATACAACCATGTCTGTTCCTATTGCAGCCGCTGTTATTACAGCTTCAAGAAATTAAGAAAGAATTTCAAATGCCTTTTAGAGCAAGTCATAGCGCTGGTAGAGCTTCACTCATAACAACTTTAACCAATTTCGTTTCCACACGTTCTGGTATTTTGCTTGACTCCCAATTTGGTACTGTTTTTGAAACTGGTCAAAGATGTACTTCCTGGACACCTCGTACAGGTGGTTCTGCTTTCACGGCTGCATCCGCAAGTACAGCTCGTCCAACACTAACCAATGGAAACATGGTTTTTGATGGCGTTGCCAATGTCATGAAGGGAAGCACCGGTTTCTTTGCTGGTACTCTTGGTTGGACTTGTGTTGTCGTTGGTAAAGCCACAGGTGGTGGCACAGAAAGCTACCTCGTTAATGCTGGTGATGCTAGCAACTATCTAGGCATTTATTGTAGAAACACACCAGTTTTTGGTGGTGTCATCGTTGGTGCTGGACCAAAGGTAAACGAATACCAAAGTTACAAGGATAGTTCTGGTTGGGGTATTTATGCTGGTCGTGCCACATACGCAAATGGCATAAATGCTGTCGCCCCACAAACACTAAATGGTACAACTTTGTTTGGTACTCTTCTTGGTGGCAGTCAAAGCGTGGCAACTGTCACGATTCCTTCGACACCAGTTGCTCTTGGAGGCGTGAATGCCAGTGCTGGTACTTTTGCTGCAATGACAGCTCGCTTTATTGTGATGTTTCAAACAGCACTTAGCGATGCAGACTTAACCACTTTGACAACCTTGTTGATGCAGGTTTCTACTTCAAGAAAATACCAAATCAAAAACGCACCTTATACAGACACCGTTGTTCCAAATGCTACAAATCCAAACTATGACGTTGTCTCCGAGTTCGCACGTCTTATCTGTTCTACAGACGCAGATGAAATCCAACTTCTGACAACTGCCGTTACTTCTACGCCTCAATATACCATCGGCTGGAGATTGAATGGCGGTGCAAGAACTGTTGTAGACGTAGGTACGATTGCTTATCCTTTGTTGTCTCTTGGTTCGCCAGGTACAACAAAAACTGTTGAAATAGAAGTTGGTCCGCAGTCTTTCAACATCACACAACCAAACGCAGGCAACTATCCTACAGAAGCCTGGGTGCCTCCAGGAAGAAGTCTTTCCTTCGTTCCACAGTCAGCACCAACCCGTAGACTTGTGGCTGTAGGCGACTCTATCTTCACTGGACAGGCTGCTACTCAATATCAAGCAAGTGGTTGTGCCATTCTTACCAGAAACACCTACCCAGGTCAGGTCACTTACCTAAGTGCTGGTGTTTATTCCTTGTTTGAACTTTCAACACAAAAATATGCCAATGTAACAACTCTTGCAAATGCAATAAATGCCCTTGCTGATGGAACTGGAACAAACGAACTTTTGTTGCAGGTTTCTACGAATGATTTCGGCTTAAGTCAATGGTCAAGCGTTGCCAACTTCCAGACTGCTTATCAAAATCTCCTTACCTTGGTTGGCCCAAGTTTCTCAAAAGTCTGGATTCAAACCGCGGGTCAACGTACAGACATCCCATCCAACTCCTTTGGACAACTGATTTCTCAGTATAGAACTGCCGTGTCAGGTGCTGCTGTCGCAACAGGCATTGGAACTGTTATTGACGGAACAACCTTGTACACACTTACAGGAAGTTCTGACAACTTGCATCCAGCCGCATCTGAACAAATCAACTACGCTGCTAACCTCAAAACAGCCATGGGTTTCTGAAATGAAAATGGCGACCTTTTGGTCGCCATCTTTATCATAAAACTGTGAACTAGGTCAATCGTCAACAGCAGCCGTTTGCTGCATCAACTTACGTTGTGCTTCTGCTTCCTCATTGAGCTTCATTACCATCTCATTATATGCCGAAACATATTCTGGAGTTACGGTAAGACGATCGTGACGATCCGTTGTGGGCTCAAGCTGAATTGCACGAAGATGGTCCACAATGTTTGTTCCAGTCAACAGGGACAACTGGACAATCTCACGAATCATGGAGATTGCGTCATCGGACATTTGGAAAATGGCACGATTACTTGGAGGCGTTGGGGTTTGATTTTCTTGATCTGACATTTCTCGGTTCCTTCTTTGGAAGATTGGTTAAAAGCATTTTAGCAAGTTTTTCTCTATCTGGATGACTTAAAATAATATCTTCATATTGAGTGTGTTTGCTTGCTGTGTTGCCAAAGACGTACTTGCAGGCAATCCACAGTCTTTCCCACCATGGCAAATATTGGTTTAACTTCAGTTCCACGTAAACTTCATTGTCCTCAGGGTCATATGTTACAAACATATGATGTGTGGGAGTATGACAGTTACAGTGGAATGTTTCGATTTGAGGTTCGTTCATCTTAGTGACAATATAGGGAATTCAACAGGTGAGTGTCTGAGTCTGTAAACCTAATAAGGTCAAGAGTGTCAGAACCCTGTGCTGGTTGCGTTGGATACATGATGCTTGACTCAAATGGGTCATGAGCAAGTCCAAGTGCATGACCAAACTCATGAACCAACACACGGGTTTTACTTGTTGGGTCAGTTACGTTCACCGTTTCAACAACGGCAAACATCCTGCCAGTTGCGCCTCTTACGTGGCGACAAGACCCACCAGCATCAACTTCAATGCCATTTGGAGCAACCTGTGCTGGTTGATCAAGGGCAACGTTAATGTCTGCCGTCAATCCAGCGCCTGGGTGGAGCCTGAGAACCTCACAACCAATCTGGTGATTGACTATGCTGACTGCCTCAGAAACCTCAGAGGAGTCCGGTGGAGCGTCTACAATAAGCGGAATGCGTGCTCTATCCCACTGTAAGTTTGCAGGAGTTGTACACGGGGCAGTATAATCTGCCGTGCCATCAAGATTCCAGCAAACGCTTAACAAACCTGGCTCTGTGTGAGTCGTAACTCCAACAATCACGCCAACAATTGCTCCAACTGTCAATAGAGCAAACACCACGTACATTACGATATTTAGAATATTTTTTGTCTTTGTGTCCATATCTGACCTCAATGGGCCAGTATGGACTTCAAAGAACGCTCTTGTTCAACGACTCAGAAATGATTTTCTCACACAAAAGGTTGAGACGTGCATGGTCTGGTTCCCTAGGAAGAACCGTGGAGGTTTTGTAAAGGGCGTTGAGTTCCTTTTCCTGGGTGTTGGACCAGTCAATCAGTTTCTCGTAAGACCAAATGCCATGGTTTTTGATAGCAAGAAGTTCCTCACGGTCATCTGTACGCTTAACCTTGACCTTACCTTCGGTCAAAATCTCCTTGCACATCTTCATCAGACGAACAAGGTGACTTCCATGCTTTGTGTCATATCCGAACTTGCGTTCAAGTTCCGCACGCTTTGGGTTACGGGTCTTGAGCCAGTTCTGATACTGATCCCACTCGACCATTTTGGACTTGTAGGCACGTTCCTTCACAAGGTGGGTCAAAAGGTTGTCTTCAAACCCAAGAGACCGACCAGTTCGAAACCACACGTCATCAGACGTAAGTTGCATCTCCGAGAAGAAATCGGTGATACATGCCTGTAGGTTGATACGTTGACTTTCATCCAAGACAGACCAGTCGAAGTCAAAGGTTTCGACCTTCTTACGGATCTCAGCCTCAACCACGCCCATCTGGTCACGAGAAATGGCAGTGAACTCTGGAAGGTCAAACTCGGCACGAGTCGGAGGAGCCTTTGGAGGATTGGAAATCCAACGAAAGTGTGTCTCAATTCGCTTCAACTGAGCATGAGCATATCCAGAAAATGTGTGCTTTGCCTTCAAGGACAAAAACATATCCTTGTTGTCGAGCAACTGTTGTCCAGCATCCGTAACATGGATATAGACACTTGGGTCTACATGCAAGACCTCAATGATGTTTGGGTTGCAAGCAGCCGCTAGCTTGAAGAACTTACGAACCTCATAAACCACAAGGTCATAAGGGTCTTTTCCTTCTGCCTGCTCAAATCCTGAGTTGTACCCAAGATACACTTCCTTTGGAGCAACACACACACCCTTGACATCAATGTCAGAGGTTTCCGTGTTCAATCCATAAGCATGAGACCCATGAAGACAAGCAAAAATGGTTCGATCCTTGAGCCACTTTACGTTGCCCGAGTACATCTTCTCAAAGGAAAGCTGGTCTTTAATGTCGGTCATCTTGGCATTCTACCAGCATTTGGAACTGGTGCAACCAGATAGTGAACTCCTAGTTCCTTTCCTCGGGTATTTTTTATCGTGTCATATTCGTGAATAATAAATTGGTGTGTCAAAAGTTCCACACCTTTTTGATAATCACGATAAGACTGTCGAAAATCAATGACATTTGGAGCTTCTACTTGATCAACATACAAACTAATGTATTCCAAGTAAATGTCTGGTGAAATTCCATAGTAATACTGTAGGTCAACTAGAGTCTCTGGCGTTACTGGAAACTTGCCATTAAAAAATGCCATGATGCCCACTAAATTGTCAATCACATATGGAAATCGTTTTGTGTCAATGAGGCCAAGTTTTTTGATTGACTTCAAGGCTTTTTCGTATTGGTTTAGGGTCATATTGTTCTGTCAATGGGGCTTGACACATACCAAGTTTCCAAGTGATGAAATGGCTCTTCTTCTCCAGCGGTCCAGTGAAAGTGTTCTTCAAGAGTCAACTTGTGGAGCAAAAATGTTCCATCATTTTCTATAACGCAATGATCAAGGACTATTTGAGAATCTATGTCTACGTTTTTGACATATTTTGAAACCTTGTCTAATATGTCAACTGGCATTATGTTGTAATCAAAATAGAAGTCTCCAAACATAACAACCGACGCTGAGAACTTGCCATTAAAAAAGTCCAGATAATTGTGATGGATCATTAGAGAATCATCATCGCTACCAAAATAAAGATAGTCCCCAAACATTTTTGGGTTGGCTAAAAGGAGATCTTTTTTTTTAATGAGGTGTCTCGTGGGTCTTGCTGCTTTGTGCTTCTGGCAGATCGATGATTTCCATCCCATTTGTTTGACAATCTCATTATCATTTTATGTTTGGATTATCGTTTTGGGTTTGTAGAACAGCGTTAAGAGCCTTTATGTCTTCTTGTGGTTGTTCGTCCTTTAGGACTCCTAGTAAGGCATATCCGGCAATGTCCCTGTAAGGACTTTCACCAAAAGCATCCTTCTTGGTTGCGATTCTCTTTAGTTTGTCGAACATGCGGACAATGCAAAGTGCATCCGTGTAAGAGTCTACTGGAATGCCGTTTGGATATAGGATTTTCAGGAAGTCACCAACTTGCCCGAAACTATTTCCATATGCTGCGTTCTTTTCGTCTACCAATGCACCAATCTGCTTGCCCAAGTCTTCGTATTTGTTTCCCATAGACACATCGTAACTCATAGACACTTTGTTTTCTACGACAAACGCTACTTACATAAATGGCTTCTTTGACTATTTCCGAGCTTCGAAAAAGAAACAATTTCGAGATATTGCTCAAGAAAATTCAAGAGGGTCAACCCCTAGAACTCATCAAGGAAAAACAAGTTCAACTTGGTGTAGAAGCGGTCATTATCAAAGAAAGTCCTGAGTTGATTTCAGGTCTTCAGCAACTTGCGGAAGATCCTGAAGACTGCCTTGAAACAGTTTTTGGAGATCTTGTGAAGAACAAGTGTCTTCTACTGGAAACTACAATTGGCACACACATCACCTCAGGTGCCCTTCAGAAGACATGGGAGTTTGGAAGCCTAACTTCAGCCATGGTTTACGAGAAGGAAAATCGTGAACAGAAGAACATTCAAAAGAACCTAAAACAACTAACAGTGTTTGGACTCAAGCCAATCACCTTGGTTATCAGGAGTCTTGGTGGACACACCTACACTTTTGAAAATGTGGCTGCTGTCAAAAATGCCAACAAGATGACAAAGGGCTGTTTTGGTAAGGCAGACTTTGACTTCGTAGACCTAGATGGGAATGTGATTTTTAACGCCTCTCACAAGTTCGGTAAGCGACCAAGACACTTTAGACAATGGTCTGGTCTCAAGAACTTTCACGAGCATCCTGAGGTCAAGCAGTTCGGAGAAGACCTGAAGGTTGCCATCGAAAAGGAACTGGTAGAAACCCTTAAGACCAAGGTTTTCCCTAAGACACTTTCATTTGCACGAGCCATTCAGGATAACAATCTAAAGAAACAAGCCATCTTTGGAGAAAATGAAGTCAACTTCGTTATTCAGGGAAGATGTGAATTTGTTCCAACAGACATGCCTTTTAGGTTCGAACTAAAGGCTGGAATGATCTTAAGTCCAGATGATGATTTAAACCTGCTTGCTGATGGGTATCATCCTGTAATTCTTGCCAGACGTGGAGACCTAAAAAGAGGAGCGTTTGGCATCAAGGGTTGCAGAGGAATGATTTATCCCAAAAAGGGAAGAGCGATTCACAGATTTATATGAAGTCACGTAGAAAGTTCGGACAAGAAAAGCTTCCAAAACATCAGTGTGAGATTTGTGGGTTCTCCAAGAAGAAAGCCCTGAACTATCATCACATAATTCCTCAGGCTGACTCAAGGTGTACAAATGACAACACAAACCTTGCTGTGTTGTGTCACTGTTGTCACGACTTAGTTCATGCTGGAGAAATAACGATTATTGGCGTCTACAGCTCTACAGCCGGACGCCAATTAATGTTCTTTCACAAGGGAACCGAACCTCCTCTGGAACATCAGTTCTGGAAGGTTAAGGAAAATCCCTTGGTTGTTACTTTGTCTTCCAGTGATAGGCCATGATAATGTCTGGCAAGTCCGCTTTTCGGATTTTCTTTGCCCAATAATACGCAAGAAGTCGATGTGTGCCATCCACAACCATGTCGTCTTTAACAAGGGCTTTGTGAATAGCAGGAAATATTCCTTGCTTTTCAAGTTGCTTAACTAAAGCAAAAATATGAGCCACGTCAGCTTTGGTCTTCTTTACACCTTTGAATGTAAATCCCGACTTTGTCTTGTGAGCTTTTGCATACTTTTTTGCAAAAGCTTTCATAGAAAACTTCTCAAATGGAGACTTCAAATCTCCTACTTCTTTCACTTCCATAGTAACAACTGCCATACCTGTCGAAAATGACATTGTGTCAGCAATCCACTTACGACCTGAAGCAAAAACACTAAATCTAAGTTGATTTTCTAATGGACTTTGAAGATCAGGAGACTCGATAAGTTTGGGAGAAATCAGTTTGACTTTTTCTGTTAAGGCGTGATCTCCTTCAAGAACAGAACAAACTGCCGCATGAACCGAACAGTCTCTTACTGTTTTCATTTAAATGGTTCTGCCAGGTTTCCATTTTCATCCTTAAGACCAAAAGCCTTAAGGGTAACTTCGAACTGACCTGTCTTGTCTACCATCTCAAGCATCTGTCTTGCAAGGTCTCTTACCTCAATCTGAGCATGCATGGAGTATCTCAAAGTCAAGAAGTGGTAAAATGAACGCCAGTTGAACATCACGTCAGCCTGGATTTGATTTCCATATGGCAAGTAATAACGAGCAGATTCCTTTGCGCGCTTTCTGTCCATACCCTTAGCTACAAGACGTTCTACTGCTCCATGATAGGTTCTGAGAGAATCCTCAAGGTATTGCACATAAAGCAAAACTTCATCTTCGGGCCAGTCTTGCGGAACATAGAACTTGTCACTCTTGAGTTCCTTGTATCTTGCCGACTCTCCATTTACCGAAACACCTACTCGGTGTTTGATGATGTGGATGTGTGTGGCAATGTCTGTCGTAACCAAGAAGTGAATCGTGGACTTTTCAAATGGAGTCTCGTGATGATTCTCTGCAAGCATCGTCAAAAGTTTTGGCACCCTCTTCAGTTTATCTTCAGTTAACTCACGACTGGTTGAGGTCCAAGCAGACAAGGCATGCGTTAAGTCTCCACCATAGGTTCCAATGATCTCTACTTTGTTTTGGTGAATATCCTTGTGAGCTTGTGCAATTTCTTTATAGTCAAATCCTTCACTCATTTTGTGTCCTCGATTAATTCTATCTTCTCGATCTCTTCTCTAAGCAAAAGATAGCCAAGAAGACGTTGATTGTTTGCGTCCTTCTTTACGACATTTAACTCAAGGAAGTCGATATTCGTTGGCTTCAAACCAAGTTGCTGTTTTCGGATAACAAAACCCTCCACGTATCCTCTTTGAACATCTTGCGAGTCCAAACGTTGATATGTGAGGGATTGTGTTTCGGATATTATTCCGATTTTTCTTGGATCCTTCAAAAACACTCGTATGAAGTCTCCAGTAAGGAGGTCATCCCATCCATAATTGGAGCTAGTGTTCTTTGAAGAAAAAAGGTTCTTGAGCCAATCTAACATCGGCCAAGTATACAGTGAATCGACTTAGAATGAACCAGAGACCGAACCCGACATAAGCTGCCAGATTTGATTTGCAATATTTTGTTCAAGCTTGAACACAAGAGTTGGCTTACCACCATCATGAAGGTTCTGAAGCTGAGCAATTGGCACCTGTCTGATGCCAACATAAATGCGCGACACGCCATCTGTGTCTACAATACGACGTACTGTGTACGAAGAAGTAAGATACGTGTTTGTAAAGCCAAGAAAGGTTGAGTCAGGTGTAGTCATGATTTTAATTATTCTCCACCAATCCCCATTCTTGGAGGATTATGGGAATATGGCTTTCTGTTGAGATTTTTCGAAACCTTTGCCATAACAGCCTTGGGTCCCTTTTGGTCAGAGTCATGACGATCCATGTAAACCTCACCACCGCCAACCATGTTACGTCTAATAGAGTTTGTAGCCTTGTGTAAGCCCATCTTATCCAGAACGTTTTCCAGAATTTCTTCAACGATTTCCCCAAGATAAGCTTGTGTTTGCTCTGACTCTGGCGTTGGAATGCCAACAAGGTGAGTTGTGATGGTTTCTGCTACATAACGAATCTTTGGTGGTTGAGCACCTGGCTTGTCTCCTTGCCAGAAGAAATCCCTGATTTGATCTCTGTGTTTTCCGTCATGAGTAACTGGACCGCTGGTTTCTCCGAAATTGTTAAAGTTCTCATCTGCGAGAGTACCGCCTCCATAAGGGGCAAGTAATGCTGCACCAGCAGAAACGCCATTAGCTTCTGAAACTTTCTTTTTGTCACCAGACCACATAGTCTTGTGAGCTGGACCCATGTCCATTCCAAGGGGAGCACCACCAGTTGCACTAACTGCACCTGTTCCTACAGCGTTAAACTCGTCCAACTCTTGTTGAACCAGTTCCTCTATTAGTTGTTTAATCCCCATGTGTCATTCCTAGGTCGATACAGACGAGTCTGTTGTCTGGCGTAATACCCCAATGATCAAATCTGTCAATGTCGTCCATTCCAGCTTTTGTTAAATAGACGAACTTCCTGATAAGATCTTTTCCTCGTTTTGTAGGACGAACCTCATCGGCTTCTATGGGTTTCTTCTTTTTTTCGAATTCTTGAAATGCCTGAGCAGGGTCTTTTGGGGAGTTGTAGTTCTTCAGGAAGTCACCAAAGTGAATCAGCCAGTTTTCCGTAAGTCCGGTCGAACCAGTGAAGTCTTCATTTGTAGGCCATGTTTGTGCCCGTTCCACAATCATCCAGGCAAAATGTGGGTCATGGTCATAAATGACAGGACAGAAGTCCTTGCCAAAAGTCTCAAAGGCAGAGAACTCCATGGAACTTTGTTGAGCATCTGAGGCTATTTTGAGAACTTTGGTTGGAGTCAAGGCATAGGCAGTTCGTGCCATTCCATGCCCCAAAAGGACGAGTCCTGACTGTTTTGCATAGGCATTTCGTTCTTTATAGTTCCGAAGCTGCTTAAAATGCTCAAAGTCGAAGGATGCACCCTCGAAACTCTCCACAATTAAGGCTTCTAGGATTTCGCTTAGGAGTCCCACTCGGTTAATTATACCGGCAAACCCTTGGAACGAAGAATTGCTTGCAACTTTTGCATGGAATCTTGTGGATTCTTGTGCAAAATGGCAATTCCGCCAGCGCTTTCAAACTTGGTCGTGTACTTGGTACGGTCATCGATCAAAATCGAGTTAGGATTTGCGTACTTGTCCTTGTCCTGAGTACACACGAACTTGTCGAACATCCCAGGAAAATGGGAATCCATCCACTGTCGCTTTTCCTGCATACAGCGTTCAATGTTGTTGTCTACAGGTGCCGTGAGAATACTTGGCTTACGACCAGTCATGGCTGCTGCCTGGGCAAGCATTTCCTTTGCTCCTGGCATTTCTGGAAGATTGGCAAAGAAGCCCTCACGACCCGTCAGGGCGAACTTCTGTTCACGGTAGTGCTGCCATGCCTTCTTGAGAGCCTTGAGTCCAGGATCGGCTTGAGGACCCGCCAAACGCTTACGAAGCTCATCATCCGTGATGTGCATCAGGTCCGGGAAGTTTTTGAGCAATGCCATGTAGGTGTCACGTGCCTTTCCAGCACGTGGGTTTCCATCCAACACGCCTTGGTCGAAATCCGCCAGAACGCCATCCATGTCAAAGTAAATGACAGGCTCATTCAAGATGGACATTTCTGCCTCAACAATATTCTCGACCAAAATCTTTAATTCATCACTCACAGAGCAAGTCTCCTAAAAAGTTCTGTTTCTCTACGTTCTTGTTCTTGTCCAAGCTCTTTACCAGAGAAACCCTGAGCCTGCAACTCAATTCCGGTTACTGAGTGTTCAAACTTGATAAATGCCTTCACCAAGTGGTCCTCAGGTTTTCCAACCATGTGGGAAAATTGGACCAAATCAGAATCTGACAACCGGGAGTTTTTGAAAAGCTTCTTTAATTTGTATGCATTCATCACAGAAAGTGACAAAAACATCGACAAAAATGACACTTGTGCCACTTCGTCCGCAGGGTATTTTAACTGATTGAGTTTGTTCATGAGAACCTTCCAAGGATTCTCTCTAAGCAAGTACCCAAGCATCACAGGAATGTTTTTTGATTCCTTGAAGTCACGTGAGACAAGAAGTCCCGGAAAAATCTGTTCCCACAGATTGTACTCGGAAATCAGGTGAAAGAACTGAACCACTGACTTGGCACTTTTGATGCCTTTCAAAAATTCATCCCTGATACGTTCGCCAGAAACTCCCTCAAGAGAGTTATTGGCCTTGATGGCTTGAGAAGTTGCGGGATCAAGTCCAGAACCAACTCGTGCAGCAAATCGAATTGCCCTGAGAATACGAAGTCGATCTTCATCGAATCGTTCTTCTGGTGAACCCACGGTACGAATGACACCCTTTTCGATATCACCCATTCCACCAACATAGTCTACAATCTCTTGTTTCTCGATGTCGTAAAACAAGGCATTGATAGTCAAGTCACGACGTTGAACGTCCTGGTCGATACTGGTAAATGACACAGCATCTGGACGGCGTCCTTTTCCAATGTCCTGGCGGAAGGTGGCAATTTCGTACTCGTTTCCCTCGGGAGTGATAACTTTTACCACACCAAAGGACTTACCCACCTCCAAGATTTTGTAAGCAGGATTCTGTCTAAGAATCCCAACAACGTCATCCGGTTGAGCGTCTGTGGCAACGTCTAGGTCTTTTGGAGGCAGTCCCATGAGTGCATCACGAACAGACCCACCCACAAGGAAAAACTGTTTTCCGGCAGACTGAAACATCTTCGAAATCTGAAGAAGGTCTTCAGGCAGTGGAATATGAAATGACTTTCTTACCGGCTCAGCAGAAGACTCAGCAAGGATTTCATCAACATACTTGTTGACAAACTCAGACAGAAGGATTTCATGGGGTTTCTGCATTTTCTTGCTTTACGAGATTTTTGAAGGTCCAACCAATGATTGCTAGGTCAAAGGCTACTCTGAACTTAAGAGGCTTTGTTTGTGGTGTCTCAACTGTGGAAGTTTGTTCACATCCAAGTTCATAAACAAATGTTTCTGCTGTAGTTTTGTTGGCATCCTCAAGTTGCCACACACCCTTTTTCCTAGAGACTCCAACGGCTTCTTGAAGATTGTAAATAGCCCCTCTGTTCTTCTGATTGCGGAAGAGGTAAGGTTCATTGTCCTTTATAGTAGTATCCTCGTGAAAGTCAAGGAAAAACGTTGGATTGAACTTGATTATTTCCTTACGGATATCCGTGACGTACTTTGGAGGACGAACCTTGGCAAACTTAAATCTTGACTTGGTCTCATTTTTGCTTATCCAGACTGAGTTGAGGTTGATCTTGTTGTTCTCTTTACGCTGTTTGTTGTTCCAGGCGTCATGACCAACAAGAGGAGAAATCATCAAGGAGAAGTCCTTGCTTATCAGGGCACCTTTTGGGGTATTTTCTAACCAGGTCAAAAGAGCAATTGGACCAGCACGTTCTTCTCCGTGAATACCTGCATTAAACAATACCTTTTGGGGTCCTTTACCCAAGAAGTACACAGATCTGCCAAATCTCATACGTTTAGCGCGAAACCCATGAACCTTTGCTGCCTTGTCAAAGCGTTTCATGAAGCTTTCGGCAGACAAGTTGTTTATTTTGTACAGTTTTGGCAAAAAACCTTCAAGTTTTGCCACTTCTGTAGTAACAATTCTCTTTCTCCATGCAGATTTGGTTCGGGGAGTGATTGCCATAAAGGTAACTATGGCAACCTCGTTCCCAGGGGACGCATTTTTGGAGAAGACTTTATAAGCCCCTATAAGCCTTCAGGTTTTTATAGGTCGAGACCTACCGGGAAACCCTTTTGGGGTTTCCTAGAGCTATCTGAAGGCTTATAGGCATATTTCATCCACACTTGCTGTGTCCGCAGTCTTGGCAGGACACACAACCCTCTTGGTATATCAGTTTAATAGAACCGCAGTTTGGACACTTCTTCTCAGAAGCCTTGGTGCCGTCCTTGATATAGTGCTTTAGAACTCTGGACATTGCCCTGGAGAAAGAGAACAGGTCGTCTTCCTTTTCTGAACCCTTCTGGAGCTGTTCCACGATAAACTGAACAGGTGACCCATGTCTCAAGGCAAGAGAAATAGTTCTGGTAAATGCAGAGTGAGTTGTGTTGTTGAAGGACTGAGCAATGTCCTTTACGATCGTCTCGTCCTCTGGACCCTTTTCGTAGTCATAGTGGAAGTCATAACGTGCCACAGGATTTTCCTGACCATTATGTTTGACGATCTTTCCTGTCTTCACTCTCTTTGGCATTGAGATGTGTTTTGACAAACCACCAAGAACCTCATATGGTTTTCCATCATACAAGCCAACGAACACCGTCCATTTTTCGCCATTCACCGTGAGACTCATAACGTCACATGGAAGTTCCTTAGGTCTCTTTGGAGCATGACGATCCGTAAACTCTTGCTTGTCGTCTTTCTTAGCAGAAGATGAGGAAGTCTCAGTAACGAGCACACCCGTACGACAACCATCACGATACACAGTCACACCCTTACATCCAGATTCCCATCCGGTCATGTAAATGTCCTTGATGACATCAACGGTTGTGTCACTTGGAACGTTTGTTGTGTTCGAAATGCTATGGCAAATCCACTTCTGTGCAGCAGCCTGAACTTTTACCTTGGCAACCCAGTCAATGTCATTTGCACGTGACTTGAAGTATGGAGAGTTTTCTACGCCAGACTTTCCAGAGACTTCCATCCACTTTGCATATTGGTGATGATAGACCTCATACTCTTGCCACTTGTCACCCATGTCATCAATGAAGTCAACTCTGGCTTCCTTGTCATTTGGGTTGATTTTCTTGCGGCGCTTGTAAACGACCTCGAATGCTGGCTCAATGCCAGAGGTTGTTTGTGTGAGCATCGAAACAGAACCTGCTGGAGCTGTTGTCGTAAGTGCCACATTTCTTCTGCCAAACTTTTTCCACTTTGCAGCAAGGTCTTTGTCCTGAGAAAAAATCCTCTGCAAGAATGGATGATCTTTTTCTAGCTTGTAGTCGAACGCAGGGAAACATCCGCGCTCTTCTGCCATGTCGACAGTTGCCTGATAAGCTCCCATAGCCAACAAACCATAAACCTTGTCGGTCATTTCGATAGACTCTGGTGAGCCATAACGCATGCCAAGAGCTGCGAACATGTCACCAATAGCCGTTAAACCAAGACCTGTGCGTCTACCACGTGTGCAAGCTTGCTTAATCTTGTTCCACAGGTTGCGTTCAATTGCCTTGACGTCTTCTGGCTCAGGGTCGCTTTCAATCTTTGCAAGGATTTTATCAACACACTCAAGCTCAAGGTCAACAAGGTCATCCATGAGTCTCTGAGCGACAATCACACACTCCTTGAAGTCTTTTTCCAAGAACTCTGCATTTTTCTTAAATGGGTTCTTCACGAAGGACAGAGCATTTACCAAAAGGAGTCTGCATGAGTCATAAGGACTGAGAACAATCTCACCACATGGATTTGTGGAAGTCGACTTGAACTCTGCGTAACACTCGGTTGGAGTCTCTCTCTTGACGGTGTCCCAAAATAACAATCCAGGTTCTGCGGAAGCGTGTGCACCCTCAATAATCTTGTCCCAAAGTTCACGAGCACTTGTCTTCTGAGAAATGATTGGAGTTTTTGAGTCTACAGGAAAACGAAGTTCGAAGTCTTCATTGTTTTTCACTGCCGTCATGAACTCATCAGACAGACGAATAGAAATGTTGGCGCCCGTTACCTTCTTGAGATCTCTTTTGATCTTCACGAAGGTTTCAATCTCGGGATGATGAACCGAAATTGTGAGCATCAAGGCTCCTCTGCGACCACCCTGAGCAACCTCACGACAGGTGTTGGAGAATCTCTCCATGAACACACCAATACCATCTGTGGTTTTTGCAGCGTTGGAAGTAGCAAGACCTCTTGGGCGAATGGTGGACACGTCAAAGCCAACACCGCCACGTCTCTTCATCAACTGAGCTTCTTCCTGGTCTGTCTTGAGAATGCCACCATAAGAGTCATATGGGCTCTCAATAACGAAACAGTTGCTCAAGGAGACTGTCTGATATGGATTACCAATACCAGACATAGGAGAACCCTGAGGGATTATGTACTCAAAGTTCTTCAACCACTTATAGATCTCTGCTTCTGAAAGTGCGTTCGGATATTTCTTTTCAATCCTGGCGAACTCCTTTGCAAGTCTCTTGTGCATGTCATCTGGAGTTGGCTCCAAAATGTCACCAAGTGGTTGACTTGTGAGTGCATACTTGCCAAGAAAGACCTCTGCCGCTAACTTGTCTCCATTGAAATATTCGGTTGACTTTTTTAATGCTGACGTGTAATCCATTTCAAATCCTATTAGTCCACTCCACCTGATCTCATGAGTTGCTGGTGAGAGTATCTAGTTTCTCTATTTTGACTGAGTCATTTTGACTCTGCTTGTAAATTTGTCGCAGTTTGGAAACTGCACCATTCACATTCGTCTTGCGTTCGTTGTTATTGAAGTTGTTTTGGCTTGAGGTAGAAGGACTTTCCATCGCTTCCATTTCCATCTCGCCAATAATCTTCAACTTCGACTTTGCAGTATCGAGGTGAATGTTGTACTGAATACCATCTTTACCGGCACGATTCTTTGCGATAAACAACGTGCCAAGTCCGGTGGACTTCAGTTCGGGCTTTCTGTGTAGACCCAAGATGACGTCACAAGCGTGACTTTGTCCATAGGACTCTGCCATGTTTGTCATGTCAATGAAATCAGACTTCGCGCCCTCTTTGTTCGACTGAGTTGCAGTCCAAATTGGAACGTTAAGTTCCTGAGCAAGTCCACGAAGTTCTTCGAAAATGCGCTGAAGCTCCATTCTTGGAAGGTCATACTTTTCGGTAGATCTCATAATACCAGAATAGTCCACGAGAACCAAGTCTGGCTTAAAGCCTGTAAGAGCAAGCCTGTCGAGGTGGTTTCTCAAGGTTTCCACAGTTGCAGTACGAGTTGGGAATTCCTTGATAATCAGCTTGCCGTAGTTATCCAAGTTGATTTTATAGTGCTCTTTGATTTTGTCAATGTTCTCTGAACATTCCAGAGAATTGAGATCGCAGAGATAACTGTCATAACGAACTCCCATGATTCTCTCACGAAGTTCAAAAGAGTAATGAACAACATTTTTCCCACGTTTGATTGCCTCTGCACCAAATCCAATAAGGACGTGACTCTTACCAACACCAGACATGGCGATGATTGTACCAATTTCTCCAGCACCAAGACCACCATTCAAAATCTGCTTGGCATCCAACTCAGGAATACCAGTTTTCACGGGACTTCTGAATGTCTCTGAGTAACGAGTGTCAATGTCACAACCAAGTTCAAGACCTGGCGTGGTCGTCATACCGGCTGCCAGAGCCTCTTTGATGATCTGAGCTACCTTGTCATACTTCTCGTTGACAATAAGCTCCACAGACTTTTCTAGAGCCATCTGAAGCCCTTGCTTCTTGCAGAACTCCAAGGACTTTTCTTTTACATAAGGAAGGTCACCAAGATTTTCATTCTTTGCAACAAGAATCAAGAAATTGTGAATCTGCTGACGAAGAATTGCATCTCTGTCTGACTTCAGTTCATCCACCAACATTGTCCTGAGAAGTTGATCCGAAGGAAACTCCTTGAATTGCTTGTGGTATGTAACATATCGATTTGCAATCATCTTGAGATATGCATGTTCGAAGTAGTTAACGTCAAGAATTTCGGCAAACTGAGCTGCCCAAATCTTGTCTGCAATCATTGCTTGGACGATTTTTTCTTGAAACGACTTGTCAAAAGTGAAATGTTTACCTTGCGTTTTGTCCTGATTTTGTGTGGACATACGTTCTCCTTGGGTGGTTATCTTTTATTTTAGTTGTTGAGAGGACTGGCTATAGGTTAATGCCTATCCATATTCACTTAGACCAACCATCGTCTGTTTAATGATGCTGCTCGAACCGTTTCTTCCAAAAATTTCTGAAAGAAAAAGTTGTCACTCGACGAGGGTTGTTTTAAACAAAATGGACAGTCTATCGTAGTCAACATCCGTGACCACTCCTGCATCAATCATAGTACGAATCAATCCGAGTTTATTCATGTTTGGTTTGAAGTTATCTAGAGCAAAATCAACCTTTTGTATCTGACTTGCACTCAAGGTTGAAGAGTCAAGATACATCAGTTGCCAATTTCTTTCTAAGATAGACTTCGAGGTCAAAACGTCTGAATATGCTTTGATTTTCGACTTGCCGTCCACTTTTTCTTGTGAATACTTCATAATGTCCTCAACTTGAAGATCCACAGTGGTGTCGGCAAGAATAGGGAATCTCTTGGCAGCGGTTTTCAAACCAATACCGTCGATTCCAGGAATATTATCTGAATTATCTCCAACTAACGTTCTTGCAAGGCAAAAGTTTCGTGGAGCTATATTGTGCTCGGTAAGAATTTTCTCAGCAGAAACCAAAATTTTCTTGCCTGGGTCGTAGATTTCTATGCTTGGGTTTTCCAAGAGCTGATAGAAGTCCTTGTCAGAAGACACAAGTACCTTTCGAGCATTCTCTTGCGCGAACTTGTTTCTCAACAAGTAGGAGATAATGTCATCACACTCTGTTTCACCCACATAAATCTGACAGACTGGAAGTTGCTTGATGATCTGTGTGAGAAGGTGAAGTTGCTTGAGTTTGTTCTGTGTGTCTGAGAGCAGCCAGGCACGCTTGGAGTCATCCTTGTTGATGTCCTTGAAGGTTTCCTTGTCCTTGGCTCTATTGGCTTTGTAGCCTTCGTAGATTTTCTTACGACGTGGAGAAGCTCCACCTTGTTCCCACACCACGACCATTTTCTTTGGAACGAAGTTGTTGGTGAGGAAGTTGAGATACTTCAAAAACCCAACAACACCACCCACAGGGTCTCCACTCGTCGTTGTTGTCTCGTTTACAACGAACATCCGAATAAAGATGTTCATGCCGTCGACAATCAAAATTGGACGTTCGGTCTTGTGATTTGGTTTAAATGTTAGGTTTACTGGTGTCATGTGTTCCAACGACTTTCTCTGGCTTCGTTAAATGGAAGACTCAACAAAACGTACTCATGGTTCTCATCTTGTCTGAGAGTCTGTAAAGCCTTCTGGCATTTACGTTTGTGGGTAAAGCCTGCAACCAATCGACCTGTTCCCGACTGAAGGATTATGTGAACAAATCGAGTGGAAGCAGCCTTTTTCCTTTTACGATCAATCATTGATCCTCATCAAAGTGGTTGTAAGAAACACGATCAAATTGTTTCTTGATTAGATCTCGTTGTGTTTGTTCGAATTTTGCTAGTCTTTCGAGCATGACAGCGTACTTCTTCGCAAGAACTGCATTCTTTGGACTCTTGATGAGCCTAAGAAGTCTTGCAGCATCTCTCATCCTCTCAGGTGTGAAGTCGTTTTCTTCTTGATCCAACATAAATTGGACAAGTGATGATTTTTCGTCCATCAAACCAAAACTCCTCTCCAGGACAATCCATAGCGACTAGAAGAATGTGGTGGTAGGGGATATATCTGCAAAGGCTGATATATGTACACGGTTTGACCTGGTTGAGAACCTAACAAGTATTCCTTTACCAGCTCTTCGGAAAATTCACTTATGTTAGATGCGGAAGGATCAGCTTCTACTTTTTCGAAAAGCTTGGAAGTGACATTTTTTATGTTGTGAACTTCTGCAATATGAGCCCTGTCATCTTTGCCGATAAACGCAGGTAAGTGTACGCCTTCAACAGAAGGCAAGTGCAAAGGAATTTGTGCAACTATCTTGAGAACCAAGTCGTTCAAGTCTGACAAGTGTGGATAATCCAACAAATATCTTGCTTGATTTTCAAGCAGAAGCGCAGGTGTGTCTTGCTGATCTTGAGTCAAACGTTGATCGACATATCCTGCTTTAACCCATTTTTCTGTGGTCTTATTCATTGTCCTGAACTTCCGAAACCAGCACTACCACGGACAGACTCCGTGGTCTTGTTTGTCTCTTCCATAAGAACTTCACCCGCAGTTCCCACTTTATAAACCACAAGTTGGGCGATGCGATCACCTCTCTTGAAAGAATAACTGGTTCCAGAACCAGATATCCAACTAAAGAAGTTACACGTCAACACAACGAACATTTCACCACGATATGTTGGGTCAATAATCCCACCGACAGGAAAAATGCCTTTTGCTGACAAACCTGAACGTCCTTCCATTTTAAGGAAAATCCTGTTCCTCTCAAGGTCCATTGTTGGCATGTCTGCCAACTGAATACCTGTCGAGATTTTTAGGGTCTGTCCATGAGAAATGACAAAATCCTGGTCACAGAACACATCAAACCCAATATCGCCCTCACGGACAGCATGTGGGATTTTTGCGGTCTCCGTCAAGCGTTTAAACTTGATTCGGATAAAAGGATCCGCCTTGGGAATGTTTGGAGCAAACCAATTTGGATCCTCTGTCTTGTAAGAGGATTTTGCCACGGGTTCCTTTTCGGTAAGTCTTATCGACTCATTGGGATCATGGTTTCCTAGTGTCTTTGTCATAATCAAGCCTCAGCAATGTCTCCAGCAGACTTGTTTGCCACTTCTGCTGCTTGCACTTCCTCAATAGAGTCGGTGTTTACGCCCTTGAGCGTTGGGTGTTCTTCCTGAAGAGGCTTCATGATGTAAGCCTCGTCCATCAAACCATCCAAAAATGGCTTATAGACCTTGTCTGCCAAAATCTCGTCAAAGTTGGACTTGTTAAACTTCTTTTCCACAATGGACTTTCCATCCTTAGAAATCGAAAGTGTCTTCCAGGCCGAAACACCATCAACCGAAACCTTATGACCATTTACCATAGCTGGTCCATTCTTTTCGCAGTGCTCACGAAGGAAGTCGAAAATCTGTTCGTGTTCCTTGATGCCAACACCGAAGTGGATTTCGAAAGTGCACTCACGGAATGGACGTGCAACCTTGTTCTTGATGGTTTTTGCAGTTACCTGAATACCGATAACCTGTCCATCCTTGTTTTCAAGCTGCTTACCACCTGTGAGCTTGATTCTGGTGGATGCCGAGTAAGGAATAGCCATACCACCTGACGTGGTCGTTGGATCTCCGTACATAACGCCAATCTTGGTGCGTTGCTGACTTACAAGCATAAGCAACACCTTCTGACTCGAAATCACGTTGGCGATTTTTCTCATGCCCTTGGAAAGCACACGAGCCTGAAGACCAATTGTGTTCTGGTCATAGTCACCCTCAAGTTCAGCCTTTGGAGAAGACTGAGAAACCGAGTCCCAAATCACGATAACAGGAACATCCTTTGTCATCGAGCGAGCCTTGGTAATCGTGCTTTCGATAACCGACAGAATCTCTTCTGTGCAAGCCGTCTGAACGAACACGAAACGCTTGGAAATATCAATACCAAGGTCTGCAAGGTTGTCGATGTTTGTTGCGTTCTCTGTGTCGACGTACACGCAAATGCCACCCATCTGCTGAACAGAACGAGCTGCCGCAAAACACAAGTGACTCTTACCCAAGCCTGGCTGTGCCTGGATTTCTACAATACGTCCTTCTGCCCAACCACCGCCATTGCGATTGCCAATAACATAGTCAAGCTGACGAGAGCCTGTGGAAATCCACCGCTTGATTTCTGTCGGTGCGTCATCGGATGCAAGGTTGAACGCGATGTTGGAGCCGTGCTCCTTGTTCAACTGTCTAATAAGTTCTTGCGAGAAGTCGTCATGCTGCTTCATGCTTGCTGCTGACTCATAATCTGGCTTTTTTGTTGTCTTTGGTCCCATTGAATACCTCTGTCTTAGATTCTAACCGTTTGTCATTCTTACATAAACCCGTTTGAGTACAAAAAAGCCCCAAGAAGGGGCTTTGATGTAACCGTATGTCAACCTCTCACTTTTCAGTAAGATGAAGACAACCCTATTTTGTGTGAATCACTCGATGTCTTTGAAAGCTGCATCGACGTCGGCAACTGCCTTGTCGGAACTTTCTGTTTGACCGCGAGATGTACCCTCAACCGTAACCTCACCAGCAACCTGTTCACCAGACTGAATAGCAAGGAAGTTGTCACGAATTTGGACAAGTTCATCTGCCGACTTAACCTGTGCCTTGAAGTATGCCTCAAAGTTTGGAACAGTCTTCATGAGAGCCTCAACCTGCTCCTTCTTTGGAAGAAGTTTCGAAGCCTTTCTGCGTGGCTGCAACTTGATTTCCTTCACAGGGAAGTTGTTGAAAGTTTTGTCAGTTGCCGAAACGGTGACCGTGAAGTCATAGCCGTTATCTGCCGAGAACATGTCTTCATCGGCATAATCTGGGTGAACGAGGATTCCGTAGATATCCTTGCAAAGCTTTGGAGACAACTCCCAAACCTGCAAACCCTTTTCCTCTTCGCCACGGATGATGATTGCTGCGTAGTAACGCTCTCTTGGCGTAAGCTTTTTACGAACCAACCAAGCCTCACGGGACTTGTCTTTTGCAAGCTCCATTGCTGCTTCCTTGATTGGATCTTCCATTCCGAACTGCGAAGGAGCTACAAAGCGTCTTTCCGAAAGTTCTTTGTTGTCGTAGTACGACACTTCATAGAATGGCTGTGCAAGTGGATTGCCAGAACCATCAAGCAATCCGACGAATCTTACGTCGTATGTGCCGATGCCGAGTTTTGCCCAAGTGATCTTCGCTTTTTCGGTGGTTGACTTTTGGTTTCCAGTAAGCGACGTGATCTTCTCTTTGATGTTGTTTAACGTATAGCTACTCATTGTGTTTTCTCCTAATAAAAAGCCGGTATAAGGTAGGACCGGACTAGTTCTAAGTATGTTGAACAGACCCTAAGTTGTATCAAGTTTCTTCAGAATTTTGAGCTTGGAAACCCTTGAAATCATTGGGTTTTTTGTTCTCAAATTCAGCGGTTTTTGGCATCAAATTGTAGACTGATTTCAACACGTTAATGGCGCCTTCCATTCCGTAAAGAATCTTTGGAAGATCATCCTTGTCCAAGGTGCCAGCATCGATCTGATCTTGAAGACCTTGCATGCTAATAACGATGAGTCTGTCGAAATCCTCATTGGAATTTCTGTACTCCCACACTGCTACACCAGCCTTCTTCTTTTCAGAAGGGGCAACAGGTGCAGTCTCTGTTGGGGTCGTCTCAAATAGGTCAATTTTCTCAGTGGGTGCAGTGTTTATAGTTGTTTCGTCGCTCATAGTTTATTTCCAGACATCCAAAAAACCTGATTTGCAAAACCGGGAATGTCTTTAGAGCCAAGACTACACAGCTTAGGGATTAGATGTTCAACGTCATTGTGCACATCCAAAATCAAAGCATCATGCAACAGGAAAATTGGAGCTATGACTTCTAAGGAATTTGGGATGCTTGCAAGTTTCTCAAGAATCTTCTTGAATCCTAACAAGGCAACGTCCACAGCCGTTGACTGAATGTAGTAGTTTAAAAGCGCGTGGGGCTTGCCGTCCTCGGGGGTGAGGTGTCGGCAGTAGAAAGTTCGAAGATGCCTACAATCGGTTTTTACGTAGCCCTGGGACACGAATTGACGAAGGTCGTCAATCCCGAAGAAGTCATTAACCATTTCAACGACCTCATCAGGGTCTCGAATATTATGTTTCTCAAGTGCCTCAACCGTCAGAGACTTGGATTGTCCATAAAGCTGACTCAGGACAATCTGTTTGATGTTGTCACGAGAAATGTCCTTTGACATTTTCAGTGTCTTGAGTGCATATGAATATACATCTTTTGGCACTGGCTCTGTGATCTCATATTTCAATATCTCCATAAGTGGAGGATAACCAATTAGAAGAGAGTTTAAGATATATGATTTAAGACTTAGAGCCACACGAGGTTCAAGGGAAGTAAAATCTAAATACCAAATAGACCCTTTTTCACCAAAGCGACTGGTAATGATGTCCCTGAATTTCTTAGGCAAAAGCAGAATGTTTGGTCCTGACTTGATTTTCATCCTACCTGTTACACTCTCATTTAGAGAGTAAGTTGGCACAGGCAAAAATCCATATTTGTCAGGAGTCCAATTTAGAAGATGTTGACGGTTTTCTGGATTTACCGAGTGCATCTTATGCTTGACGAAGTTTATTTTTGCGGGTTGCAAGTAGTCAAACACGGAATTTGTCTTGGAGTAGATTTCCTTGTAATAATCTATATCTGTCCCAATTTCCTCTAGGGCTCCAGACACTTGATTGTCATGTTGGGTTTTTGCCTGACGATAAATGTCTGTCGGCAAAATGCTTTCCCACGGTAGACTTCCTGAGGTGTGAGGAAGAACCGTTCTCATCATTTTTTTGTAGTGTTCGGGTATGGTATCAGGTAAGTGCTTTCCATACACCTTGAAAATGTCATTATGATTCACAAGTAGAGTCTACCTGAGGAATTATGACTTTTATTCTCTTGGAACTGCGGCACCTGTTGCTTGATCGGAAGAGGTTGCATCCTGAGAGGATTCTCTCAAGGCAAGGGCAGCATTATTCACACGCTCAATAAGAGAACGATATGTGCCATAGGCGTCAAGTGGAGCAAGTCTTGCTTCTGTGTTAAACTCACCAGCAGAAATCCTGTGAGAAATACCTACAACACCGTAAATGTTGTCAACGGAGGTTCCAGTCTGGAAGTCAATGAAGAACTGTTGAGCAAAGTCAATAAATGGACAACCAAAAGTCGTGAGTGACAACTCACATGGGATAATCTGAAGAGGTAAGCCTCCAGGTTGTTCACCATTGGCATCAAGTTGAGAGGTTTGATAGGATCTCAACATGTTGACGGTTGACAAAGCTGCATCCTGAATGGATGTCAAGTTTGCCTGTTTGATTGTTGTACCTTGAGCACCAAAGATGATGTAAGGCATGGTTCTTCTAAGGAACTCTTTCAAAACTGGAGTTCCTCCTCTGATACGATACATCTCACTATCTGGAATACGTTCAATCAAACCAGCAGAAGATGCTGCGTTGATAATTTCGTTTGCTGCCTGAACTTGGCTTTCAATGACACCTTCATCGCCACCAGAAAGATTTGGAATACCCGAGATATTTCTTATTTCTTCTTCTCTTGCGGCTGCAATCAAGGCGCCTTGTGTTTCATAGGCAGTTGTCTGTCTGTCAAACACGTGAATTCTCAAAATTGTCTTGAGGGTACCTGTGTCATCAACGTCTCCCTCTCTGTCAATACGCTGAGGAAGACACTCAAGGTAGAAGTCCACCTGAGGCATTCTGAAGGAAGCATCTGGAGTTACGCCCTGAAGAAGTCTTTCGATACGATTCTGAAGTTCAACAGAGTCGACCGTAGCTTCAGTGGTTGAACCACCACCGTCTGATGACACACGTCTAAACAAGGCACCATCTCGACCAGCAGTAAACAAGCCATATGACCTAGCTGCATGGTCATCAATGACAGTTGTGGCAATGAACTGCAAGAAGTCCTGAAGGTTCATGTTGGCTGAACGTGACAAGTTCTCAAGTCTGGTTCTCATGTAGTTCTCATAGAAGAATCTAGTGTCAACTATGAAACTGCCAATATTCAAGTTGCGGGCATAACCTGCACCACCATTGAACGGATAGAAGATGAACTGAATGTCATCAAACTTTCTTGTCATGGCAAGAGGTTCACCAACAAACAAAACCAAAAGCTTAGCAAGAGAAATGTCTTGTGGAACGCCACGCAACTCAGAATCCAGGGTTGCTCCCGTACGTGTGTCGGCATGTCCTCTGGAGTCTCGTCTCTGGGCAGTCAAGGAACCAGAACGGGCTCTTGCCAAATAAGGATGGTCCTGAAGAGCATTGGCTCTCAAAAATGGATCTGGAGTTGTGCTCAAACGAACCATCTTAGCTCTAATGGCTTCTTGCACAGTGCGTCTAATGGCGTTTACAAGCCCTCCTGAGGTAGAAGAGCTGCCGGTACCACTAGCACTGCCATAAAGCTCCTCAAGGCTTACAGAGAGCTGCCTTGCGGCTTCGCTGCCAGTAGACCCAGCTCCTCTTTGGGACAAGGTCCTTTGAAACTGTCTAAGTTGGGTTCTAAGGTTGTCATCTAATATGATGTTATTGCGTGCATCTTCAGCGGCATCCAAGATTTGGATACCACGAACTTCAACGGAAGATGGACCACTTTCCTGACCAAAGATTCTTCTTCTGTAGTTGCCAATGGTTTCGGAGAGTTCACGAATTCTAGACAAAACCTGATTTACGTTACCAGTTTCATCTGTGGAAATGGTTTCAGAAGAAGCATCAGAACCACCACGCATGGCAAGTTCAAGGGTAATGTCTACAAGTCCACCATCCTGGAAGGTAAGGCTTGAGTTGACAATACCATATTTTTCTCTGCATCTCATGGCATTAATCAACTCAGCATAGTAGTTGTTAATTGCCTCAGTTTGAATGTTGGCTTCTGGGTGATTCCAGCCATATTCAACCATGAGTTCTGTACGAGCATAAAGGTCAGGACGAATGAGGTTGGCAATTTCAGCAAGACGTGAACGATCATGCAAAATGAAGTTGAGTCGAGCAGTCTTGAACGACATAAGACCAGTACTTGGAGCTACATCAACCGTAAGTTCTTTCAAGGTCAACAAAGGTTGGAACTTGTCCAAAATTGGGTTAACTCGGTCTGGGTTGTTGTAGAACTCATTGCCATTCACCAGAGTTTGGGGGCTTGTGAATATTTCCATGCCCGTTTGGGTATAGGTTGTATTTTGTTCTGTAGGTTCCTGACCTTCCAAGAAGTCTGCATTGCGAACTTTGTTGGCAAGAGCAATTGTCGACCTAACGTTACCTGAGTCTGAGTCTACTTGAACATTTCCTTCCAAGAATCTAAACAAGGAGATATTCTCCAGTCGACCATTTTGAGAAATTGGACTACCAGGAGTAAGAAGCTGAATATTCAAGTAAGGAACTGCCTTGGCTAGTTCAATGGTTGGGATGCCATTAAGAAAAACCGAAATAGCATTGATATTACGTCCTGTTGGGGTGATTCGAACGTTGTTGACCTTGATGACAGACAAGTGAGGAGAAATGTCCTTGTCTGGGTTATTTGGGTTGCTGTTGATGAAGCTGTTTGCCAAAACATCATTCATGGACACGGTATTTTCCGCACCATTCAAGTTGGCACCCTCTGGACCTGTGATTTCGATGAATCGATTTATTCTTTCCTGGAGTCCACCAGACTCTCCAGACACAGGTGCTCCAGCATCACTACCTTCCGCCGTTTGAGGAGCCGTCATGGTATTGTTGATTTTGTCAACAAGCTCATGCATCAAGTAGGCACCTTCAGAGGTATCTACGATTGCAGCTACAAGATCAGTGATTTCTTGTGGAGGTGGAGGTAAGTCGAAGTTGGCAGTTGTGGAGTTGGCACCAACGATGCCTTGCAGTTGTTCAAGCGCAATTCGACCAGCAAGATCTCTGGCCGTATAAAGGCCAAAGTATTTTGCTAGTCTATTTGTAGCTGCATATAGTTTTTGTTGGTCGTTTGGCATGTTAGCCTATGAATTTTTGCACATCTGCAAGTTTAGGAATTTTGATTCTTGTACCTGGAGGAGCCTGAAGACCCCAACCCACGTCACTTGCGGCAGCAATAATCCACCACAAAGATGAGTCTCCATAGACTTGACCAGCAAGAATGTCGAATCTCTCAGCTTCATCCAAGTAGGTTTCGTCAAAACGAATGTTGCCAGCCTTGATGTTATTTCTGATGATAGGAATGCAGTAACTTGTTCCATAAGAGAAACCAAGTCCAAGAACAGGTGTTCTAGCGTATCTCTTCATGAGTTCCTCCTATTAGCACCAACAGTGATTTGTGTATTTTGTCTATAATCTGTCTCTTTGGCTGCCAAGTCAGCTTGACTCTTTCTTGTAGCGTTCTTAGTAAGAGAACCAACGTTATACACAGGAGCGTTGTTGAAGCCGTTATGGTCAAGACCTGGCTGAAGGTCATGAATAGGATCAAACTGGAAGCTGATCTTCACAAGTTTTGGAGCACGATTGTTCAGGCCAACAGTTTCCCAAGGGAACTTCTGGTCGATGTTCATGGAGAAGTTTCTGATAAATCCAGCAAGACCTCTGCCTCTGACGGATTCAAAGGACTTGAAGATTGGGTTTGGATTGTCGCCTGTTGGCGTGAAGAAGGCATCAATAGCCTGTCTGTCATCACTTGCATCAGATGCTTCAAGGTCTGTAGGATTGATACCAGCTTGTTGCTGTGCCTGTCTTTCGATTTCAGGTTCATAAACTGCCAAGGCAGGACGGTTTCCCAAAATAGAAACGACAAACTCTCCCTGTTCGCTTTCATCAATAGGGTTGTTGATTCTAACCTTGATGCCACCAAGAGAACCATCTCTAAATCTAGCATTTGGATCAACGATTGTAACCAAGGCTGGAGTTGCAAGAATGAGATTGCCAAGAGGAGGACTTGCTCCGTCTTGTGGAAGTGGATCTGAAGCACCTTCCTGAAGTACTCTTTCATAGGTGTCATCTGGAAAGGTTGTCAGGATTGGATGAAGGGTTGCAATGTCATTTGCTCTCCAGTCACCGCTTTGCATTCTGTTACGAATTTGAATTCTGGCACTTTCCAAGTCAGCTTGTTGCTGTTGATTTCTTGCCTGAGCTTGGTTTTGGATAAAGAACTCTGGACTTGCAAGACCAAAGACTCTTGCAAGGTCAAACTTGTTGTAGTTCGACTTGAAGACGTCACCAAGTCTAAGACGAATGAGAGGAGAAGCTGCTGGAACCTGAGAAAATGGTTGAATGAAGGAATCATTGCCAAACTGAAGACTTCTACCTTCTGTGTACTGTGGGTACAACAAGGTAATCAGTTTGTCAATTTTGAACCACATGTCATCGAAGTCGTCTGTGTTCGTTGCAACAACAGCAAATCCAACGTTAATCTGTCTTTGAGTATTTTTGTAGGTCAATACTTTACCGACACGACCATAACCCTCATTTTCTGTATAGTCCACGGTATAGGTGTCAGAAATGTCATCCAAGAAAGCATGGAATGAAATAATTTCGTTTGTTCTCAAGTCATGGAAGTAAAATGGCATGTAGTCTGCCTCAAGATAGTCTTCCATTCTTTCGACTTCTTCAGCAGAGAACCTTCCTGTGTCTGAGGTTTTAAATCCCTTCTCTGCCGTGAATGCAGAGAATCTTCCATCGTCTCCATCAAGACGATTTGCTGCTGTCTTGATTTGGTTTGGAAGGAGATACATCGATTTTACAGTATTGCTACCCCAGGCAAGTCGATTGCCGAATGTGTCGCTAAGTCTCTGCTTGGCATGAAGAACACCAAGCTTTGGGAATGTTGCTCCATCTGGGTCCTGACCAATGTCATTGATTTGATCAATGATGGTAGTCTGATTTGTGATGCTGTAAAATGCTGCCTCTCCAATAAGAGCCAAAATATTCATGAACTTCAAAATCGGAGAGTTATTGATCTGTTGAACGTAGGTTACTGCGGCTGTTCCAACGTCAACCGCAACAGCTCCAGTACCACCAAGATTTGGGTCAACGTCATAAGCCTGACGATGTAAGCCGGCACTGTCAGTAGAAATAACATTTGTCAAAAGATCGCTGGTTGTTCTAAGAAGATTTCTGAACACGGTGTTATACCAACCAGCCGATAACTGAATGTTGTTGCTGTTTGCAATGACAAGTTGATTCGTGTTGTCAGTTCCAAAGAAAACCGAGATACCCTTTTCTACACACTTGAAATATGGGTACTTTGTTTTGACTAGATTAATGACGCTGTAGTCCTTGTATGGACGATATGTGGCACTGTCATCCTGTTTGCCTTCATGACTTCCAAGTCTCAGTTTTCGTGCTTGGGATGGAGACACGTTGTTGGTGATAGCGTTGGTAGAAAGAAGTTTTTGTTCTTGTTCTACGGCATTGAGAACCGTGTACAAGGTCTTTACCATACCAGCAACGGTGAGAGCCAGGAGTTGTGCACTAGCCACGCTAGATGCCGACAAAAGTCCAGCAAAAGGAACCAAAGGGTTATTGGTGTTACCATGAGACAAAATGTCTGGACCCTGAAGTTGCTTGTTTCGAATTTCCTTGTTGTATGTTGGCTCAAGGTCATTAAGGATTTTGACCTGGTCAAAGCGTCCGACAGGAACTCTTTGTCCAAGTCTTGCCAAGCCTGGTGCTGATGCCATTTGATTTGCACCCATAGCCAAAAATGGATCACTCAAGTCCTTTGGAACGCTAATCTCTCCAGAAGCATTTAACAGAGTTGTCAAACCGAAGTTCTTCAACTTGTCGATAGGAATGGAAACGAAGTCACTTCCTTCGCCATCAGCTTTTTGCGGAAACTTCTGAGGAACGTGTTGACCAAGTTTTGGTTGAACGATTAGTGAACCGATGGTATTTTGAACACCTTCAGCTTGACCTGAAGCAAAGGCTGGACTAGACTCAGCAAATCTGTTGTTTGCAAGCATGGTCTTTTCGATTCTCTGTGGAACTTCAGCATTTCCACCCTTGGAATCAATGTCGCGAAAATAGTCATTGCCTGTTTTCTCAGTGCTGTCTGACTTACCCTTTTTGATTTGAAACTTTGTGTCAGTGTCTAAGAGACCTGACTCACTTGAGTGTTCAAAGATAGAACGAGCTTGTTGACCAGCATCTGTGGATGCCACGTCATCCATGTAGGTCTTTACGGCATTGGAGTTGACGTCAGAAATTGGAGCCGGGTTTCCTGAAGGAGTTCTCTGCTCAAAAATGGTAGAGTCTCCACTGATAGGATAGTCGTTTTTGTAAACCTGTTGGGTTTGGTAGGCAAGATAATCCCCAAGACGCTTTCTTTCCCTTGGGACAAGATCGTCTGAACCAATGACTTGCTTTCCCTGATCCGACTTTGTCGTCTCTGGAAGCGGTCTTGGTGGGACATTTGGATCCGAATCTGATAGATCTGCCATGAACTTAACTATTTGGTAAAGGACTTCCTGAGAGGGATTACAACATTTTGTTCAAATTCGGTCAAAAGGTCACGGGTTGCTTTTTCGGCCAATTTTCTCTCTTCATCTGACATTTCGGACAAAAGTCTCTGATATTCAGGATTTTCAATAAGTTCCTTAAGAGTGTCTGACATTATCTACCTCCACCACCTGGACGTGACATTATTCTAGAGTTTGGTCTCTCAACCAAAACTCGTTCCATTTCCTGTGCATCAATGTTGACAGTTACGTTCACGTCAATGTTAAAGTCTCTGTTACGGATTGTAATTTCTTCACTGTCACCAAGACCAAGTCTACCTGCAAGTGCCTTGAGAGACGTGTTGATGTTTACTGGTTGAATTGCACCAAGATCCGTTGCAATAGAGTTGACCTGTTCAACCATCGCAGAGATATTTGTGCTAAGGTGTTGGAATGCCTCACTCTTGAGAACTTCAGCGTTTGCCTGAATGCCCGTTGCAAGGTCATTGAAGTCAATATCACGAATAACATTCAAGGAACTGATGCCCTTGGAGATTTGTTCAAGTTTAGCTGCTGGATTACCTGCAATGTCAGGGATGTTGTTAAATGTTCCAACCATCTGTCTGAAGAATGCAGGAAGAGAAGCTGGGTGTGCTGCGTCATCATAGAACAAACTAATAATAGTTCCAAGACGAGCAGTAATTTGTTCATATTGTCCTTGGGTACCTTCACTCAAGCCATCATACAAAGACTTGAGGGCTGGAGGAAGGCTGACAACAGCTTCAATCATTCCCTTGATTGCATTAACACCAGAAATAAGGTTTGCTGCATCACCACGAGAAAGACCAGTGAATAATCCCTTGGTGCTTTCAATCAAACTGGTTATGACATCTCTGATACCGTAAAGCATTGTGCCAACGATAGCTCTGATTGTGCCGATTGCAGCTCCCTGGGACTCCGGAGAGACACCAGAAACCAATGTACCGAGTCCTGCCACTGTGTTACCAATCGTGGCAATAGCCTCAAATGCGGATTTTAGAACAGGGGCAAGTGTACTGAGACGACTTACGTCTCTTTCACTCAAACCAGAGACTTGAGCAACCATCGTTTGAATGAGAGTTGTCATCGAAGAAATAAGACCACCACTTCCACCTGTGAAAATGTTGGTGAGAAGAGTGTTGATAATGTCTGTTACTGCTGGAAGTCTTGCAGAAAGTTCTTCTGTAGACAATCCTGAATATTGTTGATTGATGACAATCAACAGACTTCTGGACAAGTTGCCAATAATTTCCAACATGTGTCCAACAGCCTCAAAGCTTCTAAGGGCATTTTCGGAGAAACCTCCACCTGTTGCCAAGTTTTGGAACTGTTCAACGACAGCCTTCAGGATTCCCTTCAGGGAACTTCCAAGAACTGTCACGAACAAACTTAGACCATTTAGACGTTCATCTATATTTGAACCAAACAGAGAATTGTCTGCCTGAAGTAAACTGTCCGGAGGTTGAAGGTTCTTCAGGAGTTCTCCAATGCTTGTCATGATTCTTCCGAAGAGTTCAGCCTTCTGAAGTTGTTCTGGAGCAACTGCAAGAGAGTCAACCTGACGAATCACTCCCTTAACCAAGTCCATCATCTCATGACCCAAGGTTTCAACAGTCTTTCTAACCGCAGCCAAGGAGTCGATTTGTTGTTGGGCCGCATTTCCGGTAAACCAACTCCAAATAGAAGAGTGAGACGTTGACTCAGAAATGCGAACAATCATTCCACCAAAATCACTTACAGCCGAAAGAACCGTTGTAAAAATAGAAAGTCTACGATCAATGTCTCCAGGAATCGACATGTGACTGATGGACTCAATAATGTGGTTGATTTCCTCAATCATTGCTTCAGAGGTTGCAGCGATTGCGGCAATACCAGCAACAGCAGCAATAGCTCCAACACCAGAAGTTGCGATAAACAAAGCACCTACTGCTGTAGCAGCAATCAAAATACCTGCGGCAGCAGCAACGAAGATTCCGCCTGCTTCCATGGCCTGAACGGCATTATGAAGTTGTCTGTCATCAAATCCACTCAAGGACTCAACAGCATACACGATACCAGCAGTCATTGCGGCAGCAAAGAGACCAACTGCTGCCAAACCAATAAGAGCACCAGGCAAGCTACCTTGGATCAAGTTACCTGCTTGACTTACAAGAGCCACAGCTCCAGCAATTTCAATCATTACCAAACCAGCAGCACCAAGTACTGCGGCAGAACTCAACATTTGTGTGGGTGTGAGATGTCTTGCTCTCATAAGTTCTGCAAGACCCCAAATGCCCAAAACGATAGCTGCTACACCGATCGCAATGACAGCACCAATTTGCAACATTCTGGGAATTACGGAAGCATTGGCAGTTGCAGAAGCAGCTTGTGCAGCAGCACCAGCTTCACCAGTTGCCACAGTTGCGGCAGTTGCTGCCTGGATAGCCTGAGGATTTGCCACCGAGCCAATGATGGACGTAAGACCACTCTGTGCAGCTTGTCTTACGGCAGTGCCTGCAAAGGCTTTTGTAAATGCCTCAATAAGACCCTTAGTCAAGGATCCTCCAACTGCACTTACCAAACCACCAATGAGGGCTCTACCAAAAGCAGGACCAAACAACAACAAAGAAATTGCGCCTGCATGAGCCACAAGGAAGTCTCGTACTCTCGGCCAGATTTCTTGTTGCCACAAGTCCTCAAGAGCTGCCACAAGTGGCGGCCAAGCAGCTTTAATGGCTTCCAATATTGGTTGGAATAGTTCCATGATGAAAGACAAGGCACCTGAAGCTTCTGCTCCACCACCCAGACTCTTTCTTCCCGACAACAAGTCAGTTATAAGACGTATACCAGAAGTTATGCCCTTGGCAGCTTCTGTAATAAGTCCTGCGATAATAACGCTCATTGCCTTGGAGAACTTTCTCACGCCATCCAAAATACCTCTGCCGGCTGCTGTTGAGCCATTGAAGTAATTCCAGAACATTGTCTTGAGACGTTCCATCAAGTTCTTGAAGGAATCTCTTCCTGAGGTGCTTGTGAGACTAGAAAAGAAGTCTCTGAAAATGGTACGAAGGCTCTTCGTCATTTCTCGGAAACGATTTCTGTCAAAAAGGTTGTCGAGTCCCTTCAGCACTTGCTGAATGCCAGGGAACATTTGTACGAATGCTTGACCAACAGATATACCTGCCAGATACGTTTGTCGCAAGGCCAAACGTATGTCAATCATTAATTTTCGGAATTCCCTACTTCGTATTATCCCTCGTTCGAATCCTTGGAAGAATCTTTCAAAGAATCCTCCTGCACCCATACTACCGGATTTAACCAAACGTTCAATAGCTCCAGCAATTTGCTGAAGAGCTTCTGCTTGGGTAAGTTGTGACTTACGAGCAGCATCAGATTTCTTTTTAACCTGCTCATAACTCTGACTTTGGTTCTTTTGACTAAAGACAAGGTCCAGGGTACTGTCCTCCAAACCTGTCTGTTGTGCCAAAAGGGCACGCTCTTGACGTGTCATGTTTTCAACAGAACGTCCTGCGGCAAAGAATGCCTTTCGGATTTGTTCTGTTCGTTCTGCGGGGTCCTGTGCCTTAAGAAGTTGCAAGGCATCAAGCTGAAGACCAAATGCCTGAGTAAGTTGAGAAGCTGACCTTGCAGCATCCTCAAAGTTGTCAAACTGGTCAATAACGCCAAGAAGACCCTTGACTTCAACACCAAGTCTACGGGCATAGACAGAAATCTGAGTAAGAATCTGAGGAGCCATACCTCCAAAGTGTTGGAAGTCGTTCATCATGTCGCCCACGTCCTGAGAGACTTGGGCGGCGGATTGTCCGAACTCATCCGCCAGTTGAACAGAATAGTTGGCTATTTGCCGGGTGACTTCGGTTAGGTCTTGTCCTAGAGCTTGCGCTCGTATACCAACGGCTTTTTGTCCTTCCTCCGTTAAGTGCAGACCTTTAAAGTATGCACCCACCGCCTCACCGTTCTTCATGAACTGTGTAGCAAGGTTGGCAAAGGTATTTCCCATGTTTTTGGCGAACTCGGCTATGGTTTTCAGTCGTTCTGCCAATCTACCAAAGGTTCTCCATACACTGAGTCCCGTGTTGGCAAGTTCACCCTTCATTCCTCTAGAAATGTCAATAATGGCATTTGCAGAAGACTTTCTAAGGTCACCGAACTCCTTACGGATGTCCTCAAGAGCCTGACGAAGACTGTTGTCACCTCCACCCTGACTTGCGAAGTTGATGAGGTTTCCAAGGATTTTGAACGGGAAGCTAATAACCGACAGAGCCAGTTGTCCCAGAGCTTCTATGGCTGTGGAGGTCGTAGACCCGAATAGTTGTAGAGCATGTGAGGTTCCACTTATACCTGCCGTAAATCCTTCCCAAATACCACTAAAGGCAGCAAACTGTGGCAAAAGCTTCACAGCCTGTTTTAAGGAACCCACAAGTCCTTGACCGCTTGTAAGGCTTTTTTTGAGAGAATTGGTGAAATTCTTCATTGTGTTGCCACCACCGAGTTTATCAGCGGCTTTAGCAGCATCTTCAAGGGTTTTTTGTTGTTTTTCGAGATTTCCAACAGTATTGCTGGAAGTGTTGTTCATTTGAGACAGGGAGTCAGAAATTTGACGCACTATGTCAAGCTGACTTTTCAGCGACTTAGTCTGAGCTTCCACAAGAGAATTCATGTCCTCTTGCAGTTGTTTCAATTGTTCTGCGATTTTAATATTGTCTACAGCCACAGACTAATCCAATCGACTCATAATTACATCTCAGTTGGAGTTTAGAGCCATGTTAAAGAAAAAACCAGAAACCCTTGATGAAATAATCCTCTCAGAAGCCAAAAAGGCCAAGGCTAGAGAAACCCTTATTACTGAAGGCAGTCTTTCTACAACTGGAAAGATTTTGTTTGCCTCGGTCGCTGCATACCTCGCTGGCAAGATAGCCTCTGGGTCATTTTTAAAGCTCCGTGGCAAGCCTGAGGAGCTTCGTGCAATGGCAGACGCTATCGTGGCTTCCAAAGCCTTCCTGGACGAACTGAAGCGTCCTGGAGCCACCATTGACAGCGTTATTGACAAAATGAACCTAAAGAACGTCACAACTGCCAAGTTTAAGCAGATTACCGGTCAAAACTGGCCATTATAACTTTTATAGGTCAGCAATGTCAGACTCAAAACTGCAATATAAGAAGATTCGAGAAAAGAAGTTCAAGCTCCTTGATAAAGAGTCTGGCTATGACAAGCACATTGTTTTAAAGTCCTTCGAAATGCCAAATGGCATGACAGAGAACTTCTTTATCGACGACAACAAGAGTTCTGTGCAGATTTTTGCCATAACCGATGATGAACAAGTCTTGTGTGTCAAACAGTTCCGAGCTGGACCCGAGAAGGTTCAACTGGAAATCCCAGGTGGCGGATTGGAAGACGGGGAAAATCCACAAGAGGCAGCAGCAAGAGAACTTTTGGAAGAAACCGGGTATGCCGGTTCTGTACCTGTGTTTCTAGCTGCCTTGGACTATTCCCCATATTCTTCTGGCAAGAGATACATGTACATGTGTACCGAGTGCCAAAAGAAAAAGGAACTCGACTTGGATCCAAATGAGTTCCTTGAAGTAGTTCTCGTTCCCTTGGAACAATTTAGAAAACTAATGATTGAAGGCAAAGTAAGAGGTCATGACACAGCCTACATGGGGCTTGACAGACTTCATCGTCTGTCATTTTAGAATTGTCGACCTCTAAGTTTTGCTGGTACCTGTGGGCGAAGTTTGCCCTGAAGAGACCTAATGTCTGGAGTGTTGTGATGAGCTGCCTTTGATGGAGGTTCTTTACCTTCCTTGGAAGCTTTCTCAAATTCTTCGTTCAGTCGTTTAATCAACCATCTTCGGTATGTAAGAGGGAAGTTGTAAAACGTCACCCAATCCATACCGAAGTAGTAAGATAGCGCAAAGAAGGGCTCAAGAATTAGGAGTTCACGATTTTCTGGCGTTGGGCCAAAAAAAGCTCGGACCGAGTGGCAACGGCATGACCTCCCAGTGTTCACAGTTCTTACATGTGAAGTCAAACTTCATGTCAATACCTGGTTCAATTTCATCCATGTACTGACGAAGTGCAATGGAGTCCTTTGCTGGCATGAAGGAAATGAACTGAGCAAGTTTCGTCTTGTCCTCAATACCTCCAACCGACACAATCGAGTGAAGCAAACGAGTTGTGACAATGTTGTCATTTTGAATGCCACGCTTTTTCTTAGCTTCAAGCGTTGCCAAAATCTCTTCTTCTTCCTTGCCTGTCAAGAACTTAAAAATAACTTCCTTCTTGGTTTGTGGTAAAGTAAAGGAAAACTTGTTGACGCCTGCCTCAATAGGAGATGCCTTAAGGTCCTTCACTTCAAGACCATTGAGGTCTACAGAAATCTCGTTCTTCTGTTCGCACTTTGGACAATCCATGGAGCCGGCATACTCAGCACCATAACCAAGAATACGAATGGCAATCATGAGGGCGTTTCTGTCGCCACCAATGAGGCTCTGTACGTCCACGCCATCTGTAACGATACAGGACTTGATAAGTTCGGAAATAACGGTACCCTTACGAATAAGGGCGCGAGACATAAGAATGTCTTCTTCTCTTGTGGTCATACCACGGATGTCCACAGTCTGTTGCATGTGTAGTGGACTATCAAGAGGATAAATCACACCACCGCTTGGAAGTGGTACTGCGGAGACTGGAATATCCAACCCGAAGTCACGCCTCATGACCTCTTCTTTTGAAATCGAATTTGCTGAAGATGCTCTTTCAGCAGCTTCTCTTGCTGCAAAAATTGCGTTCTTCGTCTTGCGGTCATCTTCATCTGACATAAATTAAAAACTCCTAGTTCACTGGTTGTAGCGTACTAGGAGTAAATACATTTGTCTTTAAGTTTTGGGAAAGATAGGATTTTACAACTTAGACATGTCTAGCATGTCTTCTGTAGAAGGTGTTGGTTGTTCTGGTTTTGGGTTATGGCTTTTGTGAAGTTCAAGGGTTGCAACAGCGGATTTAAGAAGAGCAAGTGCTTTTTCAGGATCTCCACCGGCTCCTGCCATGGCGGTCATAATCAAGCTCCAGCGTCCTTTAAGTTTGCCTTGAGCCTGAAGGAGTTTCATTTTCTCCCAATCAATACCGAACATTCCGGCTTCCTGAAGCTTTTTGTCAACTGCCTCTCTAATGAGAGACCTAAGTTCTGTAAGGGAAATTTCCATATTAGTTCAAATAAATGGTTAATATTTCAGTACTGAAGAACAGCGTTATCAAAGCGAATGGTAAGTGCGATTTCTGTCTGATCAGAACCTTCGTAGGTAATATCGTTAAAGTTAGCTTCCTGTACCCAGGCGCCCTTGATATCCCAAAGCTGAATGACTGTACCAACTGGATCAAGCATTTTAATCTGAATGTCACGCTTGTAGAAGTCAGCGTAACCAGAACGACCAGTTACCGACTCGAAGCAAAGACGAATCCACTCCATAACCTGCTGTGCACCCGATGGAGCAATGGCATCATGGAGAGTTACAGCCATCGTACCGAAGGTTGTCTTACCAGCAACATAACGTGTGGAGTTAATCCAGTTAATTGCCACTTCTTCTGTCGTGATCGTTGGACGAGCAGCGGTTTTTACCAAAAATGCGTCAACGCCTTCAATCGCAAGCAAGAACTGACGTTTTGCAATCGGTTGAAACTTCGTTGGAAGCATCTCTGTTACATCTAAGGTTGTTGCCATAATCTTTTATTTCTCTCCAATATTTCTAAGTATTGTTCTCTAGGGGTTTTAAATCCACTCGAATCCAAGGTTATCCATAATACTAGAAGCCAAATTCTCAGCTCTTTCGCAGACACCCGCAAACTCTGGGTCCTCGGACTGACAGTCTGCCAAAGCCTGAACGACTACTTTCATACCCTCTGGTGTGGACATTTTAGCCTCAGCCTCATGTGGGTTAAGTCCTGCAACTTCCATTGCAACTTCAAAAGCCTCACGGTCAGAACGACCAAGCTTCCAGTGCCAACCATTTGCCATTGCCTTGTGCCAAAGCTCTTCAGAAGGCATTTGTCCCCAGGTCATTTTGGCCAAATAGCCATGTTCATGACGGTCATAGGGTTTTTCTGAAGGCTCCTCAGCTAAAGGGCTGGCTGCCTCTCCCATCTCATCAGACATTCCAAGCTTTTGCTTGAGTTCTGCCTTTCTGTGTTCGAGAGATTTTCTGGTCATGCCAGAAAGCATGTTGCTACCAGAAAGTTGGGATTCAATTCTCTCAAGTTCTGTGTGTGGATCTTCGCCTGGGTCAACATTGTGGTTATAACCCATTTCTTTACCAAGTAGGTCAAGTTCATCTGGGCCAAGTTCATTCAAGTCATCGGCAGTTGCCAAAATCTGGACGCCTGCAAGTGGAACAGCCTGCATTTTAATGCCATCACGGGTAATAGCAACCTTGTCACCACTAACCTGAACGACATAACCTGTCTTGCCATGGAATGCCACGAGGTCGCCTTCTGCTGGCATTTCACCCATGGACTCACGGAGCATCCTATTTTCCTTCAAACGGGCTGAGATGGCTTCCTTGACCATTGCACGAAGGTGTTCTACGGTAATCTTTTGAACGCCTTCATTTTGAGACTTCTCCTTGTCGTCCTTGATTTTCTCACGACGATCAGAAGCACTTTGCTTGGACTTGTTGAGTTGCAAGGCAACTGCCTCACGAACCATTTTCTGGAGTTCCTGAATGGAAACTTTTGTTACTTTTTCTGTCATACTCTTGCTCCTGCGAAACCAGGCGTTGCGGGTTCATCTTCTGCATCTACAACTCTTGAACCTACTACTCTTGGAGTTGCTTCTGGTCTATAACCTGCCAAAGCCTCAGCATCCTGTTCAAGGTTGTAACCCTGAGTACCTGCCTCTTTTGCCATAGCAGAAAGATATACTTCAATTCTCTTCTTCTCTTCCATCAAGGCATTATAGAACATGCCTACGACCTGAAGAACCTCACGCTCATACTTGCCTCTGGATTCCTGAGGAAGCGAGTCAAGCAAGTTGTAAAACTTACCAAAAAGGTCAAAAACGGAGTTTTGGAGAGTGTTGATTGCTTGTGAACTTCTAATGGCATCTGCCTTGAAACTTGTTACTTGCTTTCTGGCATTTGCAATCGTCTTGTCCAACAAACCCTGGACCTGTTTAGGATCCGAGGTTCTGTGCTGAGGATCAACAAGGACGTTCTTGTTGTAGAAGTCCTTAGCTTTCATGTCGGCACCTAAATACTTGTTCTTGACCCAGCTCTTGGCTCTGTCAATCCAGTCAGCCTCATTGAGGTCCAACATTTCATTGATAAGAACAACTCTGTTTTCAAGCATGATTCTTTGAACCTGCTTGTTCTCAGAAAGTGCCTTTTTGACTGACTCGTTTATGGTTGCCTTAAGCAAGGCGGGTGTAACTTTGCTCATTTGTTATCCAATCAAGTAATGTTGAAGTTGCCTTGGTTCGTAAGTACGAATGTAAGGTCCAAGAACTCAAGGGAACGAACTGGGACAATGAAAATCTTACCACGAATGGTCTTGTTCTCAATATCCACCTGTGTGGTTGTGGTTGTGTCAATCTTCACAAGGAAGGACTCAACACCCTGCTGATCTTGAACCTTCTTCAAGATAGGCTGGCAAAGTTGCTGGAATCTTGCAAGGGTGGATGCACGGTTTGGTTCAAACAAGAATCTGTTTGCAACCTTACGGATTTGACGACGAAGGCTAAGAAGAAGACGACGTACGTTGACTCTTTCAAGCGCACTTGGCGTTGCAAGAAGCGTCTTCTGACCCCAAACAACCGTACCCTCGGAACCTGGGAAGGCGACGATTGGGTTAATGTTGACTTGGTAAAGGTCATCCATGTTTCCACGGGAAAGTTTCACAGCAGCCTCTTGAGTTGTGTCAAGAGCACCACGAGAGAAACCTGCTGGAGCAAACCATGGGAAGGCAACAGCGTCGTTCTTGGAGAATGCACCAAGGACAGCAACAGAAGGAGCAACCTCACGAACTACGTTCGAAAGCTGATCTCTCAAAATCACGTTAGGGAAGTATGCAGCACCGAAGGAGCTGTTAAGACCACGACCTGTGAAGTTGTTGACAGTATTTCTTACAGAAATGATTTGGTCTTGTCCACCAACCATTGTGTGAGCCTGCGAGTCAAGTTCTTCAATGTCCATCAAATAAATGGCATCGAAACGATTTTCTGCGACTGCAAGAGCCTGGTCAGTAAGGTATCTGTGACGGATACCTGGAAGTGTCATAATTTGAATGTCAAGCTCAGATGTGTCGTTCATGATGGACAAGGAACGCTCATAAGCCTTAACGGTTGGACCAGAAGACAACAAACGGTTACCGTTGTTGAGTTCTTGAACAACTGCTGTGTTGCTCATGTACTGACACTCACGATCGAAGATTCTTACACCGTCAAATCCGCCTTCAACAAAGAAGGAGAACTTGGCTACCTGGCGAACCGTTGGGTCTGCAAGGTCATCAACTGTCAAAGCACGGGTAAGACCAACCGTGTCGGTTGTGATGCCGCCAGCACGAACGTAGGTCCAGTTCTGGAGGTTGTTCATGTCTGGGGAGTTGCTTGCCGCAATGTAAGGTACCTTGATTTTCTCAAGGGAGAACAAGTTGTTGTTAAATCTGTCAGCATCCAAGATGCCGTTGCTTGCTGTGTCAGCCACGCCCTCATTGTCTCTTACAACAACGCTCTGCCAGTCTGTGTGGAAGTTTGGCAAATATTTTGCAAACGAACAAACGGAAGTGTCTGGAACAAGCGATGCATTCGACTCAGAGATGGAAATAACCTTTTCGAACTGAACACCCCAATAAAGAGCACGGTCACCAATTTGGTTACCAGATGCACCACGGGAGAGGTTTCTACGCATTGGAACTGGTGGTTGTGCAAGGTTGAACCATGGGTTCGAAGCAACCAAGTTCGTTGCGTCTGCATAACCGCCCATTGGGCCTGTACCAGAAACCATCAAGTGTTGATTTCCTCTGAAGCCTACTGGAAGTGCTGTTGGGTCAACGTTTGCGTCATTTACGCCAGAAGCAACTTCAACACGAATGTACTTGGAGTTATTTGGGTAGTCGCCATCAACAACAAGCTTCTGTTCGCCATTTGCGGCTTCGAAGTTATAGAATGTGTGGTAGTTACCAATAACACGTGCAACGTAGTTGTCAGCATTTGGATCAAGGGACAAACCTCTCCACTGCTCAAGAACTGCACGGCTCTTGTCTGTGTCGGTTCCATCACGAACAAGCAAGTCGAACTTACCATAAAGGTAGGTGTCGCTGAGGCTTGGCGAGATATTTTCGATGGAGATTTTTACTTTACCAGTTGTGTAAGCACCGTCATCCAAGGTGTGAACCTTGAACAAGTTTTGTGGCTTGCCACCAAAGAGCTGGGATGTTACCCATGGGCTCTTTGCTGTTCTAAATCTGTCTTCGAAGTTTTCAAAGTTAGGAGCTACGGTTGAACCAGAGTTTCTTGTCTGGGAACCTGTGAGCAAGAATGCTGCTCTTTCAAGACCGGCCGAACTGGAGACGATTGCACCAGCGCCTGTTACGACTGCAACTGATGGGTAAATGTCCCAGGAGTTGTAGAGAACGTAACCAGCCTGTTCAAGGCGGAATGGGTCTTTGTTGAAAATGCTACCGAAGTAGTTTGGTGCTGTTGGGTCAAAGGATGCCGTAACAACGTTTGGATAAGAGAGGTCCAAACCACGATGACCATTAAGGAGCATAACGAACTCTTGTTTGGAGTTCGCAAGATTTACAGAACCTGTCTGACCACCACGGATGTTTGCACCAGCGGCTGCAAGAGTTGTGGATGGAGCTGAGTTTGTACCAACCGAGTCTGAAAGTGTCAAAACGACACCGGATGCTGCCATGATCATGCCACGGACAACTGGAAGACCAACACCAACTCTACCTGCCTCAGAGAACCATGTCGAGCCATTGGACTCGGACATGAAAGCACCGATCATGTACATTCTGCCAAGAGGACCGACATCGGTACCCGAGGATGTAACTGCATAAGCATTGTAGCCAAGAGCACCAGAAAGGACGCTTTGTGGCTGTTGATCACCGACTACGAAACCTGCGTTTGTAACCTTGCCCTTGTTGTTTCCAGCCGTTGTACGTGGGTCACCAGTACCAATACCAAGAACACGAAGGAAGGTTGCTGCCTGAGCATTTCTAAGCCACTCAGATACTGCTAAAGGACCATTTACTGCGCCGTCTGTTGTCTTACCGAACACAACAATAAAGTCTTGTGTCGTTGGAACAGTCATTGGCACGAATGCTGGTCCTTTCTGAGCAGAACCAACAACACCAGCAGGGATACCCACTGGTACAAGTGCTGTCGGACCAGTCAAGTTTATTGTTCTTGCTGATACGCCCGCTGATTTGAAGTTTATCTCAGTCATTTTTTCTCTTCCTTGAGCTTTTTCTAAGTATTGGCCTGATTTACTTTAATATCCCCTATCAGACGAACTGAATACCGCTATTTGTGATAATGAAATCGATAGCAATGAACTCAGCAGCGCGAACTGGAACCACCTTAATGGAGGCATTCATTCTGTTTGCCAAAACATCTTGGGAGGTGTTGTTACGTTCGTCACAGATGATTTCGAATCTCTCGATACCATCGCGGATTTGAACAGTTGACAAAATAGGCTTAACCAAGTCAACGAATCTCTGGCGAAGTGCCGGAGTAAGCTGTTCGAAGATAAGGCTATTACCAGCATTTACGATTTGTTGCTTAATGCTGATAATCATTCTGTTCACGTTGATGCTCTGAAGGGCAGTTCCTGCCTGTTCAAGCGTCTGTTGGGAGAAGATTACAAATCCCTCATTTGGGAACTTGGTGATTGGGTTAATTCTAACTGCGTAAAGTCTTTCACGCTCAGGCTGGTTGACCTTGCTTGAGGTGTTGGTTACGAAGTCAAGGGCTGCACGATTGAAGCCGGCAGGCGCAAACCATGGGTAAGCTACCTTGTCGTTAAATCCGATTGCTGCAAGAGCAGCAACAGAAGCTGGAACCGTTACCTTGCGGTTGTTGTTGACAGTGTCTTCCAAAACGATATTTGGGAAATATGCAGCAACGAAGTTGTTGTCAACTGCACGAGACTCAAACATGTCTGCCGTTCTGTTATTGGAAGCGTATCTTGTGGTGTCACCATCGAAAATACGAATGGAGTTGGAGTCGTAGTAAGGAACGTCCATCAAGTACTCAGCCAAACCGTAGTTTTGTACTGCTGTACCAATGTAGTCCGTTACAAGAGGGTCTCTCTGACCTGGAACTGCCAAAATGTTGATGTTGCTTACGAATGGATCCGTAATAAGAGCACCTGCCACACGGTAAGATGCAACAGCGTTGTTCTTTCTGGATGTACCCGACTGATTTACTGCGAAACCGGTTGGGATATACGCAGAATTTGCGCCACCGCCAGTTTCGGCAGATGTACCCTTGTCGGTCATGCGTGCCTGCTCTTTGTCAAGGATGTTCAAACCATCAAAACCACCATAAAGAACTGTTGTGAACTTGGAGTAGTTTGAGAAACGGTTGAATGTCGTAGCGTCACCGTTCTGCAACAATGTTGCAAGAGTAATACGGTTCATGTACGTGTCGTTGATCTTGTAGTCACTTGGGTTTGGCTGACCATTTCTGATATAAGCCGCTTCCTTCATGTGTTGGTCTGCGGATGCAGTCAAGTCTGTGATTGCAGCGTTACCAAAGGCAACTCTTGCAAGAGAGAACTTGTTATTGTTGAATGCGTCTGCCTGAGAGCCCGTTACAAGCACGTCAAGCTTCTTGATACCAACGAACTGGGTGTATGCACCAACAAGGTGATTGATTTCGCCATTGACGTTGGTGTTCAACACGTCATTGTTATTTCTGGTAACCTTAACACCCCAGTAAAGGCGTGCGTCAGCAATTTCAGTTGGACCTGGTGTACCGATTGGACCGATTGCAGAAGTGATTGCACCACGAGTAACCTTAAATCTGAAAGGAAGTGGTGGAACGATTGCGCCAAGCAATCTTGCTTGTGTGGAACCAACCGTACCCGAGGCTGCCAATCTCGTAAGAGCTGGAATCGAGGAAGTTGTGTCCGTAAGAAGTGGGTTTGTGTCGATTGTGTTTACGCCACGGTAACCGAATGGAAGGCATTTTGCTGGAATGACCTTGTCTTCAACACCCTTGGACATGTTCACACGGATGTAGTTCGAACGGCTTGGGTACTTACCAGTCTTTACCAAACGACGGTCGTCTTCATTTTCAACGTCAAAGTTGAAGAAGACCTTTGTGTTACCAATGACACGACCAACATAGTTGTCCGAGTCTGGGTTAAGGTTGCAGTTGTTGAACTGTTCCAAAATCTGGATGTTTACGTCATCGTCATCAAACGAGCGAACCAACACTGCGAACGTTCCGTAAGGATTTTTTGGATCTGTGGATGCCTGTACGTTTGCAACAGATGCCTTGATTTTGCTATTGCTGTATGCGCCATCATCCAAGCTTTCAATCTGGAAGAGGTCGTACTCTGCAAGACCGAAAGGCTGTGAAATGATCATTGGGGTTGCTGGGGTTGTGAATCTTGTGTCGAAACGACCAAAGGCATTTCTGAATACAAGAGAAGTGTCACCAGACGTCTGAGACGTGTTGTCAGAACCGGATGCAATGCACACGGAAACAGAGCTTGTAACAACCGAAGCAATTTCGTTATCTACAGCGAAATCAGCATAAAGCAAGTGCTTTTCGGCACCAAACTTGATTGGATCACGGTTGAAGACCTTAGCGAAATAATCCTTGGAACTTGGGTCAAAGGAAGCTGTGAAAATCTTGATGCCAGTGTTGCCATCGGCTGTACCGAAAGAACTACCGGCAGAACTCGAAATAACCACCTTAATCTTACCATTGGTATCTGGGGTTGCAAGGTCGTCAGTAAGATTTGAGAAAGACTGGTTGGTGTCGAGAATCATAATTCTCGTGTCGCTTGCAGCAAACAAAATACCACGAACCAAGTTTACTTCATTAGAAGAACCTGTCGTGAAGAAGGAACTGTTGTCAGAGAACATTGGGAAACCGGCGACTTCTGTGCCAGTTACAACGTGTCTTGCTGTGATGAACTGAACCGAGTGATTGTGACGATTGTCAACGCCAGGGTTTACCTGGGAACCACTAAGCTTGAAACCTGCGTTGAGTACAGTACCCTTTGTACGGGTTGCATCCATGTCTGAAGATGTTTCGTTTGCACCTGCACCCAAAGTACGGATGAAGGTAAGAGCAAACTTGTTCTTCAAAAAGAGATTAACACCGTATGGTGCTGGTAATTTGGAATCAAGCGTACCGAATTTCGTGTTGAAATCTGCGAAAGAACCAACTGTGGTTGGAACGAAAGCGGGACCTTTTTGGGAGGTTCCGATTACGCCAGCCGGGATACCAGTTGGACTCTGTACTTCGACAGTAAGATCGATTTCTCTGTCGAAAAATCCGGGTGCTTTAAAGATTTGTTCTGCCATGCGCTTCCTCGTAGGATTTAAATATGATGAGGGGGCTACCCAACCTTTGGTTAATTAGAGCCCCTTAAAGTGATTCCCAAATATTCTCACTTATCCTCCGACAATAGGAATTCTTGCAAAGTCGCTATATCTGAGGCCGAATACACAGTTTCTCCCTTTCGTTGATTTCGTTCAATCTTTTTGATATATTTTGTACACTTTTTGCCCGTAATTGGGTCAACAAAGGTCTTTTTGAATAAAAACTGTTGATTTGTTGTCGGAGCTTGTTTGGTAGCTGCTTCCTGATTTATGTCGCTCAGCAAGAATTTGCTGTCGTTGGGGTTGACAAGAGGAGGAACCGTCAAATCGCGGGGACTTAGAATGTCTCCTGTTGGGGCTTCATTGATTTCAAAGGAAATGGTTGGAGCACTTAGGTAACGTCTAATAGGCACTGGGTTAGCTGGTCCATTTGGGGCCAAAACGAATCCCTTTACCGTCATGGTAAAACTATAACGGATGATTCTTTCATTATTGGAAAAATCATCAAAATTGTCCTCCGAAGAAAGGGTGTCGTCTACATAACCCATAAACCAGTATCCCTTGTCGGTTCCAAGGCGGAACATTTTGCCCTGAGGTAAGAAGGAAGACATGAATGTCTCAATAAGGTAGTTCATGTGCTGGTGATAGGAGGTCCAAAAGGTGATCTCATAGGTTGCCGTAAAGAACTGAGGTTGAGGGATTGTAAAAATCTCAAAGATGTTCTGTCCTAGGTGTGGAGACAACAAAGCTCCATTAAGAACATCATGGTCATTTGCTAGACCCTCAATTTTCTTTGTATCTGTGGATCTTGGTAGATCTGGGATATTTTTGAAGGCATATTTGTTCAAAAGACCCTGAAAGTCCTGATCTTCTGGAGCTAAACGACGCTTTATGACAAGATCTCCAGTAAACTGGTTCATACCACGAGCTGTGATGTCATCATCCGTCTGTTGAATGCCAGTCCTACGGATAGAGATGGCAGGAAGTAACAAAACCTGATTTTTATCTCTTGGTGGGCGAAGCTTCTTGGCAAGAGCGAACTTTTCACCAGTTGCAAAGATTACTTGTGGCTTTTTAAGATAAATCGCCTCTTGTCCGCCACCATAGGTTTGAACAGAAAACTTGATAGTTTCATTGAACAAGGCATGAAGTCCCTTGTCACAGTCCTCAATGCCACACGGAGGAATGGTGTAGGTCTCAGATGCAGCTCCACCGCCATCAGCATAACCGCTAGGTAGATTACCTAACGTTTCTCCTGGCTTAGGTTCAGGAATGTTATGACGTGTTATGTTAGTATCACGTGGTGGTGAAATCGGCATACCTATAAATAGGTACGCTTAGGCTCTTCGTGCTGGACGTGCCGTTTTCACTGAATCTTGTGGAGGTCTTGGAGCTGCTGGTTCTTGTGAGGCAGGCTGCTGTTGAGACTGTTGTCCAACCAAGCCCTGAGGTTCTTCTGGAGTCTGTGATTGACCTTCTGGTGGAGCTGTGTGATCCATGGCATGACCTGAAGGGGTGTAGTACTTACCAGAAACCTCACGAGTAAATCCATAGTCAAGCAAGACAACTCGACCATCTGCGGTGTATCCGTAGTGACCAATGGTATTGTCATCGGCTGCATCAAATCTAGCAACGTCACCCACAGACAAGCTTTCGCTGACCAACATCATCATGGTCTTAACGAAGGGACTTTGAGCAGCTTTCTGATATTGGTCTACTCTACGTTTTGTAATCAAGTAGATTTGTTTACTTGCGTGTTCTGCTTCTATTTCTTCAAGTCTCTCCTGCCACTTGGCAAGGGTTGCCTTAAGGTAGGCATCTGGGTTGCTTTGATCTTCAGCTTCATTCCATCCGCGAATGACATCCACGTAAGTAGTAAATGACAAACCTGTGAGTTGTTGAAACTGGTCTGCGGACCTGAGAGGGTTTGCAATTTCTGACACAAGCCAGGAGAAGGCAGTTTTGTCCCAGTCAAAGATAGCAGTGACTACACCCTTTGTTCTTGGGTCTCTAAAAATGTCATACTCTGCACGGTTCTGTGCAAGACCAGCTTTATTGATGGCGATCTTGAGAACCTTGCCACCACTGAGAGCAAATACCGCTCTAGAAGAACCATAACCCATTTCTGGAAGGTTCTGTTTGGCATAGTCAATTCTTAGATTTGGAGAACCAAGGGTTTTGAACTGAGCAAAGTTGAACTTACGAAGAACTTCCGAAATGGCTTCTTCTGTGAGTTGTTCTACTAGTGTCTTTAAAATACTCATACGTCCTCAGTAATGCTTTCTCATGACTTCCATGGTTGCACCGAAGTCGAGAATTCTAATCTGTCCATCTGCCGTTCTACCAAAATGATTTGGGAACAAGTCATGTGGATTTAACTTGTGGGTATACTTCATGTTGTCAACATCAATCCAAAACTTGTGAGACAGTGGGTCATTAAGCAAGTCTTGTAGTTGATGATATTTCTGTGTGTATTTTTGCAGAGTACTTTGGGCATGAGCAAGATCCCACTGAGAAGTGTTTGGATCTGCCTTGGCTTTATTCAACTTGAGTTCCCAGTTTCTGATGTCGATATCGTAAGTGTCAAGCCAACCCTCAACAGTTTCTGGAGTTTCCAATATTACAGTCATCCAAAACTTTGGATCTATGTGGGTGTATTTCTCAAACTCTTCCCACTGAATTTCCTTGACAAGTTCTGAAATGAGCCACTTATAGTCAGGACTATAGTCAAAGATTCTTGTAACCAAGGAGTTATCCTTGTTGTGAGTGAAAATCTCAAGCTCAGCTTGATTTTGAGAAATGCCTGCTGGATTCAGAGCAACCTTAAGAACCTTGCTTGAACTCAAGGCAAATGCCACACGAGAAGAACCTCTACCAAGTTCTGGAAGAAACTTCTTGGCATAGACAATCTCTGGGTGTTCCTTGCCAAGCCAAGCAAAGTCTTCTTCTTCGGATCTGTTACTAGGACGAACGTCTCCAGCAGAAATTTGCTTAAAGGTATTCAAGTTGAAGCCTCTGAAGGCTTCAGCAATTAACTCGTGAATCAGGTTTTCTAAAATACTGACTTTCATTCATCCTCGTCATTGTAGAAGGAACTTGCCTTCTTGTCAGGGTCCACACTAACAACTCTTGGTCCTTCCCCAAGAGCGATTTCTGCCATGTCTTCCTTGAGACGCTCGTGCATTTGTCTGACGTCTCCAGTAGCGCCTTCCAAGGAGGTTTCACCCAAACCACGTTGCTGTTCGAAGGTCTTTTGAACTTGTGTTTGTTCGTAGTTGCCCTTGGAATCCTTGTTTGGTGGGAAGAAGTTCTTTGGGTCGAACTGACCAAGACGGGCTGGTTGTCCTAGAACCTTATAGCCAACTTCATACTCTTCCTGACCAAAGATGTTTCCAATAACCGTGAAAGAGGCAACTTCAAATGCCTGGTCGGCAAACGTAAAGAAGTCACCTTCATAAAGAGTGAATCCCTTGTCAATCAAGTCACGAGCCTGAATGAACACTTCAATCTGAGCCGTCTTTTCAAGACCGAATCTATTGCTTTTGATTTCTGCCTGAGGCCAAGAAGCCAAAACCGGAATCTTGATTGGATTATCAAAAATCTTTTGTACTGCCTCTTCATACACGGGGTGAATTCGAGTCTTCAGTGTGCTGACAGGATAATAGTTGATCGTCTGACCAACAACGTCCTTTACGAATTCCTTCGTAACGTCATTGATGAAGTGAATCTCACGTGATGTAATAAAGAGACGTGCCATTTAGCGTAAATACCTTGCTCCCTTTTGAAGTATCTTGAGAGCCTTTCTAAAAAATACCTGTGCCTGTTGAAGTTCTGCGGTACGAATCTCCACTGCTTGCTTTTCAAGTCTTGACATCTTAGTTGTGTCTACAGGTGGAAGATTTGTTATTGTGTTTATGAGTCTGTCGACCTCTAACTCGATTCTGTTGATCGACAACTTGACTTCATTATTTTCCTTCTTTGTCTTAGCGTACTTGTTTTCCAAAAATGACTTGAGCATGATTTATCCCATTCTAATGATGTATGCCGGTGGCATTGGGAGATAGTTCATTTGTTTCTGAAGGCTTTCGGCCAAAGTTGCTTGTTGTTCGGCAAGGTTTGCATAGGTAAGTCCATCCAAAGTTGCACGAAGTCCACCATCTCCATTAAGGAGACTATCCTTGTCTTCCCTTGCTTGTTCAATCAAATCATCACCATTTAAGGTAAGTTCGCCAGAAGGAATTGGGAAGTTCTTGAACTTGCTTCTGATCAAACCAAGAAGTTCCTTTGCAAGTGCAAGAGTGTACTCATAAATCCAGTTTCTCGACCAAGGGTTAAGAGACTTATAGTCAATCAAACCAAATGGAACGTTGGCAGGATTGGACACACCATAAATCGTTGCATCTGGGAAAGACTGGAACACGTTTATATTACCAAATGGCAAGGCAGACCCAGAGACAGAACCTGTAATCAACAACTCTGGAGCTGGAGACATTGGGTAGGAAATACGAATCCACAACTTGTCATTATAGCCAGGAACCATGTTACTTGGAACTGGTAAAATACGAATGTGACGACCAGAGATTCTGTAGGAGTAGTGAGAACGTCTCACGCGACCAGCAGCTTCCAACATACCTGCTCTAAGAACGTCCTCAAACAACGGAAGAACATAAAATCTGGTATCTGGGATGTAGGATTCAACTGGCAAACCCTGAGCAACAAAGTTACTTGCAAGGTTTGAGTTAAACACATACTGAAGTGGTGCAAAGTGGTACACCTCATGGATTTTCATTTTTCCGGCAGTTCCTGAGGGCATCAGGGCAGCAAGGGGAGTTCCTGAGTCATCCTTGAGTTCTGTGTAAAGGTCATAGTCCTGACGACCCATGTCAAGGGTAATGGAACCTGAGTAGGTGTCTTGAATGCCACCAAAGCCAACCTCGGCAGCATATGGTTCAGCCTGACGAACAAGGAATTCTAGGGTAGGTCTGACGTAGGTGTTCGTAAGGTTAATACTGGAAAGATTGGTGTTTGTATTTAGGGAACCTGTAGGGGAACCCAAAAGGCTTGAAAGATTGCTTTTTGCCTGGTATTCTATCATCAAAGCATTGAAGTTCAGGGTAGCTTCTTCAAAACATGCCCATATTTCCTTTTTTGTGAGTTCAACCGACAAAACATCTTCACCAAGTTTTCTAAGGACGAAAACAACAACTTTATCAGCATCCACCTGGTATGCTGGGTCTGAGTCAAAGAAACCAAACGGGGTTGGTTTCAAAACGTTCATGAAGTTTGCCATTATTGTGCTTCCTCGTACGAGGGTAATTAGATGAATACACCAAGCATTATTACAAATAAGAAACTATGCGTTTTTGATTTTGACTTCACCCTTGTGGCTTCAGAAAAGCAGTATATCACTGTTTATCATGAAAATGGGGGACAAACAGTTCTGGACAGCTTCAACTGGTCAGAATATCAACAAAAACCAGGGGACAAGTTCGATTTCTCAGAATTTGACTACCTGAACAAACCCGAAAAGATTGAACAGCCTTGGAAGACCTTCCTGGACCGAATGTGGTCCAATGGGTATGACCACACCTATATCCTTACCGCCAGAGGCTCCACAGTGCCCCTAGAAAAATACTTTGATGACCATGGCATACGAGTACAGTGCGTAGGCATCGGAATCCCTCCTGGGGCGAATAACGGTCACTACAAGGCTAAGTGGATTGAAGATAAAATCCAAGAGGGATTTTATGGTACCGTGGAGTTCTTTGACGACCGAGATGACTGTGTTACACATGTTGGTGAACTAGGTCAGAAATATCCACATGTTAAGTTCCACGTGTGGCAAGTGACAAATGGAGAAATGAATAAATGCTTTTAGAAATCGCTGTTGGTGATGCTTATGGTGCCGGGTTTGAGTTCGCTTCCAAGGACAGACTCAAAGAACTAAACAATGACCTGAAACAGTATTATCCACATAATCTGCCTGGTCATTTACCACCTGGCTCTTATACAGATGACACCCAAATGTCAATTGCCATTTCTGAGATGATTTTGAATGACACTCCCTGGACCGTCGAAAATCTGGCACAGAAGTTTGTTGAGGTCTACAAGAGAGACCCAAGAAATGGGTATTCCCGTAAGTTTCAAGAAATCCTTGACAAGATTACCACAGGTGACGAACTGAGAGAGAAGATTATTGCTAACTCAACTGCCTGTGGGTCTGCCATGAGAGCTGTGCCAATCGGACTTCTCAAGTACGAACAAGAAATTATGGAAAAGGCTCATATTCAGGCAAGCATCACACATAACACAACAGATGGTATCATGTGTGCAAAGGCTGTGGCTCTTGCGGCACACTATGCAAGAACGTATCAACAGTGTAGCATTAATTCCTACCTCAACTGGCACCTCAAGTCTGAAATAGACTGGACAGGGTGGGAACCTGGCACTTACGTAACGTCAGCAGGCATGCCAGTAGTTCGGGCTGCTATTTCTGCCTGGAAACGCAACACAAAAATGTCGGATATTCTTAAGCAGTGTGTTGCTTATGAGGGTGACGTAGATTCGGTCAGTGCAATTGCTCTTGGCATTGCCAGCCTAGACAAGAAAGTAGAAAAAGACCTACCCGCCGTCCTCGTGGATAACCTTGAGAACAACGGGTTTGGTCGAGACTACTTGATTGAACTTGACAGGAAGCTTCTTACTCTTCCACGACTTCAAGATGCTGGTTGATATAACCCCTGTCCTCAGAGAACAACGGGATTTCATCATCAACACCCCATTTTGAGCGTGGAGCAACAGAATCTGCAACCAAGTAGGTTTCCTTGACGATGCACCTTCCACGCTTCTGGTAAGTTGGGTAGTTTCCCCAATTCTTTCCGGTCTTGAGGAAAATCATTTCCTGAAGTTCGGCACTATTCTTGCCATCAAGCTGAGAGTGCGAGTACAAGGACCGAGCAACCATCTGAACAGAGTTTCGGGTTGCATCCTGCTGACGCCACAAGAAATAGTTGCAAACTTCACTCTCGGGCAAAACAAATGCCCGAGCATCAAATGCTGCAATCTTGGTTTCTCCGAAAATGGTTGGACTCAAGGCAGTCATGTATCCAGCAGCAATGGAAGCGGAAACCGAAACCATTTTCTGGATCTGGTTTTCAAACCAAGGTGTGGATGAAAATCGCTTGTAGTTGTGAACCAAGACCGAGATTTCATCAGACTGCACATAAGCAATCTGTGCACCCTGAATCTGCTCACACAAGGCAATCCCAACATTATCCATTGCCGAGATGAGACGTTCATCAAATGGACGCTCACAAGAAGCAGTGTAGGTGTGAAATGCCTTGCCGTCGATTCGAAGAATGACAGGCATGCGAATTGGAAGAGACTGTCTGAAAGCCCCTTCATAGATTTTCATTCGGTCGCCAAGTGAGGTTTTATCTGATGTTCCCATAGAAGGAACAGTGTATCAGACATCATCAAATGGTCAAGAACTTATTTCAACTTCACCTTACGGATTACTTTTGCGTAAGGTGCATAAAATACAGTTGTACCCTCTGTGTTATTTAGGACGCTGATAGGTCCCTGAGGTTCAACCTCATAAACTGCTGGGTGTCCTCCAAGGGAGTGAACTGCTCTTCCTGCATAAATTAAGGCAGATCTTGGGTCTTTCGTGAAGAAAACCACATCAAGATTTTTCTTTCTTCCCTTCTCGGAAACCTTGTTGGTCTTGGAAGGAGGAAGGATTAGACTTCCAGGTTTGAAGTCATGAGAAGTCCCATGATAATAAACCGTGTGAGTGTTTTGATGTAAGTGACTTGCATCTTTTGGTTGATCGTCTTCACCCATAATAACTGCTGCTGAAGCTGGAGTGTTTGCTTCTGGATCCATGTCTGCCCAGTCTGTAGATTCTCCAAAAGGCATGTTGTGTTGATCGTAGGAATATTTTCTAAAGTCCTTGAATGGATCGTGTCTGATTTTATCATTCTTGGAACGAAGATACTTTGCCAATCCTCTACGATAAGCATGACCGAATGGAAGAAAGGTCATCCACCTTGTCCACTTGTCAAGTTTCTCCATGTCAGAACGGTTAAGCGTTGCTCTACCTTTTCTTTTTGTTAAGAGTTTGTTGATCAACACGTCAATCTGAGCTTCCTCATGAGAAGCCTGTTGAGGTGTCATGGATGTGTCACGAAGTTTTTGTTTTGCCTTCTTCAAGGTTGACACCATGTGATCATCTCCAGGAGTCATAAATGAGTCAGGACCAATGGTTTCAAAAACCATCGGAACTTCTTCTGTGATAACTTCCTTGACAATCTCTTCAATCAAGGCATGAAGAGACTCTTCGATCATTTTGGTCATTATTTGTGCTTCTTGTTGTAGCGTGCCCAGGCGATCTGAAATGGACGAGGGGAATCCTCTCCGTACTTCTTCTTAAGGGCTAGAACCATGTCCTCAAGCCCTGGAGGTGCCTTCTCTGTCATAACTTGTTTGACAGCCTCATCAACCATTGCCTTAAGAGGGTCTTTTGCTTCTGGCATTCCTGGCTTGGACTTGGAAAGAATCTGCATCAAACCTTCTTTCTCTCGGATTGTCTTTGTGATAATCCCAAGAGCAGTGTTCATTTGGTCTTTTTCTTCTGGAGTTTGAGCATTCCCCAAGGCATCCATGATTTCCTGACGAACCTTCTCGTCTTCACCCATCGTGGTGAGAATATCACGAACAAGGTAGTTACTTTCCGCTTCCTTACCAATGTCGTCCATTGGATTTTCCTTGAGTTCATGACCAGTTTCGGCTGCATGTTGCATAGCCTGGTCACCATACTTTTTACGACCAATAGAAGCAGCAACTGCTCCAGGATTGGTTACGCCCTTCTGGTGCGCAAGAGAACGCTTTAGTTTGTCAAAACCCATGTGCTTTTCCTGAATGGTTCTGTCAATCAGGGCTTCAAGAACATTTTCAAGTACAATCTTTTTCATTTGAACCTCAAACTACGTCCATAAATAGGGTTTTCAAATGGAAAGGGCTACCAAAGTAGCCCGTTCTATCACAGTTGTTTTGCTAGATGTTTGATTCGAGAACGAACCAAGGCATGCTTGTCAATCCTTGGTTTTTGTTCCTTTTTAGCTTTGGTTATGTTTTTAGTAGAGTCTACGGTTGTTATCAGGACTTCCTTGTCTCCATCTTTTCCACAAAATCCACTTTCAGAAGTTTCGCTGTTTACAACAAGCTCATTTACAACTGAGAAGGCATTGGGAATCTCTTTTTTCTCATATTCCTCTGTGAGATGGTCAATCAGTCTCCGTGAAATTTTAGCAGTATGGTAGCCTGTTTCATTAGCAGAAACGATAGAAGGATTCTGTTCTCTCTCATACATGAAAGATGGATCTTTCCCTGCCTTGATTTGGTCTAAGACCTCTGCGCTTTCTAAGAAGACCAAGGCAAGGTCTCGAAGCTGATTGGCTGTAAAGCCATTATAGTCTTCTCCTCGCACTTCCATTTCTGTAGAAAATGCTCCCATAGAGCCATTTTGGATTTTAAGGACAGCCTTTGTAGGATGTTTAATGTGTCTTTCTACCAGAATCGTCACGCCACTATTTCCGGTATGAATATACCGGGATTCAATTACCAATTCACTCATGTTGTTTCTCCTTGGTTAGGGAGTTGTCCGTAGACAACCTTACCCCGAAGCCTGGATAGGGCTTCATCAGAAAGAATGACTTGAGCAGCTTGGAAAGTATAGTTACTTGATTTTTGGCAATCTTAGCTTCTGCAAAAGCCAACTATAATCCATCTGTTTCAAACTAGTATCTATTTTTGGACAAAAAGTCCAATTGTTTCCTGTGTTAAAATATGGTGCATTTGGTGGAATTATAACTTCATCCAACCAAATAATTGTTGTTTCTTCAAAATAATAACCATCTTCTACTTTGCTTAAAAAACGAGGACATGCTAAACAAATTAGCTCATCAGGATTGTAATTGGCAATTACAACATGATCAGGTTTTTGATAAGAAGCAACACTAGGAGGCAAATTTAAATGATTTATTCTTTTTTGAGGCCAAAAAGGATGTAAATCATATGCAACTCTAAATTCTCCTGGAACCGAATGATCTTCTCTCCATATAGAAATTTTTCGATGGAGATCAAACAAATGTGGATGTTGTCTAAACTTTATTTGCAAATTTGGTTCTGTTTTTGTGAGAAAGACACATGAAACATTAACAAAATTACCAGACCAATCAATTTTTGATTTTATTAGAGGTATTAATGAAGTATTGACAAGTTCATCAATAATTTTCCATTTTTTACTCCTTGGCATTTTCCCAAAATCAATTAGTTCATTCAATTCTTCTTTAGTAAGGTGTGTAAAAGTAACCAAAACTGGCTCAATTTGGAGATTAAATGGTTTTTTCACTTTTCACCCATCCACCACTGCTCTTAACCTTACCCCTGACCATCAAGTGCAAAGCCTTGTAAGAGAGCCCTCTCTGAAGAGCAAACTCTCTTAAGGAGCCTGTGACTTCTACAGTTTCTTGTGTGTTCTTGTTCACAAGAGTTACACCAGCCGAATGTCCTGCCCATAACCCATTTTTGCAGTTCTCTGCTGCCTTTGCACGGGCTTCTGGTGTTCTCTTGGCTATGGCACTTGCCAAAGCTCTTTTGGTTTTTACCTCAAGAGATGGAGACTTACAACGTTTATCTGTTAAAGGGTTTGGTGGCTGTTTGGCTCTTGAACCCATTCTATTAGCTCTTGCTTCTTTTTCAATGTTGTAGCAATGCTTTTGGTTATCATAGTGTTTATCAAGATAGGTCTGTTCAACCGCAAGACAGTCTTCTGTTGTTCCTTGTACTATCTCAAGTACTTCAAACAGAAAATTCTCTTGACCACACTTTACGAAGTCATTTTGAAGAAATGAGTTTGTGTGCGTTCCTCCCATTAAGTTATTGAAATGGTTGTTCGCTCTTTTATAGAAGCACTTGGTACTACCAAAGTATCGTCTCCCATTTGAGAGATTCAAAATTCTATAGACGCCACCATCACTAGCATTTGCAGAACCATAAAGTCGTTTCATAGAAGAAAGTATGATTCATGTCTAGTGATTTGGACATGAAAAAGGCGAGGGATTAGCCTCGCCTCTTCAAACTCTAGAGTCCGTTAGGACCCACCAAAATTAGATGACGTTCATGTCGAGAACGGTGACAGTTGCGTAGAAGTCTGCGCGAACCATCTTTTTGCCGTAGCGAGTCATGATACCCTTACGTGGAGTGAAGTCCTCCTGAGCGTAAATAACTGGTGTCAAGATGAGTGGAACGTATGGTGCGTAAATGTAACCCGACTCAAGGAAGGTGTTACCCTTAAGACCAATCAAAATGCGGTTTGCTGGGAAGTATGGGTCCTTGTAAACCGTGTAACGGTTGTTAAGGGTACCTGCGGACTCAGCGCCGAGTGTCATGCTGTCTTGGACTTGACCATCTGTGTCAATCTTGTAGGACGACTTGTAGGTCTGCAAGTGCTCAAGGATTGTGCAAACGTCTGGGGACGTTACGATGAAGTTTGCAGAACCGCGAAGCGTCTTACGTGCGATTGTGTTTGCTGCATCGGTAATAGTCTCAAGGAGCGTCTGGTACCAGTCTTGGACGTTGACGTAAGCTTGTGGGCCTGCGGACAATGCCGAAGAGTGGAGCGCTTCTGCGCCAGTCTGCTTGTTAACGATCTTACCTGGAGCGCGGGACCAGTAAAGGTTTGCTGCGTTTGCCTGTGTAAGAAGGTCGTTGAGGATTTCACGGTCGATGTCGAGCGTGATGTGCTCAGAAAGAATGTTTGTCAATTCAACTTCAACGTCGATGTTGTAGAACGCTGTAAGGTCTTGTGCCATTTCTGGTGACCAACGTGCGCGCAACTTACGGGTTGTTGCTGTTACTGCAACGGACTCAATCTTGATGTCAATCTCTGGGATGACAGGCGATGGAGGGTTGATTGCGAAATCAGTTTCGAACGAAGGAATCGTAAGAGTCGAACCATCGGAGTTAACCGAAAGTGCGTCAGAGATTGCAGCCGAAGCTGTTACCTTTGTTGTTGCTGTTGCGTTTGGCTGTGGAGCTGTACCACCGTTTGCCACGCGAATGACGAACTGAATGTGGGAGCCGCCGATTGGGTCTGGTGTGAACAAACCAGATGTTGGGTCCCAAGAACCGCGCTTGTTGAGCTTACGGAGGTTGAGAACGCCGTTACCACCTTGATACTGATCGCCCCATGCAGTTGCCGAGCCTACTGCTGAACCGAAACCAGTGATTGCAATCTGCTCAAGCGAGTTGAGGTCTGCGCCACCGATGTTTGCAGTTACTTCAGATGCGGACATGTGAAGGAATACAAAGTCAAGGGCGTTGTTTGCAAGGTCAACTTCCATCTTGGAGTCGAAAAGAGCAAAACGTGCGTTGAAACCAACGAACTGTGCGCTTGTGCCAACGACTGCCGTTGTGCCAGTTGTCCAGATAGAACCCGATGCCCAGTAACCAACAGAGTCGGTCGTTGCATTGAGGTTAAGGCTCTGCTTGTGAACCTTTGTGAAACCTGTGCCTACAAGGTCGTACTGACCACCAGTTGCAAAGGAGCCAGAACGAATTCTTGCGCCAACTGGGTTATTGTAGATGGAGTCACCCTTCTTGTAGGTCTCGTTAACGGAGGAGTTCGACAAGTTTACACCTGCGTCGCCACCAACGTTGTTACCATACATGTAATCGAGATAGAACAAAAGACCCGATGGCAAGCTCATTGGCTGCACGGAAACGACTTCATTTGCAATCAAGCCGGCGAATACACGACGGACGATTGGGAATGCGACGTTTGTGAAACCAGCTACTTGACCACTCGACACGAGGTTTGCACCACCGGTCGACAAAGCATTGGACTCACGAAGGAGTTCTGCTGCTTGGTTTTCAAGGAGACGACTCATCGAGTCACGGGTGTTGCCCTTGAGACCCGAGAGAAGACCTGTTTTGTCCCACTTCTCGTTAATGCGTGGCATGTCTGCGCCGAGGGACTTTCTCGAAACGCCTTCTGCAATCATGTCTAATGAAAATGACTTCATATTCTTATCCTTCTTGAGGTTACTTGTTGTAAGTATTACTTGCGATTCTTAATTCCTGCCAAAAGCTGCCAACGTGCTGTTTCGATCTCGCCAGCCTTAGGCTGTGCGCTCTCGGTCAATCTTGCGCTTCCTGTCGAAGTAGGCTTCGAAGCCGAACCAGACAATTGGGTGGAAGATGTGCTTTCTGCGAGGATTTTCTTGATCTTGGTATAAGTCTCTTTTGCTTCTGCAAGGCTCTTAGCTTTGTCAAAATACGAAGCAATTTTTTGCTTCTGCGTCTTGGTCAAATCTTCACGAACTGCAAACTTGGAGACATACAAAGCCTTAGCTGTAAGAAGCTTAGACTCTGAAAGTTGTGACTGGAGTGCTTTGACAGTTGTTGCTGCCTTAGCGATTACTGCTGCTTCTGTAAGAGGCTTTTTGGTAGAAGCTGGCTTCTTGGACTCCATTGGCATCTTAGATTCATCTTTACCTGGCTTGTCCTTGTCCATAAGCATGGAGGATGCGTCGTCGTCGTCTTTGCCTGCGCCCATCTCTGGTGCAGAGTCGCCGTCATCGCCTACAAGGTCAATACTAAGTGCATCGTCATCACCGGCACCGGCTGCTGCGCCCATTGCGTCGCCTGCTACTGGTTCTGCCGAAAACTCTTCTGTTGCGCCATTAAGGAGAGCCTCAAGGTCATCAACGTCAATTTGGAAGGTAAGTTCTACTTCACCACCGCCAGCGCCTGCCATGTCATGCTCGCCACCTGCTGGTGCGTCTTCCATTGGCATCTTGGATGGACCTGCGCCCATTGGAGCTGCTGCACCTGGGGTGCCCATTGAGGTTGCATCCTCATTTTCCATACCACATTCCTTAAGTTCGGACTGTGCTGGAGCCTTGCCGCCTGCTGGCTTCTGGGAACCTTGATCGCCTTCTGGAACCGAAGGTGGCTTAAGGTGACCATCTTTATCTGTACCCTTGAGAGCCGATTCTTTCTTTACGGCTGCAAGACGACGGGAAAGATTTTCCTTACGGAGTTTTGCAACTGCCTCACGGAGTTCCTTTTCGTCAAACTCAAGAATCGAGTTGTTACCCTTTTTGTCAATAAGAGCCTCACCAGAGTGAACCTTTGGAGAAGTGTTCTCTGCGCCCTTTGTCTTTTCGCCGTCACCGAAGTTAGACGATGCTGGTGCGGACTCTGCGATACCTGCACCTGGCTCCTTGATAAGAGCGTCTGGGTTGTGAACTCTTGGAGTCTTTGTCTGTGCATCACCCTCAACCTTGCCATCACCGAAGTTCGAGGATGCTGGTGCATCTTCACCAAGGAGGGACTCGGCCATATTGGACATTTCGCTGTCGTCTGCCTTTGGAGCTTCACCTTCTTTGAACAAGTCAACGCCAGGTGCTACGCCAGATGTCTTTTCTGCATGTGCAGTTGCTTTATCAGCGGTTGCTGGTCCGAGTGCGTCTTCCTCGAAAAGCTTTGCTGCAAATTCTTTGAGAGTGGTCATCGATGCTCCTTTATTCTCTTTGTAACTAGTAGTTGATTCTGCTTCATTCAGTTTCATGAACAAAAATTCAAGCTTATTTTCGGCCAAGCGAGCCTTTTTAGATGAAATAACGTCTTCATTGACCATCTCATCCAGTTTTTCACACAAGGTAAATAGTTTCGATTTCAACGATTCTTTTACCAACATAGGTACGTTGCCCTTGAAATAAAGATAATCAATCTTTTCGGCAACCACGCGAACTTCTTCTTTGAAGCCAAAAATCTTAGCCTCACCAGCAACTACTGGTGTTGGTTCGTTTTCGTCTTCTGGGTTTGTTGGAGGAAGACCTGTTGGCGACGTTGGCGCCTCTGGGCCTTGCGTTGGTGCGGTGCCGGTTGGTCCGATTGGAGCCACAGGAGCAGGCGCAGCAGGTTGACCAGAACTTGCGTCAACCGGAGAAGCAGGGGGCGAAACCATCTCAGGACTTGCTGGCGCATTAGGTGTTTCTCCTTGCGCACCAAGAGAATCCATGCCTCCCGCAACTGGAGGAGCTGCCTCAGCGCCGCCACCACCAAGTGAGAAAAGCTGCTGGAAATCTACGGTGATTTTGCCTTCATCATCTGGCATTGGCATTCCTACCAAACCATCCGATGGAGAGATTGGGGCAGCATTTGGCATGTCACCAGGGGTCATTGTAGGTTCCTCAGGAGAAACCTCGGCAGAAGACAAGGAAGCAAGGTCGCCTGTGTCTGCAACGCCGTCTATTCCACCAGGTGCATCTTCTTCACCAAACAAAAATCTGCTTGCGTCAGCAGCTTCTGTGGCGATCATTTTCTTGATCACTGGGGCTACAGCCTCGATGATTTTGTTTCTTGCATCGATCTCGGCTATTTCTTTGAGTTTCTTAGCCTCAATAATTGATTGTTTGTAAAGCTCGCTCATGTATTGCCTCGCCCGTTAATTACTGTACAGAATTACGGTTCTCTGCTGGAACGACCAAAAATTAAATCACCGATGCGTCTTGCACCGATTTTAGCAGATGTTCTGCTTGGACTTTCAAGACCATTACCTACGAATGCACCACCCGAACCTCTTGAGTGCTCAGTTGCAGCAACACCAGCGTCTGGAATGCCTGCTGGGTTCTGTGGGTCATTTGGGTTAACAGCGATGTTTGGGCCATAAGGGGAACCTGGCTTACCACCACCACCAACTTCAACGTCTGCAAGATTTGGTGAATCTTGATAATCACGGTTGACAGTACCGAACGTGTGACCACCATCAGAAATAACTGGTGCTTCATTAAGCGTCTGGAAAAGGTCCTCAACGATTTGATCGCTGTAAGATCCATCATTTACAGGCGAACCAGAATAGATAATGGACAAATCGGCAGTGGACGAAGATCCCATGCCAAATGACCTTGCTGGTGGCTCAACTTTGATTTGTTTGTGTGTAGGCATTTAAATTCCCTTTTATCTAAATAGTCAGATTAGGTTTTTTTACCTTTTCTTGCCACCAAAAGCAGCAGTTGCCCAACGAGAGACATTGCCGCCAGCAAGTGCTTGAAGTTGTGCATTGTCATGAGCAGCAACTTCCGGTGCAATTGGCATTTCCTGACTCAAGCCTGACGCAGAACCGAATCCGTCACCTCCAGCAATCTGCTTTTGGAGTGTGTTAATGGCGGTATCCATCATAATCTGTTCAAACATACTTTTCTTGCCCGATGGGGTTTGAGAAACTACATTTTGAACAGCTTGCATGAGTCTTGGGTTAATCTCACCAGATGCACCCTGTTCTAGACCTGATGGTGGAGTTGGACGAGCATTGCCATTACCATAAAGCATGTTCACAGGCGCACTAGGTTTTGCCTGTCTGCCTTCTGTCAATTTCTCAAGGTGTTTGTCGAACATGCCTTCATTGATAAGTTCAGTGAGGCACTCCTTCATCAATCCCTTGAATTGTGAACGTGTCAATTTCATAGTTTTCTGATACCCAGGAGTTCGTTTGCAATTCTGTCAATCTTGTCAGACTTCTTGAGGAACTGACTAACTTCTTTTCTTTGGTCAGAGGTAAGTTCACGAGCTTCACGCATCATGAAAGCACCTGGAGTTGAAGGTTCAGACACGAAGTCCCAACAAATCAACTGAAGGTCATCCTGAACGACCGCACTGTTCTGAGTCTGTTTGACAGAACCAACAGCTCTAGAGGAAATACCAACCTTAATGCCGTTGTTGAACAAGGTCTTGAGTTGGCGTCCCTGGTCCATGTCCTCAAGGATTTCGACTCTGCCCCACACAACGTCACCTTCCCACCAAACGTCTGTAATAACGTGGGAAACGTTCTTGAGGTTCACAACAGGTTCGTCTGCGTGGTCAAGTTCACCAGTTGCTCTACGCTCTTTTACGAGCTTCATGTAGGCATCAACTTCTCTTTCCAAAATTGGTCTTGGGTAAACTCTACCGTTCTGATTTAGGGTGTTTGCTCTCTGAAGAATGCCTTTGACCAACATGTTTCCATATTGAGACTTCTTTGGCTTGCCTTCGTCGTCGATTTCTTTTGAGTAGTCGAACTCAGCAAACTCTCTGAGCAAGTAAATTTTCTTGTCATCACTCATGGGTCAGTTCCTTTTGTAACTTAATCAGGGTCATGTAGAAAGTTACGGTTTCATCATTGAGATTTGCGGTATTCTTATACTCATTGAGGAGTAGGTTTTTGATACCAACGAACTTCTTTGACAGATGTTCTGACAAGTCCTCATCACCAATCTTCTTTTTGGAAAGTGCACTGTTGACAAGAGTCAATGTCTTTGTACGAACCTCATCCAACATTTTGGTAAGGTCTTCCTTAGAAGACAGATCTGAGGCAAACACGTACTTGGAAACTATTTGACGTTGTTCATCAAGAAGCTCTACATTGTACTTTGTGTTGAACTTCTCGGACATGAGACCAACAACCAAGGAGTCAATTTCCTCATTGATTTGGCCATTATCCATCTCAAGGTACACAGAAGAGTTGGTAGCTGGAGTCTTTGCCACAACCATGTGTTCAAGAACAAGGTTCTCAATATTTGCTACCTCACCAAGCGACTCAGTAAGCTTTTTCTCACGCCAGTTGTTCAACAACACCTGGATAGAAGCCTGAAGTCTGTAGTCATTAACAGAGCGTTTGAAGAAGTCCTTGTCACCAAGAACAGAGTTGATCTCATGGATCAACTTGGTCTTTTCACTCTCAAGTACTTGACCTTGAAGGGTCTCAGAGGCGCTTTTAACTCTCTCAAAGAGTCTGATTGCAATCTCCTTGGAGGTCACGTTAGTTTCATAGAGGCTGCGAAACAACTGCCATTCTTTACCAATTTGGGTTTTAGGTCCAAAGTACTTTTTGTAAAGATTACTTGCCTTTTCAATGCCTGAGTGATTTTGTTCTACAAGTGCCTTGGCAATGTGACGAGCAAAAAAATCATTCAGAAGACCAACGTTTCTTTTTTTGTTGTGATATAGCATGTCTCAGTTACCTCAATGCCTAAAGATTCGAACCTTAGCGCCAGACAACTTATAAGTAGATTATCTCAAAATAGAAATTCAATCATCTTTCTGTGTATTTTCATCATTCTGCGTAGGTTCACGGTCATCTGTGAGTTCTAAGTCGATCTCATCAGCTTGTTTTGAGGCACTTTCACCTAATTCAGCCTCCAGAAGTTCAAGAAGTTCATCCTTGTTGGATTTTGGCGTAAATTCCTCTTCTAGACGCTTTTCGAGGTTCTCATTGATGAGTTTTGACTTTCTTGAGAAGTTAAGTCTTGTCTCCATCTTGTTGAACATGCTCTTGACTTCCTTGGAAAGTTCTGGTCTCTTTCTAAGGATGTACTCAAGTTCCCTGTGTTCATTGCGACGTTGTCTAAGGGAATCCAGGTCGTCAACGTCAGAGTTATACTGGTGCTTTCCACTGAAGTCTGTCATGGCAGCAAAATTAGGGTTAGCTAGATTGTCTCTGCCGCCCATACCAACCTGTCTCTTGTCATTTCTACGACGTTGGGTTGCGTATGGAGTTGCCTGAATAGGTGTTTGACCTGGCATTGTTTCTGTACGGATAATACCACCTTCATTGTCAAACTTGGCAATGCCAGAAATCAATTCATTGTCAGACATGCCAGGTTCTGCTTCTCTTGGCTGCTTTTCAACATCAGCTCCAGGCACCTGGTAGTTGGACTGGTCAAATGGGTCCACAACAGCCTGTCTCTCCTGGTTTTCCGTAGAAACAGCAATGGACTCAAGTTCCTTCTTGTAAAGAATGTCTTCCTTGCGGGAGTGCTTGGACTTGTCAATTTCATCAGGCGTGAACCCAAGGATTTCTGACTGAATCCAGTCCTCACCAACAAGAATGCTTTCTTTAAATTTCGTGGCAATGTCAATTCTGTCGTTCCACAAGGCAAGCTTTTGCTGAACTGCCACAGAGGATGGATTCGACAAGAACAACTCGAAGTCAATAAGATCTTCGCCATCAAAGCCCTTGGAATACAGGTGCAACATGGCAAGTTTGTTCATCTCGGCAATGATGATCTTCTGAATGATGTTAATGGTTCTGGAGAAACGAACGTCTTCCTGAGCCAAGGTTGCCTTAGAACTGACAGACTCATCGAACCCGAGATAGGCTCTTGGAATCTTCAAGGCGGCAAACAACTTCTTCTGAAGATACTCAACGTCTTCAGTTGCAGACACGTGTTGACCACCAGCCAAAGTTTCAATCTTTGTACCACCAGCCTCACCACGAACTGGGATGAAATAATCCTCATCCACGGCTACTGGGTTGTATCTGTAGTCCATTCTGCCATTAGACTTGTCCATCTGTGTGTTGGACCTAAGAGCAGCTTTTGCAGCTTCCATGTAGGAAGGGATGTCATTTGGTGCTGTGTTTCCTACGTCGATGTAGAAAACTCTACGTTCTGGTGAACGTACAACACGGTAAACCAACATAGCATCTTCCATCATGATGAGCTGACGCCAAATTCTTCTGCCAGACTCAAGAACGCTTGTGCCATAAGGCAAGAATAAGTCATTGCCTAGGATTCTAAGATGGGTAACCTGCCAGTTTTCCAGAATCTTGTTACCGCGGGTAAGCCAACGGAATCGAATGGCATAAGGGTCTTCAAGGTCGAAACCTTCCTCACGTTCAACTTCATTTACCGGAATTGGCGTACAAGAGATAATACCAACGTCTGGAACGATTTCGTTATAGAGAAAGAAATCACCATACTTGACTAGATTTCTAATCCAAGGACGAAGGTTGAACTCCACGTTGAGTGTGTCATAGAACACTTCCTCAAGAGCCTTCTTGATCTCAGGATTATCTGAATACACATGGAAACACTTGCCTTTTTCATCAGAAGCGCAAGATTCGTCGGCATAAATGTCAAGAGCAGAACCAATTTCGGCAGTGAACTCCATTTCAGAGAACTCTGCGTATCTGGCAATTCTGTCAAGAATACCGTAACCACCTAGAACGGAGAAGGGAGATGATTCTTTTCCGAAAGGAGCTGGACCTCTGTAGCCGAGGTTTGAATGAGCCATCGACTTGTCATAGAAAGCCTTGTAGTCGTAGCCCTTGATTCGTCTTTGAATAGCGGGACCTGAACGGAACAGTCTCGTTAAACGTTGGAAAAAGTTATCCTGTGCTGCTGCCATGTATTACCAATTTCCTAAATAGGTTTGCAGAATCACTATGGAATGTCTTTATATGTTTCAGTATATGCTCTCTTCTAATTGGTTATCCTCCACTAAAATACTTACTAACGATTCCGGAAGACATAAAATGACAAACATTCCATGCAAGATTCTTCAGAAGGTTGAATATGTCGCAAAATACATCGAAACCTCAAGTGATGACTGGTTTCGGGTCAAAAAGGAGCTTTTAGCTACTTGTGCTCCAAAAGAAAGGGCTTTCTTCTCAAGGAGACACAAAACCAGTAAAAAACACTTTCTGAATGACTTCGAACTGGAACTAATTAAGACCTGGAAACAACTTACGGGAGTTGAGCTAAAAGTAGACCCAGCAAAACTTCACACCCCTGAGGACGAACGTCCACCAAGATATTGGGCCTTGATGCAGTTAAACAAGAAGAGACAAGAAGCCGCAAATGACAAAAGTTAACCTCGAAAATGTAATCCGTCTTGTTGTGGAAGAAGTGCTTGATGAGGATCATCCTCAAAGACTTAGGGATATCTTTCTTCAGCCTGCCAAAGACGTGTTGCAAACCGCCAACTATGCAGCCGAGAGAATCTCAGGAGCTGCTCAGACCTTGGTTAAGGGCTTGTCTTTCATTATTCCAACCATTCTGATTCCTGGTCTTGAGTTCAACTACGCCCTTTTCAAGAAGGATGAAGACCAGAAGCTTGCAGACATTAAAAAGAAATATGGTGACGTCCTAGCAAGGAACTGGGAAGCTATTAAAGATCCTGATGTGTTTGGTTTCTTGCTCTTGGCATATCCTCAGGCAATGCTTGGTTTTGCCACTCTCAAGAAGTCTCCCTTGGCATTTTTGCGAATCCTTGAAGTCGTTACAGGTGGCATGGACTCAGTAACCAACCTCCGACAGAGTCTTGAGCAGTCAGCAGCCTACAGTCCAAGACAAACCCACAACTATGACCCAAACAGTGGTCCATTTGGTGGTGGAGGCGGTGGTGGAGATAGTTCATACATGGGTGACATGTATGGCGACTACGCAGGCACGGGTTTGACAGGTGAGTCCAAACACCCCCGCAAAAATCTTATAGAGGCCCAGGAAAATCCCCAGGTCATTCAACAGATCCAAGCCCTCATGCAACGTCCGGAGGTCAGGCAAGCCATTGCAGCGTCTCCAATATTCAAAGACATGCAAAGAGCCTCTATTGACATTATGGTTGCCCCTGTGATGAAGTTCCAGCATGTCCAGAACTTCGATCAAATGAAGGGTTTCATTTCTCCTTCTGCCATCGAACAGGCAAAAGCTGAGTTTCAGAAGAAAGCTGGAAATGACCCAAAGGCTCAACAAGAAGCCATGCAAGCGTTGGTTCAGGAAATCAAGAAGAGCTACAAAGAGGCTTACATAAAGAACCTTCAGGGTCTTGAGGCCAAGGATCCACCAGCTAAACCAGCTATTGATGCGGCTATTGCAAGAATTCGTAGTTTGCAATAAAAATATACAGTACCCAGTCAACAAATTAAGCTGTATCTGTGAAAGGTACACCTAATATGACTGATGGCACTGATTTACAACCGGATTCGATTACAGACCTAAAACCAATTATCAAGGAGTTCGTGAACAGGTTTACTGCTCTTGAACACGAGATCGAAACTCTTAACGAAGACAAGAAGGCTTTGTTTGAGGAGTTCGCGGAGAAGATTGACGTAAAAGAACTTAAGGCTGCTCTAAGGGTTCATAAAATTGAGCAGAAAGTAAGCCATCGTCATGCCTTCGAGAGTATTTTGGAATGTCTTAACGACCCAACCACATGACCGAGAAAAGTTACATTTTTATTTGGAAGATTGACGTTGGGAATGTTGCTCCAAGCGATGTTCCAACATACATGTCTGCCATAAAACAAAGTGTTGGAAATGTTGAAGGCAAATTAAATCACTTGTTGAATGCAGACGTTGAAGAGTATTTCATCCCAGTGACAAATGAGTCATCCAATTTGGATATAGTGGAGTTTAATCTTGAGTCGGATAGTCCATACACTCGAACATCAAATTCTGTAAATCCAAAGGCTGACTTCATTCGAGAGAAGATAGCGCAAATTTTAAAGGATTCACAAAATGTCGAAACAAACAGAGAAGTATGAAGTTCCAGTAATTCTATATGAGGAGCCAAAAAACGGAGAAAGACCTAATCCCATTCCGTACATTGATGTTGCCTCAACCGCAAAGATGCCACCAGTTTTATTCATCTTCGAATACAGACAAACTGGTGAATTTGAACCAGACTCAAAAGGAAATCCAGTCGAGATTGTTGATCAGATTCCACACAAGTACGTCGACATGGAGCACCTGAAAGATAAATTGCCACCTCACCTTAATGACATGATCAGAACCTTGCTTGGCATGAAGCCACTGAAGGAAGCACAAAAAGATGGTCAGGTGATTTTAGAAAAAGTAAACAAGGCTGTTGCTGACAAAGCAAGTAAGAAGGACTGAGAGATATGAGACTACACAAGAGCGTTATTGATAAGATGATTTATCTCTGCCAAACTTATGGTGGTTATGAGCATGAACACAAGCTTCGTGCAAAGCTCAATGAGCTTGACATGACTCCATACGAGCGTAAGGAGACAAACACTGGTGAAACCATTTTGGTTTTGACAGAAGACTACATTCGTGAACTTGAAGGCAAGAGAAAAGCCTAATAGGAACCTACCTTGACTAAAAATTTTGAAATCGGACAAGTAGTTTATATTTTGTCCGAACAAGCTCAGTCTATTTTGCCAGGTATTGTGGCAGAAGAAGTCGTCATTAAAAAATTGTCAGGAAACTCGACTTCCTGGAAAGTCAAGGTTGGTCATGGAGACAGAGCCAAGCTGTTTGATTCATCTAAAATCAAGGGTGAAGTTTATGGCAGCTTGGATGAAGTTCGTGAGATAATGCAAACACGTCTCAATGAGTACGTTGACAAAATTACGGTTGAAGCACAAGAGCGTGTAGAAAAGTGGTATGGTAAAGAAATTGCCGAAAGAGAAAAGGCAATGCACACCAGTCCAACACCTTCTACATCTACCTTTGATGACAGAATCGACCCTGATATTCTTTTGAGTTCAATCGAGAACTCACCCATTAGTCCAAAGTTTACCTCAGAAGCAAAAATTGACCCACGTGCCTCCCTTAGACAGAACCTGATGGCTGCTGTTATTCCTGATGAGGAACCATCGACAGATGGAGAAGGTCACATGTTCATGCAGGGTCCAAATGGTGAACGAATTGCCGTTCACGTCAATAAACCTAAAAACTAATCATGACAAATCAAAATTCCTCTTCTCCTCCGATGCCAAAACAAGAAGTTATCTTTGAGGATAAAGCTCATGAAGAACTTCTTAAGGGCGCTACCATTTTGGCAAGAGCCGTTAGGTCTACAATGGGACCAAGTGGTCATGGTGTAATCATTGACTTCAAGGGCAAGGCACCAATCATCACAAAAGATGGTGTTACCGTTGCTAGGTCAATCAACCTCAAGGATAAGCTCCAAAGCATTGGAGCAGAACTTCTCAAGGAGATTGCCGCAAAGACGAATGACCTGGCTGGTGACGGCACAACGACCGCAACAGTACTTGGTCATGGACTTCTTGCTCAGGGAATCAAGATGATTGCCACAGGACGTTCAGCAATCGGCATCAAAAAGGGAATTGACCTTGCTTCCAAGGAAGTTGTAGACTTTCTCAAAGAGAACTGTGTTCCAGTCAGTAGCAAAAATGACATTATTGCCATTGGTACCATCTCGGCCAATGGTGACAGTAAAATTGGCGAACTTCTTTCTCTAGCAATTGAGAAGGTTGGACCTGATGGCATTATTACCGTTGAACCTGCTAAGAGCATTCAGACACAACTTGATGTTGTGGAGGGTTTGCAGATTGACAGCGGCTACATCTCTCCCTATTTCGTTACAAATGGCGAAAAGTTGGTATGTGAACTTAGAGATCCTTACGTGTTGGTAACAAATCGTAAAATCTCCGCTATTGATGACATCATTCCAATTTTGGAAGTTGTTCATAGAGCCAACAAGCCTCTCTTGTTGATTGCAGACGAAGTTGAAGGCGAAGCTCTTCACACTTTGATTGTCAACAAGATGAAGGACAAAATTTCCGTGTGTGTCATCAAGGCACCTTCTTACTCAGAGAACCGAACCGATATTTTGAATGACATTAATGCTGTTGTTGGCGGAAAGGTTATTGACCTTTCTTCGGAATCCCACTTCAAGAATGTCACAGTCGGCCATTTTGGAACCTGTAAGAGAGTTATCGTAGGTCGTCACAACACGACTATCGTTGGAAACACAGATCAAAAAGTCAAGGATGCTGTTAGTGCTAGAATGAACATGCTTCGTACTGCCTTGGCAGATGGAACATTAGATGAACTTCACACTGACAGATATAGAAAACGTTTAGCTAAACTCTCAGGCGGCATTGCAGTCATCAAGGTTGGTGGTTCTACCGAAGTTGAGATTTTGGAAAGAAAAGATCGAGTAGAAGATGCTCTCAATGCAACTGTGGCGGCAACTCAAGAAGGTATTGTACCTGGTGGGGGTAGTGCTTTATTTTACGCTTCTCTCCATCTTAGAAAGTTGCTGGCAGATGATGAAGCTTGGAAAAACCTACCTGAAGATGTTCTTGCCGGCGTACAAGTGGTTGCCAACACTTGTGAGGCTCCTCTAAAGACCATTGTAGAAAACACAGGCAAGTCCTCTGACGTTGTTGTTGCCAAACTCAAGGAGTACGTGGAAACCAATAACATCTCTCTCAAGAAAAAGAAAAAGATGGATATTGGTGGAAACAACATAATCGAGTGGGAAAATCCACTTCTTCCTTCTGCCGTATTTAGAGATATTATTGGTTATGATGCATCTACGCACACGTATGATAACCTAATTGCCAAAGGGATTATTGACCCTGTAAAGGTAACTCGATATGCTCTTGAACACGCCTGTTCGGTTGTTGGACTGGTGTTAACGTGCAACGCTGTTGTGATAAATGATGAAGAATAAGGAGTAAGACTATGGGTATTGGACACAGAATAATGGCAAAGCCAGTTGGCTCGGGAACGGTCTTCAGTACCGCTACGAACACCGACATGGTTCTCGTTTACAGATTGCTTGAGGACAAGCAGGGTCAAATGATTATTGACACGACTGGCGGGGCTCTTGTAGAGCGCGCAGGAGGCGTCAAGGCAGGTTCTATGGGAACCATCACCGGACCATCGATCAAAGTGCCACGTCGCTGCCTGATTGAGTACAAGGACGTTCCTGCCGCAATGGGTGTGGACCTCGTTGACTTGTATCCTGTTCAGTTTGACGCTTATGGTGGAATCGGGTTCTTGCCTGGTGATGCCATCAAGATGATCTGATGATCAGCTAACCACTCGACGCTTTAACAAATAGATAAATTCTTCGTGTTTGTCTGCAATGTTGCCTAGGTGTTGCTCAAGTCCTCTTGTGAGGAGTCCAGTTTGATCCAAATTGTACATTACAGCTTCAAGAAGACCTAAAAACATAATCTCTGCTTCTAGGGAACGTCTTGCAGGTTCATCTGATGAACCTTGCATCTTGACGTTCTTTAGGAATGCACTCAAAGTTACCACATGTTTCTCAAAACCCACCAAGGCAGCCTTGTTAAGACCAACAATCTTCTCGGCTGTTGAGTCTATTTGTGGGACAATATCATTATAAAGACGATCATAAAGCAAGTGATCGCTGTAGAAGTCTGGACCGGAAGATTGCCAGTGATGTGTTTGGTGAAGGATGGACAAAGCTCTAAGGGCTCCTAAAATAACCACTACTTCCGCATACTGTTCACCAGGAAACAAGGCTAAAGAAGCTTCTAGCATCCTGGCAACGGCAATATTTTGTACCATTTCTGGTTTTTGATTGGGTAACATGAACCTCTGCAATAACTATTCAGAGAAAACATACTTATATCCAAGGATTTAGATAAATGACTTACCAAAATGCTCGTTCTGGCCCAAATAACGTTGGTGAATATCAGACCTCAGGTTTACCTTGGGTAACGTCTTCCTTAGTGACGGCAACACCTCAAAAGATTGACTTTCCCTATGTAACCAACTTCATTTCGGTTCATGGTGGCGCTTATGGCGGAACCGATGGTGTCAGAATTGGATTTTCTGTGAATGGTATTAATGGTGGCAACTATGCCTTGGTAAAGGCATCTGATGGTTGGACCACATTCAACATTCGTTGTAGGGAACTCTACGTCCGTAGTGACGTAGGAACGGTTTCTATGTCATTGACGGTAGGTCTTACCATGATTGAGAACAAGGCTTTCCCAAGCCTTACAGGCTCTGCAACCTATAACCCAGCAGCTACTGCATCCAACATGTATGGATATGGTAAACCAGGTGATCCAGGTGTTGGCTCAGGTGTGGGCTGATTTGCCCTGGGCTTGCTGAATAATCCCTGAGAATGTAGAACAAATCACCAAGATGTTTGCTACATGTGTAAACACGGACTTTTTGGCGAGTACATGATCATTTACGATGGTGAGCTTGTAGAGCTGGTCAAACCACTCTTCATAAACTCTAAACCACTCATGAACAGGCTTAAGTGCCTTTTCAGCGTTGAACTTTTTGTAGGAAACCTCAATCGAAGGATCAATCCACACACAGTTTTCAACCGTGGCACCTTCAACAACTGTTACCTTGGGCTTCTTTGCTTTGCCTTCGATAATGTCCTTCTTCTGACGAAGAATATTATTGGCATTTTCGAAGATTTCCTTGAATTCGTCGGCCTGACCAAGCAACTTCAGAATCTCTTCCTGAGAATAGTCACCAAACGTATTAGAACAGATCATTTAAATAAGCTCCCGATGGGATTTGAAAGCCGCAAGTCGGAGTCGAACCGACAACCTTTTCCTTACGAGGGAATTGTTCAGCCATTTGAACTTTTACGGCGTTTTTCTGTTCTTAGTCTATGACAAACAGCACAAACCAATTCACACTTTTCAATTTCACTTTTAATTTCATCTAGTGAATATTGTTGAGAATGAATCATGGTTGAAATTTCAGAAACCTTTGTATTTGGATCTAAATGATCAAAGTCCATTGCACAAGCATCGAAATTTTTACCACAGTCAATACATGGATTTTGCTTTATTTCATCTACAAATGCTTTTATAGTTTCCTTACGTTTTTCCTTCCATTTAGCTATTTGCTGTAATCGAATTTGTTTGTGTTCTTGATACCAAATTTTTTGGTATTTTCTTACACATTCCTTGCACTCATATTGCAAACCATCTTTGGATTTTGAATGTTTCCTAAATTCTAAAGAAGATTTATCTGTTTGACAAGTAGAACAGAATTTTAACATACTCGTAATTAAGTATTAGTTTACGAGGGAAAATGTCCTGCTAAATAGACTTTAGCAGGATCTTATTGATGGTGCAAGTTATTCTTTTGCATCGTCATTTATTTCAGTCGAAGACGAAATCGACGTAGTTCCATCAAAGTTCTCGATTTTCTTGACCCAATATTCAGGTGCTCCCGAGCCCGTGAGGAACTCAGAAATAACCGTGAACACGTTGTCGGAAAATCCACCAACATTCAGGCGGTCCTTGGAATCCGTAGCCTGTACCGACATATTTGGCTGCAAGTCAATGCAAACCAACTTTGCCTTTGGGTTACGACCCTTGAACTTTGCCCACTCAGCCATAAGACCAGTTGTTTTTGGCTGAGCATAACCATACCAACTGGACGAACGATCAACCCAGGATTCATTGTCAGAGACAATAATCACAAGGTCTCCACGACGACGATCCTGATTCAACAAGGCAAGCGTTGCTGCACAGTCGGTTCCACCGCCCGGTTGAGCGATTTTCTGAGCATTTGTCATGACCGAGTCTCTAGCATTCAGGTCAATCTTCTTTGCAGAAGTATCGAACGTGAAAACCTCTGTGTCCTCATTCTTGCGCTTGACTGCCGAGGCAATCAAGGCTGCAACCTGACGACAGGACGTTGTGGATGTTACACCTGGACGATAACCAGAAATGGACGAGTCCATTGATCCGGAAATATCAACACCAACGAAAATCTTACCATTGAACGCTGGAACGTTCTCAATAGCCGATTCCATTGCATCTTGCAGGGCATTTACCACAGACTCAGGGACTTCCGTGGAACCCTTTGTGTTGAGGTAAGCCGTGAAAAGCTGGTATGGAAATACCTTGGCCTTCTGAATAAGATCCTTGTCACGCAAACGATTTGCGATCATCTTCACCATCTCGGGATCCTTGAACACACCCTGACGAGCAAAGGTATTCAGGTTCATACGAGTCATCTGCCACTTGGCATTTTTGGCAATGCTTGTCCACTCTGCCGTGGTAAGCGGAAGAGCCGTGAGCATTTGGAAGTTTACATTTGGAACCTTGAGGTTACCTTTGTGTGGCTTGGAAATAGCCAGTTTGAAAGCTTCGAACTCCTGAACAATGCCAGGAAGCACCGAAGCATCGTGCTTACGGTCGGTGATGTAGCCATACAAAGCCTCACGAGACTTAGTCTCAGGGCGTGGGTGAACCATTTTGATAACGTCAGACAATGATGGTTCATTGCCAACAGAATCTGAGAAAACCTGGTAGTCAGAACGCGACTCAAGCCACTGCTTAATCATGCGCTTTGGAGCAGAACCAAGGGACTTACGACCTGTGACACCAGAACGGACAATCTGGATGAAGTTACGCACCATCTTGCCATTATCCATGACCTGTGGAAATGTTTCTTTGAACAAGTCAATGTCCTTAGCAGCCAACACAGCCAAAAGATATGCAGGCATATCCTTCATGAAGGCACTCTGACGTGAGTACACAGCCAACTTTGCAATGAAAGCTGGGCTAACCTTGTCAACCAACTTCTTGATATTGTCAAGTTGACTCTTTGCGTCGGCATAATAAGTGTTACCGAACATGCCTGTAACGGCAAACTGTGCCAAGGCATGTTTGTCCGTCATGCTGTAGGCAATGCCACCAGCAAGGTTCTTTGTGTTCGTGATTGGCTTTGCAGATGAACCAACGGAACTCTGCGACTTGAAAATAGACTTATTTGCCATGATGATTTCCCTTCCCTTAAAAATCTTAGGTTTGAACAGCGACAAGTTCTTGTAAAGACACCAGTAAAATGTAGTCCTTACGGCATTCGCCATATTTGCGTGAGTTAAATTTGTCTTCCCAGGTCCAAATTTAGCTATTTGTGAAAATTGTGTGCCGACAAAAGAGTGTAGAGTTTTTGGTTTTGAATAAAATGTAAACCCTACGGCATTCGGAACAATTCTTACTGTACAGGACGGTTTTGGGTTTGTATACCTCAATACCGATTTATTTACGTCCCCGGCGGGATTCAAACCCGCGTTCAACCGTTTTAGAGGCGGCTGCTTTGATCAGACTAAGCTACGGGGACAGAAGACCTTACAAAACCACTGGACGATTTCGATACTCCTCACAGGCTAGGTTCAAGTGATACAAGAACTCTCCAGTTCGTTCTCCAGGCTCAAAAGCCATGGCAGTCAACTGATTATCAAGGTCAGGTTCCCTGAAAGATGCGAACTTGATTCCAGCTTTCAAAGCTTCCTTGCCAAGGTTCAAAAGTCCACGTTCATCTGCAATTCCCTTGATGATGATGGTGTTACTGGTTTCGTACCAGTGCTTTTCAATCTCAGGGAAAAAATGTTGGAACTCTCGAAAGGCATGAAGAGATTGAGCAGCCTGATAACCCGGAGCCAAGTCTTGCCTAACGACGACATACAGTTTTAGCATGACTTTTCCTCCATTCTCTTCAAATACTCGGCATGTGCCTGGCGACGTCTCATTTCAACTTCTTTTTGTGCCTGAATCTTAGCGGTCATTTCTTCCTTTGTCAAGAAGAAACGTTTACCAGTGTTGATCCAGTCAGAAATGTCCGTAGGTTGCATGTAATATGCCACCCATGGGGAATATACCTTAATGATCATGAAGATCTTGTTTAGGTCTTGTTCGGTCCACTTGGTGGTTGTGGTCTTTTCAACTTGCTTGTAGTCCAGTCCTCTCAAGAAGGCATGGGCAAGGTGATGATGCCTGGTATTCAACCCAAGGAACACCCTTTGAATGGCTAGAATATCCTTGTCTAGCGGCTTTTGTTTCTTTTGCTTCTTCTTGCGAAGAATAACGGACTCTGCTGAGTAGCCCTTGATTGCGGCTCTCAAACTAAGCAGATTTCTCCTACTAAGCGGTTCTCTTAACATACTAACTCCTCTTTTTGCTGAAATGAAACTAATCGAACGGTGTGTTTGTTTAGTAACACCAGCAGAGGAGGACCGCGAGGACAAATCTACCAAAAATGAATCATTACCATTATCCTTAATCAGACTTTAAAAAATGTTTACTAGGGATTGATAACAAGAAGCAATTTATTTTGCTTCTTGGCATATCTGACAGTTGCCCAGGTTCCACTTCTAAGTTCTTCCCGGTTTGTCTTTGGTGTTGCTAGCATAGCAGTCGAATAGTCAACAATCAAGTGGTTTCGATCAAGTGGTGCAATTGGAGCATGAACCTGAATAGCTCCCAACCTCTCACAGTGAGCACGTTTTGCCTCAATATTGCAAGGAAAAATATGACGAGGGACATTTAACTGCCTGGCAATGTCATCAAAGTCCTTGTCGGCTCCGACACAGTCCCCATGAACCGCCAAAATCTGGTAACTAGGATACTGGGTCAATAAACGATTAATGACGCTGTTGAAATAGGCTTTAACGAAAGCCTTTTGACTCAAGGTCATTCCAGTTTGGGTTCCAGTAAATCCAATAATGTACTTACTCATAGAAGGTCATCACTTTCGGCTCTTGTGCCGTAACGTTCCTTCACCTTATCAATCCAGGCTTGGTTCTTAACCTTGAACATGACAGGAAGAGTCCATCTTTTTGGTGGAGAAGACTTGCAAACCACACCTTCAAAGGTAGCCCCAGGAAAACAACCAGAACGAATCTTGTGTTCCAGGTCATGGTTCATTTTTCCGTAGTGAAGAAGCTTGGGAATTTCCACAACATCCTCAAACATACGAATAAACTGATTTGGCGTCAGAAACCCTTGTTTGAAGATTTCTACGTCGAGTAAGACAACCTTGTGAGGTTCATCCTGAACATGGAGACCAGCGAAACTGTTTTCACCCAAGAACTCAAAGTAGCAAATCGTACTCTCGTATCGTTCTGCCTTGAAAATCTTGTTGAACTTCTCTTCTTGAGCCTTGATCAACTCAATGGCAGACCCAAACATGGGGTCATCTGCCCCCAACAAACGTTTGCGGGTGCCGAACTTGTAAAATCCCTTCTTTGGGGACCATTCAGCCCGAATGTTGCTTCCGTCTAGCTTTTCAAAGACATAGACGTCAACATCGCGTTGAATTACAACAGACATTTCAGGGTAGTGTTTCATGAGATGAAAAGAGCGAGTAGCCAGGCTCGAACTGGCGAAGACAGAGTGGAAGTCTGTCGTGTTACCACTACACTATACTCGCTTGTTGAAGAACTCTCGGATGTTATCTCTGTGTTCCTTGAAGAATACCTTATGATACACGTCTGGTGCTGGATTGTCAAGAGCTATTTGTGCCGCCTTTTCCCTTTTTGGGTCCAGGAGGTCATTATAGTAACTCCGGATAATTAGCATGAAGGAGTTAATTTCAGGGAAAGGAACGACAACTTGACGTTCAAACCTGATAAATACCGGCTGATTGTCATCCCAATACCACACATCTGGTGGTGTAAGTCTTGGATGACGACACACCAGGTTGTTTGGTCTAAAGGAAACTGACCCAACTCTCTGTACAGGCTCGGGTAACTTGATCAGACCCTTAACCATGCCACCAGGATTCGCTATAACGAGCTTTCCACTTGCCTGGCGGACATTGTCGTGGATCATACCAAAGGATTTTCCTAGGGCTTCCTCGGTGCTCCAATCGCTAGGGGCGAATAAGTGAAGCACAGAGGCAATATCATCTCCCGAGTCCAATAATGTGATAATAGCCAGGTCTTCTGGAACCTGACAAGCCAAGGCATCAAAATAGTCAACATAACCATTGGCGTCTGGTGGAACAGGAATTCCCTCAGCCTGAAAGGTCTTTACGAGCCAGTTGGTTATTACTTCTGTGCCGGGACTCTTGAGGTTGTTTTTGTAGAACTCCTCAATAGGCAAAGAACCTCTGATAGACTTCTTGTTTTTGATGTAGTGCTCTGAGTCAATCCCAAATTGAAAAAACTTCCCTTGGTCGCCAGACAGAGAAGATAGTTTCGTGGTTCTTGTGGAGGAGACCGGAACTACACCATGCTGAAGTGGATAATAATCCAAGTAGTCAGTATCACGAGGCAAACCTGGATCTACAAAATAAACACCCATAGGTCACCAATCCATGAGGTCTTCGCGTTCTTGTTCGCGTTCTCTACGTTTGGACTTGATGCTCTTGGTATCCGACTTCATTGCCTCAAGACAACGGTCGACAGCTTTTTCAAAGGTACCACCAGTTGCCTTATAGGTGTCCTTGTCCAAACGAATCTGAACGAAAGAGTTCTGCTTACGAATCTTGATCGTAATGTCAGCACCTTGATCTGCTAGGCTTTTTAGTCTTTCGTCCATATTGTCCTCTTTCAAGCTGTCATTGGGACTTGAACCCAAATCGCTTCCGTACCGGGGAAGTATACTAAACCGTTATACTATGACAGCGTTAATCCTCTACTAGTTTTGCCATGATCTCTTTGACGTTCGCCATGACCATTTCTTTTTTGTCGTATTTGAACTGAAAACCTGCTTGCTTTGACAAGAAGATTCTGTCGCCTACTTTATAGGCACTGACATTATCACCAACACCTATGATTGTAGCCTCAAGATACTTTTTATCAACCGTTTCTGGAATGTAGAAAGTGCTTTTTTGTTCGGTTGACTCGGTGTCAATCTTCTCAGCCAAAATTCTATCATCTGCTACGTAAAATTTCATTTATGTGTTTCCTACTAAGCGGGATATGGGATTCGAACCCATGTCTCAGCACTGGCAATGCCGGGTAATAACCACTATACCAATCCCGCATCAAAATTCAAAGTACTCACAATCGGACTCATCACAGTATTCAACAAATACTGCGGAATTGTCAAGCCCAAAGGAAAGATATTTTCCTGAGGTGTACTGTCTGTCAGTCCCACAAGAAACGAAACAACCTGAGGAGAACAAGCAAAGTACACTGACAATCAGTTTATTTGCCCTGGGCATCTGACTTGGGAGTTTCCTTACAAGTCTTCACGTGTTCACCATGAAACTTGGGATTCGACTGCTGTTGACCACATTTTGGACACTGCCACATTATCGACCTCTTCGAATCTTCTTCTCAGCCTCGTACTCTTCGATAGCATTATCTGCAAACTTCAAGGCTTCGTCTGAGATTTCCATGTTTGCAACCTTTCCTGTCACAAACAAAAACTGAGTTACACGATCACGTCCGACTCTGTCAACCATTTCCATGAACAGGTGGACTTCCTCGTCTGAAAAATCTGGATCCTTTTCCATTTGAAATCGAAAGGCAGCCTTCAACTTCTTGAACTGAATTGGATTCAGGCGTTTGAACTCGGTCTTTTTCCTGTTGCGCATTTTACGTCCCCACCAGGATTCGAACCTGGATCTAAAGCTTAGGAGGCTTCTATTCTAGCCTTTGAACTATGAGGACATTATAGCACGACTACGGATTGTTGCAAGCAGGACTTTCGTGTGGTGAAAACTCCACCATACAAGATTGGTCATCACCTGGTCGAAAAGGTCTGGTTGTAGTTCTAACAGGTGGTCCAAAGACAAATCCGCACCCACCCAAACATCCAACAAGCGCCCACACAAAAAACTTCATAATATGTCCCTATAAGGATTCGAACCTTAGTCTCAACGCTTAGAAGGCGTGTATGTTATCCACTACACCATAAGGACTTGAGTTACTCAGAAGATCTTTGGTCAGCCTCGTCGTAATTGTCGACCCACTCTACCATGGTAGCTGACCCATGTCCATGGATTTCAATAAATCCTGCGACGGTATCATGAAATTCCATTGAGTTTGGCTTTCCTGGAACTCTCCACCTTACAACAACGCTTCCGTCAGTGAACTTGCAGCCTTCTGCCACATATCCCGTTCCTGACACACCACTAATATCTGCATTTCTAACTACGTGAAAACGTTTCATACCTTTACCTATGGTTCCTACGGCTCATTATCTTTGTTAAACGACACCCGGAATCAACCCAAAAGGTTAATCCAAAAATCACTAACAATGACAAGAAGAGCATAGAACACAATAGCACTTCTTTATATGTGAGTCAATATTGGAGATTATGAGATTCGAACTCATACCGAGGGCGGTTGAGCCCTCTATCACTTCAACCTCAAAACGGACTCGGGCAGCTACCCCTCCATCTTGGCTCTGAGGCTTTCAGTTATCCATTGGCGGTAAACACTCCAACAGAAGCACTTCCAGTATGCTAAATCCCCATTAGTATGCGACTATTTTTCCTGTAATAATCGGTGTGATCTTCACACCATCAATTTCTTCTTGAAGTTGTTCAGATACCGCTTTGTTCTCACAATAAATGTGAATAGTGTCTTCTCCAATTCCAAATCCAAGAATTCCGGGCGTTTTCTCATACAATGTTTTAGCAGCTAGTTTTGCTGCACGTAAATCATCCATTGTTTTTATCATACGGAAAGTAGAGGTCCCGACCCTCACACAGTAGCCCGTGCCAACGGTTTAGCAAACCGCGCCCACCCCTGGTGGATTTACTTTCCAAAACTTACCACATTTCTCGAATTATGCTATTAAACCAAGAATCCTTGTCGCACACAGGACAATGTGCAAGAACTTTTCCAAACCATCCTTTGGTTTTGATTTCTGAAGGTTTCAGTCCAATCTCAGATTTGCATGTCTTACAATCGTAACTCGTTTCACGTTCTTTAGGTGTCCAGGGACCTTCACGTACAATAGTTGCCATTATCCAAGCCACACTTTCGTAATAATACCATCTATGACTTCATAGTTGATTCTATTGCTTCTGAAATCCATTGTCATCATTACCAAGTTAACCTTGCCATTGATCGTTCTTTTTGCACACCGAAACAAATAACCAACGTCAAAAGCAAATTGCTTTCCGACTTCTTCGGTCATTCCGATCATATCTTGGATTGCTTCTTCTGGTTGATTTCGTTGTAACATGTTATTCTAACGGTGAGCAGTGGTCTCGATCCACATAGAGTTGCCCCTACGACTAACTTTCCAGGATAGCCCGACATCCCAGCCGGTTTACTCACCAATTTTATTCGTCATCATTTGCCAGTGCAACCAAAACATCCCCATGACATGCCTTTGGAGAACACCAACATCCCAAAACTTTACCCTTTAACTCTACCTTGATACAAGCCAAAAGTTCATCTTGAGTTTCAAGCCACTCTACATATTTTTGTATGGCTTCCTCTCGTGTGGCAACCTTGAACTTAGCCTTGGTTCCTTCTAGGTGAGAAAATGGATTTCCCCACTTGGAAGGTCGACCGATGTAAACATCGAATGGCTCTTTCTTACAGTGAACTACTTTTGTCATTTTCCCAAGGCCAATATTTTGAAAGCGTCACCTTTAACTTTGATGTGACGTGAATATTTGCCCTTCACACCAATCGCATAGTCTACAATCTGTCGAGATTCTGGAAGAGTCAGTTTGGTATAAGCGTTTACCTTCGATTTATCCAACTTCTTTCCAGGGAAATGAGCTGCAAAGCGAATTGCTGCCAAAATATTGCAGGTTTCAAGAATTCTATCAAATGGCTCTGACTTCATTTTGATACGTCTTCTTGAGAATCTTCTCGGCTTGTTTGGCTTCGTCCTTGGTGAGAAGATTGGAAGTGACCATTTTATCAAGGTCACTCATATCAACCAAGGCAACGATCCAGTTCTTTGGACCGATGCTCATGACCTGAAACTTATTCACATATAGCTTTGTTTTCTTTTTCATGTTTGTGCCTCGATAGTTCCTACCGACTTTATCATAGGATATCCAGCCCAGTGAGTCAAGTGAGCCCAGGGCTTCATGGCTTCTTTAGACTGAAATACGACCAACCACTTACGGGAAATCTGGTCAAAGTCAACAAGAGTTACCTGATGGGTGTAGTTCTTTACATCCAACAAGTCTTCAAGTCTTTTCTGATCCGACCTAATATCCAGCTTTTTCATATGGAAGGCTGAGGTATCGATCCCCTGCCGATTTAACGGCCCGACCGCTTTCGAGGCGGCGCCAACAGCCATGTTGGTTAACCTTCCAATATCTTGATTTCTTCCAAGTAAATCAAGTTTCCACAATTGCATGTGGTCATCAAATTTATTGTTGTACTTGACATACGTTCTTCTTTTTGACGCATTCCTGTGTGAAGGACATAGCCAGTTGGCAACGTCTCACACTCACGCCGAGAAGGAGGCTCCACAGCCACAGGTGCTTTTTGCTCCTGGGTTTTGGAACTGAAAACCCGAGCCATTAAGTCCATTATCCACATAATCAACCGTTACTCCATCAAGATATTGAATCGACATGTGGTCGATTAAAACCGTTTGACCATCAAACTCTAGAACCGTGTCATCTTCTCTTGGTGGCTTTGTCTCAAAGAAAGCCTCATACCTAAATCCGGCACATCCACCACCCTTTAGACCAAGTCTCAGGGGAGTGTTCAAAATCTCTTGCTCCTCTTGGATTTGACGGATTTTCTTCAGGGCATTTTCTGTTAGTGTTACAGACATATTATTTTAGTACCTCTACGGAGGTTTGAACTCCGATTTCAAGATTGAGAGTCTTGCGACCTAGCCAATTGGTCGATAGAGGCATGTTACCAGGATTCGTACTCTGTCACATCACAAGTCTTCTTGCAATCACAAGTTACCTTTACTACGTCACCAAGAGAAGTTGGTTCAAAAGTAATTGAAAAGGATATGCTGCCTATTTTCTTTGGTGACATGTTCTTTAATGGACACTTGTGGTTTTGCAACCAAATTGTAATCCTTTCGGATTCGAGCCTGGATGTTTTGAACTTGTAGAAGCGCATTATTCACTTAAGTAGTGAATTTCTGATTTTTGTGCTTGAGATTCCGACAAGCTCAGGTGGGAACTCAACCTGACACCTAGAGACGTTTGGAGGTTGGATTTTGAAGTCCAAGGGATATTTCTGAATGCCTTTGCCATCTTCCAGATCTCGATCCCAAACAATGAAACACCCACGAAGACCACCAAAACCAACCTCACCGTAGTCGTCACGCATTCTCAAAATGGTGTCAACGCCAATGTACCACTGAATCTCACAGGGCATCACTGCACATTTTTCAATGAACCGAGGAGCGTTTGTCACAATGACAGGAGCATAAAACTCAAACTGCTCAAGTCTTCCAGCCAACTCCTCAATCGTCAGGTCAGGCTTCCCCATCCTACGAATAGAAATCTCAAAAGCCTTTTTGTGGCTTTTGTTGAATCCTGGCATGCGGTCATACATGTATCGATGACCATCATGTAGAGGATTAAAGGAACCTGGAATGACAGCAAACTCTGTCATCGAAAATGTGCCTTCATCTGCGGCAGCAATTTTCGTGACTTCACGACGGTCACGAATCTGACCATCAGGCATCACAATGAAAATCGCGTATGGATTTTCAAGTAATGTCAGATACCACTTTTTTAAGGCTGCCGTCTGCATAAAGATTAGTCAAACTCTCTTCCTCAAACCCTGTCAGAAGCTTCAAGGCAACTTCCGCAACCTTTTCGTCCTCAGCCTGTCTCTTCAGAAAAATCGTTTGGTCTACCCAAGGTTTGATAGGATCATCATACACCTGTTCAGGCAGCTTGTCAAACTTTAAATGATACACGCAATGGTTCACCGCGATGTAGGCATGAACATCACCTTTTCGGTGTCTGTTCGTGGTCAGAGCGCTCGTAATTGCCACAAGCTCGTTATTATCCGCGTAAACATTTGTCAAGGCACTGTAAAGCTCGATAGCCGCACCCTGACAAACCGTCTTCTTGGCAAATGCCTGAGGCTCAACTTCCCTCTGTTCCATCCACACGTGAGTCTCGTCCTCGTCATATGGCATCCACAAGGCTCCCAGCGCCTTGCTAGAGCCAGGAATGACTCCAAGGCGAGCCATGCTCACTCCACCACCAGCAATGACACTGATGATTTTCTTGGGCTTCTTGTAAGAAGCGACAAAACGAACGAGGAACTTTTCAAAGTCAGTCAACATGATTTACACACGCTCTCTGGTTGTGGTTCGGTACTCATGGGTAAGCTTTTCGACCAACTGGTCAACTTCCCCCGTGATGTGTCCAGCAATCTTAGGCATTTTGTTGAACTCCTGAATCACACGAGCCTCACAAGTGTTGAAGTCGTCTGTGAATCCAGGACCAAACGGTGCATCCTGCGAGCCATCATAATACATGACCAAGGAATCCTGTCCAAGGGGCTCATCTGGAAGGGCAAGAGTAATCCCGCTGCTAAGAGCAAGTTCATTTCTCAAAACCTTCACAAGAGGCAGCGTCTGCTTGCCACGTTCCTCCGACAACTTGATGACAGGACGATTATCCTGACCAACCGAGCACAGGGCAAACTTGGTGCTCATGTGATCACGGTTGATGTTGTTGCGAAGGTGTCCACCGATTCCGAAAATACCACAACGCCAAGGCAAGAAACCATTCTTGATACATTCCCAAGTAACTTCCTTGACAGTGTCAAAGGTTTCGCCATTTCCAACAATGAACCTGAGATTCGTGCTGGCATAGCGTGTGCCCATACGGGATTCCACTTTTTGCATCAAACCTGCATCACGTGCGCGACACAAAGTTCCAACGACCATTTCAACGCTGTCACCCGAGTCAGGACGAGCAACGATGATTTTGCCATTTCCCTTTTCCTTGGCATCAAGAGCAAGAGGAATCAGCTTGTTCTCAAGAGCATTCCAGTAGTCGTAGCAGTCGCCAACCATCGACAAAAACTCGCCATGGTCAGCCTTGTCGTACATGTGCTGATAACAGTCGAACTCATTTTCGAATCCCTGGACAATTCGGTGGGCAAGAGCCTTAACCGAAGAACCCATTGCAGGATTTGCACCATTCTTCCAGTTCTGGAAGGCTGCACGGAAAGTGTCGGTACCAAACCAAACATAGTTGTGAACCTTGGCAACAAGCTCAGATTCCTGAGGGCATGCTGCTGCCCTGTCACCAAAGTCATGAACCATCAGACGAGCAAAAAACATACACTCGTCATCCGTAACGCTCGGCATTTCGATTTCTCGAATAACGCCATAAGCCCACTTGAGAGCATGACGAGCTGCTGTAAGACGCTCAGAAGCTGCCCACACATGAAGAAGGGTGGACTCAAACCAAGAGGCAAGAGGACCAAAACCGTCCTTGGTTGCCCTCACACGGATGCAAGGCTCGCCAGGATAGGTAACGCCACCCTCCGGAATACCCTCAACACGCAGTGGAGGATAACCATCGCACTCATCAACAACCTTGCGCCACATTGCCTCAGGAAACTCAAAATCCCTGAAACCTGTGGCGGTTGCCTTGCGTCCCTTCAAGAACTCAATCGACTCGTCAATTTCCTGGTGAGTGTACGGCTCATAAAAGAGCATGTCACACAAGGACTGCAAACCTGCAAACAAAATACGAAGGTCAGAAGCCTCATAAATTGCAGGTTCATGCTTGAAGGGGAACTTGCGATACGTTCCGTAATAGACGGACTGGTCAGTTGCATCCTTCGACTCAAGGGTGAACCCATTAATCGTGTAGGCGTCAGCCCAAAGTGGACGAGGAACGGGGTGATGACGACGTGCTGGAAGTGTCTTGGTCATTTGATTTTCTCTTTGTAGTCTAGTGTCATCTTAGCGCACCAGAAGAGAAAGTCAACGTCTGTCATTTTAGGAAGGATATCGGCTTACAAGGAATTGAACCTTGATCTCTACTGTATCAGAGTAGCGTCTTAACCACTGGACGATAAGCCGGTTTATTTGGCACTAGACTAACCCCACATTTGTTAAATACTCAAGAATGTGATGCATCCCAAGCATTTCTTTTCCGTTGTGTCTTACGAACTCAACCAGGTCACTCCCATGAAGATTGCTTTCTATTCCCTTTTGGATGAAGTGCATCATTACTTGATTGTGAGTGTCAAGACCAAAGTCTTGCTTGTACCAGACTTTGAATATATCTGTGATTTCTTCCTCTGTCACAACAAGCCCACGTTGTTTAAATACTCAAACAAATAAGCATAAGAATATCCTCTGTATCTGGCAAGACAGAAGTCAAACAAATCTCGACCAGAGAGACCATGAACGTTAATACCTTGAGCAACATCGGACATCATATTTCCATGATACATGGAATTCAAATCATCTTCGGTTGGATCTCCTATGAAATCTTTTAGCATTTATGACCTCACGGAGAGTTGAACTCCGGTCATTGCCTTGAAAGGGCAAGGTTCTAACCGCTGAACTATGAGGCCAAGATTTTTTAGTGATGTTCGTCAATGTCTTGTTGAATTTTACTTTCAAGCTTTTCAAGTCTTGTGTCAAGTTGCAAAAACGCCTGAACAACCGGATTTTTTACAAGCTCATCATTTTTGTATCGAAGGGAGTTGTTTTCCTCTTGCAAGTCAAGAATGACATAGAGAAGTTCACTAATGAACTCGCGAGCCTTTCTTTCCTTGATGTGACCCTTCTTCTTGAGAGCCTTGTATTTGTCTTCGTGTCCCATTTATTCAGAGACAAGGATTCGAACCTTGATTCACGGATTCAAAGTCCGCTGTCCTGCCTTTGGACGATCTCTGATCGAGGGTGACTAGGGGGATTTGAACCCGCCTCTGAGTGATTCACAGTCACCCGTGCTTGCCATTACACCATAGCCACCATAACTCTACTTTACCTTCACCAACTTCTCCAAGTGCAAATATGTTCCTGCAATTCCAGGTCCATCCTCAGCATAAACATCATCGTTGTCAATGTGTTCAGCAAACAACTTGAGCCAATCATCATCAGTCTTTGGTTCGGTACCTGAAAACTGAATGGTGTAGTCATCACCACTTTCGCTCTTGAGGAACGCTACAAACTTCTGTTTTGTCTTTGTTTTTGCCATGTCTAGACATGATATCAGAGACCCTTAGAAAGTCAAGTCTAAACTCTTAATGTTGAACACAACCTTTATTTCGATGGGTTTGGAATTTCCATAGGATAAGTCACCAAAGTCAACATGATCTACAGTTGCGCCACCAATCTGCCATATTGAGGCTACAGTTCCACAAGCATCCAAGAGTTTGATATTAAAATCCAAGGGCTCTAAAGAAGCCTTTTTGGTCAAGTTCATTACTTGCTGTGCACCACTTGGACTGACCGGATCATATAAGAAAAGTTCCAACGGTTCAATTGCGTCTCCTTTTCCCTGATACGCTGTCCACTTTGGAAGCTTTATGGATTTAACCAAATAAGCATCAAGTCCTTTGAGTTCCACAAGAAAGTGAAATGATTTTTTTGGTTCAAAATTTGTTAGGAGGGACATGCTCTCCTAACTATGCGCGGTGAGGGATTTGAACCCCCGACCAATGCCGTGTAAAGACACCGCTCTGCCACTGAGCTAACCGCGCAATTAACGTGTATCCATTTCTGAGATTATCTCAGCCATGATTGTTTCTCGTTCCTCAGGAGTAATATCACCTTGATACTCCTCTGTCCACCACAAGGCCCAATGTCTGGAACAAAGACACTCAGGAATGTCAAAAGTCGCTTCTCGTTCACACTTGGTACAGGAAACGTTGGTGGTCATTTAGGTTCTTCCGTATTCGATGCAGTAGTCATACCGAAAGTTAGTCGTTGAAGTTATCTTTGGCTTACGTCCGTAGACTCGTTCTTTATAGATAGACTCTCTACCACACGCAGGACACAGATCAAGTGTCTTTCTGTACCAGTGTTTTCGAAGCTTCTTTCTCATTCGTCTTCTATCTTGTGAAACACCAAATATAGACATCCAATCTGGTGTTGAATTTGAACCAACTTGTAACCATGTGGAGTAAAGTCTTCCACATTCAAACCTTTTTCGGGAATGGCATCGAGCTTGTAAACCTGAACAAGTGTTTCAGTCATGGTTCAACCTTAATCAACTTTCCGTAAATGTGAGTTCCCTTGATCCAGCCATTTACATGACCTTTGTTGTTTCCAATCTGGAACTCATTTTTGTCGTTTGGACGTCCAGACTTAACAGCAGCGTCAATCTCTGTCAATTTCAGGTGAATCTTAACTGCCAGAACCTTGTGGAGATATTCGTTGCCGTTTACCTTGCACAAGACAATGTCGTCTTTTGTAACGTAGGCACCGGCAAGTCCATGCGTTGGAACAACCGTACAAAGTTCACCTGACTTAATCAGGGGAAGCATTGAGTTGCCTTTTGGACGAAATCTAACGACTTCACCAGCATTCAACTTGTCAATGTAATTTTTAGCCCAACCCATTTATCGTTTCTTTATGTTTGGCAGAAATGACATTCTGCAACCTTGTACGATACTTCATATCGATATCCAAATCAAGTGCTCTTTGCATGTATGCCTTAAAAAGCATAATGTCCAAACTCTTTTTGGTTCTTTTAGTCAAACCGGATTTCCAAAGTTCATTTATCATGCGGCAATATTCGTTGTATGCTCTACACATTTTTCTGTAGTCATTAGCTGGCAAATCCCCTGCTTCAAGGTCTTCTTCAATTTGCATTGAACAATCTGTATTGCCAAGGTTCAACGAAAACATCTTAAATTCTTCCAAGAACCACGGCGCCAAACTTAATCTTCTCACCTGTCTTTGTAGACAGGTTATCAAGAGCTTGCTTGACAGTCATGTTTGGTGCCACAAGAAAATCTTCCTCATGAAGTTCTGTGTGACTTGGAACAAGGTCATGTGTGGCTACTTGCATTGCAACAGCATCAGCGAAGTTTCTAAACTCGACATTGTTTGCGACGAAGTCCGTCTCACACAAAACCTCAATAGACCCATAAGAGCGTCCATCGTGATGACGATACAAGCCAACAAAACCTGACTTCGTTTCTCTGGTTTGAAGAGATGCTGCCTTGTCTGCACCTTTCGTCTTGAGAATCTCAAGAGCCTTTTCCAAGTTCTCGCCAGACTCTTTCCAAGCCTGGGAACACAGAATAATCGGCAAACCAGTAATCTTACGAAGAGACTTTATTTTCGTTAGTGTGTCGCTCATATATCACCACCATTTACTATACCAAAAGTCAGAGTGACAGGATTTGAACCTGCATTGGCTCCGATCCGAACGGAGTGGTCCGCCATTGACCCACACTCTGATAAACTATCAAAACACAAAGACCAGAATCATCACAACTACAGACAAAACAGCAACTGTCCACCCAAGAACTCTAAGAATCCAAGGATTCCACCCAAGAACTTTAGAGGCTCTTTGAAGGTCACTGATTTCTGTGGACCCAATTGATCCAACTATTAAGTCTACGATCCCAGCACCCCAAAAAACCATCCACACACCTTGAAGCCAAGGCAAAACTAGCAACCCAGCCAAAGGCAACAGAACAACTGCAAGGGCATCCAAAAATCTTGGAGCTAACAATCTAAGGGCTTCTTCTTTTGGACTAAGAAAATCACCAGCATAAGCAGCCGTCACAGATGCCCACACAAAAGTTCCACTTGCGTCCTTGTGCGGATACAACTGAAATACTGCACCAGTAATTGGTCGTAGCATTTTCAGCACAAAGTAGTGCGACAACTCATGCAAACAAGTCCACAGGAAATATGAAGGAGCAATACTCAGAACTGCTGCTAGAATAAATGTCCACATGGTATTTCTTGTTTTTGAAAAAATCGGGGTAGCAGGATTTGAACCTGCAAGTCTCCTGTACCCAAAACAGGCGCGATACCAGATTACGCTATACCCCGAGAGTCAGGATGGTGGATCTCGAAACCACATAATCTCGGCTCCAGACCGAGTGACCCGCCTTTGGCCCACATCCTGAAAATCTATCTTTCTATCTTACAACACTTAGAGTTGATTGTCAACCTAAGAATGGCTACAAAAGGACTTCAGGTTTCATACTTAGAACTTGGAGATATGAACCCATGCCTTTCAAAAACAAGGAAGATAAACTTGCTTACTACCGTAACTACGTTAACAAACGCTACAAAGAAGACCCTAACTTTAAAAAAGCAATTCAAGATCGAAATCGTAAAAATGATGCCAAATATAAAATGGCAAAAGATGAAATTATAAAAGACTTTCGTAAAAATGGTTGCAAGTTTTGTCCTGAAAAAGAATCATGCTGTCTTGTTGCCCATCATGTTATTCCTGAAGAAAAAGACTTTTCAATAGCTAAAGCATGTGCCACGGGATACAGTGCAAATCGTATCAAAAAAGAATTAGAGAAGTGCGTTTGTGTTTGTTCGAATTGTCATTCAAAAATTCATGCTGGTTTAATTGTGTTGTAATCCCACTGGAAGGAATTGAACCTTACACCAGAACGCTTATGAAGCGTTTGTCCTTGCCAAAGAACAGTGGGAGGAGTCCGTCCTCGCCTGAGAATGTAGCCGCTATTAATCTTCTGTCTTTGAGTCTTCCAACCACTTAGTAACAATATACAGGTACTGTTTCAAGGACAAAATAGGTCCATGAGCATTGCCTGTTTTCGACCAAGAGTCAATGACAGCCTGTGACTTCTTCACAATGTCTGCCAACATGCTTTTTGCAGTTGTGAGTTGACTTGAAACTCTTGCAAGACGAAAGTGAACCTGTGAGTCGACTTCTGTGTTGTACTCAAGAAGTCTTCTCTCGATATCAACCCGAGCCTTCAGTTCCTTTTCAACCTGGGAGGTGACATCTTCGTATGTGCCATTGTCCAGAATCAGGTAATACTTTCCCGAATCTCTAGCTAATTTTGCCATAGAATACCTCCTATGGTAATTAGCCTATATTCTCAGGTATTTTTGTCCACAGCAAGATTCGAACTTGCATCAACCATCTTCGGAGGATGGCGTTTTTCCTTTAAACTATGCGGACTCAAAGGCTATTTTACAGTTTCCTTGACGCCCAATTTAAATTCCTCGGTTGCGTCGATTCTGTCTTCTTCCTGCCTTTTATGTGGGTCTGTTTCGTATTTCTCTACAAGTGCAGGAAAACCTGACAAACGAATGCCCCAGGCAAGATGCTCGTCACATACCTTGAACCGATGTTTGTCGCCTTTGAGTCTCCACTGTGGCGTTTGTGTACATGGCTGAGACTTTTTGATCCCACGGAAGTAACACATGTCGATGGTAGGAGACTCTCTTTTTTCTCTCATACTTGCTCACCAGCCTCAGCACGGGCAGCAACCTCAAGACTGTTGTCCTTATAAGCACTCTTACCTTGCAAAAGTGCCACAAGACTTGCAGACACGTAAATCAGTCCAGGGAATGTAACCCAGATAATCAAGGTTAACCACCATGGGAGCATCCACACGAGAATCAAGCAAAGAATCGTACCAGCGAGACCATTTGTCTCAATCTGAGTCACATGGTCAAACTCATGTGAGATAACTGGACTGTCAGATGTTACATCCGGTGCAAACAAACATGCGTGACCAAAGGTCAACCCTGCAAGCTTTTTGAACCAGGTTTTTGTAGGCCAAGAACCTTCCTTGAGCCAAACGGTCATGTTGCCGTTCTGCCACTTGATTCCCTGACCCCAAGCCTTGCTAATAATCGCAAGAACACCCCAACCAAACAGGTCAACTCCAAAAGTAAATAAATACAGGAAGTTTCGGTACCATGGTTGCATAAAAATCTCCTTCTTTGGAGATAAATATGCGGTCCGAATTATAGGCCCTAGAGGAATTGAACCTCTACTTCAACGTTCGTAGCGTTGCGTGATATCCTTTTCACCAAGAGCCCATGTTAATTTGTTAACAATTTCTCACAATTTACTTAATGTGCTTGTCACAGAGTTGATGTTTACTCATTCTCTGTTCTTTGCTTCTCTGTCACTTGTCTTTCTACTATTCTTCTCGACTTGTACAAGTTACAAACTTTCATATTGTAGTTTAACACTTAAAAACGACGTCGAAATTAAATGCTGTTAGTTGAATTGTTAACAAATTAATGCCGAGGACAGGACTTGAACCTGCACTCCCTTGCGAGAACAGCCTCCTTAGGGCTGCGGGTCTGCCATTCCCCCACCTCGGCGTTTTCTGTTTCTCCAAGTATCAGTCTGAGAATGACAATTTGGACACAGCAATCTAAGATTTTCTAGTTGATTGTTTCGACGATTTCCGTCTATGTGATCAAGCTCCAAAACAATAGGTTTTCCTAACCATTGAGTAAGTTGACAAGTAGCATTCATGCATTGATGCTTGAATATTCCTGCCTTAAGTAATTTTTCTTTTAGATGAACAGATCTAAGGTAAATCTTGTTGGATAGTACGTCAGCGAGTAAAATGTTGTTGTGAGGCTTCTTTCCTTTATTAGAACCTTTACCTAAGAAATGAGAAACGTCAAGTGACCACTCTACAACCTTTTTTCGAAGAGTTTGATATGTTCCACCAGACTCATTCAGGTGCAATTCCATTGCAACACGTCGAAATGACGTGGATTTCTTTACTGCCTCAGCTAATTTGTCCTTGGTATATTTCACTAACCCAAAGTGTAACACCCTTTATCGAGTTCCGCAACCACCAAATAATGTAGAACACTCTTGGGTTCGTTGAGAACAACCTTCTGAACACTTCATTCTAACACAAACAAGTCCACCATTCTCGTAAACCTCTAGATGACAAGAACAAGCAAGTGTTACACTTATGTCAGGATTCGTTTCAAGAACGGACGAAGGCAAACCACCAGAGATGACACCAGAAGGCGCTACAACCGATTCTCTTCCTGGGCTTAGGACTGTGTGAGACAGACCTTCTTCCTGCTCCTGAGCCTCTTCTGAGGTCAGCGGGGCGCATCCAAGTGCGACCAGGGCTAACCCAAGCAAAACCCAGGATTTTCTGTTCATAAATCTAACTATGATGCCGTCAGAGAGATTTGAACTCTCACGCCCTTTCGAGCACTAGCTTCTGAGGCTAGCGTGACTGCCAATTCCACCATGACGGCATTACTTTTCTTTCTGTTCTTTCTTAAGTCTGATTATCCCCTTGATTGCCATCCAAATTGCAAAGAGATTGGCAAAGGTATAAATCAAAACCCCTGACTGCTCAGGGTGAATCACCGTAAGATATATGTCAACGACTACGTTGGAGACCGCAATGAGGATAATCAAGGGGTAACTCAACTTGAGGTTTCCTTTTGACAGGTTCCAGTGATTGAAGAACTGAAGTCCCACAACCACGGCTGCCAAAAGAATCAGAATCAGGTCCATATCTCTTATAGTAAAGCGCCGGGTTGGATTTGAACCAACAAAACATGTGCTTTGCAGGCACAGCCATTAGCCATTCTGGTACCGGCGCATAATCTGCATCTCATAGTCATCAAGCCACTTGAAACAATATCCATTGCCCTTTGTGGCATCATGATCAACCTGACTAGGGTTTTCTTCATTGTCATGGATTAAACCACCACGACCATTTAGAAACTTTTCATCTTCGAAGGCATTTGGACCTTCCACCATTTCATACCAAGTGTCATCTAACCTGTCATAAAGTTCGTCTGGTCTTCCTGCACGTAACCACTTTCTTTCCAAAAGAAGGTAGTTAACACAGGCTCTCGATAAACGAAACATATTCGGGAACGTGGACTCGAACCACGATTCTCAGCTTCAGAGGCTGTTGTCCTGCCATTAGACGATTCCCGAATGACAATTTGGTTTGAGCTGGTTTTCCACCAGCATCTCTCACTTATCTGTAGTGATTGTTCTCACAAGGTTCGTTCGTGTTCGACCGCTTGCTAGCAACGGTAAAATCCTAAACGATTTGAGGATAACTTGATGTTATCAATTGAACTAGTCAAACTTACGAAGCCAGGGGGACTTGAACCCCCACAATCTTGCTTGACAAGCAAGTGCACTAACCAAATTATGCTATGGCTCCATCTGGGCACGTCAAAAGTGCCCTCTTTCCCAACAGGGAATCCCCAAAGTGGATTTCGAAACCACATACTCCTCCTCTTCAGGGAGGCGCTTGAACCACTTCAGCTATTTGGGGTTGAACTGACAACAAAAGGTGAAAAGACTATTTTTCGCGTGTTGCTCTTACACTACACTGCTGTGGGTTTTAACTTAATAGCAGCGTCTAGATTCGCACTAGAATCTCGTCCTTGAATGATAGATGTAATCCTTTCGGGCATTTGTCAGAACGCAGAGGGATGGATATGAACCATCATTTTATCCCCTTGCGAGGGACACGTTCTACTTCTACTACCTCCACAAAGAAACAATGGGGAAGGATGGACTTTAACCACCGACACCTGGCTCACGCGCCAGTGCTCTTTCTCTGAGCTACTTCCCCGTATTTGATGACAAGAATGAAAGAGACTATTGTTGTGCTACCGTTACAACATATGTCCTTGCGGACATACCGGGATTCGAACCCGGACCGCTTTTTAATCAAAAAATGTAATCCCTCTCGGCATTCATCAAAATCTATTTACTTGGTTGTTCAGTCGACACAAGAAAGACCATAAGGTTCTTCTACAATCGACATCAAGTTTGCTTCCAAAGGAAGCACAACAACCTCACACGTACCCTTGCCCCAAAGCTTTTCATATTGTTTCTTTGCGGCACGAGCCAACTTCTTACCTGCTGCTTGATCAGCAATGCACAAAACCAATAACTTTTTCATGAATTCACTCCATTCTTAATCAAGAATGATTTTATTCGAACAGAATGTATTATTTTCGAACCGAAACTCCTGCGGATGGGATCGAACCACCGACCAACGAGTTAACAGCCTTCAAACTCTGAAAGAGTCACATATCTCACTACAACAGGCATTACATCGATTTTGACAAATGGATGTTCTGATATTTTAATTTTCAACCTTTGATGCTTATATATGCAACATTTAGGATGCCTATTGGCTTTTTCGTAAAGTTGAAACTCACCACGTAGATAAGGAGCAATGATGCGTTTATTGTCTAAATAGTCAATTTCAATTCCTTTGAACACTTCTTCATTCATAACTCCACCTCCTGGGATCGAACCAGGCTCTATCCGAGTTAACAGCTCGGTGCATTCACCTTGATTGCTAAAGTGGAATGTTCCTAATCCCGGCATGAATCTCAGCATGACAGCGATTACAAACCAAGACACATTTATCTAACTCTTGTTGAATTTTACTCCACTTTCGTGGGACACCACCTTCCGAAATACCGAAGTCTTTTTGAGATGGGTCTAAATGATGAAAGTCCAATGCTGCCACGCAGAGATTGTAATCACAACACTTACATTTCCCTCCAAGATACTTTACTGCTCGTTCCTTGATTTTCTGTCGAAACAGAGTGACATTGCATGAGTTACAGATTGTTCGTCTGTGACCCTTTGCTCTGTCATATTCATATTCTCTTTCACAACGACTACACTGCATAGAACTGCAAGTATACAACTTACAGAACAGAATGATAAGCAAAAACACCTCTGGTCTCGATGCCAGCGTTGCCGTTACACCATGCACGGGTGATCAGTCCGTCAGATTTTGCCTATTGTGGTTTTACGACTAAACAGTGTCCCACTAACTCATCGGTTTATTGAGAGAAGCCGACAAAACTAAGAAAAATGCCCGCTGTGTTGCCACTACACTACAAACATCCGCGCTTGGGTTTTCGGCACTCGCTAGGACAATATTCATGACTATTGTCGGCCTACTGGTCGGTTCACCGCTAGGGTTACTTCAATTCGGATTATATCTTCCCCGAAGGTACTTGTTTTGTGTTTGACAGGATTCGAACCTGTCTTGGCGGGTTAAGTCGGTCATCAGGGACTTGAACCCTGACTTTGTAGATTAAGAGCCTAATGTGCTACCGTTGACACCAATGACCGATGTGTAGGTTTTACGGACCTACGGTTAGTCCAGGGCAATACCTTATAGACTTACCGACTCAACCTGTTGCGTCCCATGTAATCCCGGTTGAGTGACCGAACTACACTTCGTTCCATGTCCCCAAGCCAAGGAAATGGCTTTAAGGACTTCACAAATCTTCTTTTTCTGTTTTCAATGGACTGTTTCACTGTGGGTGAAACACTCGAAATTTTCCTGATAACACTTCCTCAAAAGTGAGGCGGCAACGTCAATGTCATCTGTGGCATAACTGAGAGCCACCTTATTATCCGATGCCAAGGCAACATAGCCTACGATTTTCTCTCCTGCTTCTCGTGAGGTCATCTGGAAGGCGTAAGGAGCTACAACCGTAATCAGATTATAGAACTGACCTTCAAGAGCACTCACATCTGCTGCAAACATCTTTGGACGATCAAGCAAGGCTTGAATCACTTCCAGGATGTCATTTTTCAGAGACTTATTTTCTTCTTCATTGTCGGGCATCTTCACACTGTAGCATCTATCTCAGAAGAGTCAAACAAGTTCTTCACAATCGCCTTTCCACGACGATCGATCTGCTTCCACTTAATCTTGAAGGACTGACTTTCGATTCCACCAAACATTCTAGCGTTTGAGTGAACCTCAGCAAGACCCGAAAGAATCAACGTACAAGCCTGTCGCCTGTTCTTGCAAAACTCAGGAACATCCTCTGCCTTCATTGTGTGAATACACATGTCGTTCAGAATGAGTCCTGCCACATCCCTGTTGTCCGAGACCTTCAACCAAGTCTCGTAGGACACTTGAGCATGGTTCGGAAAGTGAACCTTGCCTTGGTCATCCACCGTCCTACAAAAAGGCTTACCACAATCATGATAGACTGCGTAGGTCTGGATGGTGTCTAGGTCGAAGAGATTTTCAAGGATTTTATCCTTGTTTTCTTCAAGCCACTCAGGAATCCGCCAAACATGGACTGACTTACCCGTTTTGAGATACTGAATGAGGTCACTCAGATATTCCCAAACACTTTCTCCATGTTGAAGAATGGTCTGTCCGTTCGTTTGCTCGACAGAAGACATCTTCTCACGGAGAGAAGAGATCTACAGGTTCTGCCAATCGTGTTTATTTAGCGTATCCATGATTTCTTTCCTAAATTTGCGTAGTCTGAATCATGACGCGTTCGTGATTCAGCTAGCTAGCTCCGGGCTCAGGCATCGAACCTGATCACTCCTGGTTAACAGCCAGGCGTCCATCCAAATGAACCTCCCCGGAATGGGTTTGTAGTTGTGTTGATGCTGCGTCTTCAACTACTAAGTATGTTCTGTACAGCAGCAATTGTAGCACATACTTTTTTGTTCGTTAACAGGAACCGACTCTTGAGAGAGTGAGGGCATCACTCCTCACACCTTTCGGTATTTAATCAGTCGTGTTCGATTCAGTCATAACTCTCAAGGGATAGCTACTTCCCTCTCAACAAGTTAGTGAGGTTTTACTCACGCGGGCTGCAACACTGATTCAGTATTCTTGACCCGACACCCTACCACACAGATGAGTCTCGCGACCATGTGGAATTCCAGGTTACCTTACACTTCCAATCCCTACTCAGATCAAACCTAACTCTCTTGGTTTGTGCTTTGTGCCGTGCGACACTAATCAGCCATCCTCAAGAATCGGTTCCTACTAACGAACTTATTCTATTTTCAAAACTTCCCTTGATTTTACAGGAGAAGGGTACTCCATACTCACGATGTTATCTCGCAAGGTCTTTGGTGGGGGCTCTTGGTTATTCTCCAAGCCAACCAAAACTTTTCGGCTTATTGCCTACTTTAGGTTTGATGTCTGCTGGTGTGCAGATGGGTTTCATAGCTCCCTCAACCCCCGTAACTTCACTTCACAGTCGAAACATAATCCGACCTCGGGTCAGATCATATGGCGACATTTCTACCTTGACTCGATCACCAACAACGATGTTGATTTTGTGCTGACGAATCTTTCCGGCCGGTTGGCATGTTACGATCTGTTCGGTACCTTCGATTTGAACCCTGAAAAGTCCAGTGTTGGACTCAACAACCATTCCTGTCATACCAATACGATCGTCACGATCACTATCCGTCTCCTGCCTATTTCGCTTACCCATTTAGATATCTCTTACTCCGTTTGATGAACCTAGTCTAGCACCACACAACATGTCGTCAAGAAGAAACTTGATGGAGTGGGAAGGATTTGAACCTACAATGCCCGAAGGCGACGGTGTTACAGACCGTTGTATCTACCAATGACACGTACACTCCAATAGAATTACACTACGAGTGGGATCAATAGCGATCACGTACGGAATTGACACTGAGGGTATTGAGATCACGGGTGATAACGATGTTGGATTTTGGGCAAAAGCTATCCTTACCAAGGAGATTTTCAGAGACAGACTTAGTATTCATCTGGCTAGGTTGCTCATGGAGTCGCGATACGAACTTAATTTTATTTTCCATGACATTTTCCTTTGTTAGGATTTTTCTACATTCACCCAAACTCCAACACCATTGTTGAGGTTTATTCTATTACTGCAATAGTCCAAAAATCGTCCGACAGATTATTGTCTAGGAGATAAGCATAAGGAATCGTAAAATATCCTGCTTGACCCCAATCCGGACCCCAAGAGTTTCTAACGAGAAAACGTTGGGTTGCATCATCATATCCAACACACATAACTGCGTGACCACCTAGAAGCGATTCACTTTTGCTTGGCATTGGAACAACGCCTGTGTCGGCAACTTCTTGTGACTCAAATGACTCGTAAACCGAGAAGCCAAAAACAAATGGCTTTCCACTTGCCAAACAAGACTTCATGTCATTGAGGGTTTGTGGCACTCTGCTATATGAGATAGCTTGTTCCTTAAGAGCTTCCGTGTAAGCAACTTTCGTTGGCTTTCTTTTAAACTTGGCAATATTGTAGGGCCAAGTTGTTTCTCTACACACACCTTTTTGAGCAACAGACTTGATACCATCTCTGATCATCGCGCCTGCATCGGAAGAAACCGTTCCTTCCATCACACGTTCATTGTAGTAAATGAACAAACGACTTGGAATAAAAAATGTACCACCTGCTTGCTGGTGTTTGATGAAGGACATTTCGCCAGCAATAGCATTTCCAGTGCAAGAACCTAGTTGGCCTTGATCAAAAACCGGAGGGCATAATGCTCTCATGTCTACGCTGGATGGCAAAGTTACAGAAGACGGTGCCGACGCCAAAATATGATCTCTGTGATCAGGTACGTCAGGCTTCCATGTATATTTTCTCTTGTGTGTCATTTAATACCTCTGCAATAAATATGGACCCGAGGGGGATTGAACCCCTATTTCACAGCGTGCAAAGCTGGTATAATCCCGTTATATCACAAGCCCATTTACCAAATATCGTCGTGTTTTTCACGATGACAGTTAGAGCATAACAACATACATTTGTCAAGCTCTTCTTTTGCTTTTTCAATTCCCCAATACCTGAAATTTTCAAATGTTGGGTCTTTTTCTTTTGGATTGATATGATGAAAATCAAGTGCGTTTAAACATCGATTATAACCACATCGTTCACATTTTCCGCCTTTATAGTCAACATATTTTTGCTTATTTCGCTTTCCACGTTCTTTGGTGTTTTTATTATGGCATTTTTTACACAAACACAAAGCTCTTCGTCCATGACCTCGATTCATCATGAATTCTAGTCGACTTTCACCACAAATACATTGCATAAATGGAGCTGAGAGGGTTTGAACCTCCAACCTACGAATTGCAAATCCGTCGCTCTCCCAAATTGAGCTACAGCCCCATGTTTACTTACAGTTGATCTTGTCTGACGTGTAGTCGTGAAAATCAAATGTCCGCTTGATTGGAAGAACTCCAATCATCGGGTGAGCAATGCAGTTGTGAACAAACCACCAGAAGTGATGTTCCTTGGCACTACCCGTCTTCTCTTTCCATTTTTCAATCCGCCACCAGAAACGACCATGTGCCGTTTGGAGACGATTCTTAAGCTCTTCTTGAGCCTTTCGTTTCTCAGCCTGCTTTTGTCTAGAAGCATGTAGAGCATTCAAGGCTTCCCTTTCCTGCTGTTCATACTCTTCATCGAGTTGTTTGAAAAAGTCTGGTCCCATAAGACCTAAACTTACAACATCAAAGGTGAGTTGTCAACCCAATTCCTTTAGACAGAGTGTCTAAGTCTGCCGTTTTGGAGTTTTTGGTTACTTTCTATTGGATTTCATTTCAATCTTTAACAAGCTTCAAACCCATGGTGAATCCACCAAAAACAAATAAGACCAAACTGCTTGAGACACAAGAAACAGGTCATAGAGGATTCGAACCCCTACAGAACGGGCTGGAGCCGTTCGTGCTACGCGTTACACTAATGACCTAAAACCACAAAGTGGTTGTGAGAGCTTTAGCGCAGGCACTCTCTCGTGGGTTTATATGCTAGGATCCCGCCTAAAAATGGATTGACGACAAGGATTGCAAAGAACGCTTTATTCCTTTTTGAGGAGGGATAAATCGCCTAGTTCGACCTAGGCTCGACACTTCGGGTTTCCCCGACATCTTTACCATGTATTCCTTACTGCATTCGTCAAATTGCGGGGGTGGGAATTGAACACCACGACCTTTGGGTTATGAGCCCAACGAGCTGCCTCTGCTCTACCCCGCTAAAACCGGACAACAAAAGTTTGTCATCAAAAAGAGCCATGCATCCTTACGTTGGAAAGGAAAGGAGGGAAGAACAACGTTGCACGACTCGAAAACATTGTAGGTTAAGGGATGAAGGAATATTCAAAAAATAATTCGTCTCTTCTACAACCAACAGAGGTTTCGCGAGTTGTAGAACAGCCATTTAGCATGTTCTTTTTATTACAACCTTACGCGCCTGTTGTCCGTCCCATACGGCCTACATGTAGCAAATATGCCAGTTACATTATGCCCAAATTGACTTTTAAACTAACACTGCCTATCAAATGGAGATGTGCGGAATCGAACCGCAGTCCAGAGAAACTTCCAATAACCTGTTTACGTTGACTATTCGCTTTTATGTTGTCAGTGTGAGCGTTCCTCAAAGCGACCCGAAGTTCTCACAATCATAGTTCTCGTCGGACACAGTCCGGACTTGTGGGTTATCAGAACTACTTTACCCACCAAGTTTGATTACTGTTATTTTACACTAGCCTCAACCCGTAATCCGATTGAAGTTCATGGCTCTATTCACCGATCAGGCTGCAAGAGCAAGAGGAGCATTATCTGCTGCATTTATAGTTTTTCAGTATTTTACGCCGGCTCCTGAAAAGAGCCTCCCAACGCCAGAAATCTTCTATCTCCCTGTCAAAACCAGGGCATCCCCAAAATCGGTATAGCCAAGAGCCCATTTTAAGGACCCCCAGCTATCCGAAAAAGTGTCGCACTCAAGTATTGCCTGAGTCGAAGTGGCGAGCAATAGCCACATTTCGGATGACCCATTCGGTCATCACGACACTAAAACTGGTTTCCATATTCAGTTGTCAACTTACTTGGGGATTACTCAGAAATGAGGTCCCTGTAATTTTATAGTTATGTATTTGTACCAAAAAAGGATAGAACTTTCTTCATTTCCGAGTACAAATGGTCAGGTTTGTTGTCACTTAGCCCACTTTGCTGTGCGTCGTTAAGTTCAACGACCATCCAGGTGCCATCAACCTTCCTTGCTATGTCTACCACCACAAACCTAACATTAAACCCTATTCGGTCAATGACCTGTTCTAGAAACTCCTGGGGGACACTAGCAGGCGAGGGAATCGTTGTCAAGTCGTCTGTGTGGGAGGACCAATAAAACCCGCCTGAGAGCACCTGGCGGTCAAGAATAAAGAACCTGTACTCCTCCGAGATTGGTAGCCCACCAAACCCATCCAACAACTTCACCAGGGGTTCATATTTCCTGATATAAATGTTTTGCTGTCCTACAAGCCCGTCACTGGACAACCGAAGATAAACCTGGATGGCTTCCTTCTTGTTAGCAGCAAACATGTGAGTGTTCCAGTCGAACTTACGAGAGTTGGTTTCTCCCTTTAGAATATAGGGTCCCTCGTTTTCTGGCAAGGACTCAAGGGAAAACCAAGTCTTCGGGGTAATATCCTTGAAGTCCTCATACCACTCCCGAAGGTCTGCAATCCACCTATGTTGATTATAGGAGTTAATCAACGTGCAATTACGACACTTGAGGTCATCTTCCAGTTCTTTGTAAAAAGGAACGACCGAGTACCTTCCGATAACCAGGGAACCCTCAGGGATCAAGGTTCTATTTTGATAGACATCGAAGTGCTGTTGACAAGAGTGCAACTCCGCTTCTTCTGAAAGGCTGGTACGCATTAAAATCACGGGCTTCATCTTCTTGTTCCTTTAGTCTTCGCTTGTAGAAGCGAACATTTTCAGCCCTGGCTTTTTCCCTAGAACACTGCTCACACAAGGGTTGCATGTTGGTGTAACTGTTTGTTCCACCTTCACCCAAGGATAACACATGATCCAAGGTTAGGTTAGGCTTTTTCTCCTGACACTCAGCGCACTTGAATTCATACTCAAGCAGAGTAATCAGCCAGTCCGTTGGGGAAAATGTACCAGCACCGTGCTTACGTCTCTTGTGCCAACGAGACTTGGTTCTTGCTTTCTTGACGCACCCCTTACAAGAAAACCAAAAGAAACCATGACGAGAAGTAAGTTCAGTAGAGGAATCAAAGGGTTGATGACAGATACGACAGGTCATTTTAACTTCTTACTTGCTTCCAGAGCCCTTTCATAGGAGGAGCCAATTTTCTTGTAGAGATCTTCTGGCAAGAAACCTTCTGGAACAGGCTCACCCCTATGATAGCACTCAGCTTTGTTGTGGCAACCACTCAAGGTGTCACACAAGCTAATGCCATTTTCCTTTACATATCCACCATTCGGCATCAAATTCCGATCGGTGATGTGATGGGCATCAAGTGTGACATTCTTGGCACCACACATAACACAAGCATTACGATCTCTTTTGAAGACCGACTCCCTAAAGTGCTCACGCACAAGTTTTTTGTTTGTTGACATTTTTACTCTTCTTGTCGGTGCGCCACTCTTTCCACTTCTCCCCATGTAGCACATCATATATCACAAAGCCAATTATATTTTCTTCTTCTCTAATGGAAACTGTTACATCCCCATTGTTTTTGTGGTGAAGGTCATATCGCTCATAAAACATTTCCATAGCATACTCATGAGTGTATCCAGGTGCTGTACCCGGAGATCTCTTACCTTTACCATTTTCACCATAATAGTAGTCAGTATGAAAACCGACAAACGTCTGGAAATCTTCATGCCAAGCCAACAACTCTTCCCATTGTTCAGGGGTTAAGCGATAAACATTGAAGACACGATAAACCGAATCGTGGACTTTCAGAGAGTTCAAGGTTTCCTTGATCACTTCCACATATACTTTTTGACCTTGATATTCAGCAACGCCACTCATGACTCCGTCATAATAACCGGAATGCCACAAGAGGCGAATGCCTTCCTTGATTTCGTGGTTACCACTCTTCATTTAAAGTGCCTGTGCTTTTAACCATAAGGTTTGAGTAAGCCTTTTTGGCAGGTACCGAAACAAAGCTTCCATCCCACAAACAATAAGCTGTTAGCTTGTTGCCATGAACACACCCTGTGTCAATGCCGATAGCATTGGAAGACACATGGGGCTCATGAAATGGCTGATGACCAAAAATAACCTTCTCTGGCCCATTGTACTTCTCAGTCCAAAATGCCATGTCGGGTGTGATTTCGTCGATGTGAGCCATTTCAGTATCGCTCTTGAGATACCGAACACGAGTGATGATCTTTGGAGGAGTATCCTCTGCCTTCTGACGAGGCAAAAGTCCACCGTGCAAAATCAAGTGTTGTTTCTCATCCAACACATAGTAGTAGTGATTCCAGTTATCCATAAAGTGATATGGATCAAACGTGGTAATCTTCAAAAGCTCCGCACGATTCCTAAGGAAGTCCTCAGAAACAATCATGGGATTCTTGTACTTGGGGTTCTTGCGGACCCTACGTTCATGCATGTGGTATCGAAGGTGTTTCTCCTCATGGTTACCCATGACAAACACGCAACAAGCAGACCAGGTCTTGGCCCACTCGATGACTTCCTTGGGATTGGGTCCCTTGTCGATGAGGTCGCCAACAAAAATCAACTTGTCGACATTCCCATCATAAAACCCAATGGCTGTAAGGAGTTCCATTAACTCCTCATAACAACCATGGACGTCACCAATACACGCTATTCTTTCATTACTTGTCATTTTCTTTCCTATATTCTAAAGCGGGATTTTGAATCTTCATTGTCCCGTGGTTATTGTCGTCAATCGTATAGAAAGCACGACGAATTCCGTAGTTGTAAAGTACATGTTGACATATTTCGCATGGCTTGGCAAGCGCAAACGTACCATACTTTTTAATATTTACGTGTTTTCTTACCACGTAAATTTTGCAGCCTCGAAGATCTGTCTTGGAACGTGCCTGAAGGACACAGTCCATTTCTGCATGTGTACTCATGCACCAGTCTCTCTGTCCACGAGCCAGGTCTGTATAATGCTCAACAAACCCATTGGTATTTCGCTTGTTGTAGCCAACAGACACAACAGAACCGCCACGGACCATTACCGCACACAGGTGATATTCCTGATCCTCGTAATTGTGGGCCTGTGCATACTGCAAGGCGATTCTAAAAAACTTACTCATATAGGCATTGTACTCGATTCAGTGTTGTGTTTCAATGTAGAACTGATACACTTATGTCATGGCAAAGGACGAAAAAATCAAACCAGGAATGCTTTGTACTTTCAAGGAGAGAAAGAAAGTGGCTTGGGTTGGTCAAGACCGCCTCACCAAAGAAAACTCTTTGAGTTTTAACAGTTGGGGAAATTCCGCCAAGACAATTTTATTGTCATCTCCACTGGTTACCGCGATTAAACGTTCACATGGCTTATATCTGAACCTGTGGGTTTCCTACATTTACATCATTGGGGTAAATGAAAATGGAAGCCTGGTAAAATGTTGGGTTTTGGGTTCGGACATTCGTCCAGTCAAGAATCAGAATCGCGCAAAAGCCAGTCAAATGACTGATAAATACTGACATTTTCTTGAGGTGTTCGTTTTCCTCCAAGTTGCCAGGATGATCTCATTGGCATGTCAGCACCCTTGACTCCGAAAGATGGACTCTTGAGATTATTGAGGTCTCTTGAGTTGCGTGAGATACCCAAAATCATAGCCATCTCCATTCCATTCTCGACTTTCTTTGAGGCGAACTCCAAGAAGTTTATGCCGATAGCCAAAGCCATGATTAAGTCGTCATGACAGTTTTTCTGGGCCTTGGGTTTTTCATGATCCACGATGAAGGTTTTGAACTCTGCCAGAAGTCTTTCTGACTTACAAGCAATCTGTTTATTTCTGATTGCAGCTTCAAGCTTACCAAGAATCATTGGACGAGTTTTGACGGTTGTTGTAAAACCACAAGTTTCCTGTTCGATCTCCTGAGGAGAGTAAACTGGATTCAAGTCACCCTTGAAGAGTTTTTCATAATAGACGTTGTTGTACTTTAAGTCCCTAAGCTTGTAAGAGGTAACAAGTCCTGGACTGTTCATTTCATGCACAATAAAGGCTTCATTGTACTTTTTAGCAACGTCAACCAAGAACTCACCAAACTTATCTGGCTGAATTCTGCCCATGTACTCAGCTACCATTTCATCCGTGGTTGCATCCAAAACATAGGCAGCACTATAATCCTCAGCATCACCTCTTGCCACGTCGGCAGACACGATATACTTGTGTCCAGGTTCTGCATATTTCCAAATGTTCATTTCCAACTTAGGACCATAACGACCAATTGTGGAAGTGATGGTTGTAGTCATCCATGTAAGAGACTCCTTGTCCAAGAAGGAGAAACCAGAAGCCTCAAAGGAACACAAGAGTTCTTGTGCGATAGCGCGGGGACTCTGCAAAAGAGCTGCACACTGTTCCTCAAACCAGGCTTGGTCATGTTCAGGGTGAACGGTCCAAGGAAGTCTGATTGGATAGAAACCATTGCTACCTTCAGTGTCTTCTCCTTTGTCAGAAGCTCTTTGGAAAATGTTGTAGAACTGATTACCAATACCCTTTGGAGAAGAAATAAGGATAACGTCACCACCTGTGGAAAGGGTTGGTTGCAAACCTGTCCAGATTTCATCGAAAGTTTCGATGTGAGCAGCTTCATCGACAATCAACAAGGAAACGGCTTCACCACGTGCAGCATTTTCTGTACATGGAAGAGCCTTGATCTTGGAGTTGTTTGAAAACTTCATCTCACGAACCGACATGGTCTTGAGATTTGGCATAACAAGCCATTCAGGCAAGGAGTCAAACATTCCCTTGATTTTTTCAAGGAACAACTTTGCCGTTTCAAGGCGAGTTGCAAGAATGATGATGTTCTTGTCTCTTCTGAAGATTGCTAGCCACAGAGCATAAGCTGCTGATACTGTTGAAAGTCCAAGCTGTCTGGACTTGTTACAGATAATCATTCTGTGTTTCTGGAACTTCTTAACGCACTCCTCCTGATAGGGATACGTCTGGAATGAAATCGGACCTCTAGTTGGATGCGAAATCTTTACATACTTTTTGATGAAGTAGATCGGATCTGTACCACACTTCTTGATTTCAGCGATCTGATCTGCTTTACGTTCAATTTTTCTCGATGCCATATTTCATGAAATTTTGGCGTTCAAAAACACACGAAAGTAGGCGGTCTTCTTTGGGTTGTAAAGACTGTAATTCACAAACTCCAAACCGTCACTAATCGAGCCTTTGATTATCTCGAATTTGACAGTCTCGCCTGTCATCTCGTTATACTCTTCTGTTGCCTTGTCAAAGGTTCTCTTGATTTTGTCAAGACCCTCTTCAAGCCATCTCTTTCTAAGTTCACGCCACATTCCCTCTGATGCGAAGTTAACAATAATCAAGAACATGGCTGATGCCATCTCGTCATCGATTAGTTTGATTGTTACTGTCTCAGTGGAGGATTTTAGTGTACCAACCTGATTTGCACCAGGAGCACCAAAGGTTTTATTGAAAACCCTAGAAAGAGCCAAGTATTTGTCGTAGTTTTTTACCGTCACAAAATTACCCTTTATTTGATGATAATTAGGGCGCGACTAATGGCTTTTCGATAAATTAGATACTCGACCCATCCTTCGGTGCTTAAACCAGGACGCCATCCCTCATCCCACTTGCCCAAAGACGTACCTGACCATCTCATTTGACAGTGGGTACAACACTGATGACTCCTGAAAACAATAGAGTCTTCAAGAGTCCTCATGGGAAATGAACAAACAGGGCAAAATATCGGAACAATGGCGTTTTCGTCGGTGGGAAACACCAACAAGAGCCTACCATTTTCTAAGATTTCAGTTCTATTTTCACCGGCCATATTATCATAATGGCCGAGGGACTAGGGTTTGACTACCCTCAGTCACCACAATCCGTGTGATAGTGGCTCCAATACCACATAACTTTGTCAGGATCGTCTTGTTCTACCGCCTCTGTCTGAGTCACTTCTGCCTTTGGAGGAGGTGTGTAGGCGTCAGGATGGTAGTTGCTGCACTGGTTGTTGGTACACTCAACCCCTGTAAAGGACTCATAACACTTAAACCCGCACTTAGGACACTGGGACATTAGACGTTGTTTCCTGCTAGTTTGCTTTTAAGCAAGCTAATTTCCGTTGTGGTCTTAGCCTGATTCCTGTAAACATACCCTTCTCTCATCAGGTTTGCAAGGACTTCTCTCTCGTCAGGCATTAAGTGACCCTCTAAGCTCCTATAAATCTCATGAGCCATGCACCAGTTGTTTTCAGAGTACCCATAGCCAACCACAGTCGAAAATAGGTCTAACTGAGAGTTCACATAGGAAAGCTCTTGTGGCTTTCTAACACCTAAGTTAACGGTTTGCTTCTTTGTCACCTTACGTTGATTTGCCATTATTTCCTCTTATACTTGAACAAACGAATAGTCGCCGTCGTCTTTAATATCTATGATTCTATCAGCAATTTCTTTGATTGGTTCAATGTGGGTGATTACCAAAATCACACGGAAGTAACTCTTGAGAAGATTCATTAGTTGAAGACACTGATACATGGAGTTCTGATCCAAAGGACCAAATCCCTCATCTAGGATGAAAATGTCTGACTTTGGCAAACTGGACAAGTTTGTGAGGGCAACTCTCAAGGCCAAGGATGCAATCATCTTTTCCATACCAGAAGCTGTCTCAATGACTCTACGACCCTTTGGATAGTTGATGTACACGTCCATAATGTTAGCAGTCGTGTCCGTCTCTAGGGTGATTTTGAAGTTAAAGCTGTTGCCAAGAATCTTTTCGAGTTCTGCGTTGATTGCTGGAAGCTGGTTCTTCAGAATCATGGCAGGAATGCCATTTTTGGAGAATGCCTTGTAAACAGACTCGAAGATTTGGAGCTGCTGAAGAATGTCAAAACACTCATCCTTTTCCAAAAAGAACTGTTCCAAACGTTGTTTGTTGGAACCAAGCTTCAGGAAGATGTCGTTCTTTTGAGACTCACAGTCGTCAAGTTCAGACTTGGTGATTTTTAGGTCTGTCTTCTTTTTCTCTATTTCCTGCTCTTCTGCCTCATCCAAGGACATACGGATGCTTTCCAGGTTCTCACGAATCTGCTCACGTTCCGAAATGAGACGAACAATGTCAATAGACTTCTGACGGGTCTTCAGCTCACGTAGGTTGGTTTCTACCTTGAGCTTTCTGTCCGAAAGGTTTCTGTGCTCCTTGATCTTGTCCGAGATCTTTTCCACAAGAAGGTCATCAAGTGTCTTTCTCATAGACTCATAGTCACTCTTGAGCGTTGTTACAAGTTCCCTTTGGGAAGCAAGCTTTTGCTTGTTCTCATGGGAATCCCTGATAAAGTGACACTGTGGGAAAGTATCGCCACATGGAACCAAGTCCAACTTTTTAACAGACTTCTCTTGGTGTTCAAGAGTTGTAGACTCTACTCTGAAAGAGGACTCCAGGGCAGCAAGTTTTTCCTTAACCTCAGCCATGGTTTCCTGGCGGGTCTCAAGTTCGTCTACGTTGATTTCCTGAAGGGTTAGGTCAATCTGCAAAAGTTCAGACTGTTTCACCTTGATGGCTGCCGAAAGTTCATTGAAGGTTTTATTGGCATTGTCAACCTGTCTTTCTTTCATCTCAAGGTCAGCCTCAAGTTGAAGAATCGTTGCCATGTCAACTTCTTTTTCCTTTTGAGCAATCCACAACTTCAGTTCATCAGTCAGGGCTCTCTTTTCTGCCACTCGCGACTCAAGAACAAGCTTGGAAGCCTCCAGTTGTTGGATTTCCTTCTTGGTGTCGTCAATCAACTGTTCCCACTGTGTGTCCGAGTATCTCTTGGTCTTGGCATTGAGGTTCGTACAGTCTTCCTTGGCATAGTCACACAGTTTCTTGAAAATATCCAAGTCCAGGAATCTGGACAAAACAGCCTTGCGTTCTGTGGCGCCTTCCTTGATGAATCTGTCCATGTCGCCTGTAGAAGCGAAGGAAGTCAGTAGGAAGTCCTCAGCGGTACCAAGAAGTCTTCTAAGCTCCTTGTCCGTCTCATCACGGGAAATGCCCGTACGAGGGATCGTAGAGCCATCTGGATTAACCTGGGTCAAGGTTAGAGAAGTGGAAGTCTTCTCATTGTCAACTTCCTTCTTACGCTTTCTTTTTGGTTCATCCTTGGTAGAAGTACGTTCAAGAACATAGTCGTTACCGCCAATGTTCACGTGAGACCGTACACGACAAGAACTCTTGTTCTCGTTGATGATATGAGCCGTTTTAACTGGACCACGATCTGTAGCGTTGAACAAGGAGTACATCATCGTACCAACAACAGAACTCTTTCCAATTCTGTTTGGACCGAATACGCCAATAATACCATTCAGTTTGGTAAAATCAATTGAGTTACCTTCTCCATAACGATAGATGTTGTCAAAGTCCATTGACTTGAGGGACCAAGAAATGTCTCGGGCAATAACATCTGGTTCTGAGGCATTCAACTTCACCAGGTATTTGTTGATAATGTCAGAAGCAGACTTGATTTGGTCTTCTGACAAAGGATGTGAAGCTTGGTTGTTGAGAATGTACTCACTGTAGAGCTGAACCAGAATGTCAGGATTGTTTCTAAGGCTCGTCTTCTGGATTTTGACAGTGTCTGTTTGGATGTTTTCAAGGTTATTCGAAACCTCAATCTTGAAAACAAGCTCTTCTGCTTGGTACTGATTTGTCAAATACTCATGAAGTTGACGCTTTTCCACGTCAGAGATGTTTTGATTGCTAACTGCTCTAAAACGTGTTCCAGGAAAGAACGTACCGCGAGAATCTACAAGAGCATTGATGGTTTTCTGAAAGTCTCCAAGCCAGGTGAAGCTCAGGAATGGCTGATAGTTCTGGAGAGACTTGAACTCAATGTCCCAGTCGTTCTTACCACGAATGTCCCACATCAAATAACCTTTGGTTTCTTCTTCGCCAAAGTTTTGTTGAATCATGGAACCAGGATAAGCAATCCAACCCTTGTCTTTTCCGTCGTCTGCCTGACGTTCCGAAAGAAACTGGAACTTGTGAATGTCGCCCAACATAGCGAAATCATATTCTGTGAAGAAAGACACGCTTTCCTCGCCACCAATCATCTTGAAGCCGCCATCTGTCTGACAGCCAATGATTGAACCATGGAACATGGCAATGTTGATCTTGTTTGGGTCTGGTTGAACGTTTGCCCAGCCATCCTTGTCAAAGCAAGAGAACACAGACCAGTTGATTTCTGGAAAGAGTGGGTCTATGAAGTTGCCACTATCTTTGAAAAGCAACATCTTTGGGGCAGCATTGAAAGCTTGGATGATTGGAGTGATTGAGTCCTGACGAGCAGCATTTGCTAGATTGCCGTCATGATTTCCGAGGATTGTACGAACAGGAGCAATTGCAAAAAGCTCCTGGAACATCCAAACCATCTTAGAAACAACCTCAGGCGAAATGCCCTGGGTCTTTGTGTGGAAAATGTCTCCAGTACAAACGATAATATCAGGCTTTTCCTGTCTTAGTTCCTCGAATAGTTTGGAGAAAGACTTTGTGTATTCCTCGTGTCTGGAACTTCCACGCCAATGTATGTCAGAAATGTGGGCTATTTTCATTTGAACGCCAATCTAATTTTTTCTAGGAGATAGTTTTCGATGTTGAAGACCTTGCCTGTTTTCTGAAGAGACCTAAACTCGTCTCTGGTCATTGCACCAACATCTCCCTTTTCTTTGGACACACTCAACATGGTAACTTGAATACCATATTCAATCAGGCTTTTACAAATCGTCAGAGCTTTTTCTTGTGCATCCTCATCCAGTGCAAGAACCACAGGTGTTTCGTTTTCTACAATCTTTCTAAAGAGCAAGTAGTCAGGACCAAAAGAAGACCCAAGAAGACATGTTGCGTTTTCATTACACTTTAGTAGGTCAAACGGTCCCTCAACTAAGGTTAGAGGTTTAGTCCAGTCTATGTTTATCTCGTTAAAGATGACTGATTCTCGTGGAACTTCAGGATTGATGTACTTGGGGAAAGCTTTTTTCCGATAGGTTCTGGCAGTCCAGTAGTTGATGTTCCCTTGTGCGTCAAAGGAAGGAATGATAACTCTGTCAACAAGATCCTCGTTGTCTGGAGCTATACCAAACTTCCAAAACCAGTAGTCCTTCTCCTTGTAGATTCCTCTCGATGATAAGTATTTTCTTGCACGATTTGCATGCAGACCTTTTTCATTAAACAAGAACTTGTATCCAGGAGGAAGAGAGACAACTGGTTGAGCGTTTTCTACGTCTTCTGGTTCAATGTCTGTGAGTTGTTGACCTTTGAGAAATGACTCAACATACTCGCCAAGGTGTTCGGGAAAATGCTTCTTTATCCAAGGGAACAAGTTTCGGGACTTGTTGTTGCAAACCCAACAGTGACTCACAAAGGTGTCTGTACGAATGACAAGTTTCTTTTTGTTGTAAGAAAAACCTTTTGTCTCTACGCACTGTGGACACAGGACAGAAATATTAAGTCCGCCATTAGAGAGTTTTCCTTCTCCAAAAACCTTCTCAATAAAGTCTATGGTTTGTCCTTTGGTAAAAAGTGACATTATATCTCAGATAGGATTTTTAAGTTGGTGGTTGTAACTGGAATGAACTTTCCTTTTGATAAAAGGATTGTTACACCACCATCTGCAACTTGATCAATGACAAGTCCCTGAATTTCGTATCCTGGATAAAAGATCGATCCAAAGTTGTCAGCAGAGAACTCATATTGTGTGTCGTTGATTTTTGCAATTTTTTGGCTTGTAGATGTAATCACTGCACTAACAAGTGTACCTGGCAGAATGGTACATTTATCCATGGGTGTTATATCAAATGTAATCTGACCTGGACTAGGTACACGACTATAAGTGTACGAAGAACCTGATGTTCTTATTATCTGAACACTTCCACTAAAAACTTTAAATGTCATGGATACAACTTCTGTCCGCCCTTTACGGCTACCCAAGCATCACCCATGTCTTGGTTACAGGTATCGTACACCATACTTCCAGCATTCTTTCCTGTCTTTGCAACGTGTTGCAACCAAGGAAATCCTGGATTCATTTTGAGAACCTCAGCAAACACCTTTTCTTTGGTGCTTTTGGTTTTATCCTTGGTATTGATCTTGATCCCAAGTTGAGCACGTGCTGAACGCACGTTCACAAATGTCGGTTTAATGCCCGTTGCCTGATAAGCCGTCAAACACACGATGGCATTCATCTTGGCAAGAATAATGATTGTGCCGGCTGAGGAGAATCCAGGAGAAAACATTTTGGCTACATCTTCCACAAAGATTCGTTTAATGGTCCAAGATGGAAGAATCTTTGACATGAAGAGCATCTTGAAATAATCTGCCTTGTCCCAAATATCATTAAACTTCGTGCTTGTCATCCTGATGGGATAAATGTCGATCATTTGTCCAGTGTTGTGATCTGACACACAAACTCCAATTACCGACGTGGAAACGTCCAATCCAATATCTACTTCGATTTTGCTTGTCGACATTTTTCTCTCAGTTTCGCTGCTCTTTGTAAGGGCAGAATCATGCTGTCAGTCCAGAACTCATAAGAAATTGGAGGAGTTTGTGCTGCACACCACAGCTTTGCAGCAGCAGCCTTTTTTTGTACTCTCAAATTCGTCAACATATTTTCTCTCTTGACTTCTACCATCTTGACTTTCCCGTCTGCATACCAGACAAGAAAATCCGGGAAGTATCGACGAACCTTCTTGGAAGTAAGGTTTGAGGTGTAGTTGATCTCGACAGACTCATAGGCATAAGCAAGTACTGTTGGGTCATTATCAAGATAATCACATATTGTCTTCTCCCACCCTGACCGATATTCGACAGGTTTAGAGCATTTTGGACTAATATGAGTCCCTGTAATATATCTGCCTTTTCTCTTACGGGAGCGTTTGGTCTTAGATGCTTTTTTACGGGCCATAGGAGCCTCTCTGTGACATTTTGAGGGAAGGTTGGTACTTCCCTATGTCTGAAGTATAAAGGATTTTAGAGGGTTTTTACATTTTAGTGGAGGATAACCAATTAGAAGAGTGATTAACAAAACCAAAGATATTTATGATTTAGACCACATATGCGGAAAGGCTCCTCGCTTTTGCAGTGAGCATTTTAATGCTCGGCGGGGGTGTCTACCCAGGTTGCAGTCATCAAGCACCTCCAAACTCTCTTCTTCGTCCTCCAGAAACAGAGTTTCGTCCTCAGGTAAACTTCTGGAATGAATCTCAATTTCCTTTGGAAGTTCGAGTGGATGTCAACATGGACCAAAGATTCTCAGATGAAGTGTTAATAGCCACAGATTTCTGGAATGGTATTATTGAAAGAGAAGTCTTTCGAGTTACCCAGGAAGACCTGAGTTCCTACACGCTTAATGGACAAAGAACACATCCTCCTTATGGGATGATTTATGTTCAAACCAGACGTCTTGGACTTGGGGCGGAACAACATCAAATGTTAGGAATGACGACCACTTTCTTTAACACGGTGAGTCCGTTTTCCACAGAAATGGACAGTGCTTTCGTTTGGATTGATGAAAGACTTGAACATCCTGAGGACATCCAAGAAGTTATTCTTCATGAACTTGGACACTCTCTTGGACTATCTCATGATAGAAACATTTCCTCAATAATGTACCCGTTCGCTCTTGATAGCGAAGGTCAGATTATGGACGAAGACATTCGTTATATTCGAAATGAAGTAGAATTTAGAAGTCCATTTTGACTGCGAACATCAACTTGTCACCAGTTCTCTTGATGATTGGTTGAGCAAAGTTGGTTTTGGTAATGACGTTCAGGTTGTCATCATGCAGGTACAAACCACTAAGCCACACGAACTGTTCGTCAATTTCATTTGCCAAGTTCTGCATGCTTCCAGACATGTAGGAAGGATTTGAGCTGGATGTTGACATCAAAGGTGGAAGCAAAAGGTTGAATTTGAGGACATGAACATTCTGAAGACCCTGGAACTCCATCTGCCAGGCTTGGTCACCAAAGAAACAGAACTGTGGAGACTTAACCATAACAATTCCCTCGTTATAGAAAATGTTTCCTACAGAAGCCCATGTTGCTGGAGCTGTGGCAGTGTCTGCTCTATAGAGATTGCCAAGACCATCATCCTTGAGAGTAATACCAACTTTGCCACCAGAACCCAGCATGCTTGGGTCACGTAGGGAAAAGGTTCCAGGCTTGATTTGATTGCCGTAGTAAAGATTGCTGATGTCAAAAAATACCACTTGATTAGAAGTGTTGTCTCTAGTCATGTGCAAGACAGCCAAGGAGTCAGAGTAGCTAGCACTAATATTGTTAGGATTTGCACCAACGATACCATCAACAATGGAACCTGAGTTGGCACTCAGACCAGCAGTGATGATATCCAAAGGAACCATGTTTCTAAGGGAAACATATCCATAGTTTATGTTGCCAAGGTCATTTCTAAACTTGACATTTGAGCCACTTGCCAAGAACTGGAAATTTGGATAAAACTGACCATTGTCACAAGGAAGAACGGTGTATTGACGTTTACGATTAGAACCTGTGGCAAACAAAAAACCATTGGCATCAATAACGTCAGATGTTACATTTAGGATTGAACCTGTAAGTCCAAGCCATCTTGGGAAAGTTGACTGAACGAACTCCTTACCGAAGTTTTCAAGGTTCATGTACATGCCACCAACACCAAAACTCATTGTGGTATTGAAAATATCTCTGGTGGTGTCATTAACCGCTTCGAATGGAGTAACCATTACACCACCATAAGCGCCTACAAATGATTGTGTTGGTGCTTCAACCGTAAAGAAAGGAGGAACATAAAACAGCATGTTCTTTAGGTCTGTTGGACCCGAAGACTGATATCCAGATACTTCTGGCATGGATAGGTGTTTATTGAAAATCTTCAGGTCATGAATTTCAGCATTCAAAGGATGGTTGAAACTAAAGGTTGCTGGGTAGTCGATTCCGGTTGTGGAGTTGAGTTGCTTAAGTCCGTCTCGTGCGGCTACATCTGCGGCAAAGAACAAAGAAGTTCCACTAAGTCCAGCATTGGTTCCTTCATAGAAGTTTCCAACCGACAAAACGATAGGACCATCTGTTCCTGTGTAACCACCCACAGGCTGAGATGTTGCAATGCTCGTCGTTAGGACGAACTGAGTGTCAACATTAGAGTCAATCAAGATTGATCCAGTGCCATTATTGTAAAGAGGTGCTGGACCTCCATGACGAATGGACACGTGATGCCAGTGATTTCTCTGGAGAGAGTTGTCAGAACTCAGGATGGTCAAGGAATTGGTAGTTGCCAAACTTGGTGCAACTCCAGCACTTGAGGACATCTGTAACAAAATACGGTATCCGTTTGGATAACCATTTACATCTCTAGAAGAGCCAGTTACCAAAGATACAGCCAACACACCTGAGAGATGAAGAACAGTACCTGCCTTAAAAGAGTTGTACTGGGTATCGGTCGTATACCGAGGGTTAATCCAAAAGTCCACAGACCACGAACCAGTCGGAGTGTAAGGTCCATAGGGCCAAACACCAGAAACAGGAAGGTTTGGATACAAGATAACAGTTCCTGAAGGAACCGCACTGCCTGTGAAAAAGTTGAGTGCATTGTAGTTTGTTACAGCAAACTGAGAATTTGGTTGTGTGGCTCGATAATAGGGCATCAAGTCATCAACTGTTACTAACTTCCTTAGAGTGTCAGAGTTCAACTCAAAGGGAGGAGTAAATCTCAAAATGTCAACTGTTTGCTGTTTACGTGCAGAGGGTTGCTGAGCAAATACTCCAGAGAGGTAGCCTTCTACCTGTGCTCTGTTAGATGCACTGATTTCACCAAAGGTGATGGCTTGAGTTAACAAGTCTCCAAGGTTCTGGTCGTTGTACATGGACGAACTGAACATTGAAAGAGGCTGAACCTCCTTCTCAAAGGCAGAACGTCTTGGGAACACGTACAGAGTACCAGAAATACCAGGAATAGATGAAGTTGTAGAACCACTAGAATATGACCTCACAGGATGAGTTTCTAGTGTAAATTGTTCTATATCATCGCGAGTAATCCTGCGTATCGACATTTCGTCTTTCCATGAGCCAAATCAGAAATCGAGTCTAATTTTGAGCGTAAGATTACGTTCGTCATCCTTCAAGATAGGTCTTGAAGTCTTTGCTGCTGCCAACAAGTTGTCGTTTGCATCATACAAACCAATGGAGGTAACGAAAACAAAGCTTCTTTGTGTTTCTTCCTGACCTTGGTCAATAACAACAATACGGGAGTCTGCATCCGTAAAGGTTGGATTGGAGGAGTAGTTGAACTCGTCTGCTGCCATGTTACAGAAGTAGATGGTGCTGTTGATGTTGGTGATGTTCTGGAAGGTACAAGCTGTTGCTGCGGAACCTGAGAATCTCGTGCTACACACGTGATCAAGGATTTCATCAACTGATGCCGAAACCATGAACTGACCCAAACTTCCAGAGAAGCCCGTCTGTCCTGACACGCTCATAGCCGAGATGGTTCCGCTGAGGAACGTTGTTTGGTCAAAGGACCTGGAAACGTCCAACACGGCAATGCCCTTGTCGATAAACAAGAGACCAACTGGAATGTCTGTGTTTGAGGAATCTACGATTGTAGAAACCTGACCACCAAAGGAGAATTCTTTGTTTTGGTTTGAACCAATGTCAGAGTAAATCTTAGTAGCTGCCTGACCTGTTCTGTTGATGTTATAGGAGTTCGTAAGGGCAGCACTTGGGTTAAGTCTGATTGCGAACGTTTCACGCTTAATCTGGTCACGAGCAAAGAGTCTCTTGAAATCAAGGAAGAGGGCTTCCTTGATTGTGGAAATCGTAGAACCGGAAGTAATGGTAAACTGTTCAGTTGCATCTCCAAGCAAGGATTGAGCATGGAGTCTATAAAGGTCCATTTTCTCTCTCATCATCAAGGACTGTGATGGGAAGATGTACTTTCCATTTGAGTCAATGCTGTAGTTGGCGTTCTGAACAAGTGCCGAAGCCGAGCTGAATCCAATCGTCATGTCAAATACAGGGTTTGCTGTTTGAAGAGTGAAGTCCTGATCGAACACGGTCTGGAATAACGAAGAAGTTACACCTGGACCAACACCACCCGTGACGAATACCTGATATTTCTTTCTAGTTGTAGAACCTGAAATATCCTGGTTGATAATGTCAACAAGCTGATTCAGAAACGATCTGGCTGTCTTAACGTCACTAGCTGCAAATTCTTTGAATACTGCCATTTTAAATCCTATTACGAAGTTTTGTTAATCTGAACTTCAAATTCATAAACGGCACCACTCTGGATACCTGAGATCTTTACGAACGTTGAAATGAGGTTTTTGTTGAACTGTGCTCCATAAATCTGGAACTGACTCTCTGTGATTGCCTTTGTGGACAAAGTCAAAGTAAGTCTAGAACCACCAAGGGAGTTTTCACCAGCATCTCTTGTGAGAATGTAGGTAGCTCTCTGTTGTGAGTCGATGTTGTCGGGTGCAGTTCCAAGAATCTGCAAAAAGAGATTAGACAGTTCAACAACGAAAGCCTGGTCTCTCAACTCGACGTCAATCGTCTGCTCGTTGTTAATCGTCTGGGAGATGTTAATCTGACGACTCTTGGTTGTTGTGTTTCCAATTGACACAATCTTATTTGTGGAGTCGACACCTTCACCTGTGAGGGCAAGAGTTGGAAGTCTGATGAGGTTAGGGTTGGAAACCGACACACAACGATACTTTTGTGCATAGGAACCATTGGTCAGAGCTTCAAACACAGGAGTGTTCTTCTCAATCTTCTCTTTACCAACAGTTCTGCCGTACTTAGTAATAATACCATAATCTACTTCATCATCACCAGCAGCAAACTTGACGATAGAGAAGCTACCATCGTTTCTTGCTAGGAACTGTCTGCCAGTGTCGGTAAGGACTGCGTCCAAAATAACGTTGTTTGTATCGTTTTGTAAGAAACCCATGTTACTCCTGTTTTCCTAAATATTCCCTACCGTAAATTACTCAACATCTGTAATGTCATCTACATTTTGTTGATCTGGTCTTCTTTTGTCTTCTAGTTTAATGGTTACAGATTTTTGAGACTCAAGGTCTACGTTAATCAAAGACAACTTATACTGAGCATCTGTACCCATCTTTAGAAGTCCCAAGTCACGATTTTGAGCGTTAAGTACCTGTAAATATTCAGGATTAAAGATAACCTGAAGTCTTTTGTGTCCTGAGTCTCTGATGGTGTCCACGAACGTGTCCTGGTTTAGGTACATGTTAGGATAAGCCTTTGGGGCTCCACTGACTGAAATAAGCTTTTTGTTGATACGATTTTTGTACTTGTCGAAGCTTACCTCAAGTTGCATTGAGTAGTTTGAGGACATTCCATGGGCATCTATGGAACACAGGGCATAAATGTACTTGGAGTCCTTACCGAACTCCTTGTCCAAGAAGTAAGTTTTTGCACTGGAAAGTCTTTCAACCAAAACAGGGTCTGGAGACTCTGTTCTAGGGGTTCTGACAATGCTGTCATCAAAGTCATACTCCTTGATGAGTTCAAAAGGGTCATTAATGGTTTCACGACGGAAAAGCTGGAAGTACTTAATGTCTCTTTGGGTGTTTGGCGGGAAAGACCAAGTTATTCTGGCGGTAGTGTTGAAGTAGTCCCAGGCAATGTTGAAATCTGCCGGAGGTGGAGGCGGAACATACTCCACACACTCAACTACCTTATTTGGACTGTCCTGAGAACAAACCAAGAAAGAAATGGCAATGAGACTTCCAGTTTCAGTGTCCTGAGCCAAGGTCTCTATGTAAACCACACTTCTGATGCGGTAATAATACTTGGCACCATACTTGACCTTAAAGTCCACGGTTGTGTTGGCAAGAGGGTTTTCAATAATAATTGGGGATCTGTCAACAAGAGTGCCGTTATCTAGCAACTCTTGCTTGTCTACAATATAACCAACAGGCTCAACTGTGGAGTTGAAGTCAGCAGCCGAGTCAATATTGCGAATATTGATATATTCCATGACTTCGAGGTCATACTCGTTATCTGTCAAGATGCTTGCATTGTCGCTGGCAATGGACTGGGTTTCTCTTTGAGTTGCCTCATCCATGAGTCTTTGAGCTTCATCCTCAAACAAGCCAACTGGGTTTTCTGTGGCAGAAGCAAGAATCTTGGACAACACACGATTATTGAACTGGAACTTTGTCTTGGAGTTCTTGATTTGGCCTAGCAAACTTGACACAAGCGACTCTCTATTTTGTTGAGTCACGAAGGTTACACCTAGGTCAGAAAGGTTCGTGAGGATGGAAGCTAGAAAAGAACCCTTCAACCGTGACGTTGTGAGGCTGTTTAAAGCCCTTGCCACATCAAGGGGCGACTCTGGGCTTGTTGTAGGAGCAAAACCCTTCTGAACCTCTTCCAGAGCCCTACGAATAAAGAATCCAAGGCGTTCATCTGCGCCTGTGTCCTGAAGGTCTACGTTAGAATAGTCACTTAGGGCAAAGTTCTGTTCGTTGTGGATCTTGTCAAAGTTATTGGCAATGGAGGTATTGATGGCAATATAATTGTTTTGTCCAATAACTGGACGCCATGTCAACTTGACATACCTTGGCACTTTGTCTTGGAAGTTCTTTGAGGTTACGAAGGAGGAGTCAAAGGCTTCTGACGGTCTTTTTGTAATGAACTGAGGAGCTGTCTGTCCAGAGTCATTTGTTCGTTCGTCTGGGACGAAGAAGTCATAGTTGAACTGTGCATTGAAGTCAGATACTTCTGGTGCATTAACAATGGAGATTTTTTTGGATGGCAGAGACTTTGACATCATGAACCTCCCGTGAGATTTGTTTCAACAACGACAAAGTAATCCTCGAAAATCATGTCGTTTCTGGTCTTTTCTTTAAGGTATTTTTTACCCTTAACATCATCAATCATATTTTGAACGGAAGTCTTTGTGTATGTGTTACGACCAGATTCCGTTGAAATGGTTTGGTCTACGTCGATTTCAAAGTCATCTGTGCTGACTGGAATGTGGAACACTCTGTCAAACAACTTTGGCTGGAGAACACGCTTCTGAATGAAAGAAGACTGGAACAACAAGTTGCCATAAGACAACAATCTAATGGTGTCCTTGGTTTCCTGATCTAGATTTGGATTCTGGAGAAGTTGAGGGATTGGCTGATTTGGAATGTCCTTGTTCTTGATGACCTTCAAGTAAGAGATAACCAAGTTGATGACATTTTGGTCTTGAGTTGAAGTCTTGGAGAAGTTTACCGTTGAGAAGGTCTCTTCATTGATTTCAATTCCTGCCATCAGTCGAATGTAAAGCTCAAAGAGTTCACTTTCGATGTGATTTTGAATCATGTTCTGTTTCTGAATGTCAGAAAGGAAGTTGTACTTGACGTCTTGTCTGATTTTTTGAACGGTTACATTTTTCTTGTTCTGAAGAGACTCATAATCTCTTACAAAGGCATTTCGAACAATGTCCGAAAACTTGATGTTTGGTTGTTGAAGAGAGTCAGGCAAGAAGTTCTTCACCGGAAACAAAGAAAGATCAAACACAAATGTTTGTGGTTTAAAAATCAAGTCATCAAAACGTGCATCTCTCTTGTAGATGTTCACCGACACAACGTCATACTCTTTGTTGTTGAAATTTGTGTCACTGATAGACGTACGAGAGATTCTGTCTGAAAGATTCTTGGAGAATCCAGCCGGAATACCAACGGTAAGGATTTTCACCTTTTGATCGGCACTAGTCTTGTGAGAGTATGTTGGTTGTTGAAGCATCGACAGAAGAGCGTTGAACTCTGGGACTGGGATTCTGTCCGTTACCAAATAACCGCTGTTTGCCTCAAGAGAAGAGTCGTCTAGAGACGTGTCAGAGATTTTATCGTTATAGTTGTCAAACAACCAAGAACTGACTCTTACTTGAGAAGGGTTTCTGACAAGGTCAAAATCTTGAATGGTTGTTCCTGTCGTTGCAAGGAAGTTTTGCAAGGAAGTCTTCGTGAAAGTGTGGATGACTGTTTCCTTGGTTGCCAAAAGACGAGAAGAAATCACACTGTAGATGTGGAGGATGTTCTTGATGGTCTTGTCTTCATCATCCAACTTAGATCTGTTGCCAACAATGGTTTTTCTCAACTCCAACAACTGGGTGGATTCCTGAACATTAATCAAGCCAATCGTGGTGTTTGAAAATACCTTACCAAATCCAAATTTTGGAGTATTGATGATGGTTGACAGATTTGGCAAGTTTAAAGTATTGCTCTTCACGCCAGGCGAGAAAATAGGTGGAACGAGACTTGGGTTATTTACTCCAACTTGACCAGAGACATTTGGAAGTCGTGGCTTTTCATTTGACAAGTCAAAGTTAAACAAGGAGAATGGAGCTTGTGGAGCTGGTGTTGACGTTGTTAGATTTTGAATGTTTAGTCCACTAGCAACTTTGGTTGTTGCTCTTGTGGCTACAAATAGAATCTTGGCTGCCACAATATCCTTGAGTATTTTCACCACTCCATCTGACATGGAAGTATCAACCGTAAGACTACCCTCAACAAGTGAACTGTCCTTGTTGAAAGAAGCAAAGGTATACCTGTTGGCAAAAGCCGACATTGTTTCAAAAATAAACAAAAGCAATGTACTTGTACTGAAGTAGTTCTGTCTTGTTCTTCCAGTGCCATCCTGAAGAGTGTAAACTGGGTTGGAACTTATAGAAGCATTCTGGTCAAGTTTGACAGCAATATCCACGAACTCCTTGCAGAGATTTGTAGACGAGGGTCCAATTGCTGCAACGTTGTTGAGTAAGGTTTCTCTGATTTCTCCACGTCTAAAAGACATGAAGTAACCATTTCTGTTCAAGGTAATTAGAATTCTGTTGGAGTTTAAAATTTGAGCTGCCACACCAACAGAACCTAAAGTCTGAGTTGGAGCAGAAATATTAGGAGAGAGAACGGTTGGTCTTAGAGAAGGAACACTCTTGGTGTATCCCTTCTTCAGCAAAGAAGTATTGAGGGTGCTTGTCAGAGAAAACACCTTGGTTTCAATTGCATCAACAACTGCCTCGATATATGGTCGAAGACCAGATTGACCACCAAAAAAGTTTGTGTTGTCGTTAGGAGAAACATTGGCAAACTTCAAAGCCTGAACTGTACCAAGTTCTGAACCGAGATTTTGAAAAATGCTCTTTTGGTCAGTTGGAGTCAAGGATGACAACCCAAGGAGCAACAGATATTCGAACAACATGTTCTTCAGGGTTGTGTCTGAGTTTGCAAGTCTCAACAAGGCTACAGAAATAGCCTGACTTCTGTTGATGCCGGAACTGTTGACAAGTCCAGCCATTGCCTCAGCTAGACCATTGAGGAAAATGTCATAAGTTGCCGTTGGAGACAAAGAAGAACCTTGGTTCAACTCCAAAAGATTTTCAATGATGTTTTTCGTGTCACTTGTAATCTGATTAAACTGACTGACGAAGGTCACATAAGGTTGAGTGTTGAAGCCATTTGCATCTACCGTCAAAATCGTGTCAACGAAGTAGGTACTGCCAGGAACGTACACACGTCTATCGGCATCGGAGTCCACATACAGACTTTCAAATGGCAGCACAAGGTTTGTGGTGTCTACATTAAACAACGTCATGGATGCCAAGGAGTTTGGTCCACGTGGGTCATTGAAAATGGTGTCACCTACATCGCCCAAGATATTATCGAAAGGATCACCATTGTCATCCTGAGCATACTTAGCCTGAAGATTTCTGGCATTTTCTGCTCTGCCCATTTGTTTAGAAACTCTAAGTTCCTTTGACAAGAAGTGGACAAGAAGCTTGATACGGTCATCTGGGTTGGATGGCAAGGAGTTGAGAAACTGATTAAAGAAAGCTGACTCGTTTGCATTACGAGGTGTATTTGGAGATCTTACGCTTGAAGGAGTAAATGTAAATCCATTGGTTTGGGTGTATGTCTTGTCAATGTTGACAGGACTTGTGTCTGAAGCTCTGTCAGAATCCACAAGGTCAAACAAGGACAAAGAATACCCCTCAAGGATGTTCTTGAAATCTGAGGTAAGTTGGTTGATGATTTTCGAGTCTGAGAAGTTGGCAAACTTGCTTTTTGGATACTGCATCTTGCGTTCATAGAAGTCAGCAAGGGTCAAGTAGTTTGCAGTGTCGAAGGATGTGTTTGGAATGCTCTTTGGGTCAAGAGACGTGTTCACAGCCTCGATTTTATCAATCAAAGTTCCATAGTAGTTCAAAATGGTCTTGGTTGAGTTTAGACCATTAGCAAAGCTTGACTTAATTGAGTCAAGTTGGGCTTTGAACTGAGTGTTGTTTCTCATGTCCCCAATAAGACGTTCAAGTGTAATGGCTCTAACTTCGTTCGCCTGGAATTGAGACTTTAGAAGCTGCTCTGCGGTCTCAGTTGGGTCCTTGGAACTAAGTCTACCACTTCCATCAACCGGAACGAAGTTCATTATAGACAAGATCTCTGGCCGAAACACAGAAATGCCGTTTTGTTCAACAGCCTGAAACTTACCATTAGTAAATCTAAACTGGGAGACTCTAAGGGTATCTTGCGTGTACTGTTTGGCACGTGAAAGAATGATTGGGGGAACGAATCTCAACACAGGCGGAAGAGGAATGTTTCTAACAATAGAAGGAGAGATTGTTTGTGGGCTTATGTTTCTGGCTGTGACAATGGCTCCAATTGTTCCTGCGCGGGAACTTGGACCAATGACGGTTGCAGAACTTGGTGTAGTTTTAGCCGCAGCAGGAGCCGAAACCGACTGCTGTGAAACTTGACCCATTGGAGCTGGACTGCCCCTTACACCTATGCCAAAAGTACCCATTAGATAAACACTTCGTTCGTTGCTACTTCTGTTCCTCTACTAAAGTCATAGAAAACCGGAACAATGTAGTATGTCAGTTTTCCATGCTCGCCGTCTGTCAAATTATCCACAAACTGGAAATAGTTGGACTCAGAAATGTTGTGGGACTTGCCAACGACCGTTCTCATACCTACCATTTCCATGATAACTATGAAGTGGTCGATTTTTGTGACACTTCCTTGGATTCTCCACTGAACCAAAATCGAACTTTTACCAAACTTTTGAGCAGATGCCTGGGCAATGGATGGCAAAATGTTTGCCAAGGAGACGTTTGTCGTGACAATGTTGCCAACCGAACCAAAGGAGAAGACGTTCTGGGAGTGATTTCTGGTAAGAGAGTTAGGACTTACCAAAGAACCTTTGTTGAGGGTAACAGGATGATACCACTTTGAAGGAGTAAGGTTGTAAGACTGGTTCTGAGAAGTAACAACCGTACGTGATACTGTGTTTAGGGTAGTTTCGGCACTTCTGAAATATGTCGTGACAGCGTATCGGTATTCAAATCCAGCTTCCAAAACCTTGACTCCCTGAACCTTTCCAAACTTCTTGTCTGAGAAGTCGGTTTCAGAAATTATGCCAAAGTCTTCTACCTCACCCGTGGTAACGTTGGTACGCTTTACGTTATAGGCGATAATGTTTTGAAGTTTTTCTTTCTCGTCACCAACAGCTTTTTGGAAGAAGTCTAGGAGTCCTTGTTTTGCCAAGGTTGACTTGATTAGGTCCATGTTGGTAGGAATAAGGGAGGAGTTCAAGGTAAACTGAACGTCAATCTCTGAGTCATTTTGGACAACAAGTGGCTTAGAAAGACTTGTTTCAACAATATTCGCAGTTACTGGTTCATACTTGATGATCAGGTTGTTGGCTCCACGTTCTATTGACCCATCTGGGTACAGAAGTTGAACTTGATACTCATAGATTCGGTCTTCTTGAACGTCATTGTCTGTGAGGAACAATGGAGCAGAGGTCTCTTCGTTTGTAATAAGAGACGACTTAACCACAAGCGAAAAATCTTCCTCGAAAATGGTAAGGTTCCTCTTTAGAAGTGACACCAAACACACTCCTGATGGAATATCGCGGATTTCGATAGAAATCGCATTTGTGACAATTTCCCCTAACAAGGAAACGAAGTTATGTCTTCGTTGATACTTGTTTGCATTGCGAGGTCTCTGGATTCCCTTGGCTCCAGAAGAGGAGAACTCTCCCGACTTTATGTTGTGAGAGTTATAAGGGATTGCTCTATAGAGGATTGTGTTGAAGTTGTTAACGACATCTTCCATACGTTGGAAGTCTTGTCCATAAGTTGCATTTATGTTACCAATGAAGGTATAAGCCGCATCCACATTTGGAATGCTCTTCTTTATTTCCTTACGATATACGGCAACTCCTACGGCTGTAGGATCAAGTTGCTTAACCTGCACAACGTTCTTGCCAGGAAGTCCTGTCTGAAGAATCTGAATGCTTGGCGGAATCGTAGGAATCTGAAGATTTGCGACATTCTTTGCGTGTGGCACAGAAATCGTAATGGTCTGGACAGGAACATTTAGGTTGTTCGTGAGTTGCAACACCAAAAAGAACTCATCAAGTTGCAACAAGCCAATTGGAATATAAAGATATTCTTGAATATCAAGGGTAGTACGAGGACTGTCTACAACCACGTTCACGTAGTCAGTAGAACGTAACTGAAGATGCGTTGAGGGATTGATTTCGTTTACCAGGTTTCCGGTCAAGGAAACCTTCTGTACGTCGCTCAAGTTCATCTGCTTGAGTACTGGGTTAGGTTGAGCTGTAACGCCTCCAGAGACCTTCTTGGCGCTCTGAATGGTCCTTGTAGGAGCACCTGAGATCTGTGCAGGATCTACACCCTTAGAAGCCAGTTGTAAGGATACATTTTTGGCAATGCTTGTGTTTCTTACCAATCCTGGAGACAGGATTGCTGTGGAGATGTTGTTCTCCAGCACAGGCATGATAATGTTTGAGTTCGTGATTTCCTGTACAGACTTCAACTTTACCAACTTGTCCTTCTTCAGGGTAACTTCCGGAACCAAGGTTTGAATGGCAGGTTTTAGGGTAAGTTGAGTTGTCTTGTCGTTTGGAATCTTGGCACTAATATCCGAAATATAAGTGAAGAACACATTTGAAACCTGTCCTCTGGACTGGTCTTTGTTGTTCGAACTCTTTTTCAGAATATTGCTGATTAACTGGTCTGGATTGAATGAAGTCAGAATTTTCTGTGGTTGGTTGGTAATCGGCTTTGAGGAAGCCAACATCTTTACCAATATAGACTTATTTTGGATAGCCTTACGAGGGTCTGTTCTGTAGTTCACCTCATACTTGAAGTAACCATCAGATGTGATTTCAAGCAAATGTACCGCCCCATCTTCTGGGACGTCAATGATGTTGGTTTGCTTTTTAAGTGAGACCTTCATGTCGTATAAGTAGATTATTCGAATATTAACGAAAACATGTTGACGAAAGTTGTTGTGCCAGTGTCATCAATAAACACTTTTCCAACGAAAAACACATGTTTTGTTGGGAATTCTATATCATTTGGAACCGTAAATAGACCAAAGTCGATAACATCTAGTTTTGTTATGGCATTTCCAGCCACTTCGAACATTTGACATACCAAGTTGTTCTGTCTGGAGGTCTGAAGGAAGGTCACCGTTTGCTTAAATCCAAGTTGATCACTATACCTAAACTCATTTTCAAGGTCATCATTGGTTAGGATTGGTGCTTGACCAAGGCTTGGGAAGACGCCAAGGGAAGACGTTGTGTTGCCGATTCTAGCTTTATTCACAGGTGGCAAATACTTGAAATTGGGCACATGCGAGAGTCTCTTGTCCATGAAAAGACTTTCAATGCTGTTCACCTTGACACTTTGAAGAGCACTTGCTGAAATAGGAAGGTTGTTGGTAACCGTAAACTTCAGATTGTCATTTCCAATAAGGAACTCGTTAAATCTCTGGTCGAAGAAGTCTGGAGAACCCAACACACGCAACCTGGAGAAGGCATCAATCGAGGCAGAAGTCAAGAGGTCCCCTGACAAACTTGCAAAGTCAGACCCGGTTACAAACTGTCCAAGACTTCCAGAAAAAAGCTGACCTGCCTGAATGGTTAGGCCAGAGCTTCTAAAAGCCATGAGTTTGCCAGAGTCATCAGCCTCGAAAGTCACCTGGTCTTGTGGCAAGGAAGTAGCCTCAAAACAAATACGATAGGTTTCGTCCAGGTGAGATCCTGTGTTGATGGTGTCTGTGTTGTAAATGGCAAATGCATCAGTAAAGCTGTAGTACTCAGCCTTCATTTTACCAGATGCGAACTGACGGCGACCTTCCTGGGTTACGAAGGTGTCGAAAATGCGAGTCTTTGCGTCGAGTATTCCAGCCATTTTGTTAATTAGTCAACTGCTTCAATATCAAAGTATGGCTGTCCCACACGTGCATGGATGTCAAATTGACCATTATCACGTGGATTAAACGTGCTTGCTCCAGAAGCAATTAGGTCCAGACTAGCTGAGTTGTAGACTTGTGTTCCGCTGAGGAACGAAATCATAACTGGATAGTCAAGGGTTATGTTGTCTGAGGAAATGGTTGCGCCATAAGGTGAAGTTTCCAAAAGGTCTCGGAAGAAACCAAAGTGGGTACGTCTGAAGACGTATTTTGGATTCACTGGGTTGGCATTCAGGACGCCATACTTGAATCCTCTTAGTCTTGGGTTTGCTATGAAGTACAGATTGTTTGAGTTGCTTTGACTGTTAAACAAGTACACGTCAAATTGAGGCATTGTATGAAAGTTTGGAAGGGCAACTCTAGATGCCGAAACTGTCAACTCGGTTCCATCTCCGGCACCAAAGAAAACTTTCTTTATAAGGTCGAAGTTGACTGTTGTGAAACCACCATTCAAACTAATGCTGGCCGACATGCTTTGACTTATATTGACGCTTGAAAACGAGACTTCTGGATTTGAGTTACAAACCGTTTCAAACCAATAAGAGTTATACCAACTTGGTAGTGTGGCAGAAGCAACACTTACGAAATGTAAGCCACCAAGAACTCTTCCTCCCAAAGCACCAGTAATGTATCCAAGTTGTCTGGTCTGAAATGTTTGTCTGATGATTTGTTTGTATTTGCTTTGAAATGGAAAACTGACAGGCCAAGGAGATGATGCACTCATGTAAATGTCAATTGCATCATTGTGACTAATGGCTTCTGCATTTACGTCTGAATTTCCAAGATAGCCTAAAAGGCTAAAGCTAGCATAGTCTCCACTACGATCTGCAATCTTGGCCATATTTGGCATTGTACTATCAAAAAAGATAGCATCTTGATTACTGCAAAACAGGAATCTGTTGTTTCCTTTGACTATGGCTCCAGACACAAACTGAATGAAGTCGTGATATCTCCACTTTGGAAGTGTTGTAAAAAGAGAAGATGTTATTCCTGTAGACAGGTCTCCAATAACTTGACGTTTTACGTTATAGATGGAAGCCGAAACAGCAATGCTTGAAGTCAAGGTTGACTTGCCAACCACAAACTGTGATGTCATGGAACCGCTAAACTCGGCTTTGAGTTCAAGTCCAAACTGATCAAAAACTGTCATTCGATTGCCTCATGAATTGAGTTAGAAAACATGACTTGATTAAAGCCTGAGTTGAACTCAGTTCCTTCTTGAAGGTAAGAACCATAAAGAACAACCTTTGAGAAACCAGGAGCGATCGTAAGCTGTGCTCCAAAGTTACCACTACCAGTAATGAAAATTCCATCAGGATGTTGACGATCCCAAGTATCTCCCGTGTGAGGAGATTGCCAACCAAAAATCAACTGATCATTAGGGTACAAAATATATGGATTCAAAATCCAAGAGACGCCATTGATTTGATCTACCAGGCCAGTTGTAGAGTCGAAAACGCCATGACGTTGGTTGCCAGCAGTTGAATTCAAGAAGTTTCGATTGCCTACAATGGAAGAACTTCCATTTCTAGAATTGGGGAACGTTGGGATTGTGTCATAAGTGTCAAACAAGTTACTTCCGCTTCTAATACGAAGGACAGCACCGTTGTCTTGATCTGTGGTAAACAAAGGAGTTGGAGCACAGACCACTCCAGAAACAACATACTTGCCTGACCACTTCAACAAGGAACCATCAGGATCATCAGATCGTTGAAATGGAAAAATGATATTTACATTGAGATTTTTCTGCAAAGCAGGAACAATAGAAATATCTCTGGTTGCTGGATCTGTGGAAAAAGCTCCGGTGCCTGGTGTAAAGATAGGAAGACAGGCAACAATGTCCATCGTACCTGAGTTATGGGAAACGGTGTAAGAAGCTGTTGTGTTTGAGAAACTGGTTGGCCCAGGATTTAAGACTACCGTTTCATTAACACTTCCATTTTTACGTTGGTTCAAAATAAAGAAGAAACTGGTACCTGAACCCAAGGCACCACCACTCCAGTTACATACAAGGTCACCAGAATTAAAGCTTCCAGTAAACTGAACGGCTACAGCTTCTACCAAAAATGGTCTTCGAAGTTTATTACTCATCGAGTAAAGAATCGAAGAAGAAACTCCAGTGTCTGGAACGAAGTACTTGTCAGCAAAAGGAAATCCATGTTCCTTGAATGGACGTACTGCCGAAAGCAATTCCATGTTAGGAAGAGCGTTCGTGTAAATGCCAGAAAAGGCACCAAATCCAATTGCTTTTTCTTTGTACCAAGGAACAATACCGACAGAACCTGTGGCAAGTGCCTGAGAAACGTAGTAGGTTGCCACACGTGGACTTCCAACAGGCTGCCAAGAAGCAGACCCATGGTTATAATAAGCCATTGTGTATGACTCTGAAATAGCAGGACCCCAGGCATCCCCAAGTGTTCTTGAGGCTACAGCCGAAAGATTGATTTCAATCTTTTGTTTGCTCCACAAAGGACTACCAAAACCAATAATCTGAGTTCCGCTTGAGTACAACTGCAAGTTCTGAGACTTACCATCTACAGCAAACTGATCATTATCGATAAATGGGTTGATGTTAGAACTGGAAGTATAGTATTTTGGGATATCCAGAAACACGTCAGAGATACCAGCGGCTACATAACCTGAACCTGTAATAGAAGGCAATAGTCCAGAACTAGAAATAGCAGGAATATAACTTGACCCAGTTGGGACGTTCAAACCATAATAAACATTTCTTTTGTTAAAGACGATAGTTTCAGTTTGATCATTAAATGGGCTTACGGTGGTTGTTACACCAATGGTTTTGGAAATAACTGGAGGATAACTGCCTGTTGTGCTGTCCTGAATGGTTAGTCTTACCTTGGGTGGAAGTCCTCTAATGGTTGTTCTTTTTTCGGTTCTTGCCATTGTTAACTGCCCCTAACCGTTCCCAGAAATGTAATAGAGTCTGTGCCGTAAATTGCTGAATCTCTACCATAAACGAAAGTATTTGTGTTAGCGGACCTGGTGCGACTTGGACGCAAGTCGCCATTGAGGTTCATATCCATGTTGTTTAGAACGCTCAGGAGGTCGCTGGTGGCACTTGTGGTCTGGGGAAGGGCGTTGATGGTCGTGTCGTTAAAAGCCCGTATAAGGCGTTCCTGGCCGAACGTATAGCCATCTATGACGATACCATTCGAGATAGGACCCCAAACAGCCTCACCTTCATCCAAGAAGAACCTTTGCTGAATAGGGTCATCATATTCCTTGAACTGGGTGGTTCTGTTGGCATTCTTGAAGATTGTGTCAAAGTCATTGCCATCTTCAACTTGACCAGCTACCCTGTGAGCGTAAAATGGACCTTCATTGCCATTTTTCCTGAATGGGATCGTCAAAGGCATGATAATGGTTTCCTCTTCCTCTTGAGGACCATCATTGAACACGATAGGAAGTGGGTAGTTCATTCCCAGAACAATAAAACTAACCGGGTCGAACTCTGGCAAGTCTTGGAACAAGGGAGAGTTCTCATACTCCGTGAAAGACCTTGCCTGACCAATGGTGTGAATATCCACAACGTGGTCAAGGTCACCAGACCAAATTTTAGGTTGAGTAGAGAAGAATCTATGACGATTTGTGGTAATTTCCACACCTTGACGGTAGGCGTCAATAGCCAAGGTATCACTTCCACCAGTGTCTGAGTCTGTTGGAATGTAAATTACCTGTTGTGAGTCGTCAAATGGTGTAAATTCGTTAGAAGACATATTAGTACCGCTTAAAGTCGCCCGTGATCAACTGCAACAAAATCGTATCTTTTAGACCATGACGGTTATTGTCGCCAAGGTAAATATCAGAGTACAGATATTCCAGTTTTGGTCTTTCAAGCATGTGGCTTTCAATAACGAAGTTAGTTCCAAGATACTTGGTTTTTCTTGGAATAAGTTGAGCAATGAAAGTTCCAATATTTGTGTCAAACCACTTATAGAACTCGAAGAAGCTCTTCAGGTTCATTTTGTCTGTAAGTCTGTTGAAGTAGACTTCTCTAAGGAAGGCAAGTCGTGGGTAGTCAGGGGAGAACAACAACTCAGGATTACCAATGATGTTATCCAGGGCATTAAGAGTTGAGAAAATGCCAACCATGTCTTGGTCAAGAGCATCTACAATCGAGAAGTCGATGGTGAATCTTGTGTTGTCTGTTGGTTGTTCAGAAAGCTCCACACGATACAAGGGAGCAACTGCCGCATAAGAGCTGGAAAGGACATTTTGATAGTTCAAGAAGGACCTTGGACGTACCTTCTCTGTTGTGGAGGCTTCATCGAACTTTGGAGAGATGTAACTATAAAAGAATCTCTCTGGAACTACGACAGAAGATGTAGCTGGGAAAGAACTACCGGAAAAATGCGACAAGGCTCCGAGATAGTTCAAGTTTTGGGAGTAGTCGAAGAACTGAATCTGTCCAGAAGCATCCGACTGTGTAACCTGTTGATCCATGGAAACATCGAGACGAAGTCTTTCCCAAGAACCTGATGCGTTCGTCACGAAGTTGAAGTTAAGATCAGGGTTCTGAACACCAAGAGACTTGAAGTTTCTTACGTGTTCTTGCCATTCGTCACTCTCAAGATATTTTGACCAGAATCTAATCTGACCAACACGACCATCGAAATAGGTTACTCTAGAAGTCTCAGGTGCCGAACCTGTCTGGTTCAAGAAATATGGAGAGGTTGAAGAAAGACTTTGGGAACCCAAGGCCAACCAGGATGCGCTTGCATTTGCAACGCTGCTATTGGTTCCCCAAACCGAAGTTGCTCCACCAGGAATTTCATTGAAGAAACTAGATGTAAAGTAGGCTTCAGTAATGTCACCAAAACTCTGCTTGGCTGCTCTAAGGAAATAAGAAGAAGAGACCACAGAGTTGAGGTCTGGGTGATCACTTCTTTGACGACCATAAGAGACATACCACTGACCACCATCAAAAATGTCTGCACCCGTAAGAACAAGACTAACAATTGGACTTGCAGAAGCCGTGATGGTTGGTTGTGTGTAAAGTGTAATATTTTTGGAACCAGAAACCGCTACAACGTTCAACAGGGCTTGTTCGCCTGGAACGCTTCCGGTGTTCATGATACGAATAAGACCTTGAGACACATGGTTAACGGTATTCTTTGGAAACCTATATGTTCCTTCAATTGTGAAGGAACCAGAAGTAAGATAGCCGGCATCCGTTGTGAATCCAGGTGTAACGAAAGGATAGCCAGGTTCAAATCTGGTCTGGTACAAATATTCGCTTCTTAGGTATCCGCCTGACACGAAGTTGGCAAAGGAAGAAATCTCCGAACGTTTGTCTCTGACGAAAGAAAGAGGAGCCTTTGTTGGACCACCAAACTCACGAATTCTGAAGTTGTTATCTGGGTCAATACCAACAGAACGAATGAAGGACTTCACTGAGTGAATCGTTCCCTTGGACTTTACAACGTCTTGAAGGTTGATCAAAATACGTCTCCAGATTTGATTCTGGATGTACTGAAGGCTTAGAGCATTTGTAGAAACATCGTCTTGGATGTTTTCTCGATTAATATACTGCTCAATAGAACTGCCAACAAACAACGGTGGCAAGTTGAAGCCCTGTTGTTTAGCCATAAACTGCAAAAATTGATCTGGGACAGTGTCTTCAGAATTATAGTCAACCCAGTTCAAGTTAGAGAATGACTGGATGTAAAGCTTCATTTCATCGAAGTACTTTGCCCACACATAAGCAAATGACAAGAGAAGTTGAGTACCTCCCAGTTGAGCTGACCGAGGGTCTGTACCAGAAATGATGGTATTGATGATGTTGCCTTGTTCTGTAGCAAGTCCATCTTGAACTTGACCTTCAAGAAGGTAGTGTTTTGGAACAAGTTTCGTAATGAGGTTGGGGTTGGCGTCATCAAAGTTGGATGCACTAACCATGAAGCTTTGATTGAACGTAAGAACTTGTGGGTGAGTACCGAAAAGAATTGGCGTGAACTCCAACTTCTCATAGGTCATTGGGTCTGGACCTGCAACAGAACCTGTAGGAATCTCTCTGACTCTGAGAGCATTTCCGGCAATGTTCAACTGTCCATGAAGACCTTGACCACTAGAATCCAAGGTAAGAAGCGTGTTTGATCCTGAAGGTTCATTAAGTTTGAAGTACAACCTAAGGTCATCACTTGCAAAGACTGCCTTCTTTTGGTAGTTCAGTCTGTCATCAAGACTTCTAACCGAATGCCAAATTCTAAAGTCATCTAGGGCACCAGAAAGTGTATTTTGTGGTGCGTGAGTAAATGATCCCATGGAGAAACCGGAACCAGAACCTATGACAAGGTCAATGCCGTCCCAAAAGGTTTCTCCCAGTTCAAACGAAACGCTTGATCCAGTCAACGCCTGATTGACATAAGCGTACATTTGGTTGACATTTGGAGTTCTGTCCCAAATCAAAGCTACATTGTTCCAGGTTCCCTTTCGCAAGGAGAACGACATTGTTTGACCCAAGGATTTACTTGCAACCGTGTAGTACATCGGTGCCATGTCAGTATTTGCGGTACCGCTGACAACCAAGGAGAAACCATCAAGTCCACTAATGGACTGGGACATCTTACTGAAGACTGTTTGTGTGGTATTTGAACCTGAAGGAAGATAAACCCAAAACTCTATTGTCGTAGAGTCAAGACCAGGATTAAGCTTAGAGGCACCTGTGATGTCCTTGGAGACGTTTGGGAAGGCAGCACCGGCACTGTCCTTGACAGTAATCCAAGTGCCAGCATTCGTCTCTGAACCCTTAGAGCCAGAGAAGAAGGCATATCCCTTGTACTTGGGATAATTGTCAAAGACATATTTCTCAAAGCCCGTCAAGCGGTCAAAGAACATTTCATATTCTTTTTGTGAGCCGTCAAATGGGAAAGAGTCGACAATTGTTGTAAATGCAACGTTAGTCTTGACCTGAGCACTGTTGAAGAATGTGTGATTTTCAAACTTGGACCAGTCTACATTCAACTGTTGAGTGGACTTGAGTCCTTCATTGTCAAGGTCATACTTGAAGGAAGCTGTCATGCCAATTACAGAATCAGCCAAGTCTGCACCAATAACCTTCGTAAATGTCGAAGATTTTGCTGCATCTTCTGTTAAGCCTCTTACAAGATTTGGCGTAAACAGGGATGGTCGGTTGAACCGTAAGTTGTCATTGTTATCTGTCATTATTCAGAAACTACCTTAAATCTGAACCCTTGTTCGTAGAAGAAGTCTGTTCTACCATTTTCCTCAAGCTTGAACTCGAACTCATACACTTTACTTGCCTGAAGGTCATTGAACCAAAAATCAAAGAACATTCCTTGGCTGTCTGAAGACAACTTTGTTCCTTGGGTGTCAAACGGAACAATGATTTCTTTAGTATAGGGGTCAATAACTCTCCAGTACATATTTTTGAAAATTCTAGACACCGCTGGCTTTGGAAGGCGTTGTGTGGCGAAGTCGAACTCCCAGTCTTGAATGAACACACGAAGACGTGTGTTTTCTTTCTTTGTGTAGAACTGTTCAAGATTGGTGATGTTAACCACATAGTTTCTTTGGTCGAAAGAAACACCATCACCCATAAGCTTGGAAAACTTCACATATCCACCAGAAGCAAACAAGTAGGTTTTGTCCAAGGACTTCCACAACAACAAGAAACTCTGGTCATAACCTGAGGCACTTACAAATGAGTTGAGTTGAATGTCCGAGAACGTGTTAAGTGACACGTCAGCATAATAAGAACCTGTTTGTTTCAGGTTGCCAAAGGAAAGCTGACTGCCAGTAAAGGAAGAACTAAAGTAAGAATTGCTGCTAGTGTAAAATGTGATTGACTGTGAGTGGCTTTGTGACCAAGAGGTTACTGGAATAATGCTGCTCTTGGAAGCAACCAACTCCAACATCAAACAGTTTGAACCTGTGATTTCCTGAGCACCCGACATGAAGTTGTGATAAATGCCTCTTGGAGACGAGTAGACAAAAAATCTATTTGGCACATCAAACATAGCCAAGTTAGAGTCATCAGAAACGACATTGCCATCATATTTGATGTAAAGTTGAGGTCTAAAAGTTGGGTTATTGGTGTTGCGTCCACCAAACCTCTTTACAAATCGAGTTGTCTGGTCAGTCTCCTGAGAGTCGATGAAGCTGAGTCTGAAGCCATTGTTTGGAAGATTTCCCCACAAGGAAGCAGACACGAGTTGTGTTACATTCATGAACAAGTCTTCATCACCACGACCAAAAGACTGTGTGACACTCAAACTCTGAGAACCAAAACCAATGTTGCCGCTTACGTAATAATCACAGATGTCACCGATAGCTCCCGAGGCAGCAGCACCAGAAACTGTCCACAAGGTCACAGAAGGGTTTACAGAGGCTGTAATCCAGTTAGCAGCGTCCAAGTCTCTAAAGTAAAGAACGTCAGAACCTGCTCCTTCGTTCCAGTCTTTTGCAAGAGGATGAAGTTGAAGGGTAAAATTCGATGGAACAGTTTGACCGCCATTAATGTTTTTCAAGTACAAAAAGGCACCAAAATTTGCACCAGAAGCATCTAAGATGGAACTGGTCAAGGACTGAAGAGGTGAGTAGTCAAACTTCAACAGGGCTCTTGATAGCTCGGTTGGATTGTTTGTTCCAGATAGTGTCGTTTCACCATAAAGGTGGAACAGGTCCATGCTTGCTGCTTGACCAACGTTTGAGTACAAAGACCTAGACCCGAACAAGATTTTGTCGGTAATGTAGGAATCTTTGCTTGATGACAAAATTCTAAACATGATTATACCGATGTTCCTTCAATATCAAAGTCCTTGTATCGGATTTCGAAAATAGATCCTGGTGGGCCAATGATAATACCCTTGGTTGTGTTAGAAGCCACGTCGAACTGTGCTGAACTGTAAACTCTACTGTTCTGTGCACCAGTAAGGTTCTTCACAGAAACGTTCGTTACAGACACAACACCGTTGTTATTGAAAATAAGATTCTGCAAGTCAGATAGAATGATTGGTTGGTCAATCTCAAAGTGCTTTATAGAAAAGTACTGTGTCAATCTTGACACAATGTTTTGAAGAACGAGTTTCTTGTTCTTGGTTGGGTCGATCACCACAGAAAACTCAACCTTGAGGTTGATGATTTGAGCATCGAGAATATCGATGGCATCAGAAATCATTCTGAAGGAATTCAAATAGGTCTGAAGGTTCTTCTTCAAGCTATCTGGAGACACAACAAGTTGACCTTGTTGATTTCTCGAAATGATGTAAAGTTGAGTTGCAAGTGGGTTGTTCTGGTTGGACCTAACAGAAGCACGATAAACTCTTCCAAAGTTGGAAGGCATCGTATACACACGGGCAAGCAAGTCTGGCTTTGTGACAATGCGACTCTGGGAGGCACGAACTGCTGGAATGCGAGTCTTTAGTTCGTCTGTGGTTGGAGCGTCATCTCCTCCTCCAGCATCTTGTTCATTTACTGCATCTACGGATTTTCTAACGAAAGATGCAACAGATGTACTTGGACCATTTGGGAAACTAATGTTGAGAGTACCAACACCTCTAATAGCTCCACCAATGACGTTGTGTTTCAAACCACCACCATATCTGTATTCTACAGACAAGGTCGAGTTTGGAGAAATAACACCAAATGTCGTGGTCTGAAGAAGATTGCCAGGATTCAAGGTAAATCTGGAGAAAGTCTTCTTTCCATAGAGTGGAACTGCAAACTCACTTGGATCTGGAATGATGTCATCATCCAAGGTAGAAGCACCACTTCCACCAAAGGTCAAAGACGTAAGGCGTGTCTGAATGTCAGTTCTCTTGATAAAACGATATGGAGCTGGAATGATAGCCAAGTTTTCTTGAACCAGTTCATTGTCATCGTTTCGGTTAATCAGAGCCTGGAATACTGTGTCTTGGGTCAGGTACTCAACTTCATAGTACTTGTTGCCCTGTGAGTCAGAAACTGAAATGACCTCAGTAACATTTTCTTTTGAAAGGGTGAACTTCTTGAAAGCCTCGAAATTTCCGATAGAGAAAGACTCGACCTGACGATTACCAGAAAGAGCTGTGCCCTTTCGAGACATGATGAATGCTGTAGGATTGTTATTCGCATCTCTTCCAGAGATACGAACGCTCGCAACATAGTTGCCGTCAATCGTTTCAGAAAAATCTAGGTCATCCACAAGTTCGAAGGATGTACCCACGTTTGAAGGGAAGGTTGTACCTGCCTCAATAACTGGGATAGCTGCTAGAAGGGGAGCCGGAGGGTTTTGGTTTGGGTCGGCTGGGACTTCGAGAGAGATCGTAATATCCACGACAGCCGGGGACGAACCAACGATATCAACACCCGCATTTCTGAGGTGGCGTTCGATATTCCGAAGCTCAACAGACGAATTCGGGTCCAACTCATGGAACTGATGATCGAGATAGAAACTTTGTACGTCCCCAATATACGCGGCAAATTCCAAGAACATACCACCAAGCGAAGGCTCGCTAAGGTCACGAATGCGATCCGGGAAGTGTACTCTTGCATATTCAAACAAATCCTGCTTAAAACCAGAGAAATCCTTGTTTAAGTATTTTCTGGTCTTGATTTGCTTTAAAATCTGCTTTCGTGAATCAGTTGGCATGTGTATCCTTAAATAACAAACAGGGTGACTTCTAATTTGGCATTATTGATCGCAAGTGAAGCTACAGAATAAATTAGCACCAGTTTGACGATTCCGGTGTATCTATTTTCCACTTGGTCGACATATGACTCATAAGCCACAGGTGTAACGAAAGGCATCCACTTCGAAATGGCTGTGTTTATACGAATCATCGCCTCTTGATCAAAGTCTGGTTTTGATGAGAAATCAACCAAAAGTGGTCTTAAATTGGCACCAAGGAAATAGTTTCCGAGTCTTTCGCCCCAATTCGTTAAGATAAGGTTTCGAAGATTGTCAGCAACCTGAGCCTTAATGTCAGTGTTCATTAGGAACAAGCCGTTCTGAGATGGGTCAGGTTCTACTGGGGTTTTGATGCCAATTGGCGTAATGGTCTTGTTCTTATTCAAGACGTCTTGTTGCTTAAAGCCCGTTACGCCAACATCTTTGAAAGAGATTTGTGCCATTTTGTTAAATATTTCGACAAGGGATTATGCGCTAGACCCTGTTGGAAGACCTAAGGTCGTCACACGGGTACTGAGCTGGTTGATTTGGCTTTGAATGGACACAAAGCTGGCAGTTATCTGGTTTTGTATGTACAGGTCTATTTCTGTAGCAAGATTCTGAGCAAAGGACAACTTCAGGGTTTGAGCCTGTTCAGGAGTCGTTACAGTTTGTGAGGAGTCCAAAATCCTTACGATTGCATCCCCAAGTTCTTTTTTGTTTGTTGCCATTATTCTCCGAAGATTCTTTCTGACTTGGCTTTCTCGACAATAGAGTTGTCACCACTGCCTACTAGATTTTGTTCTTTTTGAGTAATTGTTTGTTGAAGTTGACCTCTATAAAGAGTATTCGACAAAATTTGACTGGATGCAATTGCCTGAAGGGAAGCAATGTTGCTATATGGAACCGCAATGGCAGTGTTGAAAGCTGTCTCCAAGGTAGTCGTCAAACTTGAACAGAAGTCCTTCAAGGCATTTACTTGATCCTGAAGATTCTGAATGGAGTTCTTGTATTCTGACCACTTGATGTATGGCTCAGCCTTTCCAGTTGCCTTGCCCAGGTACATCTCTGGGGCATACATCTGAAGCTTGCCATTTTTATCAATATACAGATAAGCAAGGTCATCTTCATTATCTGCTTGACGAATGATTAGGATGGTTCCATCGATTTGGTCGGTCTTTCTGGCAATCACACGAATGTGGTCTGCCTTGGCAGCAACATAAGACTTACCAATAGTACCATCGTTTCCATCTTGAGGTTGTTCAAACTCTAGGGTATCATCAGGAAAACTGACATCTGTCAACTTGAAGTTTTTGTCAAGTTCTGACTGCATCGTAACCATAATACGAGCAGCATCATTCTCCATGTCAGGATCACCCTCACGTGGGTTATCTTGCTTTCCTTCTTGAAGATATGGGGTTTTGTTTACCTCTTCCACATGACGAGAGTTCTCTACGACACGTGGAGCTGTCTCTTCTGGATCCGTGTTCTCATCTGGAGGGAGCTTACGAGCACGTCCTGCGACTATGTCAATAGAACCTGCCTGACCGATAGCATCTGCTTCAGCACGAACCACAGGACCCGTTCTGTCTTCTCCAAAAACAATCATGGAGTTGTTCTTGCCCTGAAGAACAAACTCACCTACGCGTTTGTTGAATCTAGGAACAGGTTCAAAGGTGAAGTTCTTTATCGAGTTGCTGCCCTCCACAATGCCATCGTAGGGGTTTTCGTTGTTTGACCCAGTAACTCTAAGGGTCAAGGTCTGAGGCGTGTCAGCACCATTTGGGAAGCTTGGAGTATGGTCCTGGTCTCGTCCACGTTCTGTGGTGGATAGGAGTTGTGGATTGTATTCCGGAAAGAATCTACGGTCATGAACGTTATAGTTCACATCCTCAATAGTTCTCTGTTCTGAGACTCTGGAAATCCAATAGCCAACCACCGTTCCACTTCGACTTGGATCTGGGAAAATAACCCAAACCTGTTCGCCAGGAACAATAGGAAGTTCAATATAGGAAGAGAACAAAGGAAACAACACAGTAGAGATAGGGTTACCACTGTCTGCCGAGTCTGAAACCATTCTTGCCAAAATGGAGTTGACAGGAAGAATGTCTACGAGTTCAGGGTTGTTTACCTGTTCAGCAAGTGCTTGTTTCTGGTCATCTGACAAAGCACTAGGGTTATCCAAAACCTCTACTACAACAGCCCTTTGAAGGGTTGGAGCTTGACCTTGTGTTTGAACTGCCCTGATTTCCTGAGTAGGCTGACCAAGGGTCGAACCTCCCACAGCTCTTCTAGAAACCGCACTTGATATTCTTGCCATAATCGTTAAATAGTTACAGTCAAGAATTCAAAATAGTCTAATGTTTTGCTGAAGCTTCTATTTGGTCGTAAAGTGCGTCTTCTGTTAGTTCCGTTGTTTCCTTCTTACGGGCAGCACCAACCAGTTCAACCAGCTTCAAAAGCTGGTCATTTGCCTTTGACATACGTTCAAGGTACCTTGACAAGTTTTGTCCATGAATAGCATGTTCTGAAGGCTTACCTTGAACTTCCATGTAAAGGTCAGTCCAAATAATATAGGCATTCATACGATCCGTAATGGAGTTCTCGTAAATCTGTCTCCACAGGGATTTTTGTTTGTCTTCTGTGCTGGCAAGAGTTTCCAACAGCTCATTGAAAGACGCTAGTTGTTCGGTGGTCTTCTCTCTTAGAGAGTCAATGTTCTCACCAACAAAATTCCCCACAGGACTGTTAGTTTCAAGTTCTTCATCGTCTGTTATCAAAGCCTGTTGTTTTTTAGAATTGGAACTCATCGCGTTTCTTTAGCTCCCTGTAGTGTTTCTTCAAAGAAGCCAAAACAATGCTCAGTTGCTTGGAAGAAAGACCTGTGATCTCTCTTAAATATAGTAGAATGGCTCTTTTATTCAAGAGGTCCACTTCATCTAGATTTTCAACCAAAATCTTGATTGCCTTAACGCAATTTTGTTCGTTGTCAGTCTTTACCTTGACGCCAATTTCTCTAATCAAGGCAGTAATCTGATTTTTAAGTTCTCTACCAGCCATAATCTCCTCACCGTCAGGAGCAATGTTGTAAGACTCAATGGTCTCCAAGTCCTGCTGAGAGATGGCATCCTTGTTGTCAATGGATATGTAGGTTTGAGTCTTCTTGGCGTTCTGTTTTGACTTTATGGTCAACCAGTGTTTCGCAACGACGTTGAAGTAGGAGAAAGCCTTAGAACCCTTTTCAGCATTGAACTTTGGAAGGGCTCCATACAAGAACTCCAAACACTCATTCTTGAGATCTGTACGACTCTCATACATAACAGTAAAGCCATATACGTTAATGAGGTTCTCAACCAAGGAATCAAAGGCAGGGTAAATCTGCTCTAGGTAGATTTTGTTCTTACCGTTGTAGGTTGTTTCTTTCTGATAAGCAACAATGGATTTTTGGGTATTGTGGTCGAAGTAGTTGATGGTCTTTGTGCCAGGCTTTTTTCTAGAAATCTTTCTTTTTCCAGATAGCGTTAACTCTTCGGTTGGAGCAGTTGACATTTTAGTAGTGTTGTCCGATTTATCTTTCAATGGACGGCGGGAGTCTGTCTTTTCTTCCACCTTCGAGTTCTTGTTCGTCTTCTTCATCGGACCTCACTGTTATATATCTCTCTTTACTAAGACGAGTAAAGTCGTTGATTAATGCCACAAGGGCTGTTCTACTGAGACGAACACTGCTTAAGGCTTCCTCAACAGCGTATTTTACTTCTTTTGAATCAAAGAAAAGCTTCATTTCTAGAAGACTCTCTAGTGCTCCATATATTCCATTTAAAGTCTCAAGTGCATTTTCCAACTTGTCTTCAATTGAGAAGATAATTCTGGCAAACTTGATCAGATAGAAGGTTTCAACCCCTAAAAGACCTAACAAAAGAACAATAAGAGTAACTAGGAGAAATATCAACATTTTACACTACGCTTCCCAAAACCGCATCATAAGCTGTGGAAATTGCTTGAAAAGAGTGTGTTTTCAACAATTTACCCTGAAGCTCCTCAGCCCACTGTTTTGGAATGGTCGAGTTTTCATAGAACTTGAGGACACGCTTCTTGAAGTCTTCCTCGTCAGCAATGCCCCATTGAGAGCCTGGCATCCAGATTTCATTGTCAAAACGACCTGGAGGAACTGCTCCTACCTTGGTATCAACCTTGATGTACTTGCCTTGACCCAGGAACTCTGTGTGAGCTGACCAACCAGAGGCAATCACTGGAACACCGCTTGCTGCCGCCTCTAAAATCGGTAAACCGAATCCTTCACCATGGGTGAGGGTTACTAGCGCCTTGATGGAAGGGTGCTTATAGAGCCTTACAACCTCCTCGTCGTTCATTTCCCCGTGAAGAAGATAAAGTTTTGGATTTGTGCCTTTGTTGACTTGGCTAAGAAGACCCGTCAACTGTTGCTTGCACAAGAACTCATCTGCCTTGGTGTAACGACCCATGTTGGTCTTCAGAACAATGCCAACGTCTGGCTTGTCTGCAAAGACCTCAAACAGCCACTTGAGCGTAAATGGAAGGTTCTTTCGGTCGGTAGCTGCGTCACCACCCGTGATCTGACCAAATACCAAGAAGTTAAATGCCGTGTCGGTTTTGAAGTCAAGAGGCTCAACTGTGGAAGACTCTAGAATCTTGTCAAAGAAAGCCTCGGGAACAACAACGATTGGGGTTGTGACCTTTCCAGAGTTCATGAACACAGACTTGGTAAACTCAGAAGGAACAATAACCAAGGTCATCTTGTTTACGTGTTCAATCCACTTTGGATTACAGCGGTCTGCCTCTACGCCTGCCGTCATACCAATATTTACCTTACCAAGTTCAGGACACCACTCATTTGGGAGCTGGAGTTGGATTGTCACATCATAAAGCTTCTTTTGCTTTTGGGTGGCACTTGCCTGAAAACAACGACCAATCAGGTCATTCTGGGCATAGGTGTCAACATACCAAGGAGTACCTCCCCAGTTCAAAAGTTCTGTCGTAATGTCCAAGTTGCCATTCTTGTCGGCACGGTCAAACAACCACCTTGCAACTTGTCTTGCGTGAACTCCATAACCACTCTGTGAAAGAAGTGGCGCTCTCAGAAGAACTGTTTTCATTTTGCGCTTGCCTTTGTGATTTTGATGTTTTTCATCAAGTGAGCCGTAATGTCCATTGGAAGTTTTGCAACACTTGGGTCAATTTTAATTTGCTTCTGTTCAAAGAGCTGTTGAGTAGCTTCCTGTTGATTCTTTGGTTGTGGATTTGGATTATCGATGAGAGAAAGACTCCAAGTCTTTGGTTTGTTTGCCTTGTACTTGAGGATTGTGTCTTCAAGGGTTCTATCCCAGTCAGCAACCATCTTCTCATAAGAGAACTCAAAGTTCGTGTACTCAAGTAGCTTCTGCTTCATAGCTACTTTCTCTTCTGGTGTGTACTCGTAAACCTTCATGAAGGCATCCACAACCTGTTGGTGATTTGTGAAGTCTTCATAAATGTATGGAACCATCTGAGAACCAACGAGCTGTTGACTTGCTGGTGGAATGGCTACTCCGTTTTCTGAGCCGTCTCTGTGATCAATGACCTGACGAGTCAAACCACCAGTGGTAAGAGCAATGATTGGCTTACCAACCATCATCTGAATCAAGGTAGACAAACCAAAACCTTCAGCCTTGGCAATGTTGATTAGAACGTCAGACATGTTGTGAACGATGTTCATGTCACTTGGATTAAGCTTTTCTGTGGAGAACATCAGGTGCTCTCTAAGACCATAGAGATTGCTTACCTCAGCCAAGTTGCCGCCTTCGACGTCAAATGGATCTGTGTGCATAATCATCATGGCTTTTCTGTGTCCATGCTTTTTTTCAAGAGCATCAAGGAACTCACTGAAGCATGCAATGACATCAGAGCCCATTTTACGATGAGCATTTCGGTTAACCCACAAGACCTTGAACCAGTCAGCCTTGTCTCCGAACTTGCCAGTATTGAACTCCGTCATCTTTTCTTCAGGAAGTGGATAGTAGATTTCCTTTGGAAAGCTGTGAGGAATGTAGTTCGTCTTCTCAGGGAAATGAGGCTGAACTAACTCATATGTCTTATATGCAAGACAGTTGATGAGGTCAGTTGAGTTGTACCAAATCTCATTGAACTTTGGATATGGACCATTATCCCACACGTGCCAGTAAACAAGTGGAGCGAGTTGATGAATTTCATCCAAGACTTCCCAGGTCCAAATGAACTGACGTGGATCAGTAAACAAGAACACAGCATCTGGACGCTCTGACAACAAGATCTGACGAAGTTGTTCCTTCGTACCAAAACCATCAACTGGTTTGATGATCATGTCAGGATGTGGTTGAGATACACGATAATCGGAGTGCTTCTGTGCACCACCCAAACAAACAAACTTGTACTTGCCGGTATTGAGTAGACCATTGAACAATGCGCCAGCCTGGACGCCTACACCTGAGGTAGACAAAGGATGATCGCAAAGCGTTAAAATCTTGAACTTCTTTTTGGGAAGTTGTGCCTGTATGTCGCTTGGGTTAAATCCGGTCATTTCTTTGTTTCCATTTCAAGTAACAATGTACGCTGTCTATCGCTCGTTACTGTGTCTTTCATTAAGTTCATCAAGTCATCTTGATACATTATTTTGGCAAGTTCCTTGAACTTTACTTTTGGTTCCCAACCAAGAATGTTTCTTGCTTTTGTTGGGTCGCTTTCAAGATGCGTAACTTCATGAGGTCTGAGTTGTTGTGGGTCGAACACTACGTATTTTTCCCAATCTAGCCCTGCTTGTTCAAAAACTGCAATTACAAACTCTTTTACAGAGTGACTTTCTCCTGTGCCAATAACGAAGTCATCTGGAACATCATGTTGAAGCATTTTCCACATGCACTCCACGTACTCTCTGGAGAAACCCCAGTCACGCTTGGCGTCAAGGTTACCCAGAAGAAGCTTGTCTTGTTTACCCAAGGTAATGTTTGCTACAGCCTTTGTAATCTTTCTTGTTACGAAGTTTTCGCCACGTCTTGGAGATTCATGATTATGTAAAATACCAACGGCAATGAACATTTTGTATGCCTCACGATAGTTCACACAAATATTATGTGCAGCTACCTTGGCACAAGCATAAGGACTTGCTGGCATGAAAGCGGTCTGTTCATTCTGAGGATGTTGGGGATTGAAACCAAACTGCTCAGAAGAACCAGCCTGATAAATACGGGTATGAGGAATCAAAACCTTTGCTGCGTTGAGAAGTCTGAGGGTTCCCATGGCAACAACATCAAATGTCTCTTCAGGACAGTCAAAGCTGACTCTTACATGAGACTGAGCTGCTAGATTGTAAATCTCATCAGGCTTGTATTCTTCCAAAATCTTCCACAGGGAACTTGAATCCTGCATGTTTCCATAAACAGAAATGAAGTTTGGATGTTCGATTATGTTCTTCATCCATGGGTGCATGCTTTGGGAGTTTCGACGAAACATACCAACAACGACGTAGTTCTTCAAAAGTAAGAACTCAGCAAGGTAGCTTCCATCTTGACCAGCCACTCCAGTGATTAAGGCGACTTTACGGTGAGTGTCTTCTTTTTTCATGTTTGGATTTTTATTCTGGGTTTCCAAGAAGAAATCATAAGCATTTTTTAATGAATCTTCGAAGGTAATTTTAGGCTTCCAACCCAATTTTGTCTGTCTTGACACATCCGAAAGTTTTTGAAACATTCCATCAGGTCTTGAGGTGTTGAAGGCAAACTTGATTTTTTGTTCAGAACCTACCTTGGTTTCCCCAGTAAGAACCTCAACAGCCTTTTCATAGATTTCCTTGATACTCAGGTCATATCCAGTAGACACGTTCATGATGTCTGGAACTTCATCGAACTTATCCAAGGAGAAAAAGATAAAATCTGCTAAGTCAGCAGCATCCATGAACTCTCTTCTTGGTGTGCCAGTTCCCCAAATCTCAATATAAGTGTCAGACTGTGTTTCCAGTCTTATCTTGGCCTCATGAACCTTACGAATGATGGCTGGAAGAAGATGGCTTGCTTCAGGGTCAAAGTGATCCCATCTACCAAACAAGTTGCAAGGAATATAGGTTTTATATGAGACACCCTTTTCTTCAGAAGCATACTGACAGGCTCTTTGAACTGCATTTTTAGCAATCGCGTAACCTTCATTGGTTGGCTCAAGAGGACCAGTGAACAGATACGACTCCTTCATTGGCTGTTGAGCCTCACGTGGATACATGCAGGTAGAACCAAGATTAATCATCTTGGATACCCCGAGCTGTTTTGCAGCTCTTACCACATTCAAACCCATGGTGATGTTATCCATCATGAAATTGAACATGTTGGTTTTGTTGGCCTGAATGCCACCAACCAAGCCAGCCGTGTGAATGATGAGGTCTGGCTTGGTAATGTCTATTGTCTCAACAACTTGAGCAAAGTTCAACAAGTCGAGGTCCTTGCGTGAGGGAGCAATGATTTCGTGTTGTTGAGCTGCTGGATGTTCTAGGATATTTCTTCCTACCATTCCAGTGCCACCAGTTAAAAGGATCTTCATTTTCTTACCTTAAAGACTCCATAACTGACACAGTCATTGTAGACTGGGCTATAAAGTAATGATTTGTCTGCGTTTTGCTTCATTACAACTGCATCACATGGTTCAAACAAGTCAAAGGCATCAAGAGTAAAGTCTGTCATGCCATATGAGGTATTTTGATCCTCTGTCTTTAGGCCAGCTCGGTTTCTGGCTCTTTCAAGTTCATTCCATGGAAGACATGACTGGTCATAGTGATCCCAGTACTCATCCAAGGTAATAACCATTTTTCCACCTGGACGAAGAACTCTGTGCATTTCCTTCAAAATCTTCTTGAAGAGGTCAAAGTTATCAATGTGTTCAAATGTAGAAATGGCGTAAACTAAGTCGATGGAGTTATCTGGCATCTGAAGGTTCGATGCATCCATCCACAAGACTTTATGGTTTGGAGTATTGATTTCTTCATTCTTGATTCGAGAGTCGAAGTCAAATCCAAGGTAGGATTTCGGCTTTAGGTTGTCTCTAACGAACTCATGCCAGTTGTGCTCTGAAGGTAAACCAGTTCCAAAGTCAATAACGTCCAATCCTTCTACAGGCTCTACAAAAGCAGCCCACATGTACTCATAAGGTCTGGAACCCCAGTTTCCAAAACGAATGCCAGGCAACTGTGGGTCTGAGGTTTTAAAGTATCCAAATTTTTTCATCACAACACCTTCAGGATATTATTGATTCGATTCACGAAAGTGTGTTTGTCCTTGACCTTTTGAACCAATTCTCTTAGCGTTTGGGGATCTGGGTTTTCTTCCCACAGTTTTGCCTTAAGGTACATTTCTGCTGTGTCAGGAGAATATGGAAGCTTTTGGTCAAACAAATCCCACACCGTCTGAGAGTTGGTTGCCGTCATACGACCAAAGGATAGGTTTTTAAAGACACGACAAGGCACATAGCCCTTGTCTACTTGCCAGGACCCCTGAAGGGCTGGGGCTATCCAGGACTCGGCTATAGCACGAGGCTGGAGGTCATTCTGGAGCTTGGCATGAATAAGTTGGACTCCATCACCCTTGGCTGCCTGAGCCAAGTCTTGAATTTTGTCATCATTCCTGTGAGGACCACCCATGATGCTACCAATCCAAAAGATTTGCTTGCGACGTTTGTGTTGCATGGCAATCGTGTGGTCTGGGTCTATTTCACTTGGAAGCAGATTTGTTGCCCATGGTTGGTAAAGAGTTCTGTTGTCACACCCGTGATCAGGTCTGGAATAATCCGGATCTTTTTGATAATAGGCGAGCTGTTCAAGGTCAACAGGAACAACATTTCTTGTCAAACAGTCATGAGTGTAAACCTGAAGGTTCAAGACGTTCGGAAGAATAGGGCGATACTTGTCCAGGTTGCAGTTATGAATGACGTACTTGCTTGACGCAACAATTGGAATGTTTTGATCAACCTGTCCTTCAGTGAGGAACAGGCAATTCTCAAAAGAAAGACCAGAGACATCATCGGAGTTGTCCAGCCATAAAACCTCATATCCCATGTAGTTGAAGGTTCGATACCAGGAGTCATGAATAAAAGCAAAAGTGTTTGCCGTTCTAGCATCCAGGAGTTTATGACCCCAAACAACTACCTTGTTAAATTTTTCTGTCATACGTTTCCTTTTCTAAAAACTGATCAAGCCTTCTGGAAAGTTCTTCATAGGAGATGACAACATCTTTAGAGGAATAGTCCTTAAAAGGACCAGAAGCCTTCTGACGTGACCAGGACTCCCTGATGCAATATGCAAAGCCATAGTCTTCCTTCTTTATGTCCTCAAGTTCGTTCATCATGATTTCATGAATCTTTTCTCCAGGACGAATACCAATGATTTTAGTAGGCTTGTTGAACTTCTTGCTAAAATATGTGGCAAGGTCTTCAACCTTGAATGAGTCGAGTTTTGGAACCCACATAGAACCTGAAGTGCCATAGGCAAGAGCCATGTCAATAAGCTTAACCGACTCCTCCAGAAGCATCATGAACCTTGTCATGTTCGGATCTGTAATGGTAAAGGCTTCAGCCTCCTTGGCTTGCTTTAAAAACAAGGGAACGATACTTCCTCTTGAGGAGATAACATTTCCATATCTTGTAACCATGTAGGCAACCGAACTTTTTGCAGCCGTAGCAATAACCAGTTTCTCAGAAATGCTCTTACACATGCCATATACGTTAATCGGATTGCATGCCTTGTCGGTTGACACAAAACAAACTCTGGTGATTTTATTGTCTGGACGTATGGAGTTTTCCTCAATGGCATCCAGTACGTTTCTAACGCCAATTACGTTTGTGTCGATTGACTCACTTGGTTGATTCTCGCAAGTATCTACCTGTTTCAAAGCCTGTGCAATAATGACATAAGTTGGGTTCTCTTGACGAATAACCTGACTTACACGACGTGGATCACGAACATCACAAATAATCGTGCTTATTTTCTTGCGGCTGTTTAACGGAGGAAACTTGTTCTTGAGTTCCCAGTGCTTTGCTTCATCCCTGGAAACCACAACAATGTCAGAAATATATTGCCTGTAAAAGGAAACAAGGGCTTGTCCCAAAGAACCAGCCCCTCCAAAAATCAACAACTTCTTGTCAGTTAAGTTACTTACGTGTTGCATTTGCCCCATCCGAAGTAAGTGTCTATCGGAATCTGGAAGTTGTGTTCCTTGGCTTTTATGAATTGATCCATTTTAATTCCCCTGATTTCCTCGGGCATTATTGTCCTGGAAATGAAGTCTGCCACGAAGTCAGTCTTGGCTTGGTGATGTTGTTGACTCTGATGATCCCAGTTACTGGACCTACAATAGTGCAAGAAGGCATTTCCAAAGAACTCAAGGTTCCACTCAGGATTGTATGAACCAACAATCTCATCAGGAAGACAATGCATGTTTTTGTTTTCTGGCTTGATATGCCAGGTGTTGTGCATGGTTCTTACTGCGGCTTTCACCTCAGGATGCTTCTCAAAATACAAGTGAAGTCCACCACCCGTGTCAAGACGAGTGTTGTTAATTCCAATACCTTCCCAGTCAATCGTCTCAGCCTCTGGCAACAGCTCAGGATTTGCCATCACAATCACAGGTGTGAGATAGTGGTAAATGTGATCTCTCTGTTGTTTACACCCACCAAAGGTTCCTGTGTCTCCAAGAAACTCATTGACGGAAAATGGAGCAACCATAAAGCAGTCGCCATCAAGGAACATCACATAGGAATCCTTGTGTTTACACATGTCAGAACGCCAAACCATGTTCAAGGAATCGGCATGATGTTTTCCTGCCAGGTGAAAGGGTGTATCTGAGTGAGTCTGGATTGTAAAAAGCCCAGCAGCTTCTGCTGTTGTATTAATAGCATCTCTCAAACTCTGTTCTCTGGCATTATTGATGATGGTGAAGTCAAAAGGGTCTTTTAGGTGCTTTTGAAGGGTCATCAACTGCCATCTGATAAACTCAGGACGATTGTAGTGAACAGCATATACATGTACAGGTTTAGTCATTTTCTTTCATCCACTCTCTCAGTTCACAAAGTTGATCACAAATGTTTGGTGCTTCTCCATTGCTAGGCAACAGAGCACGATTGACTGCTTTTGGAGCTTTAACATTTTCAACCAAAGGATTTTTCCACTCATTACAAAACACGTTGCTAATGTTAACCAGAAGATCATATTTTGTTATTGGTGCACTTGCTAGTTGTACGAGCATTCCTGGTGGAAGAGTTAGCAATTGACTTTTGTTGAAAATAAATCTCTCAAGGTATTGAGCCAAATATAAAGTTGTTACACCAGACCAAATATGGTTGTTAAATCCTGGAACGCTTTGTTTTGGACTGTTCCTAAACCACTCAAACAAACCATGTTCAGTGTCGGCCGGACCAATGATGCTTGTCCTTACCACGATAGTGTCTGATGGTTCTCCAAGAGCCTTAGAAATACCATAGTCATCATCTGCGTCCTTTGGTGCTGAGGCGATATATCGTTCACCTGGTTTGAGGTCGCCCTTAAACACACAGTCACTTGAAATGTGAATTAGTTTGACATTAGCCTTTTTACAAGCCAATGCCAGCTTCCATGGAAATACAGCATTAACCTCATAAAAGTCTGAGGACTTCAATCCTTCTTTTTGCTTGATGTTTCCAATGCAGTTAATGACAAAGTCATAACCTTCAAAACTTGGTAGCAAGTCCGACTTCACGTCAAACTTGATAACTCCCACAGCTTTTCTTGTAGGCATCCAAGAAGGAATTTTGTCTCGAACAGTAAAGGTAACATTGTGATCTTTAGAAATCAAATACCTAACAACCACACTGCCCAACATCCCTGTGCCGCCGAGTACCAATACTTTCATGTTCTCATTTCCTTGTGGTTTTTATCAAGAGCCAAGAGTCTCTTCTGAAATGGAAGAGACCAGGACTCAGGATAACAGTAAGAAGGCGACAAGGACAAAGTAGGAGGATTATCGATAAAATACCTGTTCATGTGAGACTCATCATGCCAAACGGCTATGATATTTTTGGCTTTATCTTCCAAAACACGACTACCAATGGTTTCACACATCTTCAGGTATTCTTTAGCAGAACCTCCATTGAATCCACCAGCATAATACACAGTGCCCTCTGAAGGCGCTACAAAGGCTTTGGAGACACGATTGGTCTCATAGGTGAATGCCTCCCTTGGCTTGTTGAAAAAGCCCGGGTGGATGGTTCCTACGCGGTCTGAGAGCACTTCATCCCCAACCGTGTCCACAAACAACATGTCGGCATCACAATAAAAGAGATAATCCATCTCTTCTAGTTGCTTCTTTGTCGAAGGCATGGTGAACACATTATACCGAAATAAGGTTGGTCCCGGCCAAGCCATATGGATTTGTGGGATAATAACCTGACCAGGTTCTGGTGTGATGCCATGTTTGTTTGTGAAGACAAACATAGTAACCTCATGTTTGGTCAAAAAATGCTTTTTAACCGACTCCCATAAAGGTGGTACAAAGTCATAGTATTTATTTGTGGCAATAACCAACAGTCCAATTTTCACAGGATTACTCCTTGAGCTTCATGAACAAGACAACTTCCTTTGGGTTCACACGAACCCAAGTAAATGAAGTGACCTTTGGGTTCTGGCTCAAGAAGTTCTCAATATCTTGCTTGTTGTAGCGGTTATGGAAAAGTTGATCTGGCTCAAAGAAGTCAATCTTCTCTGGTTCATCTGTTGGCTCAATGAAGAAAATGTTGATGGCTTCTTTTTGTCCAATACGAATCATCTCTCCAAGACACTCACGAAACGTAGGAAGATGTTCAAGAACGTGGCGAGAGAAAGCAACCTCAAAGGATGAGTCTGGAAGTGAAATCTCCTCAACTGGAGAATGAAGCGCAGGAACTCCTTGAGAGGTAATGTGGCTATACAAAACCCAGGAAGAGTCAACTCCCATGTAGGAGATCTCATATCCATCATTCTTGTAGCCAAAATACTCAGTGGCTGGTCCGCATCCAAGATCTACAAGAGACTTATAGCCTGCATTTTTGACATAGTTTCTTACGAAAACCTTGGACTCTGCGTTGAAGTCACCAATCCAGCTCTTAAACTCACCGAATTTCTGACCAACGTTCTTGTCCCACCATGTTTGATTAAATCTCTCAGTCATTGTCCCACATTTCCTTCTCGTAAGAATACTTCTTGGCAATCCACTCTTTGTAAAAATGATGTCCTATGTCTAGAGACACATAGTTGTCTCCTTGCATGCCTTGCTCAGAGTAGTCTACATCGTTACAAGCTTTCTTAGAAAATCCTTTTTTGGCTAGGAACTTATGAAACTCCTGTAGCCACAAGCCATCCGTGTAAATCAGTCCATGTTTATCTGGATTCCAGGAACTCTTGTAAAAGTAAACCTTGAGTTCTCCCCAGGGCTTCTGTACAGGTCCATCCCAGGATTCGAAAATAAATCTGGCTCTGGCATCACGCATCTTGACTTTTCTGTACTCATTTGACCACAACCCATTGCCGGCTGTTTGAATAAGCTTGTTTATTGCCAGATGTTTTTTCATGTTACTTACCTGCTGTTTGTTGGAGGGCTGCCTTCATTGAGATACAGCAAAGTTGAGGAATCCGTGGGTCATACTTCGGATTATGAGAAACGTTATATTCAACCAGCATCTCATCCAGGTTTGCAAAATTAAACCAAGAAACACACTTAAGCCATAAGTGATAGTCTTCTGCTACTGGATAGGTGTTGTCGTATCCACCAGTTCTCAAGACAACTTCCGGGCGAAACACCACAGAAGGGTGGGCAAGGGCATTGTGACCAAGGAGTAGCGTTTTCTTTATTTCTGCATTTTCCTTGGGATAAGTCATCTGACTATTCAAAACGACTTTGGTCCCTGTGGAATAGTCGACTCTTAGGATTTGAGTACCACAAATATGAACGTCAGGATTTTCTGTCATGAACTTGACTTGTTTTTGGAGTTTGGTTGGTTCCCAAACGTCATCAGCATCAAGTCGAGCAATCAAGTCTGAACTTGCTTCCCCAAGAATCGTAAAGAGTCCTTTGTTCAAGGCAGGAACGATTCCAGGTTCCTTGCAAGAAAGCAAGGTCCAATCTTGACCAGCCTCATCCATAAGGTCACTAACGATTTTTACGGTATTGTCCGTGCAGTTGTTGTCAACCAACACAAGACGATAGACTCTATAAGTCTGAACTAATAAAGATCTAATTGCTCTTTCAATGGTTTTCTCACCATTGAACACAGGAAGCAAAACCGCTACTTTCATAAATCACCTCTTTACAAAAGTCAAAGGTACTAGTTGATGAGCCGACTTGTTCTTGATTCTTTGGAATGTTTTAATGTCAATCTTCTTGCCTTCATTCCACAAGCTAAGCAAGTCTCCTTCAGAACCTCCACCAAACACGTTCTTTACTTCAGACTGCACACGGTTATGGGGAACGTTGAAAACTCTCGATACCGTGAAACAAGCCATCTGTGGATGAGGAATCTGATTGTGAAGGTGAGACATGTTTCCTTCAAAGGTATTTGGGGATTTCCAGTCACCACTGTTGTTCATGGCAAACAAGGCGTCTGTCCTACGAAACACGTGCCCATCTACGGACAAAGGGTAATTCCAGTCCCAGTCTGTACCCTTCCAGTTCCACACAAAGAATGGTTCTTTGGTTACGCCTGCATGTGGAACACTCTGTCTTGATTGTGTGGAATAACAAAAATCTAGGTGCTTGCCAAGTCTGAGACTAAAGCAAAACACTGGAAGGTTGCCTCCAAGAAATCTTGTTATCAGGTCAAAATCCACATTATCCTTAAACACGTCATCGTCTGTGAAGTACACGACATGTTCCTTGGCTCCATTCACAAGACCCATGGTTTGTGTGCGAAAGTCAAACTCAGGATGAAAGTTCACTTTTGGGAAAGCCTGTTTCGCCTGTTCCATAGGCCAAATATACTCGTGGTCAGCCTTGTAAAGGACATTCACATCTGTAGGATCCATGTTCGAGTTATAAAACATGGACTCCAACAGAGCAAACAACTGCATTGGTCTGTTTTTAGAAAACACAATTGCGGTAATGTTCATAGTGGATGTTTCTCGCACCAGTCTTTCATGATTTCAGGTGCGTTTCTCAAAATCTTGACAGAAGGAGTTGTGGAACCATCCCAAGGACTGTGGAAAATCCATCCGCCAGTCTTGTCGCGAAGTTCCTTTGCCTTGGCTTCAATCATCTCATCCGTAACCTGTTCCCAGGGAACATCAAAGAAGACATTCGAGGAACGATTGATGTCATTATACATTGACTTCCAGAAATCCCCAAAGAAGTGCTTATACTTCTCAATCTTGCCCTTGATGCTGTACCAGGAATAGTGATACACCGTTGGCAAACCAAAACTCATTTGATTATACCATTTTTCATAGGCTTCAAGAGCCTTAGGATCTTTTAGGGCTGCCATTCTCAAGGACTCAAGTTGACTATTCATGAAGTTCAAACTTGGAACCGGAAGTCCTTGTTCTTTATTGATATAGTCACAGGTGTCCGTTCCTGGCTTTGCATAAACTAGTCCGTTGACAACCTGACGATGTGTAACCGGCATACCATGAGTAATGCCTGGGTGATTGCGACTTACACGCCACTTCCATGGGTTGATGTCCACACGAACTTTGTCTGGACCGCCCCAAAACTCCACAACTGGCAAGCACAACAGAGGAACATCCTCAAGGTTTTTTGCTTGAACAATCAAGTTATCCAAAATAGGTCTGTCAGAGGCATGAACGACTTCATCACAGTCCATCTGCCAAAGATAGTCGCCTGTACACTTCTCACGAGCTGCTTGCTTGAGCACACCATCATACACTCCGTGGTTTGGAGCATTCCAGTCCATGTCGGCATAATAAACAAAGAGCTTACCTTTGTTGGCTGCCATCATGTCTGCGAGAACTTTTCTCGTGTCATCGGTTCCGTCCGAGGAGTCCATTACAACGACTTCATCACAGAAGTCGATAAGAGACTGAATGGACTCCCTAAAAGGGTAATCCATGGCAATGCAGTTACGAGTGGTTGTATATCCAGATAGTTTCATTTGATTCCTTACTTGCAATGTTCAGTCATGTAATATGGACAATACTTGCATGAGTTTCTATTTTTGGTGAAAATCTTCTTTTCGACAGACCCAACCATTCTGTAGATGTTCTCCATTGCCTTTTCGATTGCCTTCTCACCAACCGACACAGGCACGAACTCGATGTGCTCACCTGGCTTTGCTGTTCTCTTGAGAAGAACCCAGGCACATCTAACCTTTTCGATTGGAACATTATTCTTGGCACACCAGAAGTGCTTGTAAAGCACAAGCTGCATCTGTTTCATTTGGTCACGCTTCTTGTCCCCAGTCCAACCCCAGTCGGTTGTCTTCCAGTCAATAATCCAATATTGCTGTTCAATCTCTGGTTCCTTCTTACGCTTGTCGACCTTCTCACACTCAAGGACACAGTCAATAAAGCCCTTGAAGTAGCGGTTCTTCTTTTTTTCTAGACTTTCGAACAAGTCGTACTCAGCAGCAATGATCTTGTAGTTCTGAAAGTTCTCCTGAAGAAATCCTGGAAGTTCCTCAAAAATAGGCTTGACTGTGGCAGCCCACACAGCAGGGTCATCCTTGAACTCAGGGATTGCCTTGAGAACCTCAATGACCTTCTCGCCTGTGACAACAGGGTCTAGTGGAGCCTTGCCAAGCAAATACTGCTCAATGGCATCATGGAGCGTTCCACCAAACTCTGTGTGTTGGGTTGGCTTGTCCTCCCCAAGTTTATCGATGTGCTTCAACTTGTGACGAAAGGAACACTCGAACCAATCTGTGAACTCGGAATAGGACACATGCCACTTCAACGTTGGAAGTGGGTTGCCCTCAAAGATCATTGGTAACTTGATTTTTTCTTGTTCTTCTGTTATTTCAGACATTACAAGAGTAAGTCTGCGTTACAAAGAACCGAAAGGATTATGTGAGTCTTATTCTTCAATTCCTGCTTCAATTTTTTCTTTCTTTGTCATTGGTGCCAAACAATATTTTGTTGATCGCTTTATTGTTCTACCCAATGGGGTTTCAATAGATGTTTCATCAATGAAACATTCATTAACATCTATAGAATCTTTTTCTTCACCTTCTCCTAAGAGACTTTTCACGAAATTCATCGCAAGTTTCTTAGTAGAAAAATAATGTGTATTAGAAGTCGAATAAATATAGACAGAATAAATCTTCATTTTCTAACTCCAAATGACACGTTCTTACGGAACTCTTCAAGGTTTCTTGCGTTAGAGTAACTCATAGAACTCTGAAGTCCACCCTTAATGTGTTTAACCACATCTCCAACCGTCTCACCCGAGATATCCAACACTGTGGAAATACCTTCTGGTGTAGGTAGCACTGCGGCGTCCTTGATGGTCAACATGGCATCTTTGGAAGCCATACCACGATAGACCTTCATTCCATTGATACGCGGTCCTGGAGCCTCCTGGCAGCTCGCAAAAAGCCTTCCGGACATAACCAGGTCAGCACCCAAGCCAAGAGCCTTGGCAATGTCGCCAATTTCCTGGATACCACCATCAGCAACAAGTAGGGGCTTTTCCAACATGTGATTATGGGCTTGTTTATACTTGTCCAGGTAAATTCTTTGGTTAATATCACGAGCACAATCCATTACGGCCGAAAACTGAGGGACAGTTACGCCTGTGATATTCTTGGTTGTACACACAGCACCTGGACCAATGCCAATTTTAACAGCATCTGCACCCCAGGAAATCAAGTCAAGACAACCTTCCGGAGTTGCCACGTTTCCTGCCATGATGAACGTGTACACGCCAAACTTTTGACGCATGAACTTAATCATGTCCTTCATCATCAAGGAGTGACCATGAGCAATGTCAATAATGAAGTTTCTGGCTCCTGCCTTGAAAAGAGCTTCTGCTCTTTCTTTTGAGTCAGAGTTTACTCCGACAGAAACAAAACATTGTCCATCTTCATTCTGAACACGTTCAAACTGTGCTACATTTTCCTCGATTGACATAAAACGATGAACAGCACCAATACCACCAGCTCTCCAAATAGCTAGAGCCATGTTCCCATCAGTAACTGTATCCATGTTTGCTGACATGACCGGAACGTCCAGTTTAAAATCCGGAGAACCCAACAAGCCCTCTTTCAACACAAGACTTGTGTCTACTTGCGTCCTGGACGTAATGTCGCTGTACTGTGGATAAATGAACACGTTCTTGTAGTCCAGGTTTTCTACCTCTTTATGTATTTTCACTATTAAGTTCCTTTACAACATCCGAATATTCAATCAAGTCATCTGCAAAATAGAAGTCTGTCTCGTCTTTAGACTTGTCGCACAGGTAACCAATGCTACCTTTTTCCGACAGCACGTAAAACTCAGAGGTTACAACAACAGTTTCTGTGGTGGGGTTACCCTTGTCGTCATAATACCCATCAGCATGGATAATACGACCCACATCAACATGAACAATGGACCCGATTGGGTACTTCTTTTGAAGCAAGTCCCAAATCTGGAACAACATGTTGAGTTCCTTCTGGCTAGTAACTGGACGACGTCTTCCATAAAGAGTTTGAAGTCCAAACAAGATACCCGAAGGCAAAGTCATTGGTTGAACCGAAACAATCTGTTGAGATATTAGTTGTGGCAAAACTGTCCTGACAGTGGGAAATCTAACTTTTTTTGGTGGTGCCATCAGAGAACTATTTGATCCCAAAATGCTTTGCCACGACCACGAAGATATTGTACCGTGTCTTCAACAGTTCCAGCAAACCAAGGCTCATCCTTGTGCTGAACATTTTCATTGAGGTCAAGAGCACAACCAATAATCTTCGCCTCAATAACAACTCTTGGACAGGTGTCAAAATCCAAAGGATGGAAAACTAGTCCATCGCACTTTGCAAGTTCTTGAAGGAAATCGTTGGCAGCCAAGTTAGAAAGGATCTTGACAGGCATTCTCTTTTCCGTACACCACTTTATGGTTTCCTGTGTACCCTTAATCCAGTTGCTGGACCCCTGAACAGCCCAAATCTTAATTGGAAGCTTACCAGCCACTTGCTCATGAACTTGACGAAGTTCCAAAAGCTTGTCAATTGTCTCATCTGAGAAAACTGAACTCAAAACAACATGCTTGCTTTCTTCCACGAAGAGAAGAGCAGGCATTCTTGACAGGAAATGTTCCTTCTGTTTTTCTGACATCCAGAAAATATGCTGGGCTGCTGAGTACAACTTCTCCACGACCATCCCATGAGGACGAAGAGGACAGTCACAAGGACTATTTGTCTGCTTCACGTGTGCCACCTCAGACCTAAACATGCAGTACTTGTAGTCATATTCGATTACTGAGTACTTGATGTTGTTCTGAATCATGTAGGCAAGACTTGCTACGTCACACTGTGTATAGTTGCCAAGGATCCAATATACGTCCTTGTATTTCTCCAACATGTCAATCGTGAGACTTGAGGAATGAACCTTGAAAATCTTATGAGGGGACTTCTGGATTATCGCCTCTGAGGTAGCCTCGGCTCCTCCTGCATAATCCTCTAAAAACATGTCACCGACAAAAACAACACGGGTCCCTGATGGAACTACAAATTCCATAGGAACCCCCGTGAAGTGATTATTTGCTGTGGCTGCGCCTAAGTTACGCAGAGTCTTTTCCTGTGGTTGCTGTGTCATTCTTACTCTCGGGTTGTGTGTGCTTGACAACCTCGCGTCCACCCTTGAACACGTAGGTTCGGCCAACGCTATCAGCATACACCTTAACAATCACCTTGTACGTCATTTCGTCATCCAAACCGAAAGGCTTGTCGTTTCGATAAAGAATCTGACCGAAACCCATCGTCAGGGCATTGTCAAGGTCAACCAGGCTGATGGTCTCTTCCTCGGTATCAAAGTGATACTTGCGGTCGTACTTGTTGTACCCACGAGGACAACCAATCATACTGTCAGCGTCAATCTTCTTGATGCTATACATGGTGTTCTTGATTCCAACAATGTCACCCACCTGGATGGCATCCATGAAATCACGAGTACGTTCCTCGTCATAAACCAACGTTCCAGCCTCATAGTCCGCTTCCTGCTCAGGCGAAAGCTTCTCGAAAAGCTTGATCTGTGCCATGAGCAAATCCTGGCTGGACTGCTGCATCCCGTTATACTTGAAGTCATCCGGGTTGTACTTGCGATCGGTCGTGATAATGTCCTCACGAGTCTCAATCAAGGTCAACGGAAGACCATCAGGTCCAATAGGACCATTTCCAGAAGCTGCCGCAGTATCTTCCTCGGTACTTCCCTCGACAGGCGTGGCAACAGGAGCTGCCTCAACCACAGGCTCAGAAACCGCGACCTCTTCAACCGACTTAGACTTTTTCTTGGTAGCCATTGTATCTCTCCGATTGCTTACATCTTCGCACGTTTCTTCAGCTTGTGCAAGGACATTCTCGTTTGTATCTATATTCCATAGATTTGCCTTGGATGTTCTTGTCCGTGTAAATCCAAGAGACCGCAACTTCTCAGCCAAAAGCTGAGACTTGTAGGTTGCAAAATCCTTGATGTCATGACTTTGATACCACGACTTACGCTTCTCTGCAACCCATGCCAAGGAAACCAAAGTTTTTCCAGGTTTAAGACTGGAGAAAAATAAGGAGTCAACCTGTTCAACCATCTCCAGGTCATTTTTGATCCCTTTCTTCTCCAACCACTTACAGTAATTCTTGTTTACATTTTCTGAACTGGAGTTGTACACGGGATATCTCATGACTGATACCACGATTCCACGAAGCTCCTTGTCATCAAAGGTTTCAGGATTTTCCAGACAAGCCTTGTAGTGAACTGCCAAAGCCATCAAGTCTTCATAGGTCGCTACTCCCTTTGCCCTGTGAGAAGACAACATTCGATGGATGGTGATGTTGCGAACACCTGAAGGGATTTTAACTCCTTCATCTATTTTAGCCTTAACGTCAGCAATGGGATTTTTGTGCCAGGATTCGAATATTGGGTCTGCCACCTGAACGTCAGCACTGAAAAGGTTTTTCTTCTTGGGCTTTCTTGGACGTCGACTCTTTTGCATCTCGTCATGAGATTTCTTGGTCATGTCCAAGATATGTTTTGGAAGGTCAACAATAGGTTCATTTAATCCATAAATGAGTTCATAGAATTTTCCTGACTTATGTTTGCTTGGAGGAACAATAACATAACCTGAGGAACCCTTGATGTCGACCTTGCTGGCAACACCAGAATATGAACAACTTACTGGAACATCACTCCAGTACCAAAAGTGATATCCACCAGATCCAGTACGATAACTGAAGGTTCTTGGAAGAGACTTGATTATCTCGTGTTCTACTTGATCAACGTCTACAACAACCAGGTATTTGCCTGTCTTTGAGGATTTCTGACCTGTGATGACAGCGTAATTAACACTACGTTTTCCAGCCATCTTGTTGAATTTCTCAAGGTTGTTGGTGGCAAGCTTTTTCCATCCGAAGTTGAGAAATGGATGTTTTCCTGGTGTACGACAAGTCTCCTTGTTTCGACAGGTACATTTACAGTTTTCATCAACTGAGTGAACTGGGAATATTTGTAAATCGCAGTCTTCTACGAAGTATTTGAGTATGTCTTCGACAGGGAACATGTGTCCCTTAGGTCTAAGTCATATGATTTGGTATGTATCTATCACTCTAATTGGTTATGTTCCACTGTGTTTAATTTGACACACACAATCTAAACATCAGCTTCCAAATGAAGTGATATATGTTTCTGCACTTGCAAGTTGAGTAGTCACATCATTTCCATGAAGAATCATAAAAGCTTTAACGTCCATGGTAGCTGGTAAACCACCAGTAGCTCTGTTGCCAAGACACAAGAGAGCTGTGGTGAAATTGGCAACTAAACATCCAGTTGAACCACCAGACAAGGTTTGTGATACACCATCAATTCTAATATCCGAACAACCTCTAGTATTACTAGTGTCAATAATTTGAGTTATCGTATGCCATTGATTTTGAGGTCCTGCTGCGGACGTTTCATTATAACCGAATGTTCCACCCGAACCCCATGCACCACCATTTAATTTGTTATTGGCTGCTGTGAAAGATTGTCCAACACCAAAAGTGTTTGGATTTCCAGAAAATGCATTACCTAGTTCAAGCCAAATTTCAGCAGCAGTATTTGAACCATGTCTAACTCTCCAAATAATAGCAATTTTTGAATCTGACGTAAATGCATTAGTTGAAGGTGTTGCAGTTGGATTGCAATTAGCAAATGAAATATAATCCGAAGTTTTGGTTGGTTTTGTGCCAGAGGTTGCAAAACTTAGAACAGATTTTCTTCCAGTCCAAGCATTTACTGTTCCAGCAGAAACGTCTCCTGCTACCAATAAATCAATGGTATAAGAACCAACTGGATTCCAAGTACTGTGTCCTGTTGCTAAAATTACGGCTGTCATCAGCTAGTAAATATATTAGCGGAACCAATTCAAACCATTACGTGAACTGATGGACAACAAACCACAACCAAGAGATCCAGTATATGGAGTTGACAACATGTTTAGAGTTGTGCCGCCAGAGCAGGAAATGATTGGAAGCGAAGCACTGTGTTCAAGTTGCAACAAAATAATGCCAGCATTTCCTGTTGGGAAACTTGCCGTCAAAGAACTGTTGAGTTGGATGACAATTGAACTGCTTAGGGTATAAGCCACAACCTTACCGAAATCGGTTGCCAAGAGAGTGTCGGTTGAACCTGTTACAACTCTGACGCTTGGAGTATCCACATATTGTTTATTCGTTGCGGCAGATCCTGTTGTAGGAGTCGGAACGATAACTGTGCTGCTAAAGGATGCCGTGTTTAATCCATAAAAAACACCAGAAACCACAGCATCGCCTCTGAACAAGGACACGTTACCATTTGAGGTGTCTTTTCCACCGATATTACCGGAGACTACAAAAAGGATATCCTTTTCATTGATGCCTGCGTTGGCATTGGCAAGTCCTGTAATTTGGATTGCGCTTACACTACCCGCAGACGTATTTCCATTTGCATGAAGATTGATCAAGGATCCACTAAATCCAATACCGCCATCACTATTACCATTTATGATGAAGTTTGAAGTGTTGGCTGAAGACGAAACCATTTGAATGGTGCCAGACATATACATGTCACAACCAAAGACAGCAACTCTTTGAACAGAGCCGCCCGGAATAGAGTTTACAGTTCCACTAGCAAGAAAAATATATTTTGGGTTAGGAGTACTGGTAATGTTGTCGCCAATGTTAATGCTTCTGGAAGTGTAGAAGTTTCCAGAAACAAGAGTGTCTCCAGCAAACACTGCTATTGAACCAGAACTGTTAACAGTGTTTGCATTCTTTACACCAAGACCACCAGAGACATAAAAGAAAATGTCCTTACCTGGGTAACCTGCTGTACCTATAATTGGGTTGCCATTGAAAAATGCCTTGGCAACTAAGTTCTTGTTTGGAAGATCTCCAACGATGAAGAAGGACCCAGACTCAGAAAACCAAGAAGGACGGCTTGCACCAAAGTTACTTCCACCAAAAAGAATGTTGCCAGCTTTGCTTACATAAATGCTTCCACTAAAGGCAGAATAACCTGCTTGTAGGGTTATGGTACCTCCAGTACCATGACTACCAGTTGTTGTAAGAACAGGACCAGCAGCACCACCAGCAATGAAAATACCACCACCATCACCACCAATTCCACGATAAGCTGAAGCACCTGATCCGGCAGAAAGTCCAACAGAACCTCCCGCTCCACCACTACCTGTATTTTCTGAAAGTCCAAAACCTTGAGAATCGCCAGCCGTGATGTTAACGCTACCACCAGTTCCAGAACTTCCGGTTAAGACATTTGCAAAACCGCCAAAGCCTGCCAGAATAACAACTGTTCCACCACCTCCAGCAGAAGTATTTTCAATGTTCGCATCACCACCAGCACCTCCTTCAACGAAGGATGATCCACCACTTCCAGCAACCGTTCCTGCTTGAATGGTTGATCCGCCAACACCAGCAAATAATTGAATGGTACCTCCACCAAGTCCACCGACGGTATTTATGCCAGCATTTCCGCCTTGCAAAATGAGATCACCACCACCACCTGAAACAACAGCAGTGCCTGCAACAATTTGCATAGAACGTCCTGCTTGAGGAAATCCTGTTGCGTCATTCATGCCCTCAACAGTAATCGTTCGTGGTGTGGTGCTGCCAGCTTCTACCTTAAAGACAACATCGGACTTGTAGAGTTCAACAGAACCGGTGGTGTAGATAACGTTTGAGGAAGTAGAGAACCAATAACTTGTTCCGCCTCCACCAGTTCCACCAATTGTGAGATTTCCAGACACATGAAGATCACCACCGAACACAGAAATGGCATGAGTGTTGGCTGTTCCTTTTTGACCAACACCACCTGAGACATACAAGAAGACATCTGTACCAATGGAACTTGTACCAAACACTGCCGCATTTATGTTGCCGATGTTTGGAGTCGAAGGATTATCGGCTGCAATCGGATAAAACAAAAGGGAAGCACCAGTTCCAGTTGAACCTGAACTGATGAACTTCGCACCTCTAAGTTGACTTGCTCTAAAATCTAGTGTCAAAATTGCACCTTATATTTCCATTGAAGTTTGCCTGCGGTCTTATTTCTGCCACTTGAGCATTCACTAATTGTTGTACGTTTAATTGAGGTTTTTTCAGAAGAACCAACATACAACTTTCCATTATATCTGTTTTTGATGATGTAAATGCCTAGTGTCATTGTGGTTTATCCTGAGTTCTAAATATCTCAATTGTTAATAAAATGCGATGAAATCAATGGTGGTGTTTGTTGGTGCAGAGATTTCAACAGTTTCAGAGTTGCTTGAGGAAGTCTGATGACTAAAGGCAACGTCTGCACTTCCATCATTTATACCAACGTTTGCCCAGGCAGTGTCATAGTAGAACTTTGGAAGACCCGGTAGGGTCGCGAAGGATGCCGTGTAAAAGCTTTTCCCACCAGGAGCGACAGAACCTGCCGAGGCTGTAATGGATGCCGTATAGGCGCTTGTAGCGACCGCAGGATAGGTTGGAGAGTAGATGGCTCTCCAACGAATACTTCCCGAGAATGGTGCCGAGAAGTCAAATGTAAATCCTGTGGTTGTTATGTTTCCACCATAAAGATTTAGGTTTCCGCCATAAATCGATGCAGATTCAACAGAAAGGACCACATATGGTTGATGACTGAAGGTAAAACCAAAGGAACCTGTACCAGAAGTTCCAAGACTTGGAAGTGTGAAAATACCTTCAGAGTACTCTGCCGTGGCAAAAGCAAAACTGCTGGTGATAATAACCTGAGATCCTGAGTTGACACCGTTGATTATAAAGAAATCTCGATGACGTAGGGTTTTGTTTAAGTCTAGGGAGTAGGTGACCTGCGTTTGAGGGTCAACAATACTAACGACCTGAGGTTTGTTGTTGTGGTAGCCATAAACCTTTCTCCAAAGGTTTCGGGCATTACCACCATATTTGTTATTCTGGTCGTTGCTCATGAGGGTAAATAGGATTTACCCTCCTAAACACACCCGACTCAAAGAATCTTAGCAGCCAAGGTTGCCAACTCAGAACGTTCACCCTTTGTAAGTGTGACGTGACCTGAGATCTGTTCTTTTTTGAACTTCTCAATAGCCACCGTCAAACCGTTAGAAAGACTGTCCACGTAGGTGTTGTCGATCTGCTCAATGTCACCTGTGAGAACGATCTTGGTGTTTTCGCCAACTCTCGTAAGAATCGTCTTCAACTCATGGGCATTGAGGTTCTGAGCTTCATCGATAATCATGAAAGCATTGGAGATACTTCTGCCACGAATGAAGGTCATTGCCTCAACTTCAATCGTACCTTCCTCGAAGTACATGTTCAAGGTCTCTTCAATGTTTCTGGATTTTTTACCAGAAGCACTCAACAAGAAACGCAAGTTGTCCTTGATAGGAGCAACCCATGGTTCCATTTTCTCTTCAATGGTACCTGGAAGGAAACCAATGTCTTTACCCATTGGCTGAACTGGACGACAAACCACAAGACTCTTGTACTTCTTCTTTTCAAGAACAAGCTCCAAGCCTGCTGCGATTGACAACAAGGTTTTACCACAACCAGCCAAGCCTGCAAGAGTTACGAGTTTGACATCTGGGTCAAGAAGCAACTGAAGGGCGAATCTCTGTTCTTTGTTCTTTGCTTCCAACTTACCAAGTTTCATTACATCATCTACCAAGTAGAGAGGTTCATCCTTGGAAACGAAACGTACAAGTCCAATAGACTCTTCATCAGACTCCGTGTCTTCTAAAACAAGGAACTGATTTGGAAGCAAGCCCCACTCATCTACCTTACCTGGGTGGATTTCAAGACACTTATCAGCGTAAAGTTTGTCAATGTCAAAATCTCCCTTAAGAGTCTTGACACCCGAGTACAAACTAGAAACTGATGTGGTTGCTTGAGCCTTTTTATAGTCTTCACACTCAAGACCAAGAATATCTGCCTTGAGTCTAAGGAGTGTGTCTCTTGTTACCAAAACAAGTTTTTCCTCTGTCTTAGCAGCGACGATTGTCTGACACAAGGTAAGGATGGAGTTGTCTCCAGACTGTTTGCCTGCAAGTTCGACTGGGAGAGCTTGTGGAGCTGCATTCACAATGTCATCAACAGACAAGATTCTAAGGGTGCCACCATTATTGAGAGCAATGCCGGTTTTAAGTGCCTTGTCATTTTTGGTAATATCTGCCAACTTACGAACAGTCTCACGGGCATTTCTACCAACTTCGTCTTGACGGTCCTTGTGACGATCGAGTTCCTCAATAACAATCAAAGGCAAAATGACGTAATTGTCTTCAAATGAAAAAAGTGCTTCTGGATCGGAAAGTAGAACGTTCGTGTCAATAACAAAAGTTTTCTTGGCCATTTAAATACACTTATCCCTTCGTACCAAAGAGGTACTAGATACACGGTCACCACTCACTCAACCAGCTACTCAGACTTAGGTTTTCTTTTCACTTTTGCGCTTTTGTCATCCGCATTATTTGCTTCAATGTCAATAAGTTGCGTAGGTTCACTAAAGTGCACAAGTGCATTTTTATGAACTTTCTCTTCGGTTGTATCACTAATGGGTTTTGTTTTCTCAACAAATGTTCCACTTGGGCCAACTTCGACATTGAGCGGATCTAAGCCTCTTATAAGAAGGTCACGTTTTATCGTTCCTAGCATGTCCTTAAATAGAGCCTCAACCTACAAAAAGATCCCACAAGAACTTACCAATTGCTGATAATAGGCCAGTTAGGACAAAACCGCCAAACCACCAAGCACCCTTGCTAAGTTTGACTGCCTTCTGCAAATCCTTGTTGTCTTCTCCAGCAACCTTTTGGATTTGTTTAATCTTGCTGTCTGTGTCGTCAGTTCTCTTTTCAACCGAGGAAACTCTAATGTGCATCTTTTCATCAAAGTTAGAAAGGGCATCTACCTTATTGGTAAGGTTTGCAATCATTCCTTCAGACTTGTGAAGCTTGGAGTAAATGCCATCTTCAGGGTCATAGAGACGATCAAGCTTTTCCTCAATGCGGCTGTCGTTCTGTTTGTGAGATTCAAAGTCGACGTTCAACTTGGCTTGCATACTCTTGATTTGAGACACCTCAGCCTCAAGTCTATCAAAGCCTCCGTTTAACACTTTGGCCGATCCAATCTTCTGATTGATTTGAGTTAGAAGTGCCTTGATTTGCTGGTCGTTTTCGTTGTCGTCAATTTTGGCCATTACATCCCCCAAGTGAATACAACGATAAATATAAACAACAGACTGATAAATAAGATGACATCAACAACAACCTTCGTTGACAGAGAAGACTATCAGAAACAAATTCGCCTGTTATCTGAGGAGATTTTAACCAAATACAATGGAATTTCTTCACTTTTAACAGAGGACTTGACCGCACTAGATTCTAATACTCTCCATCTTATTGGTAAAGTTTTACGCTCGAATTCACCTCTGGGGGTGAGTTTTTGTAAGCTCCTTGGTAACTCTTTGTTACAGGCTGAGTCACTAGCTGGCAACTCTGCCAACATTGGACTCATCTATTGCCTGAGCCTCCTTAAGAACGTTTTGGCATCAGATACCCTAAAAGGCATGTCAGATGTTGCACTTCTGTCTCAATATGAGACAATTCTCCTCAAGCTAAAAGAAGCCATCGAAAACAGCTATCAAGTTCCTAACTTGGAAGACCTGGAGCAGATTATCGAAAAGGTGTGTGAGGATCGTCTGTTGGCACAGGTTGTCGTTGGAGCAATGAAGGTTGCCGGACTTCAAGGAAAGATCTACTTTGAAAACGGCAGACAGCACAACTTTGTCGTAGAACGTAGAACTGGGTACAACTTCAAAACAAAACCCTACAAGTTCTTCTTGGACTCAAGTGGAGTCTGGGAAAGACAGAATGTAAGGGTTCTGTTGATTGATGGTGTTCTTGAGCAGGTATCTGAGATTGATCAGATTTTGAATGCCGCTCTTACAAACAAACAGTCAGGTATGATTGTGTGCAGAGGTTTCTCTGAAGAAGTTATTGCCACTCTCAAGGCCAACTTTGACAGAGGACTAATCGACGTCATGCCCGTCAGAATCAACTCTGACCTGGAGTCCATTAATATTCTCAATGACATGGCAAGTGTGTGCGGCTGTGATATTGTTTCTTCCCTTAAGGGCGATTTGATTTCTTGTGTAAAGTGGGATAGTCTTCCTGTTATCAACAAGGTTAGATGTCTTCTTGACAAGACAACCATTGAGGAAGAGAAAACCAGAAATAGTGTCAATGCCCAAATCAAACACTTGTTGGCTAAAAGATTTGACAACCAAAACTTGGAAGACGTTGTGAACCTGATTGACGAGAGAATCAAGGCTCTAACCTCTGAGTCTGTTATTGTTAGACTTCCAGTTATGACCCATCTTCAAAACCAAACAGCAAAAGGGAAGTTCGATACTTCCCTTCGTACAGTCAAGGCAGTTTTGAATAATGGCCTAATGACCTTTGGTGACCTGAGAAACAATTTTAAACCAAATAATACTCCACTCGACAGAGCAGTACTTCAAAGCCTAGAAGAAACCCTAAAACATTTTGAGAATGTCAAGGTTTCTTCCTTGTCAGCTTACTTGGCCTTCAATGTTTGTGGTAAACAAACGTTGATGATTGCCTCAACTAACGGTGCTATTGTTGAGGAGGACTGATCTTCCAACCAGCCTTTAGAAGTGCACTGAGAACTTGCTTGTTGTTTTGGATTGGACCACCAGCAATCTGTGTAACCTTCGCAGCCATGTCATCGACGTTTGGAGCGTTTGGCTGACCTGGAGGAGTTTGTTGCTGTCCTGCTTGTGGAGTAGGACTTGCTGTGTTTTGTTGATTTGTCTGTTGAACTTGGGATGCTCCATTTGGCGGTGGAGGTGCCGCACCCGCTGTTCTCTGAGCCTGATTAGAAGGCTGAGAGCTTTGGGTTGGAGCTGCCTGTCCCGCTGGAGTTGTACCAGAAGCCTGTTGGGTTCCTTGGGATGCGTTTTGACCTGGGGTGATCGGGTGACCTCCCTTGTCCATGCCTGGAGGAAGTTTTAGACCATTGAGCCTGGTGAAGAAGTTCTCAAGGTGTTGAACTGTTGCCTGGTCATTTGCAGCAGTTCCTTGTTTCAAGACATTTATCAAGTCTGTCGTGATGGCTTCTGGACGAAGAGCAGGATCAGTTGTGCCGGACTTAAAGAAGTTAGAAATTCTCTTGAATAGATTTTGACCAACACCCTTGTTGATGAGAGCTTCCAGTTGTTGAAGTTCTTGATCATTTAGTGGTCTGTTATCAGGCAGCAACTGATTGATTTTTGGCCAAAGTTCAGCAAGCTTCTCGAAGTAGTTGTAGACGATGTTTGCAGTTGCAGCCACACCCTTGATAGATGGATCAAGGAAGTTCTTTTTGCCTGAGGCAGCAGCCAAGGCTTGACCACGAAGCTTTTCGAGAGCAGCACCAGTTGCCTGGAGTTCTGGAAATTGCTTGATGATGGTAGAAATCTTCTGGAGTCCCTGATTGACTCTTTGAAGCTGCATAGCAGGATCTTCGCCTGCTTCCTTGAGGAAGGCTTCTTCCTCTTCTGTCAGAACATCGCCTCCCTCAGGTGCTTTTGGGTTTGTGCCTGTCGCTGCCTCCATCGCAGGAGCTGCCATTGGAGCTGCTTCTGCCTTTTCTGGAGTAGCTACAAGCGGAACCTTGTCAACAGACATAAGTTGCTTGAAGTCTCCGGCACTCAGGTTCAAAAGTTCATCTGCGATTTTCTCATAGTCCAAGGTTGGAAGTTCCATGGACTTGTACATCCTCTTGAGGATTTCTTGGACTTCATGACCTGGAACCAAGGCATGAAGAATCGCCTTCTTCATTCTTTCAGCCTCTGCAAGATCCTTGAGAGGTGTGGTTGGGTTCTCGATAGCCTTTCTGAAAATAGGGAACTCCAACATGGACTTCATGTCTCTGTTGAAGAACCTCGAAAGGTTGTTGTAAAGCAAGGACATGTACTTTACCATGTAGGTTGCTGGTTCCTTGATTGACTCTTTTTCCTCATCTGTCAAACGAAGACGACCATCCGCACGGGTGATCTTCTCGCCCATGGTAATACGGTTCATGAGTTCAACAGCATCGTCAAGGCTTTTCTTGACTTCTGGAACTCTTGCTGCAAACGGAGCAAATACTGAGTCAAACTTCGAAATTGAACTCTGGAGTCTCTGGAGCGCCTCACGATTAAAAGTCTCGTTGAGCAACAAAACGTTTTCCATTACCCAAGAAACAGCGGCTTCGTTTATCGCTTTATTCTTTTGGACTTTAAACTTGCCATACTCTTCTCTAAGTGTTACCATGAGATTTCCTCTTGAAAGTGCATCTAAGCATAAGTAAATAGGTAAGAATACCCCAATATGCCCATCGATATAAAACCAACCGGAAAAACAATTTCCCTAGAAGAGCTTCTTCGAAAGGAAAATGCTGTTTATTTGCCCAAGCCTATGATTTCCCGACCAAATTCCCCAAGTGTGGAAAATGAGGAAGACAAGGTTCCAAGCAAGTTTTACTTGCCAGTCCTGAGGATTAATGACCCAACACAGTGGGAATCGAAACCCCTGAGCGAACGAGTACACTTCACAGATGAGGTGGCAAAGAAGACCTGTCTAGGAAACTGTTGTGGTGTCAAGGACTTGCGTGCCGGGTGTTGTCAGCTCGACGTGGACGAGGGAGACATGGAGCACGTTCTAGGTCCGGTGGATGAGGACTGGATCAAGAAAACAATCCACTGGATGAAAAAGAAGGGATTGAACGTGACAAGACACGATCTTGTGATAGACTACGATGAAGGTAAACTAATCGGGCAACAGTTCTTTCACGATCACGAGGTCTTCAAACAGAAGGACACCTATCCAATCTTACGCATCCAGGCCAACGGAAAACGCTTTGCCTGCAAATTCCTAAATGTTCATAATGGTATGTGTACCATTTACGAACAAAGACCGAACATGTGTAGAGACTATTTATGTGAGTATGTGAAGTCGAACTTCCTTGCAAGGACCAAGGAACACCCGAATACGTATAAAAAGCTAAGGTAGAATATGATAACGAAAACCGCAAAACCGATGCCAGTGACCGTTGACACGTGGACGCAGGGAAACGATCCAAAGCAGTATGCTATGGACGAGATGCTCGATATTGTACGTCAGAAGTACAATAACCCTGACACCATTACTCACGTGATGGTTGGAACCGACAGTCACTCTGCCGGCGCGAACTACCATTTCGTTACCGTGCTTTGTGTGTGGGACGAGGGTAAGGGCGGCACGTACTTCTACAAGTCGACCTATGAGCCTAGGAAGACCTTCCAGGGCTCTCAGAAAATGAGACTTCAAGACGAGGTTACCAAGAGCCTTGCCTTGGCTTTTGAACTTGAGGAAAAAACCAAGATCAAGCCAGAGGTCCATATTGATGCCTCTCCAGCGGACAAAAAGGAATTCTCTTCCTCCTTCAGTGATTTTCTGAAGGGCTATGTACTTTCTTCGGGTTATGATGCAATACTGAAGCCAGAAAGCTTCGTCTCAAATTGTATTGCAGACAAGCACACCCGTAAAAGAGTACGGGCACGAAGAGGAAACAAAAATGGATCGCAAACAATTGGAAACAGCAATTGAACGTCAAACCTTCAAATTTCTCACAATGATAAAGGAGTCTGCCTCAGACACCGTAATGTTGTGGGCAAATAGAAACAGGGTTGATGTTGACGTTGCTCTTCTACAAAGAATCCTTGACCAGTACAAGGCAGCAATTGAGAACGAGTATCTTGGCAAAGTCGATTACTTCATGAAGAACTTAGATGGGGAACTTGAAAAGTTTTCTGAGGTGTCAAACCCTTTGCCACTTACCGACGAGTTGAAGCCCAAGAGAAAAAACTCCAAAAAGAGCGCCTGAGTACCAAGCTTAGGATCGCTCTTTTTGTACTTGGTGGTATAGGCTTGGTCGGTATAGGTTTTCTTTCCGCCTTGTTATTGCTATGAGAGACTACGTAAAGCACCTTATTCAATGCAAGTGCATTCTGATGCAGTTTCGTCAGATGCCAGATCCTCCTTTTCACAAGTTCATTGTGTTCTCGGAAATCGAACCCCCGGGCATTATAGTAAAATCTATTGTCCAGTGCCCGAACTGTGGTGCGGTTCACCGAGTAAAAGAAGTCGGAGTCAGTGAAGTCCTTCGTAAGGAAGATGCCCCAAGCATTCTGACAATCGAGGAAATCAAATCCTCCCTGCCAGAGAAACTGGTTGCAGGATTTTCAGGGTATGACCTTGAACTCCACCAGTGGATGGAAATCAAGTGGATCCTAGACAATGAACAGTGGGGCAGAAACGTCATTCTCACAAAAGACTCTGCCGATGGTCTTGTCACAGGAAAGTATGTCCAAATCATATCCAAGGACATTTGGCGATTTAACAACTTCTCCCGTGAGGAGATGATTGCAGAGAAGACATGACAGACACCAAAGAACAAACCCCAGCAGAGTTTTGGGAAGAAGAACAACCAGATCAGGTTTACATCAAACCACGTCTAGAGATGAATCTTTCCCCAAAGCAGAAACAAGACTGTAGAGACATTGCCCTGGAGATTCGTAAGTTCGGAATCAACTACAGACAGAGATTGTTTCTGTTGGAACTCCTTGCCCTTGAGTGCGAAGATAATAACCTCATCCGAGATATCAAGGCTGCCATTGAGAAGTCCAGGGAGACTTTCGGCAAGCAACAGGAATCCGGGTTGATTATTCCTGGGTCAAACGACTGACCCGACACAAGTTGTGGTAGGCGTTTCTGATAAATGTCATCTGATAAATACCAACCGTCACAACCTGATTTTTGTATAAGCAGCGATAGTACTCGCCATTTATCTGATCTGCTGACCTTGGCACAAACTCAAGAATAAGCAACCAACCCGGAAACATCAGGTTTGTTGGTCTACGATAGTGACCATATTCATGCTTCTCTGAAAGCACTGACAAAGAAAAGTCAGCCCCTATAATGAGAAGGTCACCAGGCTCAAAGACGTCCGTTTGGAAGAGCGATAATCCTTCGGGTGACTCCGTCTTCTGGGAACGTGTAGGTGTACTCGCCATATAGACTGTGTTCGTTTGGACCCGCTTCTCGATAGTAGTACCCTGGAGTACTCTTGTCAAGCTTAGTCTTTAACTTCGTACCATCCGTGTCCATCCAGTGAATAAAGTGTAACATGAACTCCTGGTAAATAACCGGATTGACACCAGGAGGAGATACCCTGCGGAAAATCCTCTCCATGCCAGTTGTCATCTTTGGAGTTGGAAGTGTTGGTTTTGGTGGTTGCATATTATCTGTACCTTGGGTAAGTCGCATGTCTTCGACAACACTTTTGGAAGTCTTCCTCAGCCTTACGTAAAACTTCTCGAAACTGTTCAGGCGTGGGAACTTCTACCTTCTCATAGTCTTCCTCAGAAAGAGTCTTGAAAATATCTGGTCTGTTGTCAGTCATAGCACTCCCCTAGTTTATGGGATTGGTAATAAAATGGGCAAAGACAAGGGATCTGGACAAGCCCACACAGGAGCATCAACCCATACCGGAATCCTACCAGAAAACCAAATCTTGTAGAAAATGGTCTTGTAGTCATTCCCACCAACATATTGACCGTCAGCCGTAAGAGAGTGAGTTACTACCCTGTAGTCCATCAAGGTCCCAACCAACCCACACAAAGGAAACTTCACATAAGTCTCCCCTGTCAAGTCACTAGAACTCTGATGTATGTTGTTATTGGTGTTGTTGAAAAACCAGTGCTTCTGTCTTCTGGTCTCAACTACTCCAGGAATACCAGTTATCATGTCCGTGTCCAACCAGGCAATCTGGTGGAAGTTCACACTGTCCCCAGCAGAGAACCCTATCGACTGTCCATCTCCATTAAGAATCTTTGACCTTTTTGTCACATAGTCCCTTAACCGAAGTCCCCCATGCTCCCGCATGTCCCAACGTTTCGTGTCCGTCATGGACTCCTCATAGTCATAACCAGTCAACTCCAACATTCCGTCCACATCCAAAAAACAATTCAATGTCAAAGTCGGTATGTACTTCGTCTCCTCAGGACTTCCCTTTGTGGTGTGATTTACAATATCTACCATAATGAACTTGTCCTTTAGGGCAGGAGGTAAGAAGTAGTGGTTAGGATAAGAGAAGGCGGTGCTTACAAACTGTAGGTCACACTTAACAGCCACCAGGTCACCTATCGTCGGAAGATAGTCCTCAAGCCCTCCTAGAGCCGGCAATAATACATTCTTGGGCGGTACATCCGGAAGATGTGTCACAACAAGTCTCCGACCATCAAAATATCTCCAAGAGGCATGATATATCGACATGTACAATCTACCAGAACCATACTCATTAACCCGCGCACGAGTAAACCACTTGTCCATGATAAATGCATTCCGACACCCCCGCATACCATTTAAATAGATGACCACAAATACCCAAATCAACTTATTCCCAAATATCCACTTATTGCCAATATGAACAAATGCCAATATCAATAAAACAAATATCCATATAACCAATAATCAACCCACCATAATAAAACATGCTCATCATCCCAGGATCCCTAGAAGCACTCGCCATCCTCATAGTCACCCTCACTATGGCATATACCCTCTTCTACCTCCTCTCAGATAATGACCACTAACCCATAAAGACACTGAGTGGCGAGAGTGAGAGATACAGAGAGAGAGAACACACCCACGTCCTCCCCTAAGATTTTCTGAGATTTATCAGGCGTTTTTCTTCGCAAAGTTTCAGAAGTTGACAAAAGGGTGAGACCCAACCCCTAATTTACACCTCCACCCTCTTTTGGAATTCCCAGGTTTCCCCTTAGTTCTCAGACACTTACAAAGATTTCCCTAAAGAGTGTGGTTTTGGGTGTGTTTAGAATTCCCTAAGGAATTCCATATGTGGCGGCAGTTCTGGTTTCTCTTTTGGGGATTACACAAGATTTGAGGTTGATACCAAAATATCCTTATGCGAAATTCCTCCTCCAAGTCCAAGTCCCCGGTTTCTAAGAAAACCAAACAGCCAAGGAAACACCTGGCAAAACAGCAGGCCAAAAACAACAAGAAGATGTCTTCCAAAAAGCAGCAGACTCAGAAGGAGAGTCTGTTAAGCCTGAAGTCTGGTGGGACATTTCCTAGAAGTGTAAGTTCTTCTTCTGCTGGTACCTGGAGTGTTCAACCAGTTTCCTCCACCGGAATACCTTCCACAAGCAACAGCACCACATTTGAACTAAAGAAGGCAATGTCCTCTCGACTCTTACACAAGGTCAAGGCATTTACTCCTGGGGAGATGGTTTTGAAAAAGCTAGCTGTGATGGAGTACATCGACCTGTACCTGAGGATTCTGAAAAAGGTGAACTCCACAAACACGCCATCCCTTGGAGGTTTAGGGGGAAGTCCAAATGTGGTTATTGCCACTTCTGGGTACTCGGTGTCTCTCAGTCCAATCACCACTTCCACGCCAATGTCCACAAGCACCTCAGTGTCTGTTGGTGGTAGTAAACCAATAAACCTGGGTTCGGCTTTTACACACATTGGTGGGTCGTCTTCTCCTTCCTCAGGTGCCTCGGTTGAACTTACCATTCTCCCACAACCCCAGTTTTCTAAAATAGACATGGAAGTCACCTTCGACGGGTCAGAGCTTGAAGAGGTAGTTTACAAAACCAAAAGCAAGCAAGCCGAGCCAGCCAAGTCAACCGCAAAGAAGGCAACCAAAAAGCTGGCCCAGGAGAAGGAAGGACCAATAACCAAGTCCTTGAGAGAAGCCACAGAAGGGTTGCCATCCTTTGCCAATATGTCCCCGGCAGGCATCCTGGGAACCTTGATTTCCGATAACCTAAACCCTGGGTTGAAGGATGCTGGAAATCTGGAAAGAGACATCACCAAGTCAACCTCTGCCACGGACGTGATCTTTGCCGAAATGCTCCTGTGTGTGTCCAAGCCTTTTTTGAAAAAGAGGGACATCGAAAAGGAACAGGAAGAAGTCGAAAAACAACTCACCTTCAAGTTTCATGGACAAGGAGACAGGTCAGACTCTTCTTCCTCCATTACACCAGAACACCTCAGGGACTACGACCTGTCGAAACTGGAAAACCTGGAAGTCACCACAGACCACACAGAAGACAGCGATGAAGAAGACCCAAAAGGGCTTTGGTCCAAGTCACTCGACACCGGCGGATTCACCTTTTCTGGAAGTTCTGCTGGGTATTTCGGAGAAGCCAACACGATCTTTCAGGAGTTCTGGAACCTTGAGAAAAACTGCAAGGTCGAGGTTGCCCTGAGTGCCTTTGAACCAAAACACCTGGAGGTCTATGACCCACAGGGGATTCACAAAAACTGGAAGTCCCTGTCAACCTTGAAGAAAGACCTTGGCGAGTAGTTCCCGTGAGTTCCTCAATCGCCAAGTTCCAAAAAGTCCTAAGAGACGCAGCTCGGTATCAAATCATCAAAAGGATGAACGAGATCGAGGCCGAAACAGACTTTGAGTCCAGTTGTTACCTTGCTGAGTCTACAAATAGTGTTGACATAACCCCCGAGATAACCAAAATGGCAAACCCAAGTTCTGACGATGAGAAACCCCTGGATGCAGACCTTCACGAAACCCTTAGGGCCAAGTATGGGACCTATGCTATTCCAAAATACATGTATGGTCAAGCTTTGGCACAAGGCAGTCTTTACAAAAGAAACGACAAGGGTGTTCCGGACTGGGACAGAGGCAGAGTTACTTCCTCTTCTGGTATAGGAGACCCAAACCAGTATCTCTTCACCCAAAGTAACACAACGATTCCCTTGAACTACGCCTTCAAGACTGGTGACATCATTCTGATAACTTCAAGCCCACAGGCAGAACAGCCCTGGCAAAACGTCCTGGTGCTCCACAATAACGCCAGAGCCAGACTTTACACAAACCCCGAGATTCTGTTGTACTGGGACCTTGTGAGCGAACCTGAGGTCAAGTAAGGGATTTCAAAGTCCAAAATTCTCCCGGGAATTTTTTCCACAGGGAAATTCCCCAGGAAATTTTTTCCAAAATTGAAATTGGAATTTGAAAATTGACTTGCGCCAAAAAGTACAGGGGTCAAGCCTATTAACACAATAGGAACCCCCGGTCATTATGGACGTGGGGGGGTGGGGTCAATTTGATACCCCTGGTAGGGGTGGGGGTCAATACCCCCAATTGACGGGTATCAAGTTCGATACAGTGTCAAGTGTAGGTATCAAACGAGATACCTTGACAAGGCATGTGATGTATGCTAGGGTGTATCATGTCTGAGTGGCATCACAACTGGCAGCCTGGGTATCTATATAGGTGCATACATCATCATGGCACATGGATTGCACCTGGCGACTTAGTTTTGTTATTGAATGAAGGTGGTGATGGTCGGTATGAGGTGTATCACTTCCGTCTTGGACAGAAGGCATTGGTATTGCATCATGATGCGGTGTGGCATTTTAAGTTAGAAGCCAAGCTTTGAGGGTCAACATGGAAAATTGTTCTACTGAGGAGAAGGAGCATTTGTCTTTAACCAACATGCCTAGGGTTGGCGACTTGGTTTGGTTACCGAATTACTACACTCCGCACTTATATCTTGTGATACAAAATCCGGTAGTATCATGGTTGAACTCTACTGATGGATATTTGGTGGAGTTTTTGTGTGTTGACATGGTGACGCAGAGAAAAGGACTTCAGTGTTTCGAGCAGTATCCCGATATTTGTATCGATAGCGATTATCGGATCATGTCGAGGTTTTGTTGACATGTTGTCATGGGTCTGCTAGTGTGAGAGGGTGGAAGAGAACGTTGGAAAGTTATTGAGGGCGAAGGGATCCTGTCGAGCCTGGGCTTTGGTCTCAGTTGGGGAAGTGATTTGTCTTATCCATCCTTCGGATATCATTTTGGTCTTGAGGTGGCATAACTCACATTTTATTGTGTGGGACTTGACACAGCAATGCATGTACGAGGTTTTCTTTCTAGATTTTGCGCGTATGGACTGGGAAGAGGTAACGAGTGAAGGATTCTGACTTTGGTGGGCTTTATAAGCCTTTGAGACGTGTTCCTAGGGCTGGGGATATTCTCTTGCAGGATTTTCCTCGGTGGGCTAGTGGCGAGCTTGGAATCTACATGGTAACCTCAGAGCCTGCATATCACACCACCAAGAGTCCATATTTGCCGCCAGGGACTTTAATTTGGCACATTGACTTGTGGAACTTGGTTGACTATGGATTTACGTGGTGGGAGCCGCAGGGTTTGGAAGATGGTAAGTTGACTTCTGAGAGTGTGCAAGGGTGGTATTTGGCGACTTATGACAAAGTCTAGCAAAAATCTTGTGCCGGCAACCTTTGTGCCAGAGGTTGGGGAGATTTATAGGATTAAGGGAAATTATGGCCGTGGCAATAGCAGCGTGCCATTTTACACAATCAATGACCGTTTGTCAGGGGATTTTAGTTTCTTGCACACGGGTGATCTTGTTCTTTTTCTTTGTGAGGAGGAGAATTCTCACTGGAAAGGCACGCCTTATGCTTGTAAGTGGTGGAAGGTCTTTGACTTGAAGAATCTTTTGGTTGGACATATCATGGATGACACCAGGACGATTGAGAGCTTGTCTAAGGACTTGGCATGAAAATTGACTTACAGGTTGGCGACGTGTTTCAGACCAAAGCCACAAGTCACGCGTGGATTGGGCCAAAGTATTTGTTACTTGACAAATGTCCGATTGAACCAAAATACGGCAATTTTGAGTCGGCGTTTGCACTTGACCTTGACAAGTGTGAATGTTTCAGGTTTGCTATTGCGAGCGACAGCACACAGTTGACCATGGGTTATGAGTTAACGGTTTGGTCTATGTCAGGCAAGATGAAAATCTATACCAGTGAAATGTTATGACGTGTGAGTGCAAAAACTGTTGTTTCGTCCGCAAGCAAGAATTGCCTATGTGGACCTTTGGTGAACGTCCACCGAGGGTTGGTGACCATATCTTTCTTGACACGCCATCCAACATTTTCAGACGACACAAGGCATCACACTTGATACTTTCGATTGACGAGCATGAAGATGAGTGGAAAATGTTCAAGTATTTTACACAGACGATTCAATACATGGACGGCAAGGATTCTAGGTCGCCATTGAATCTCAAAGTCACAGACAGTTATTGGTTGCTTGGAAGTGTGGATTGAGGTATACTAGGTAATTGCGATGTTTGAGAGACCTTTATTTCCTCCTGTGTGTGAGTCTGGCATGTTATATGTGGTAACACACGCCATGCCATTTTACAAAAATTGTTTTGTAAATGTTCCACCTGACCTATTGCCAACGATGTTGACTGGTCACAAGGTTTTGCCTCTTGGACCGATTCATGCACTTGAGTACAACTTCCAGCAAATATGGAATTTGACGTCAGGACATATTGGGTTTGTGTTTGGTCCAACCACTTATCACTTTAGGAAGCTTGAGGAAGATGGCTTATAACGAGCAAAAGCCTGAGGCTGGTGATGTGTGGATTGTCACAAAGACAAGTGGCACTTATGTAAGTGTACCTGCCAGCATTTTCGGTTCCAACGAACATCGTGTAGCAAAACATATACCATATGGCACGTATGTTTTGTTTCTTGAGAATGCACAATTTAAGAATGCAAATGGCACTGCCATTATGGTAAATGGAGAAAAATGTTGGGTATCTCCGTATTATCTTCACGGAATAAGCCCGATTCGAGGATGACTTATGAGAGGCGCAAAGTTACCAAAAAAGGGTGACATCTGGATTGTCAAGTCACATTCGGTTTATGTGAGGGTTCCAGGCGCGTCACCTTATGCGGATATCACTACTCGATACGCAATTCCTGTGCCATACGGGTCATACCTCTTATTTCTTGAAGATATGCGGGATTTTCCAGAGCAGGTTGAAGTTTTGTGGAAAAATCAAAAGTGTTGGATAACATTTAGTTATGTGACTCAACACATGCAAGACATGGAGAGATTGAAGTGACGATGACACCAGAAGAAAAAGACAACTTGACAAGCGTTTTCTACCTGCTCATGCGGGATTATGTTCCAACTGGCACAATTGCAAAGCTCGTGCAGGACTTGGAGAAACATCCAGGTCCGCACGAGTTTACGAGCAAGTATCTTGCGGCTTACGCTGGCGAGCTTGTAGAACGCATCGCTAAGGTGCCGCAAAGCCCTTCTTCCAATAAACCTTCGCCTTCCTTGGAAAGTCTACGGAAGGAGATTGAGGTTTTGCGGCAGAAGATTGCCGAGATGGGTCCGATTCGGAATGACGGTTTCCAGGACCCGTAAACACTCAGATCTTATCATGTTGCCAATATTTGGCAATGAGAGAAATAATTTCTTCTTTCTCAACCTGCCCTGTCTTGAGGTTGAGTTTAGTTAGTGTGTAATAATTCCGGCCATCGGGCTTTTCCACACGTAACACTAAGTGAATGGATTTGGTCTCAAGGTGGGTGATTAGGTCGCCTGGGGACAGGTCAGTGACCAGAATCTCTTTGTAGTGGGAAAGCCTAGTCACGTTGCCGATTCTGCCAGAAGAGCGTGAGCCCTTGCCTGAGAGTCTTCCTGGTACTGACGCTCACGTGAGGAGCTGAACCAGGTGAGGGATTTCAATCGACTCTGAATCAGGTCATCCTGAGACTTTTCGACGTTGGACTTCTTGCGCTTGGGGTTCTTGTTGGTCGGCATAAGGAGATATTAGCAGAAACGACAAAGGGAGCAACCTATTTTTGTAGGTGCTCCCTTCTTATTCAGCGTCGGCAAATCGTTGGTTGTTTCACACGAACCCAATCCTCGTGAGGATCCAAGGCAAGCAAGGTATCTAGATTCTTGGAACAAACGAACATGGACACCGGCCCAGCCCCTTCACTTTCGCTCAGAAAGTCGTTGTACTCACTTGCAACCATCCGAGTCCATACGAAACATGCCGGACTATCGAACATGCGTGAAGGCTTGGGCAAGTGATTGAAATTTCGTCCGTTACTGAACGATTGAGTGTGAGAGAAAAGGGCATTTGCCAGATTCTCCATTTTCCAATCGTCGAACAAATTTGAGAAAAGACGAAAGCCATCCAAAGCATATCGTGATTTCTTGGCGTTTTCGCTTTTGCCAGTCCAGTAGATTCGATTGACTAGAACCTTACAGATCCGCGTCTGATGAGGCTTAGTGTGAGCTTCTCGAATCAACGATTCGGCTTCTTTGGCAGAATGGGCAGTAGTATAGTGCTCGTAAATGATCGCATCACGGTGGTTCGTGAAAGACTTCTCGCCACGATGCGAGCCCATGAGATCTTTGCGGGTATCATTGCCACGGGCCAAAACCAAAACCTGATAGTCAGCCATTTTATATCCTCGGTGTTTGTCAGTCGCCCTGTGCTGTTGACAAAGAACGTTTTACCAGAATCTCAGAGACGTGCAAGGATTATTTTAGCGTCCAACCACTGACACAGGACAACCATGCGTCAAAAGAAAATCTTGACGACGAAGTGGAGAAGTGTGCCAAAATTCTGTTCGCAATCGAACGATGCAGGAAATCCGGGAAATTGGTTCACGTGAACATAACATTGGCACAACAATTGGCAGACATTGATCAAGCATACGATAGCCGTGTGACTGCACGCGGTCTTCACCAGCACCATAAATAGGACCTGACGCAAAAGATCCACGATCAAGTCGAGTCACGTAAACACGCGGTCCACAACCGCTTCCAAGACTGCTGAATAGAACCAACAGAACTAACAGAAAACTTTTCATCCTACACTTTATCACACCTTCCCAATGAGTCAAGGATTGACATTGGCTTTCTTTCTGCTACTCTTCCCAGGTCATGCCTCAGATTTGTGATTTCTCTAGAGAACGTCTTCTGCGTCCACCTCCAATTGGCGCACTTATTGCGTGCGAAAGAGGTACGAATGCAAATGTAAACCGACCGAGAAAACTCGGTGGACCACACGAGGAATTCTTTTTGGTCCTCAGTGTCAAGATGGACACATACAGCAATACCTCGGAGATAGTCAAGAAGTGGTTGATTGACGTCTTGGACTTACAAACCCTAACAACCACATGGATTTGGCCGCGTGAGGACGAGGAAGGAAATCTCAAGTTCATGAATGCTGATTGGTGGTTGCTGCATGAGTGAAAAATTCCTTGATTGGGTTGACCTTGACTACACCGACATAACATATCCGCCAAAGGTCGGAGACTTCATTTCTCCTAATGAATTTGGGCGTGATGACATTTATATGGTCATCAGAACCGAAAGAATTGACCCTGACTGTTTGCTTGTTGTTTTGTGGGACCTGAGAAAAAATTGCAAGGCTTTCAATGTTTGGCACTTAATGCCGGACACCAAGAAAGTGCGTTGGCCTTATTCTAGATGGGCGGTTGTTACGCTTCCATGAGTGAAAAACATTACGACTTTGTTGGAAAATCATATTTGATACCCTTTGGTGTGTCAGTGTTCGGATTTGGCGTTACGAATCCTGGACACAATGAGTGGTTAAAGCCTGGCACAACATTTCTGGTGCTGAGTGACAGCCAAACAACAGGGGAATATTTTACTGTCTTGCATCTTGGTCTCAGGTATGACATAAGCTATAGTCGCCTTATGGACTGTCGTGAACTATGACTTTCATCAACCTGAAAAATCTTGTGGATGTTCAGCCTGGAACGTTGCTGAAAGCTCGGGGGTGTGAGGGAAGCTTTGCCTTGGTTCTTGAGCCACCCACACTAAACACAACACAAACAAACAGTGATACTTCTTTTCACCTAAATTGTAACTGTTGGCATATTTCTGAGAAGAGTCTTTACGGTACGAAAAGACAACCAACCGATTTACCAAAGCCAGATTTTCTCACCATAAAAATGCACTTCTTTCCACATCAGGGATTAAGTCTGGCGACATGTGTCGGATGGGAAATATACGACGGTGAGGACATAAATCATGGAACTTGATCGACTACCACAAATCGGCGAGACATGGACGGTCAAGGAAGATCACCAAGCTTTCGCCATTGACCAAAACTACAAGCCGTGGCGATTTGTACCAGGTATGTATATTCTCTTCCTTGATACAGTCAGGTCACTAGACATAACAGATGAATCAACACCCATTCTGTGTCAAGGTGTACGTTATCACATCATGCGACTCTATATCAGGGCCTTAGTACCTCTGTGAGACACAAATGGAATTTCATAAATCAAAAATGATAGAAGTCAAAGTTGGTCAGGTGTATCAAATTCGAGAAGAGACAGATCCGGATCTGTGGTGTCACCTAATGATTTTTCAAGACGAAAGAGATAGTCAAGGCAACTATCCCCACAAGCACTTGGAATACCCTTCTAAGGTCGTAATAACCCGTGAGAAGCATATTTCAAACGGACGTTGGGTGATTGAGGTTCAGGTGGCAAATGTCATCTCACCGCTTCTGAGTGACCTGGAAAAACGTTGGATTTGTCGAGAAGGAGATCTCAGAGAAGATACAATTCAACTGGTAGATCATGGAACCCCATAAAAATCATAGACACTATGTGTCAAGGAAAAATCTCCCTAGTGTTGGTGACATAATCCAGTGGGGCGAATGTAAGCCCGGTGAGCATTATTTGCTGGTTTTGGAAGAGCCAAAGTTGATACAAGAAGCCAAAGATTTTTCCAGTCCCCTATTAAATGCCATAATAGACACACATTGGCAACTTTTGTGTCTCGACATTGATTCTGGAACCCTGGCACACAATTGGTTTTGGGATGATGTTATCAGCGACTATGTGTTCATTAGTCGACTTGACCCATGACCAAAGCCATGCTAGACTATTTGGTTCTATGTTTCACAAAGGTACAGTAAAAAAACTGAAACTGCTTAAAGAAGTTCCCAAGAATGGCACGCTTCTTGTTCAGCAGCACAACAATGGCAATAATGTGTCGCTTGATTTTTCTCTCTATCTGGTCTTGGATTCTGAGTATATCGCGACTCGACGTGACTGGCGCTTAAATCTATGGTGTATCACAGCAGGATATAACACAAGGTGGAATCCTCCGGGCTTTCCAAATGGAAAGCTAAATCTTGACTGGACAACAGGACCCGTTAAGTGGTATGTGTTTAGTGAGCCCGAATGACACGTCAGAAGAAAGTCAAGCATTTACCTGGCAAGATTCTTGAAATGCGTGCCAATGGATGTGTGATGTATTTTTTCTCAGATGAAGACAATAATACTTCCAACCTCAAACACCTTCACAAGGGAAATCTCTTTATGATACTTGACACGGTCAAGTCAGAGGATGTTCCAGGCGAAGCCTGGCAAAAAAGCAACCCTCAAGAAAAGTGGTGTCGAGTTTGGCACTTCAAGTCTAATCTGATTGGATACATTGCCCTAGAGGACATAATCGTCTTCACAGAAGAAACTCGGTGGTTGACATGAGCACTATTCTGCGAACAGGAGACATTATCCGTTATCGGCCAGCAGCCCTTGGTACAGTATCCTTGGTTTTGACAGAACCAATTTTGGTAAACAGTCGTTGTTGGCGTGTTAAAACGTGGGACCTAACCCGAAATGAACTGTCGGGTGCAGTCTTTTACACAATCAAGAACAATGCCGATCCCAACTGGGAAGTTATTTACCACATATGACCAAAGGTGACAACAGGTATTTGCCAGAAGTAGGTGACTTGATCCGTTACCGTCGTCAGGAGTTTATCGAAGGTTTGCACCTGGTTCTTTCTACTCCAGAAAAAGCCAGAAATTCAGCTTATGCCATGTATGTGGGTGGCGTGCCTGTGCATATGGACTCTTGGGTTGTGTCAGTTTGGGAATTGACTGGAATGTGTGAAAGCGGTGCAAGCTTTCAGAAGATCAACAGTCCAGATCCCAATTGGGAAATCGTCCTCAAGTTCAAGCCATCACACACGAGTCACCAGACACAGGTGCAAGGTGCAAGTATTCCGGAATGTCCTGATTGCTCAGGAAGTACACCAGACCGTCTGTAAGGGCGTTGCGAATCTCTTCCACCCACAGAGCCTCGGTTTCCCGAAACTGGCTCAGATCGTCTTCTGTGGTCGCGAACATGGCACTGGCGAGCAGTAGTCCAGTCTCGTCAGAGGTTTCGTCGAAAAGAACCTTGACCGACTTGACGCCATTGGTGATCGAAGCGGTGTAGGTCGTGACGGCAGGCTGATTCATTTGCAATATCTCCTCAGTGAGTAAGAAGAGTATAACAAAAAACCCTCATGTGTCAAGGTGCTCTAGAAATCAACTTCCAATATTTCTGAGTTGATTCAACGATACCTAAGTCACGCTTTTCCATGGTTTCCAGGTCAAGGCCGACAAATTGGGTGTGAACGGGACTGACAGGAGTTACCGAAAGAACAAGCACAAAAAGCATGTCTCTTTCTAGAAAAGAAGATTCGTCTTCCTCGGAAAATCTTACCAGATCTCCGACTTTTATGCTGTCATGCCTAATCGTCATCTTCAATCCGAGCAACAAAGTGCCAACATTTTTCGGTTGACGTGATAATGCCACATTGGTCGTACTGCATGGTATCAAGATTCAGACCATCGAAATCTGTGTGACCTTCCTTGCGTGGAATCAGCTTCAAGATCAAGAAACACTTGACATGGAAGTCACTTTCGGGCCTTGACTTGAAGGAAACAACATCCCCAACCCTAACTTCATTCCATTTAATCACATAAACACCTTAGCATATAAGCTTGTTCTTGTCAAAGGGTTTGACAAGACACAAAAACCGTGCTAAAGTCTCAGGTGATATGAATCGACAAGATATTAAGGTAGGTGACTTACTTGAGTGGACAGGTAAAATGATGAATGAGGTTGGCATCATTTTGGTCCTAGAGATTTACACTCAAGACTTTACGGTGGAAGATCCAAACCTTGGAATGAAACCAACCTTGACGAAACATCGTTACATGCCTGAGAGAACAGTATTTCTTGGGTTGTCGCTCAAAGACAACGACAAGGAGGTTTATGCTCTCAATAAAGATACCGAATCTTTTTGGCGTCTTGTGGAGCGTGCTAAAACAACATAAGAGCCCACCGATTTCTCAGTAGGCTCTCACTTGTGACTCACGGTTGAGACTCAGGTTGCTTCGCCCTTGTACTCGCAATCCTGGAAGTATGCCAGAACCCAACCGTACTGTGCGTGCAAGCGCTGCTCTTCCGCCATCGAACGAACAGAAGCGTTTTGGGCATGAGCCATGCAGTGAACGATGTAGTACTGGTCGGTCTTCACGATCATGAGGTAGAGACAGTCCTCGAACATGTCGAAAAACTTGTCGTTTGCTGCCAACAGCTTCTCACGGGTGACGAGCGTGTTTGCAAGCTCAAGTGGCGCCTTCATGTCACCAACGTCGCTCGTCAAGTCGATAACCGAAACAGTGTTGTTGCTCATATCGCGATCTCCTCAGTGACTTTGTTTTAGCAGAATCCCAGGTTGGGTCAAGCGATTTTCTTAAGCCACTCAGTCAAAAGCTCAGGACGATCGCCCTTGATCCAGGGAGAAACTCCCTCAGGAATCTTCTCACGCGAGGAAAAGACCACCACTGGAAGTTCTTGCTCTTCCGCTTCCCAAAACACACGTTGACCCATGTTGTCTTCCGGCCATTGACTGTCAAGTCGGGCAGGAAACACCCAATCAGTAACCACAGCACAGAAGCCATGATCGGGTGCACGAAGGGCTTTAATGGCCTCATAAAGCGTGCCAACGTGTGTGACCTGAAGTCCCAGCGCTGCACACTCCTCCAAAACCATTTCCGCCTTGCTGAAAGTGTCCTCAACCAAAAGAATCTTTTTCACCTTCTTATGGTAGCAGGCTGATTTCCCTTGTCAAGGCATATTCTGTGCACTAAGATTGGTCGATGGTGGAAAAGAGAAAGCGAAAGAAAGAATTGGAACCTGACTTCTGGATTGCCACGCACTGGATTGTTGAACGTGAGCAAGGTTGCTTTCTTGATCCCAACATGACTTCTATCAAGGAAGCCAATGAAGATCCGCGACCTTTGACTATTGCCGATCACAATACCATCATGACCGTATTGACAGAACCTATTAACCCTTTTGCAGACCCGACAAAGGAAAGAGAACGAGTCGCAAACAGTCCTTATGTTCAGGTTTTGTGGATGGGTCAAAAATGGCACATCTCTACCAGTCGACTTAAAGCTTACTGTCGGAGACTTAAGTGATATTTTCAGTTGGTACTGTACTCAAAATTACCAGTCAGATGGATGGTAAGATTGCAGTAAACCAGGGTGCGGCATTTCCAGGCTTGCAGTGGCGTAATGTCAAGGGACCATATATTATCATTCTTGAGAAAATCCTGTCTTATACAGACAACCGCATTCCTGATACAAAGTATTGGGTCTTTGACCTCGGAGCCCAAAGAAAAACAATGGTGTGGGAAGAGGATTTAGAGGATTGCACTGAGACTCTCAGTGTGGTAGACTAATAGGTCAACATGAATAATACTCTTCCAAGAGACGAGGATTTTGGTTGTGGGTGGATTGTTCGTGAAGGCGGATGTCTCTGGCTTGATATCTACAAAAACCAATCCACGTTTTCAAATCTCTTTCGTTCAGCCAAAGTGCCACCAAAAAGCATAATATTCGTTATTGAGCCTTGTGTGACTCACAAGGGATACGTCAAGGTTTTGTGGAATGGAAGATTTGCTATGGTTCATGTCCACGTGTTGCAAGCTCGATGTGAGCCTTTGCCATGACCGAGGAAACCATTTCTGAGGGTTCCTTGCCTGATGTGGGAGACCTTTTGATACACTCAGTGACTGGCGAAGTGGTGATAGTGTTGACTAAACCATCACAAGAATTAACTCGCAAGCTCAGACTCATAAAAGAATACAAGGAAGCGCCTTGGCGTTGGTGGTGTGATGTTTTATGGTTGACAACCAAACACAGAACGTCTATAGAATTGAGCTTCGATATCTATCAATCAGGCATCGGATACGTGTGTCGAACATGGCGTTGGGTAAAAGAGTAAAAGAAGAGATCACCATTGATTCCTTGTGGATTGTCACAAAGGGTGACATGGCTTTGTCCAATGCCATAGCGTTCCACGCTCAAGTTTGTCCAATCAAGGTGTATCACACGACATTTTTGGTCGTAGACATTACGCCAAATATTTACCTTCCAAGTAGCTCACCTCACATAAAAGTCTTGTGTGAAGGTCGAACTTACTGGACGTTTCCTAGAGACATTAACAAGTGTTGCAGGAAGGTCAGCAAATGAAGCTTGACAATCCGGCCAATCACCCAATCCCAGGGGACATTATTTGCATGCGTGGATCGATGCGTATATTTTTGGTGTTAACCAAAACGCGATGGATTGACCTACTCGAAAGAGATCTAGGATACAACGATTACCCAGATCAATACAAGCTTTGGGTTTTGGATTTACAGTCTCTTACCAAAAGAGAAATTGTGCTACATAACGCTTTTGGTAAAGCGTTATGGCACACGTACCTTGATCCCAATGATCCACGCGCTTGATTGCGTCAGAATGGATCCCAAGTGCTGTAGTCGTCGAGTGCGCCCTCACGCGTGCGAAACTCGTACTCCTCACACTTGATTCCGACTGCATTCCTTGCAGCCATGAATCGACGCTTGGCATCGTAGATCTTGCCAGAACCCGGATTTTCATCCGAGAACACACCAACGATCGTCACCTCACGATCTCGATGATTCTCGATGTGATACAGAACCGTCACCATCTTGGCCGGCTGTGCAGAGATTTCGGTGGATCGAATGTGGGCGATGATTGCTTCGTTCAACATGTCCAGATTATATCAGTTTCCTCTGACCCGTCAAGTACTCGTTCACCATTTCTGATAAGATGAGCCTGAGGCTTTGCCTGGTTTTGTTCATCAAAGAACACACGTTGGATCTTTTGGGCTTGCAGAGAAAAGCCAAATATGTCAAGATAAAGATCTTCCTTGTTAAGGATATACGGTGCACCCAAATCCCCAAATCTCTCAGAGTTGATTTTGGTAATAATCCATGCTACCTTCTGGCGAGGGATTACAATCAAGTCACCAACCTGAACAGAACAAAGTTTCACAACGGTATTCTCTCAATTGAGCTTGCATCCCAACCAAGAATATTGTAGTGTTTGACCTTGTGGCCTAAGTGAAAATCATACACCGTAATATTTCTTCCTGGATCATTGGGATCCTCAATGTCGATGTTGTCAACAGACAACACAAGGGAATATCTTTTCCCATATTTGTGGTCTTTTTGAATGAGTATGTCACCAGGTGATACATCACGTGCAGCAAGAAGAGTTGTAGTCACAGAGAAATCCTTTGAGTGACCTCAGCATCCCACCCATCAATAATGTTTGGCTTGTATATAACACGTTCTTGGGTGTTTAGGTCGTATAAGGTGCAACCTGGTCTATAACTGTTGACAGGATCAAAATCAACAGACAACACCAATAGACACTTGGGACCATTCTTGAGACCTGAACGAATGAGCAGATCTCCGAGTTTTAGGTCTCTGACGGGAAGGAGTTTCATTTTCAGTCACAGAAATCTGCGGTGGTACACTTATTGTCACCACTGCGAAGCTTTTGCGTCACTGACAAGTCCAGTGCAGCAACCGAAACCGCACCAAGGACCAATCCAAAGAGGACACTAGCCAGAAATCCACGCATGAGAATACCTTAGCAGGATTTATTTGAACGTCAAGACTTTTTGTGTGGGAAGCTGCATTTGCCACACATTAGGTTCACTGTCTGGATAATCAACTGAAATCCACACATGACGTTTTATTTGCGCTGCGATGTCAAGAGCAAGGTATTCATTCGCTGACAGTTTTTTCAGTACGAGGTAAAAAGTAATTGTGGTAATATGACCTGGATCTGAATACTTTCTGAGATGATCAGAGTGAGCAAGAAGCGTACCACGAACAATTCGTTTTTTGTCTATCGGAATCACTGCCGTCGTCTCAGGTGAGGAAAACAAATATGGCGTCTGACGTGTCGAGCATGGTAATACTGAAGCGTCCCAAGGTTTAGTTTGTTGTTGTCAACGATCCACTTTCTCTTCTGTCGAGTGACCCATTTCTTGAGCCACGAGAATGGCCCAGGTGACACGACAGAGGGTTTAGACGACTCACGATAGGGTGTCATGGGTCAACGGTTCCTAAGCCATTCTAGAGCCCACACGAGCACCTCAAAGAACACTGAGAGCAGGGTGACTCCAATCAAGAGTCCAAGACACAAAAATCCGATAGAAATCAACAAGGTTACCAAAAATCCAATCATAGCGTTACCTCTTTTCCTGTTCCAATGTGGTAGATTTTCCCATCTTGAGAGAACAACAATATAAAGTCATCTTCTATGTACAGAATTTCCTTTGTGTCTTTGTTCCGTGTGAGAACGTGCTCCATCTTCATAAATTGAAGATGTAAACCATAGATCTTAATGGCCCACTGCGAACCCATTGTAGGGTTATTGTCAACCTTGCAGATTAGCCAAGATTCCGCACGTGGCTTGCCATAATCCAGCCAGACAATATCGCCAGGAGAAACGATAAGGTTCGCATTTGTCACGGATAACCACAATCCTCTCTGAATCGAAGTTTTTGTCCGTCGCGCAAGAGATACCACTCGTAGGCATGTGTCAAGTTAATTTTCCCAAAATTACGTGAGAAAATCAGTGTGATGGTCCGATTTTCGAGATCCAGACACTGGACGTGTTCACAATCCCGCACCATCACAGACGGCACAAACTCAAGAAACAAATACATTTTCTCCTTAGGTTGTGCTGCGGCTTGATACGGGTCTGGATATTGTCGATGGACAATCACATCACCAGGAACAAGCGTTCCATCACAGAAATAAGTCACTTCTTCTCGCTGGGCCGACATGTACTAAAGAATAGCACAAAAAGAAACGGGAGCAAACCCTTTCGAGCTTGCTCCCGCGGTATGGATCCTTTTGTCTCAGGTGTCCGATAGATCAGGCATCCGAAGGATCCCAGGAAAGACGCATCGAGGTTGCCAGCCCCCAGTTCCGCGCCTGACACAGGAAAATCCTGTGAAGCGCCTTAGCGGTGTCTCCACCCTTGCCGACGATCATGGCGAGCATCGCACGCGGGGCAACGATGTCCACGATCAGTTCACCCTCGCACGTGGGATTCTGGTGAACGCCGATGGACACCGAGTCCGGATCGTTCACGAGAGCAAGAAGCGTATCTTCCACAAGGTCACCGAAATCCTCGAAAAGCGTCTGACTGTTGCTCATATCTATATCCTCTTTCTATTTCTTAGAGGCGGTTTCTTGTGCCACCTCTTTCATTTGTTTGTTTTAGCAGAATCCGACCTAAGTGCAAAATCTTCAGGCGTCGGTTTCTTCTACGAAATCCACTTCCCAACGCGTGGCACGAGCCTCACAGAAATCGTCTCGTTCGATCAACTCTTCTGCCAGTTCTGTAGCATGCTCGTGATCTTCCGCCTCAACCTGAAAGGTCAAGCCACGTGTGACAGTCACGGTATACGTCTTCTTTTCGGTCATATCGTCGACTCCCTATAGATTGAAGATAGCACCAAAATCCTCAGGTGCAAGGGGAAAATGTTTGTGCGTCCAACACCCTCGGGTTGCCAGATTCTGCAAATGAATCGGAGTGAACACTAACGCACAATTGGGCCATCGGGGTAACGATCCCCGTTCGTCGGATTAAAAGTCCGATGCTTCACCATTAAAGCTTATAGCCCTAAATCACCAAAACACCAGCATGAATCTCACCGTGACAATTAGAGCATACCAAAACGCACTTGTCAAGCTCTTCTTTTACTCGTTTCCACGACAGAGCCCAATTGCCGCTTATTTGAAATTCCTTGGTTGAGGGATCGAGATGATGAAAATGTAATGACTGTTTACATTTACTATACCCGCAAACAATACATGAATCACCTTTGTAAGCGAAGCACTGTCGTGCTCTTTCTTTACGCCTGGCGTTGACAAGACAGGTATTACACTGCGTTTTGGTATGGCCTGCTTTTTTACTATAGCTATATGTGCGAGTGCATTGTGAACATTGATTCATGTTCACAATTTAGATGAAGGCTAGAGCAATGTCTCACTCTGCCAACTGAGCTAACGCCTCGAAAGAAGTTAAGTTAAGACACGTGGCAGTTTTGATTACCCAGGTACTGCCAGACCTTTTTGACAAAGTGGCTCACAGGGGACACATTCCCACGACAAGTTATGTTGTCGTCCACCCGTCCATCTACTTTAGCAGAAAGAAGTGATGAAGCAAGTAGGAAGGGACGCAGCCTGGTGCTTGCCAACCTACTCGCCTCATCACAAAGAACACTTTATCACAAAACCCTAAAGGGTCAAGAGAAAAGATTGGCTGTTTATCCTCCCCGCAGCCAAGGATCACGGGACACTTTCGTATCAACCGTGAGGAGTCTTTGTGTCAGATCGACTCGATGAAAAGCTCGATCTGATTCTGTTGTCCGGGCGTTGCCCCTGGAACTTCTGGCATCACACGACCATGCGTGTGATGCTCGCATGCTGCCGCAACCCATGCGCGACGTTCTGCGGTGTTCGGAATGAGACTGCGAAGGAAGGTCAGACCGGGGTGAACCGTTTCGTTTTCCATTTGAATATCCTAGCAGGCTGAAGGATTTTGTCAAGAAGATTTGTTGTTGTTGGCTTGAACCGGCGCACACAAGGCAAGACAAGAGTTTCACGTGTCACTCGCTCCCACGAGTAAAAACGCTAGGCTTCTGTCAGGGGAGATCCCCATATGCGCCCATTCAAACCAACAACACTCTAGACTTTAGCACCAACTTAGTTTCTGTCAAGACCTTTGTGACCTTACAACCCCGATTTATTCCTCGCACCCAAACACATTAAAGGCATTTGACATATTCGTCTGTCATAGCCCAACGTGTTGTCGGGACCATACGAGGCAGAATCTCAGGTCACAAAAAGAAGCATAGCAGAGTTTGAGGCTTATGCAACGTCTCTTTGAAAATCTGTCGAGCTTGCCTCAAGCATGCTAGGAATATTCAGGTGGACATTGTGCGGGAATCTGATACCAAGACGACCCGTAACCGGACAAGGGAAGATAATCCCAGATTGCCACATCACGAGCATTTCTTCAAGAAGTTCTGTCAGAATGGCACTGGACGCTTTTCGCATGCCAAACTTGAGTGGACACCTTGACACAATATCCGCGATGATCGGGTCAAAGTGCCATTTCGCGACAGTGGGAGAAATCCAGTCGTCAGTTTCGTACTCGACTTCAGTGGACCTGTCGCCTTTCAGTCTCACGACAAAATGGACCAAATGACCATAAAGTCGGATACAGGGACGCACAGTAACATCAGACTCACACAGGGATTCAGAGAGAGACAGGAAAGTATTCATGTCTCCGGGCTATGCACTCACCTTGCCAAGTAAACCCCAGGGGAAAACCCTAGTGATTTCGCGGGCTGTTCTAAAATGCCTTGTGGCTCATGCCGTACACGTGGGACAAAGGGTGTGCCACGCAGAATTTTGCCCCGTGGGGATAAGGAGACGGCACGTTATTGCGCCGTCTCTATAATGCCTCAGAGGTGACTTCTGTATTCTTACACCCTACGACGTAAGCATGTCCGTCAAACGCTTCACAAGCTCTTGCGCTTCCGCAGGAGTGAGCGTAAGAACGTTTGCACGGGGCGCGTGCTCCATGAGAAGCGTGACGTCGATGGTGTCCGCACGGCGAGAAAAAACAACAGAGTCCTCGCCCATGTCGACTTCCGTGATTTCCGTCTTGCCCGTGTAGTCGTTGACAGTCGTTCGTACGTGAAAGCTCATATCGTGGCTCTCTTTCTCAGTTACCTAATAATAGCACCTAACCTGAGGCATGCAAGTACTATTTTGACAAAAGAAAATCGGGCACGGAAACCCAAAGGTCTCACATGTCCGATTGCGGCGCCTAGAAGGCTGTGTCAGTCATCGAAGTCGGAAAAGCTACCGTAGTCCTCGTCCGTTCCGAAACCGCAGGAAGCGAGCGCAGACTCCGCATCGCCATCCATGTCCTCACCGTAAAGGTAATCCTCGATTTCCCCTTCGGCCTCGATTTCCTCACGCTCACGACGATTCTCTTCCTCATACGCCTCATCGAAGGCAATCTCGATGGACTGCTCGAAATGATGCGTCACGCTATTTGCGGTGGAATCCGCCTCACGCCAGGCATCGGCGTCAAGCTCAAGTGCCCGAAGATACGTGGAATGGCAGCACTGAATGGTGTGATTCTCGTTCATGGCATATTCTCCGTTGTTGAAGTGCCCTGCTGACAAAGAACATAATAGCAGAATGGGGTTGTCGTGCAACCCCTATTTTGCCAGATTTCTACCGAGCGAGTTTCTTGGCGAATGCCTTACGAGCACGCTTGTGGGCATCACGATCCGGCTTTGACATTCCGGCTTCCATACGATACCACTCGTGGACACTAAGACACTCGATCGGAACGATGATCTCGCCCCACAAGGGCGCACACAGTCCACAGTTGTCGATGTTCGGATTCGAGTGTGCCTCACCGGGACACTTGACCGCGTGATACCTGACAGCCTTCGTGGTCGACTTCGTCATGGCGTCCGTCCTTTGTTATGAGGATACTATAGCAAAATAGAAGACACGTGCAAGGATTATTTTTCGGGAAACCACGCCTGAGTGTATCCGCCACAGTCATACTCAAAGCTCGACACGCGCTTTCCTTCGTCGAAGCTTGCCAAGATCACACGATCGCCTGAATAAGTCGTCTGTGACAGTTTGCAAGCCTGTAGGTGTGCAGCTTGACGATCCGTGAAAACCGAAACCGTCGAAAGACCCTCGTAAGGAACATTGACTGCAACCATGTGTGCAAGTGCCATTTCGTCATCCGCCTTTCGATAGATTCAATATAGCAAAAACCGAGAGTATGTGCAAGAATTATTTTTCCTGCACCCGGAGTTTGTTTAGTGCGGCAAAAAACGCCACTAAGGACTCGGCAATACACCGATTGATTGCCTTTGCGTCACCTGGACCAAAGGTGTATCCGCCAGCGGACAAAATCCGCTGTAACTTTCGGTAGTTATTTGGTCGTTTTGTCACCTTTACAGAATAGCAAAACCCACTTGACTTTCAAGTGGGTTTTGCCAGAATGTTATCAGTGGATTTCGATGCCCACACCGTAAGGCGTGAACGTTCCGCCATCGGCGAGCTTGACGGGCCGAAGAGAAACCTGACCCGTGATCAGGTTCGTGATCTTCGCAGGAAACATGCCACGAAGGTCGGGCTTGTTGTCGAGGATCTTGACCTCACGGGTCCCACAAGCGAAAAAGAACGACCGACCAATGTTGAAATTGACGATGGACATTTTCGACACCCTCACTTTCTGAATATAGTCTAGCAGGGTTTTGGTAAAGGTCAATGCAAAACGTTGGACAGAAGGGTAATCACACCCACGAACGCCAGCCAAGCAACCAAAACCCATCCAGCCGTCACGGTTGAGCCCGTGATCAAGAATGCAGCGAGGGTGAACAGAAACGCGAGAACGAAGGGGAGAGGATTCATGTTCTGCATGATGATTTCTTTCTATGTTGGAGTCTAGCAGGATTCGGGTAAAAGTCGACCCAAATGCAGCAAAGGGTCAAAAAAACCTGAATCGGACATGAGTTGAAAGAAAAAGAACGACTGAGGCGTTTGGGTTCCAACAAATGTACTTGAACCACGACACCAAATTTCACCAACATATGAATTCCACGTCAGATATTCTTGCTCTGACAAGTCAAACTCATATGCCTCTGACACCTCAGGAAGTTCGATTCTCATCGTAAGAAACCTTAGCACAGGTTTCATTGGAAGCAAGATTACTTCTTCTCACCGTATTTCTTTTCGTAGTTTCGCACGTATTCGGTCATGCTAGGACTGAGCAAGTCACAATCAGCCAGAAAGGTCAGACACCCTTCGTACTGTGTCAACTTGTCGCTGTCAAGCGTGCACTTGAATCGTGCATCCTCATGATTGCCACGGCGCAAGTGTGTCACAGCTTGCCTAAGCACTTCCGTGCCACGACCGTTGTTGACAGTACGATTGTAGGCTTCTACCTTATCGGCCAGTTCATCGTTTGTCATGTGCTTATCTTACCAGGCTTTTGACAGAATGCAAGCCCTTACTTCTGAGATTCGTTGTAGGTTTGCCGAAGTAGGTGCTTTGCGTAATTTACACTACTCCGCAGAGAAGTTACCCACGTTGCACCGCATTTTCCTTCCATCTTGACTATGAATTCATGGTCATCCACGATATCACGAAGGAGTTGACGCATTGTGTCAAGCTCTTTCTTGAGCTTGACGATTTCGGTTTCTTCCTGTACGACTGGAGCGGTGTATTCCACTTCGGTCATCACGATCGACAACCCTGCATCGGACGCCAGCGCCCAGAAACACCGTGCTTCATCCGAGAAAATCCACTGTTGAGCATCGGGCTCGATGAAAAACGAAGCGATCTCACGTCCAGTGGCAATGTCTTTGACAACGGCGATTTCCATTGTGTCCGTCCTTTGAATATAAAGAAAGCTTATCACGATTTTTCTGTCGTGCAAGCTTTCTTTTTGTATGGTTGATTTCTGGAATCGAACCAGATCCGTTCCTGCGGTATGCCGGAACATGCTCCCTCTAGGACTTCCGCCCCTTACAACAAATCAACCGTGACCCTAGGAACCTCTCAGAACGACTTTTCGATCGTCCAACCTGCCGACTTGAGGGTGATCTCGAAAGCCCGCAGAATCGAATTCTGGTGGCGCGTGGTGGTACGCGAGCGCGTCTGACCAAAGAACCGAATCGACTTCTTGACACGATCGACGATCGCGATGTTCATGTCGTAGGAGTGAACGTGATCGCCCTTCATCGTCAGTGCGCCACTGACGCAACCAAGGCCAGTGTTGCAGAAATCGACGAATTCGGAGTCGCGATACTTTGCCATTTCGATATCCTCTTTCTTTTCCGTGTCAGTCAGTGGATAGATATACTTTACCAGAAACCAAGTCAGAGTCAAGAACGATTTTGCTTTTTCTCGTGTTCCTGACGCATGGCAAGGATTTCCGACAGAGATCCGATTTTGTACTGAATCCCTGGGAAAATGCAAGAACCAAATTCAGCGATTGACCATCGCATTGGCGAATTCCGTACCATCCATGCGGATCTCACGCTTGCACGCGAGCCGTGAGACTCGACGCTTCATACGGGAATTCATGACCTTTGCCTGCTTGAGCGTGCCATGACGGCAGCACGAGCACTTGAAGCCACCAGGACCACGATTGCACTTCTTGGCGGTGTCTCGGATATCCATGTTCTCAACCTCTGAATCTATATTAGCAGAATCAGGTAACCCGTCAACCGTTCTTTTTGGGATTCGGCAACCTGAGTACTTGCTTATAACCATCGCACGGACAGTGGGCACACGGACACTTTTCGTTGAAAGTGAAGTGATTACTACGTGGGTGCCCACACTCACACCCAACAATTCCAAGCATTTCCGCTTGTTCTTGGGTGAGATCGACTCGAATCTTTTTGCTCTTTTTCGTAGCCATGGTCAATTCCCCACATGACCGCAAAAGGTCACGTCGTCATGGTTCGGTTGACACACAGCATAGCAGCGTCCAGCGGGGTCAAACTGACTCGAAAAGTCACAAACTCCATCGCTGGTGTCGCCAAAAAGACACGACTCGCACGCAACGAAGTGATTGATTTCGATATCTTCCATGCAGAAGTGTGCAGCATTGACCGGCGAAGCGTAGGTAAGACCCACACAAGCCTGCTCACACGTACGACCATTCGACGGATAACCGGCAATGTGGCAGTCGGTCTGCATGCGCTGACAGTCCGACACGCAAGCTTCCATGGCAGTCTCGTCCGTGTAGGTCATCGCCACCGGCGCGCTACAACCAACAACCGTCGCGAGCATCACGAGCGAAAATAGAGTCTTCATATTGGCATCACTCACTTTCTGAGTATATCTTAGCGGAAAATCTCGATCTGTCAAACTGATTTATAGCCAGTCGTGACAATTGAGCGTTTGCGCCTGAGAGACAACACTTGGGCAATGTTCCAAGGCATATGCCTGTAGTGCACTGTCGATTTGCGACACTGAGGCATCCTCGCACGAATTGTAGGACGAGAAGAAGCCTTCCACACACAGAATTTCGTCTTGTGACAAGTCGACACACCCTGGAATTGCCGCATTGGCTACCGCAGTATCGTGACACTTCGTGCGATCTGCCTCGGTCGTCTCGTAACCGGGCATGGTGCAAGCAAACACAACGTCAAGCATGTTGACGCAATCGGTCGTCAGAAGCGTGTCAGGCGCCAGCAATGGCGTACTACCAGGCGCACTTGCGCAACCGCTCGCCATCGCCACACCAACCGTCAGAAGAAATGCCATCGTGATTTTCGTCATGTCGCTAACCTCAGAAGACAATATAGCAGGGTGAAGGGATCGTGCAAGGGATTTTAGGTAGAAAGCTTCTCTTTGTACTTTTCCAGGGCTTGCAGGAATGCCGACCCGTATCCATGACGAGCGCAAGCGCTCGAAAAGTCTCGCCCCTGGATTTCGTTGGTTGTGCCATCGAACCAAAACAGGATGAAAGTGCGCATGGTGTCGTTTCTCCCTTTGGAATAACTAGCAGGAAAATACTTGCGTGCAACCTGCAATATGGCTTGCGGGGTTTTAGGTTTCTGCTATTATGATCTTACTCCAGAAGGAGGGGAGAATGAGGGATGGGAATTTTCAGGTTGGCACGGTTAGTGCTATCGCAATCCCTAGACCATCGTACCAAACTCACTTGGCATAAAACTTTCCCAAAAAGATTTCTTGCTTCTGACGTCAAGCCTGCTAAAGTGTTGATTGTTGAAGGCGAGACGAAAGAGACGAGAAAAGAGACTCAAAAAAATCTCTTGACGAAGTTTCCGAGTCTGCTAAAGTAACCAAGTCCCAAACGAGAAAAGAAAGAGGATATCAATATGACGAACGGAATCAAGGTCACGCGCAATGTCACGGGCTCGGTCGATGGCGCGCTTGTGCGTCTTTCCAAGGATGGCGAGATCGCCACGGTGCTCGTGCGTGACACGGGGCTTTTGGAGCGTGTGCCTGCCGCGACGCTCACGCCTGCGAAGGGTCGTCCGATCAAGCTCATTCGCGGTCTTTGCCGTGCGGACGTGAACGAGCTTATCCGTGACGACGACGATTTCTGTCAGGACGCAATCGGCGAGCTTTTCGGTCGTCAGGCGTACGACGAGCGCGATGCGAAGGCGACCTATCACGACAACGACGTGGGTTTCCGTGCGGACGATGCTCGCCGTGGTTCGATGCTCGCGGTCAAGTCGGCTTGTGCGTGGGGCGCGGAAGAGTACGCGATGGCGCGTGGCATCCTTCGCAGCTACAGCGGAACGCAGCTTTTCGATATCGCTGCCGAGCGTCTTTCGGAGCGTGAGATCATCGAGGCGACGTCCAGCACGGAAACGCAGCGCTGTGTTTCGGAAGTGCTCGCCGACCTTCTGTCGATGGCGGCTTGATTCTCTGACGAAATGGGAAGGGCGGTTTATGTCGCCCTTCCTTTTTGTTTGACTTGTTCTCAAAACGTGGTAAAGTGTAGTGCTATGTCCTCTCACACAATTTATCGCGAACCTTTTCGTCCGGTTGTGAAACCGGAAACCATTTTGATCGTTCGACGTGAACTTGCGTTGTCGATCACGGGAATGGGTCAATACACGGTCGTAAATGGCTTCAAAGGTCCGGATGCACGGGTCAAGGCCAGTAAATGGCTCGGTGACTTTCTGCGAACCTTGCCCAAGTCATATTCGGCAACTTACATGGTTTGGACCTTGGAAGAGTACGAAACCCACACCGGGCGGAAATGGGTTTGGCTTACCTTCTGACCCCTACCTCCTAGGAGGATCTACAACATGCTTGAAAAGGATATTCAAGTTGGTGTTTTGGTAAGCACCATTAAAGGTGTTTACGAACTAAGTAATAACTTAGAATTAGACGTCAATTCTGTGTGGTTTCGTCAAATTCACAGAGAAAGTAAGGTCCACACATTCTTGATTTTGGATATTATCCAAGGTCACAGACCTTGGAATATTGTTAAAGTGTTGTCAGTGGAGTTTCAGGATGTTTGGTGGATTAATCAAACTTGGCTTGAACCAATGTTTCAGGTTTTTGAGACCCCACCCTCCTCAGCTCTGTGGCGTTGATTTTTCTTGACCACCTCCTAGGTCCTGCTACAATCTGGTAACTTCTTCTCAGTTGGAGACATGAACATGAATGACTATACCTGGTTCGCTCAGATTCTGGTCGATGCGGATTACACGCCCCGCAAGTATTCTGGTCGTTTCATGTATGGAAAGCAGTGTCTTTCCATTCACCTCGATCGCGAGGATTCTCAGGCCCGGACCATCGGTCTGATTCTTGCGAACATGTCGATGGACAACAAGCATCCGGCACGGTTCAAGCAGGATGTGCTTGATCTTTCGGAGATCTTGCAGGATGCTCGTGAGGATTCCATGGGCCTTGGAAGCGTCCTGTACTTCCCCAAGGTCACGTGGAAGGATTCCTACGAGAATCCCACGGGCGAGGAAGAGGATTTCGACGAGGAAGACGAACAGAAGGAATGGGAAGACGAGCGTACCACGAACGCTCTTGAGTTGACCTGTTCCGATTCTGAGGAGATTTCTCCTAAGGGTTGACACCGGGGGTAGCTCCTGCTACCATTTCCTCTGTCCGTTTTGACATGTTTTTGAACATGTTTTGATGGACGGAGGAAAACTGCTTTGAAGCCCACAGACATTTATACCAACGACTCGGGTAAGTCTTACATCATCACGTGGGTAAGCCCTGTCGAAAGTCTTATTTCTGCGGAGCCTGTGAGGGCTTTCCAGGGCATTTCTCTACCCCCCCACCTCCTAGCTCCTTCTAGGTTCCGCAGGATTTTCTGTGCGATTCTCGTGGCGCACTACTGGTTAGTTCGTGGAGTCAAACGCCTTTATTGGGAGTTGATTTACCAGCCAGGGGTTTGGAAGAAACGTGGTTGACTATATCTACAAACACTTAACGGTCGAAAATCGAACGATTGAAGTTGGAGACTTATTCAGCTTGCCTTCGGCAAGTAAGGTTTATCGAGAGGTTAATGGATTATGGCTGGTGATTGCCATTGAAATCAGGGATAAACCTTTTGAAAATGGAGCCGTGTTTGTTTCCGCAGTAAACAAAAACAATCGAAAGGACCATTTTTGGCCTGAGATTGAAAACGTACAGGTTATTTCTCGTGTACCACCTTGACAACACAGAACAGGTATATCGCTTTCAACCGGCAACCAATGAGGTTGTTCCTGGGGACTTGGTCATTCATAATACTGGAATGGTTCAGCTTTGGTTAGTTTTAGCAGTGTGGGGTCAGGCTCGGGACTGTTGGGTTGAAATGATGAGCTTAACCACTCATCGCAAAGTGCAGAATCCTATTGAAGTCTTGATGGTTGCGACCCCCACCTCCTAGGTGCTCCTATGTTCACCAAGCTTAAACAAAAAATAATCTACAAGCTCACACGTGTGTTAAACAAGGCAATGTGGGTTCCCGAGAAGGGAGACCTTGTCAAGGGAATTTTCCTAAACCCAAAAGAGCTTTGGCTTGTGATGGAAGTGAACGACTCAAGCAGTGGGTATGGAAAAACTTTAACGCTCCTGAACTTGAACAGCAATCATATTTTGCAGTTTGGGTGGACAGAAGACATTGAAATTGTTACGAAGGCGGATGACCAGTGAGAGTCAATCCCAAAGTGGGCGACTTGGTTAAACTTGATCGTCAAGATCTTACCAACAGATACGCTTCTGTCAAACAGGAAAATGAACCCACGTGGCTCATATTGGATCTGGTTGAGGACAGAACAATATCGGGCACCAAAAGGTGGACACATAAAGCCTTGAACTTGCGGTCAAATGATGTTATGTGGTTTGGCCTTGAAGGAACTGTGTGGATTGTTGTGTCCTCAGCAGGTCAGAAATGATTACCTTTGAACAATTTGAGGCACTTGTCCCTGGGGACATATTCTCCCGTGAGTGGACCGAACTAGATCAAGATGGCAATAAGTTGCTTTTACGCGATGTGTGCATGGTGCTTGAAAAACCCCGAATGCACGATAGACCCCACCCACACATGTTGACCGTGTGGTGTCACAGACTAAATACAAACACCAAAATGACATATGTGTGGGCTAGAGAACTAGCTCACACATACACCTTTTGGGTTGGTCAAGAAGACGAGTGATTGTCTGTCGAGAAGCGTGACATTCTGATCTTTTGGGTTGCATCATAGGTCACGGGAAACTTCGTGTGTGACTTCATCATGAAGTAAGTGACAACCATGTACGGCTTACCATTCTGCTTTCTCGCGTAGTGGTGAATTTCCAGAACCAACATTGCTGCATCCGGGTTGAATTCTCCGGACAAGGACAGCATGTCGCCAACCTGTAGATCCGTAACACTGGTGAATCCCTGAGACATGAGGATATTATAGCATCCTCATGATTTAGTGCAAGGGATTATTCCTTGGGCCAGATTTGCACGCCATCACGAAATACTATCTCAGGACTTTCAATAGGCGTGGCGACTAGACTAAGTGAGCTTTTTTTAGCTCCACTTTTACCAAAAACAAACGCTTCACCTTGACCAATCAAGGAAATGATGAGATACCAGTCATGGGTGTCGTAAATTAAGTCACCGACTTGAAGCTCATCTCTAAAGTCACCAAAAACAAGTCTATCGACATACTTGATAGGAAGTCCCACAGTTAGATTTGTTCCTTAGGCCAGATTTTCTTTCCATCTCGCCAGATTTCATCATAGGACAACAAGCCAGGTTCTAGGTCCCATGAACAGGTTTCGTGTGTGGTGAGACACCACAACTTCATGTAACGAGTCATGTCAGTACCAAAACGTGAGGAGTCTTCTGGTTCATATTCCAAACACAAAAACCAACCTTTATTACGGGTTTCAGGAAAATCATTTCTGGTAAACCACAGGTCACCAGGCTGGACTACTTCTCTTGCGGACATACCTTCTTGTTCTTCGTTTTCGACAATGTCCCAGTTGGCCATATTTTCTTTCCGTCTCGAAAAATCTGCATGAGTCTCTTAGACAACAAGGCTGAGGTGTAAATCAGGTGTTTGGTATTATCTTCAAGACACAAGACATTCCAATAAACGTCGTCTGGAAGACCCATGAATTCTGGTGGTGGCATGTGAGGTGACACATCCAAAATAAGATATTTTATCCACGTCTCCTCAGAGCCCTGAATTTTTAGGTACAGCAAGTCACCAATCTGACATACCGTACAAATCCTGAGCTTGTCATCCATCGGCATCCACAAGAGTACCACAAGAATTCAGGTGGTCAAGGTCATTTTTTCTTGGAGGGTGTTCCGGTAGATGAGAGAGGAAATGGATAACTTGTTGAATTGGTTATCATCGCCGGAAAAGAAAAACTGGTTGCAGAGCTATTTGTAGTGGTTGATGTGGCATACATCATCTCACGAGGGTCAACTGGCTCACCTGTTTCCTCTGTAGAAGCAAGCAGTTCAACGCCAGAGTCATTGATTCCATTTGAAGAAAAATAAAATGTGGTTCTCTTGAAGTTGTTGACACCAGAAGTAAGCCACATGACCTGACATACAAAATACACACTGCCATCAAACTTAGGTTGCGTGATTACCAGAAAGGTAATAGGATCTGGACTCACAGGAACAGGTCCGTTGTTCTGACTTTGTTGATATTTTACATGCGTGAACATGTCGCCCTTCTTGAAGCGACGTCTTTTCACGGGTAGACTCTTTACTATGTTGAAATTTACCACTGTCATTCCAGGTTCTGCAACAAAATAAATTTCTCCAAGAGACTTTGTTGAAATCTTATCTTTTGCTGCTTCTTGAAGTCAAAGACCCTGTAGGAAGGTTCTCGGGTCATGCCCAATGCATTTTTCCCGCCCGCCACGTGCTCTAGGACAAGCCATCTTGGCTTAGCTGGGCTGCCATCGTCTCTCACAGTCACGAGGGCTACAAGGTCCCCAGGAGCGAACTTAAACTTGGTCATTGGACATCCATCAAAAGACGATAACATGTGCTGTTGTCAACTTGTAGTGAATATCTTTTGTTTTCGGTGAGACTATAAACGATTACGACATACTCACGGAAATATTGTTCCTTACCGCTAGAGGAAAGCCATCGAGCCCTTTCTGTTAGCTCCTTTGGTTCATCCACGACCAAGTAGGTCAGTTTCTTACTGTCACCAAGGAATTGGAATATGTCACCCATTTTCAGTGGGTGACTCTTGAACTGAAACTCTCCATCGCCCTCAAGGAAGTTAAATGGCATTCATTTCTTCCCCTGTTTCGCCTGCCCACACACAGTTTGTCTCCAAAAAGTGTTTTCGGACTCGTGATCGTCTGTTTAGACTAAGGTCCCAAATCAAGTAGTAGTCCACTGCATATTCCTCATATGTGGCTTCCACGGTCTCGGAGCAAATCTGCTCTAAGACCAAGTAATAGTGCGTTTGGGACAAGTTTGACACAACATCCCCACGTTGATATTTGAACCTAGAAGTCATTCGGTTTTCATCTTTAGAAGGCGTGCGTTTACGTAAAGGTAGTCATACCAAACAATTTTGTTTGGTTTTAAGTCCCAAAGGACGTATACTTCTTCCTGTAAATCTGTATCCAAGACCATCCACAAGTGTTTGGTTCTTATTCCAAGCTGTTCCATTTGGAGAAGTTCGCCCACCTTGAATTTGAAGTTAAGGCTCATACTTGAAATTTTGGTCTGTGTCAAATGACCAAAACAATTCTCCATCTCGATAGACCTTGTCGCTTTTGTAGATGGAGTCAAAGTGGGGATGTTTCCATCCAGACTGGATATCCATAACTTCCCATCGGATGGAATTCCAATAGTCCCTTGGACTGCGACGTAATACCAGGAAATTAATCCCTCCGGAGTCGACGACGATGTCTCCTGGCACAAGGTTTGCCACAATGGTACGAGCATACTCAACCCACTGCGCGTGGATTCTTTCACGTTCCTCTAGGGCAAGCATTTCTTCTTCGGGAGTCATAGTCGTTGTTGAATTCTAAAAGCTTCCTGGATATGGATCATCTCATAATCCTTATATCCGAAACTGGAAAATCCATCATTGCACCAAAAATAGACCTGCCAGAAACTTATTTCGTTCCAATTTTGCCAAGTGCACTTAGTAATAATGGCCCAGCACTTTATGGCACCTGGACGTTTGAATTCGACCAAGTCACCAGGAGTGTAAAGACACTTGTAGAAGAGAGGATCTTCTGTTGGTTGAGTTTCAGAAATCATAGGCAAGAGCCTGAGCCAGGTGACTCAGGAAATCCATCACGTCACCATTTGCGAAGTCGATGCGACGAAGCATATCGGCGATCTTCTCCTGTTCCTGAGCAGGAGCCGAGTACAGAATGGTGTCGATCACCACACCAGCCTCGATCACATTCTCCGTGCCAAGAGGTGCCGTGACGTGGAACGTGTGGTCACGATCCAGGTCCTTCTCGGCAAAGAAATCGGTGAGGTACTTCTTCGTGGACTGCGTCTTGGTGTTGGACATGAGGTTATGATAGCACCCAACAAAGAAGGCGCAACAAAAATCTTTTTGTGGCAGTTCAAGACCCTTCATGATAGACTTGTCTCGTGGCCTTTAATTTTCTTCAGGAAACAATTGAAGTCGGAGACATGCTCAAGTGGCAATATATGCCAAACGGACTACCAGAGTATTTTCTTGTGGTTTCCGCATCATCGATGATAGTCACCGAAAATCAGTTTAATCTCAGGTTTTTCTGTGAGATTGGAATCCAGGTCTTAGACTTGAAGACTTCACATGTTGAGGTTGACTTGGTGATTGACTCAACAAATCAAGCTTATTGGACTAAGGTTTATCCAACCTAGACATCAGAAGGTATTTCTTCTGGTAGTCATCTTGATACATGTTGAAGTCGTGAAATTGTCTTGTAGTGAGGTTGACACAGGTAGCTCGAATGCTACCTCGACTTTCATGGTCAACAGCCAAAACAAGCCAACAGTGCATCGGATTAACGGGATTTAATGGAACCGGATTGAAGTACCGGAACAAATCACCGACAATCGGATATCTGACTGTCATTTCCCTAAATAGGGAAACCTTAGGCCGATTGTATCAAAATGTAGGCATGCTGAACAGAATCATCATCCCAAACCATATGAGGAATAAGTCTACTTTGATTGAGGGTGTCCTTGATTAGCAGAATCCTAAAAACCCAAACAAACTCTACATCATTCCCAAATGCATATTTTTGGTCATAGCTTTTTTCTACATTTAACATAAGCCAGACACAGTCCCACAGTTCATCCTTGACTGGTTCTGGTTTTTTGCCAGAAATACCATCACGAATTGGCACTCGTTGATCTCGCCAGTAGAACAAGTCACCAACCTGAGGGATTTTGGGTGTCATCTGTTGCCTGCATCTCAATCATGGTACGCTTTGATTCCGAAATGGTGATCTTTCGAGTTATGTTATCTTTGGTCAATATTGTCATTTGAACCCACTTCTTGCATCGTTTGTGGATTTCAAGAACAAGGTAATACGAAAACTCAGGCATGTTCCTTTGCCAGGATTGCGTGGCATAGTCCCAAGAAATGCCTTTGTGTTTTTTACGAACAAGCCATCCTTCCTGGACTTTTTGCGTGTCGAATAAAATGAACATGTGTATGTCAGACTTTAGCACCGAACCCATAGAGATCAAATGGAAAAGGATGGAACCCCATTTCGGTGTTCCACCCTTCTCAGCAGATTATTGCGACTTTCGACATTGCTGGCACTTGTCTAAAGCCTAACTGACTTCGGTCCAGCCCCGGTCAGCGTAACAGCCTCGCTTATCTATGAGCACAGTTGTTTCTCTATTATCTTAATTAGAGGGTTGCTAGTTTATTGGTTTGAGTGAGGGAACTATGTTCCTGAGCTGAATGCACCGAGCCTGCTCGTAATCGACCCTACTTGCCTAAAATTAGGGTGGCTTTCATGCCGACTACCAAGGACTTTATGTGCGCACATACACCTAGGGAGCGTCCTCCAAGGTCAGGTTAGGTGCATTCAACTCAGGAACATCATGAACTTACTGTAGCAAGACTTTTGGAAGTGTCAAGCTGTTTCCTGCTCGGTCTGCTTGAGCCAGAGACACGAGTTTGCGTCCACACCCTTGACGATGAACGTCACGTGATCGACGGAGCACTCACGCGGATACATGGTCACATCCGTAGGCTGGATGTTGAAGTGTGCGGCAACAACCGGAATCAGACGACTCACCACCTTGCGATAGGCCGTAGACTGACCAATATTTGCCATCTCCGCGTACTGGTCGCCCGTAAGAGCCACACGAACACGACCATTCTTGCGCGGTCGACCCTTCATGCCGGTCTGCGAGGGAAGCGAAGTGGTCTGCTCAAGAGAAAGAAGCGTCGTCATTTGGGAATCCTTTTGTTGGTGACTTCGAACTCATTTGTTTTAGCGTATTTTCCGAAAGGCGCAAGAAGTTTTTTTTCACTCAGTCCTAGACAAAATTTTGTAAAACCTTATTTGATTCGGCCAGATATGAAAAGATCTTGCAAGACCTGCATAGTTGTCAGACAGAAAAAAGGCATGCCACACACGACAACTTTCTCGCCATCCTAAATCCTTTAATAGCAAAACCCGATAATAACCAGTGTCATAGTCAACAATGTCACCAACTCGAAATCTTTCAATGTCTTCAAGGTCTTCTTGATTATTCACTGGTTATCCTCAGACAACAAAAAATATTCATGAGAACGGACATTCCCAATCCACCAACACTCACTGATGGTTTTGTGAAACAGGACTGGAATCTGATTGATTATCCAGCCTTTTCCCTTCCATCTTTCTGTTGCACGACTGTAATCGTCAACAGTGAAATTTTCAAGCACCAAATAAGTGACTTTGATGAGTGAGCCATCAGACATGGTCTGACGGAGGAAAATCAAATCACCTGTTTTAGGTGGTCGAGTTAGAGTCTTCATCACATTCATCCCACGAGGTCTGACTCATGACTACCTCAGTTGGTACAACAACGCACAGAATGCCTTGCATCTTGGCAACCCTGACCTTATGTTCCGTCCAACCTTCTGGACTCACCCGATCCCACCCATTTCGCTTGGCATCGCCAACCGACGAGAAAATCTTGAGAGTGCCGAGAATCTTGGCAAGGTTCCAGTGCCTTGGACACTTGAAAGCAGGCGCACGGGTCAAGTGTAGGTCACTGGTGAGGGATTCCTTCCAGCGTTCGTCAGGGATTTCGTCAAACCCAACAAAGACCGTCCCAAAGAAGGGCATCCGAATAAGGTGCGTCTTTTCTTTGTTCAGAATTTGAGAGGAATCAAGGTGATCCTGACATGCCTTAACCCACTCGGGAAGGTCAAAAGGCTTCTCTTCAAGATTTTGTAGAGGACGCATGATTCACCAATCTTAGCATTTAGAGCATGGGTGTCAAGAAAAAAGCCCACCAGTTTTTATCCTGGTGGGCCAAAAGGGGCTCCTCGTAAAGGACTCGAACCTTCGATAATCGAAACTCTCGGACTCTACAGCTTCTAGAACACTGCCTTTCAGCACAGAAATTTTCCATTGTTGTACTTCCAACGGATCCAGTCTGACTTACTCGCCGACTCCTACTAGTTTCTCTCACCCACCATGACGAGGCATGAAGTTGTTTTAGCTCATTCCTTGGACTTGTCAACCACCAACGACAACACATGGAAGCTCGCGAACGCTTTCTCGATGCAGGTAAAACCGGCAATAACGTACCGGAAACTTCTGCCTGTAGTTCTTGTGCGACGAGAACGTTTCCACTTCTACCATGAACTTCTCGTCTTGCCAGTTGATGTTCTTCGTGATAACACGATGCGTACCATAACCATGACCGCAAAGAATATCACCCGCTTCAGCCATACGCCAGGGCGTATATTCGCGCTTCTCGGGACTACGAGTTTGGTCGAGATATCGACTAGGTCCCGGTCGGACATGCAGCGTTCCCGTCTGCATGTCCATATTCGCCGAGAAGATACTGTGTCCCATTTGAATCTTGAACGTTTGAGGAGTCATTTGTCACCACCTGTGTTTTGGTTTTAGCATTTATCTCGTGGTCGTCAATGGATATCTTTCAAGTCGGTGGCGAATGTCCTCACGACCATAAGGACGTTCCCGTGGAATCAAGGGATTTACCGTACAGGTGTCATCCTCGATTTCAATCGGCACAAAGGAAATTCGGAAGAACGTCCGTTCGGTTCCCAAAGGAATGTTGTTTGGACGCCGATGAATCACATAAGGGTCAATGCCATAAATGTGCTCAGCACGCAAGGTGCAAATGTTCGACTCATCTGCCACATCCTGGAAATACTGGTGGATGTTGTGACGCAGTGGGTCAAAGTCCTCAGGAAGAGTGACTTCCTGGTCAAGCAGTTCTGTGGGATACCTGTTTGTCCAAATGTAGTTCTGTTCCGGATTGTGGGGAACCCGCATGGAGAAGCCATCCACGTGCCACAGGTCATCCGTAACCGTGTTGATGACACCATGACGAACGGTGACATAAACAAAGGGATTGTAGATCTCCTGAGTAAGCTGAACCGTGTTGCAAGCCACGATTGCCGTACGAAGCCACTCCAGTTCTTTCGGAATCTGAAATCCCTCTGACCAAGGATTGCGGACCATCATTCGCAGGATCATCTGTGGGCCAGCAGGAAGCTCCAAGTCCAACGTTCGACCAATAAGCACAGCGGGCTGCCCAAAGGTTTTGCGAGGCGTCAGAAGGTCATGTGCTCGTTCGTACATAAGAAGACTATACCAGATTTTTCTGAGAGGTCAAGGTCATTCTGGAAGTACTGGTTTCCATGCCTGTCGCTGTTTGTAAAAGTCGTATAGAATTACTTTTTCATTGGTAGTGGGTGACCAACACTCATAAACGAAGGCTGCGTCAAAAGGGTCATCCTTACGAAAATGGGAACAGTATTTCAGGACCAATAAAGACTTAAAGGTTTTCGTGTAAAGATTTACGCCTTTTGCGGTTCTGACCAAAAGCGTTCCTGGAACTTGTGGTTGTGGCAATTTCATGTAGAACTCAAGAGGAAATATTCCTCTTCATAAATCTGAAGCCAGTCCATTGTGCCAACATGTGACTCACATGTTTGTGAGTTTACTATGAAAAACAACACAGGGTAACGAATAGGTTTATCTGCTCTTGCTTCCACAGTTTTGCCTTTTTCAAGCACCAAAAACAAATAGTGCTTTCCTGGCATAAGAGGGGATTGGAATTTAATCAAGTCTCCAACTTGCCAGTTTTTGTAACAGGCGACTTCTTCACCACTCCTCATTCCGCCATTCCTTCTTGTGTTCCTTGCGGTCACGCTTGTCAGCATGAACACCGCCACCCGAACGGTGAATGGCACTCAGGGCAATGTCAGAACGCACACCCTGGAAAATCTCCACGGTGGTCGGAAGGCTGTTGTTCTTCTTGCGCTTGTTCTTCTTGCTTGCCATGATGACCAGAGTCTATCAGAGATTATTCTGGAGTCAACTAAATATCGTTGTCTGGTAGGTTTTTGGTCATTGCTCCATAACACCAGGAGGAAGTAATCCTGTACTTCTCGTTACTTCCAACACTTAGAACAAGAGCACCAAACTCACAATTGTCCTTAAAATACTCAAGGACAAGGTAAGTCTGTCCAGTAAGGGCAGTCTCAGAGTTAACCCATCCCTCACAAGCAATAAATGCAGCGTCAGTAAGTGGATGAGCCTTTTCCAGGTCTTTGGGATCAGGAGCAACAAGACGCCAGTGTTCCTTAGTTGATACCATCAGCGTGCCAACAGGAAAGCTCTTAGCAAATGCCTGTGCAGTCAAGCTTCCATAGAGGTCGGTTATGCCTAGAAAAATGTCACTCATGATGCTCATATGGTTTTCTAAAGTGTAGCATAAGTTGCGACCAATACAACCACACAACCTTATTTTCCGTCAGGTTCCAAACCTTAAGACCCTGATAATTTACCAGCTTAGGTCCTTGTTGAACCGAAAAATAACCAAGAACCATGAGTTGATCACCTGAATTTCCAGAATACCCTTTCTCATGACCATCAGTGGCAGTGTTTTGGGGTTTATTCAACCCTACAACATATCCGAATTCGGCTTGCAAAAGCGTGCCGACCGGGTATCCTTCTCTCAAAATCAACATGCGATCTTTCATAAAGTACTTGACACAACCTCAATTTTACTTACACCACTGTTCGTGTAGGCATTTTGACTATTGCCAGGCCAAAATTTGATTAACTTAAAGTTGTCCTTCGCCAAGAGTCTAAACTCCAAAAATTGATTTTCAGGCCAAAGAAAAAATCCCTTGTTTGTCACTATAGCCCGATGTACACCACCTAAATCTGTGTTTGAGATATAAAGAAATCGAGGCGAAATCGTAACTTCAATCAAGTCACCAATTTGGATGTTTTCGATGTTGATACCGCTCATAAAATGATTGGTAGCCTTACCCAATCCCCACCTGGATAAGCCTCACCACCCTCACAAAGATAAAGTTGATTGTTCTTGGGATTTATTTCCACAGTATCTTGTATCTTTTCCAAGTTCCTAAGATTTAGGTAAGTGATCGTAACCTGTCCAAAGTGCTCTTCGATGTCAATTACCAACAAAGCAGTTTTTTGTTGACGACCGCCTTTGATTATGGAAAATCCCTCCTTGGGATAAATCAAGTCACCAATTGCTAAATTCTCGGGCATCATAAAGTTTACCACGCAAAAAAAGAGCTGTCAAACACGTTGACGCTCTTAGTAAAATGTGGCACACTATAGTTAAATGTATGTTGTGGTATGGTTGGGTAGCTTTAGGATATTTGACCTTGGTCTTTGTCAGCTACTCTTGGTTGATTCTCACTAAGGCTGGTCAGAGTCTTCTCCATCAGTCGAAATAACCATCCAACCCTGTAAAATAACATCAAGTCTCTGAGAGTTTTCAAACTTCTCATTGGTGTTTAGATCAAGCCAAGTCATGGACTTATACAGTCCACTTGACTCGTCAAGTTCACAATTGGAGATTTTCAACAACATATAACAGCCACTAGTAGCGTTTTTAAGAACGTCTCCAACATGAAGATCTGAAAATGTTGTTGCTTGTTTCATTCTGGTGACTCAACGGTAAAGTTGTCCCAAAGCTCTTCATCACCAATCCAAGATGCTTTCATGGTTGTTATGTGTTTTAGAGACAGAACCCTAAAGAGATAATAGTGCTGATACTCAGGTGTGGTAAAAGGTTCTTTACTTAAGATCAACCAAAAGCTTTTATCATGCTTGTTTGTAATCAAGTCACCAGCTTCAAGATCGCCAAATTTCTCTTTACGTTTGGTCACTAGATTTGACCTTGTGCAACCTGCAATGAGTTAAGACCTCTGAGCGTCCATCACCGAACAAACCAGAAATGTGGTTGTTTTCCATTTCAAGAATTTTTACATACCAGGTATTTTGCAGTCGCTCTTTTACTTCCAAGACCATCCAGAAAATAGAGAAGTTTAAGCCAGTTTCCTGACTTATCCTAAGCAGTTCCAGAATATCCCCAGGTTCCAGATCCTGGAAATAAACGGGTGGTGGAAGGCGGCTATCGACAGAAGACATAGTGATATTCACTCGGGCAAAAGAAAACTCCACATGCTCTGATATCCCTCAGACTCAAATGCAGAGCTGTGTGTATCACACAGACTATTTAGATGCCAAGTCTTGTAGTGATGAAAATAGGGTCGTGAACTTTCATACTTCAAGATCAATTCATATGGTTTATCACCATAGAAAAGTAAAGTCCCTGGTGGCAATGGCGACTTAGGAAAAACGTGAGATGGCTTTTTCACGGCCATTCGGGGAGGGTAGGGTCCTCCTGGAAGGAAGCACGCATCTGTGCAACCTTGTCGTCAGGAACACCATGCGTGTTCTGAAATTGAGTCTTGAGACACTTCTGGAAAACCGTGTAACCTGCCTTCTTGGCAAGGTCAACGTATTCCTTGTAGTGTTTGCGGATCAGGTTCGTGTTGTCCACGACGATCAGGTCATCACCACGAGCAAGAGCCTGCTCGAAAGCATAACGACACGACCCATGTGCCTTGCCCAAGAGAGCAGAATCGAACTGGTAGGTTCCTGAGCGTTCGAAATACAGGTCAGCGGAACACACGGTAGCCTGAGGAACGTGCGTCTTGATCCAGGTGGATTTACCCGAGCCACTCGCCGCACGCATGAGAATAACTTGCTTAGTCATCTGGTTATTGTACCTTGCTTTCTATGATTGTCAAGGTATAGTTACTCCTATGGCAACGATCGGTTCACAACCGAAATCTCAGAGCTTTTATTAGCGACCAAGAGATTGCTCTCAAGCTTGTCAGTGCTGGTGAAGCAACGCCTGAGCAGGTTTTCTTGGCTTTGAAGGCTGCCAAGGTACTTGACGGCGAAAGTCCTTAGTGATATAGTCACTCGTTATGATTCTGGATCTTGTTCCTGGGGACTTTTTGTCAAACAATGATAAACCAAACTATACCAAGTTTTTGGTATTGGCGCCAATTCAATTGTTTTTTGTCCATACAACAGGGTTTTGGTCATCCTCAGGAAAGACAATTGACTTAATGGAGTTTCGTCACGAATATGGTAAAGTTTTGATAGGGAGATGTACCAGGCACTTGGCTTTGTATCCAGGAATGAAGATCTACCGTGATGGCGAAGTGCTGGACCCATTTAACTCTTCTGGTTCATGAAGCAACTTACAATGCCTCGTGGCAGTCATTCGGGCTCTGACACAATCTCGCATGTCTGCCAGAATGCTCGATTCAAAAGCCACACGTTGATGCCAAGGCGGCAGGAATAGAGTTTCCAGGTTGCCCCTCGTGTTGGATGAGCCGTTAGCAGGACGAACATGTCATCCGGTCGCGTTTGAATATTGAACTGATAACCCTGCTTCAAGGGTGCAATGGTGACCGGATCATGATCTGCACAAGAGTACAGATTCAAAAGTCGGGTGCCAAGTCGGGAAGGAGTTGCCTTAGTTCCCCACTTAACCAAAGTTCCAGGCTTGAGAGTTTTCGGGTCCACACGTACCTCCTACCACCTTCTACGTCAGGAGTCAATCATTTTCTGCAAAGGCAAAAAACACCACAAGCTGAATCAAAGCCCAATGGCACAAAAAACTAACAAGAGTGAGAGGGTAGGGTACCAGGAACCCAATAAAGACCGTAATTAATACCGTTAGTTGCAGAAACGTTTCCAGGGGGAGTCCAATAACTTTCATGAGATAAGTCTAGCACATTCTTTGATGGAGTGCTAGACTTATCTTGTAATGCAACGAGAAGACTATGTTGGACTGTTAAGGATGGGATGTCACACAACCCAAACATCCCGTCAGTGGTTTTTGCCTGACGTTGGCGATTTGTTTTTTACATTTTCTAGAAGTGGCGCAGAAGCACGTCGTGTTCTTGTAACAAAAAAGCCCGTGTTGGTTGATCAACACGAGTCAACCGCTTTCTCTTTGTGGAAACTGGAGGGTCTTGGACTTTTTTCTCTTGACTCTCCAGAGAAGGTCGGGATTGTGTCAGAGTGGATGTTCAACCTAGGTTCGTTCGATAGTTCTGGACATTACCACTATTATATCACTCGTCACCCGTGACAGCTTCCACCAGTAATTCGTCATCAACACACATCCACACAATTTGGTTGGTCTTAACCACAAGGACCTTTACCCACGTCCACAAAGTGGCAGAGCCATTCAATGGCTCGTGATCAAGAACCAAAATATGATTTCCGGCCTTTAAGCCTCTAGTCATGGCACCATCTATGTTGCCAAATTTGTACATTGATTTCTTAAGCTCTGTGTCTTCAACAACCCACAGGTGTCCAACAGATAGAAACATGTTTCCAACAGGAAACAGCTTCTGTGCCTTTTCTTTATTTTCGATCAGCATTATTCCACATCCAATGTAGCAACCAACTGCCACCGTCCATGGCTATTCCAGTAACCATCGAAAATGTTGTTGTGATTGACACTTTCGTCAAACTTTCTGTGAGTGACCATGTCAATGAAGTCAAAGGACGTATACATGCCATCACCAACATGAGCCTTGATGAACATGCAGTTGTTGCCAGAGGGTTGGCCTAGATGATTCAACTTGACATACAAGTTGCCGTAAAGGGAATCAAAATAGGCTTGACGAACCTGCTTAGTGAACTGTGGCTTAAGGGAAACGATATTGTTGGCAATCTGCGCCTGATAAGCGAGATTTTGTTCATACCACTCAAGAGGAACAAGAGAGTTGCCGGGTTTGTTTCTACGACGATTCTTACGTCGCCAAGCTTTGTATGCCTTGCTCATTGGTCTTCTTGGATCTTAGCATTTGTTTCTGGAATTGCAACATTCTTTTCCAGAGGCCAAATCAGTCGTTCCATGTCAGACTGACACAACCAAACTGTGATTCCAAGTCTCAATGAGATAAAAGCAAAAAGTCTTGTCTTAAGGCGACTTCTGAGAGGCTTTTTGAAATCTGTCTCATGTGGACTAATCACTCGGAACGAGTGAACGTTTCCAAGGAAGATCAAAGTATCACTTGTTTCAAGTCTGATTTCGGACTTACGAGTACCAAAATGGGATGTAGCAACCTTTTTGGAAAAATCAACACTTGTGGCAGCAAAGATCCAACCCAAATTGGTGGATTTGAGGGCATATAGCTCGCCGATGATAAGGTGTTTAGGTAGCACTTTGCACCCATTCCAAGCATCCCATCACGATAAACTCCTTGTCAACAAAAACAATTCGTTGGGTCAAGGGCAGGAAGAATTTCACATACCTGCGGGTTTTCTTTTCAGGACGCATGTCGACATGAACCATAAAGGTGTTAGTTGCCCAATATCCTTGTTCGGTCCCATGATAGGTAAACTGAACCCAACAACTACGATCCTTCTTGATTCTGTAGAGTCTCCCCAGTTTCAAGCTTTCCAGTTTCATTGTTATTCTTCAACCCGAGTCATCTGCGTGCCGAAGAGATAGGTTGGCACATAAACCTTCTTTTGTAGACGCAAACAAAACATCAAGCAAAACTCACGCCCAAACTTGAACTTTCTGTTATCCACATACAACAGAAAGTCACCCTTCAAAATCGCTGAGTCATAACTGTTGATGTTGATGACACCTTCCACATATTTCATGTAGTATTCGTCTTTGAGACCAAATCTTGAGCTGTTGATTTCTCCAATCACATGGAACATTTCTCCATACTTCGGATATTCTTCCACGGGCATGCTTTGAAGAGCCAATTTCCTTAGCTGGTACTTGGTTGCCATGTCGGTCTGGACATGATATCATACAAGAATGACCAAGACAACCTCGTGGAATCTTTTTCTTGATGATCTTCGAATTCCACCTGAAATGCATCAACCTTCTCTTGAAAATCCGGCTTTTTGGACCCTTGCGCAGTCCTCACAAGAAGCTATGGATCTGGTTCGGGAAAAGGGCATGCCAGCATTTATGAGTCTTGATCATGACCTCGGAGGTGATGATAAGTCTATGGTCTTCCTAAATTGGCTGGCTTATGAGTACTGGAATGGAGAAGACAACATTCCGCTTTATGTAGTTCACAGTGCAAATCCCGTAGGTGCCGAGAACATTGAGTCATTTATGTTGTCTTGGGTTAGGAGCATGGAATTGTGAAGATTGGTGGACACAGAACCAGCAATAATTGGGACTGTATTGAAGTTGATGTTGGGGATGTTTTTTTGGCACAACGAGAGGATGGTCAAGAAATGTTCATGGTTCTGAGTATCAACGTTGGCTACATGCACCAGCCAGACATAATCGAATGCCTTAACTTAACTCAGAATGTCAAACGCAGATATACGTTTAATCATTGGTACAACCCTAAGATGGTCTGCAAACTTAATGGAGAAAAATGAGCTTATTTGGTGACCTTGTTCCGGTTCTGTCGGTTGGTGACATGATCACGCATCGCAAGGATGATGCGAAGTACGGTCGCCTGTATTTGATTTTGGGACCTGGCAAACACGTCCGGAACACATTTGTTTCGAGATATCACCAGAGGTTTGAATATCCAGTTTATCGATACTTGGTATGGGATATTACCAAGGGCAGAATCCACGATGCAGAAGTTGCACCAAACTCAAACTGGTCCGTCTTTGCAATGTTTAAGGAAAGTGCTACAGTGCTACATCATGTGGAAAACGATTAACATCTATATCCGTGCCGGGTTCATTTCTCTTGGCCTTGGATTGGTCTTGGTACTTTTGCTGCCAGTGTTTGCCTTGTTGGTGATTGGGGATTATCTCTACCCAAGCAAGGACCCTCGCAAGGACTTTTATGACAACGAAGAAGAAGGTTAAACCTGGATACATTTCACCTAAAGAACTAATGGTGGGTGACATTGTGTCAACTTCTGATCCAGCAGAAGACAAGTCACAGTACAAACTTTCTGGCATGTTTCTTGTGTTGCAACGAAATGACTTAGGATTTGCGGATTTTCACCTGGGTGTGCAAATCAAGTACATGCAGTTTCAATCCAACATAAAAACTGAAATCATCTATTCTGATAGTGATGTCAAGCCTCTATATTTAGTGTGTCGGACAGATAAATGATCTATTGCAGCGAAACTGAGAAGTTTGTCAGTCAATTTCCTCTTGTTGAAACTTCAAAGGTTGAGGTTGGTGATATTGTCACTTATCACAATGACGCCTTCAAAGACAGCATGTTCCTGATCCTCAAAATCTTCAAGGGACAAAAGGACCGTTTCACTTTCCATGCGATGGAAGTTCGATGGGGAAAGTCAGGTAAGCTTAATGTTTTCCTGGAACTTGATCCAGAAGCTCGGGGATTTCGACTGGTACAAAAAGCTGGTAGTTGACACCTCCAAGACACATGCTAAGACTAGTGAACAATGACAACGTCAGTAGAACTTAAGTCTGGTGTTGTTTATACCGTGGCATCAGACTTTATCTTTGTGCCATGTAGTGGCGGATATAAAGCCGCTGTGTCGCCTGGACACAAGTTTCTGTTGACAGTACACAGTTACTTGCACGATCCAAAACGTCGCGGGGAATGTTTCCACATGATTGGCGAGGAAACTAGTCATGTTTTTGTTATCGAACGCAAATACTTGGATAGATTGATCGAGGTAGAAAAATGAATTCGTCGCTTCGTAGTACCATCTTTGATATCGCTCTTGGGGCGGGTTTGGTGTTGGGGTTGTATAGCAATCCTTATGCCTGGGCTTGTGTGGTTCTCATGGTCATCATGTCATTGATTAATCCCGTGGTGCCAAAGTCTGTGCAATGTTCGTGCCAGAAAGAAAAGACTCAGGGCTGAAAGAAACGGGCTAATATTTATTTGCTCGTTCTTTCCGTGTGTAGGTTGGCAAAAGAAGTGTATTATCACGATACGCAAATACCCAACCATTACATTTTTGAATGCGATTTTTGCACATACTAACAATAGCTTCATTAGGAATATTACAGGCCCGAGATGCTTCACGAATACCGTTAAATTCCTTTATTTCTTGTGTGGCAATATTGTAACCATGAACAGGTTTCCGTTGATCTTTTTTAATCTTCATCACAACTGGAATTCCAGTCCACCTGTCTGAAACTGCTTTCCTTAGATTATAGCACGATCTCTGATTGTCATAAAAAAGGTTCAACCAGTCCTGTTCTCTCAATTCAAGATTTTCAATACAAGAAATTTCCAAGATTTGGGTACTGAAATGTTCAGTACCTGACTTATTGAAGTCACGTTGTAAAAATATGTTTGGATGCCGATTCCTTCGTAAGTCTCTAAAATGCCTATGCATTCGTGCCTCATATGAACGTGTACTTCCGACATAAAATCGACCATTCAAATTGTTGTTGATAACGTAAACGCAAGAAATCATAGAGTTATTGTTGTTGCACACATGATTTGATGGGTAAAGAAGAAAGAAAGAAGTTGACTTCCTAAGCTCAGGTGCTAAACCAAGGTAATCGGAAAGCGGAACCCCGCTAACAAACAAAAGAAGAAAAGAGGATACAGTAATGAAGATTGGAATGCATGTTTCGGTGATCGAGTCGGGTGCGCGTGGTGTGCTTGTCGGCCTTGAGGGTGAGACGGCTACGGTTCGTCTCCGCAATGAGGACAAGACGCTTTCGGCCAGCGAGAGCACGTATGCGGTGAGTGCACTCAAGGGTGAGAAGGGTCGTCCGGTTCGTCTGGATCGCCTTGCCGCTCAGGATGCCACGGTGACGGCTGAGGCTCCCGCTGCGGAGACGGCTGTCGAGTCGGAGACGTCCACGGATGAGGTTTCGGCTGCCTGATTAGCAGGTTGTCGAACACAAAAAGCAAGAACAAGAAAACAAAAAACGTTGTAATGTTCGTGTAGTCTATACTTTGTAAGCTGCATTTCTTACGGGGGATGTAGAGAACGACGTAGGGTTAGGTGTTGGAAGTGACATCGACGCGAAACGTACTTGTATGATTTGGTGAGGGAAAGCCGCCGTTGATCTGGCTTGACTCTGGGGAGAGACCTCGGCCAATTTTCCAATGTCGAAAAATAAGAAAGAAGCTCATGCTCAGTCTGTTGACATTGAGTCCCTTGTGTCTGATCTAGTTCAAGAACTGGATTATGACATGTGGAAGTCGCTCTTTGACGAGGAGTGCATGGAAGATCCTGAGGCTGCCGCAGAAACGCGTGAGGCACTCTGTGAGATTGTTCGTAAACACTGTTCATAAGTGTTTAGCTCTGGTAACTCCTGGATCCAGCGGGTAAGGAACCGTCCTCTTAAACGACAGTGGGTGATAACCCAATGCAGGTTCGAATCCTGCCAGGAGTCTATGTACAAAATGTTTGAAGACAATTTGGGTTGGGGGTTGGTCATTGTTTTTATTTTGTTTGCATTGTTTGGTGGACTCATGGTTTCCATGATTCAAAGCACTTACACACAGGACTGTCAGGAAATCTGCGATTCCCGTGGCACAGAAATGCGTCGTGTAACTTCGTTCGGATGCCTGTGCGAGAATGGCGAAGTTGTCAACCACTCCTCCAATCGGCGTTAAATGCTTGATCCCAATTATTACCTTGACGCAAGAGTTGGGGACATTTGGGACATTGAAGGCACAGCTTGGCGCATTGTAGTCTTGGTAATAGAACCACTTGACTCAGAAGGTCGTGCCATGTGTCTCAAGTTGAGATTTTGGAATGATGGGAACGATGAAACTCATCGTGGTCCTAGAATATCTGCCACTGCATTTGTTCATGGCCGTAAAAGATCGACCTTGATCGCAAGGATTGACGACGAAAATCCTTGACCAAAATCGAGAGTCTGCTAAGACCTAGTCATGCGAAACAACACGACTCAGGTTATGTGGATCAACCCGCGAGCAAGCCTTACCATCGTCGCCAAGGAAAGCCGTCAGCTTGGTCGGTGCTATCATGGCACGACCTATGAGGTTTCCAGCACCAAGGAAATTTCTCCTGCGACTCTTTACCAGCTTTTTCTCCTGGGCTTTTTCGGAGCCGGTCAGGAATTCAAGGTGGTCAGCTCGGAAGAGCACAAGGATTCGATTGCCCCGTGTGTGGTTGACCTGACAACGAACAAGATGATCGAAGGTGCAGTTGCCACGAATCAGTATTCCGGCAAGCCCTACGAGCCCATGAACATGTCCTATTGGGTTTATCAGGTAGAGCGTCGAACCGACAGTGGTGACTGACCCTGTTGACAACTGTCATTTGCCATGCTAGAAGACTTCTAAGGAGTTCAAGGCATGGCAAATTCAGATTCAGACTCGGGTTCGATTGCAGCATTTCTTGGCAAGGGATTGCTGAAGGTTGTGTTGCATTTCTTGTACACCGTTTACGGTGGTTGGGTTTTGACGATTGCATGGGGTTGGTTCGCTGTGGCATTTTTCCACATGGCACCCATTACGATTCTTGGGGCAATCGCTCTTTCTCTCTTGCGGAGTGTTTTTTTCATGGACATTGCCACCATGCGAGTGGCACTGGCTGTGGACAAGCATCTTAAGTTGGACAACACGACTAAGGGACTTGTTGACTGGATTGGTCAACCTCTTTTGGATACCATGGTTCTGATTGCCTGCATTATGACACACTTTGTCCTCTTCCCCTTGCTCATAGCTTTTGGTCTTTCCTGAGAAGTGCATGACCGAGCCCGAAAACATTGACAAGTCTCTCATTGACGTGGGGGACTTGCTTTGTTTTAAGTCTTTCAGAGACGATTTTTACTTGGTTGTGAAAAACAACGACATGGTTGAAGTTGGCTTTGGGGACGACCTTTATTGTATTGCTTATCATCGAATATTGAATCTTCGTGATTTTCGGTGTGAGCGTATCACAGCGGCAAACTTCGTAGCCAACCCAAACTTTTTTCTTGTAGCAAAAGCCAATCTAGAGTAAGATAAGAAACCATGACCAAGACCAACTATCTATACACCCACGAGGCTCTAAAAGGTCTTTGGGAGCTTTATTGGGACGCACGGATGCCTAACCACATTCCTGGTGCGGAAGTCCCTAAAGAGAACGTGGTGTCTCTAAAAATCAAGACTAACATCGAGCAGGTAACCCGAGCTATGACCGAGGCTCTCAATCAGGTTATCGAGGAAAAAAAGAAGAACAAGAAGGAAGCAAATGACGGATCCGTATCGAGTGAGTCAAAAGCCAGAAACGCCTAAAGTTGAACTTGACCCGAGTCTAAAGCCTTATTTTATTTATCTCGACATTGAGATAGAAAATAAAAAGACCAAGGCAACCACAGCGGCATATCATCCAGAGTACGAAATGGCTCGTGATAAATACGAGGCGTTTCAGTATGTCTTGACAAAGCTCAAGAAGATTCACTCTGTTGTGAAGATTAAGGGATTTATGGTTATAGGGCTTGAGGACTTTGGGTGGTTTGCCCCTAGTTCTGCGTCTTTCTTTCCAGTTCGTCTCATGGCTTTTGGATGTTTTTCCACCCGTGGAATCATCTTGGAACGATTTACTTCTAGTGACAAATATGCCGCACTCAAAAAGATGAGTGATAAACATGAGTTTGGTCATGAAAATGTAGTTATTGTCACGGCAGATGACCTTCGACAGGTGGTCAAGAATGCCATAGAAAATGCCAATTCAGAATAGCATTCCTGTCACACTGGATGGATTCACCGAACACCTGACCAGGAATCCAAGAGTTGGTGACGTTATTTACATGCCTCACCCTAGCGGACGTCCATATGATCCAGGGAGAAGCAAGTTGCTTTTTGTCATCGAAGTAAAAGCGACAAAAGAAAATCAAAACACGAAACTGGATCCCCTGCATGTTCGAGTGATAAACTTGTTCACCATGGAAAAGTTTGGCATGTGGATATCGGATTTTGAATATTATCGTCTGATTGCTGAGTTAGAACTTGAAAGATAGTCCTTGACGCCATCTTGAAATCTGGTAAGATACTCCTATGCAAACGCTCAAGCTTGAAGAGAAGGTCATCAACGTGGTCGACTACAACGATCTCGATGATTTCATCAGTTTTCACTACGGAGTCCCTTTCGAGGTTGTTGCCGACCAGGAAATGAACAACTATTCTTCCAAGCTGATCAAGGTCGAGAAGGAAAACCTTGATCAGTGGCAACAGGAAGATTTGAATTACCTCAAGGAATCGGGGGACTATAAGGGTGGGTCACTTCGTACACTTTTGGCAGATCTGTGCAACCGTGGACACCTCGCACCCGGAAACTACCTGATTCAGGTGTTCTGGTGACCTGAGTGGGACCAGGAGAAAAAGCAAGGATTCGTGTAAGAGGTGGTCAAGTTCCAGAACTTGGTGACCTCATTTACATTGAAGAGAACTTTGTTGACTCCTTGTCGATTTATGGCATAGTGTGTAGCGAACCAGTACCGATTAGTTTTATTGGACCACCATCCAAAAAATTGCAAACAGAGGTTTTTAACCTTTTTACGCAACAAAAAGAACGGTTTCTATTCACGACAGACACCTATGGTTCTTGTTTAGTTCAAACATATGAAAGCAAAGAACGGACTTGAGGTAGAGATTGGGGACTTGTGGTCTTGGAAAATGGCGCCACTCAACGACAAAACAGATAACATCTTTCTTATTTTGAACGCAGAAATCGAAACACTTAAAGTAGATGGCGTTACACACGAACAAATAGTTTTCGAGGCATTTTGTTTTGAATACCACAAACGACGAAGGTTTCTGTTTCGAAACGATGCTAGATTTTACACTCTCATTTCAAGGTTAGACAATGGTAAAGACGGTTAATGGACTTGAGGTTGAACTTGGTGACCTTTGGTCATTTAGAACCGTAGACGAAGAAGACAAGTTGATTATGATTATCAGACTTGCCAAACTTCCAGGTGGAGATTCATCATTTCAGGTTCTCGACATGTCAACCAATGAAATCAAGAACTTTGGTTTTGCTCTGTTGCCTTGGAGATATGCCCTTATTTCGAGAACTTGACATCTGATTTTAAGTGCGCTAACCTCTGGGTTCCCTATGAGTCCAGCAGAAATTGCCTTAGTCATGATGTTGACCCGTGTGTGTATTTCGGAAGGCGGGTTCGATGGTCATAAAGAGTGTGCAGTAATTGTACATGCCTTGACCGAACAAGCTGCCGAAAGAGGAATACCTCTCAGAACACAGGTTTGTTTATATGCTCCAAATTCTTGCCTGAGACACCGAACCGATGCACGAAGGTGGATCAATGACCTTGATCCAGAACGACGTTCTAGGCCCTCAGGATTTCCTAGAATGCTTTCTTGGACCACATACCGTCCGATGGTGGCTGCCATGTATGTGACAGCTTACAGGGCTTATACGGGCGCCATTGCAAGTCCATGTCCAGGAGCATTTCACTGGGGTGCCTCCTGGTGTCGTTCTTGTAGAGTCCGAATGCGAGAAGCAGGATTTCAGAGAATTCAGTGTGAAGGCGTAGGAAATCACTGGTGGGGACACCCTCAGGATTTTAGAAAACCTGAGCCAGAGACATTTGACCCCGTAGCATTTTGTGCTATCTCTTATTCATGGATGCCACCGAGCCAGTAGAACACTGCCGAATCTGTCGTCACCCATTCAAGGATTTTGGATGGGGCAAACAGTCGTTGTGTTTTGGATTTGCCTGTTCTCGGTGTGTGAACAGGGCTTGTCGACTTGTTCGACGTCATAATCGTCGTGCACGGCTTGCGGACGTGAAGGGAAAGATTTTTGCTTTTGACTGGTTGTCGATCTTGTTTGCGCATGCATTCAAGTGTGCTACATGTCAAAAGGAAAAGGAGTTGACTCTTGATCACATTCGACCACTGTCGACAGGCGGCCAAAATTTGTCATGGAATATTCAGCCTCTATGCCTCTGCTGTCATGGCGAGAAGGACAATATCCGAAAGCGAGTTTGAGGCGATATTCTATCCGGTAGGACGAACTTACCGGATTAGTCCTAAGTCTCTTGCGTCAACCTATTTTCATGGTTGGCCTACGGCAGAGTCACTTTTCAGTGAACTTGACGACCATTCTCAGCACTTTAACGTGAGAGCTGAGAAGGTGACATTTAAGTCTGGCGATCTTTTGTTATTGCTTGGACATGAAAAGCGTATCCAACCAGATGGTTGGCCCATGGTTATTTGGCACGTGTTTCACCTGGGTCTACAGAAAAACATGTGGATTCTTGAAAACATTGAGCCACTTGAGCCAACTCTGCTTGATAAAATCCGACAGGCAACAGACAATGACTATTCGTTTCCTTGAGGGTTGCATCCCTTTAGAAACCTAGTATAGTGTGTGGGTATGTCCACAAAAAGATCCCGCAAGCTACAAATTGGTGACTTCATCAAGTTTGATCCAAATGCTGTCGTGAAGAAGTTTCACAAGCATCCGATGGACGTGATGCACTACCTTGAAGACATTAACAACCCCAAGTTGGTTTACACTGACTCAGAAAATATTTTTCCTGAGGTTGAGCAGAACTATCTCATTTCAGATGCCCGAGACTACTTTGACCGTTTCGGTTATCGTACACGGGTCTGTAAGGTCGTAGGACTGGTCGATTCCTTGGATGGGTGGATGCCTGCTGCGAGTCTAAAGCTCGTGTATGAAGGCTCTGAGGACCCACAATGAGCAAACCTCGGTCAGGTCACATTGGACCTGTTGGATATCTTTGGATTCCATACGATCCAGAGTATCACCAGTCACGATTGCAGTGGGCATTTTATCCCGAGTGTGACTCTGACTGGTGGTGGGTTCGGGTGCTTGGAGTAGAATTCTGTGTCGAACGCAAGCACTAAAATGGAGTCAGATTTAGAAATTGGTGCCTTGTATAGGTGGAAACGAACACCTAAAACCTGGAATTCTTGGGAAATAACAAGTGTTATTTTTGAAGGTTCAACCACTCAACGATTTATGTTTCTTAAGGATATCCAGCGTCCCAGCACATATCCACACAGTCTTCCTTACCTACCTCGTTACAAGTTTTGGTTTCTTGATCAAAATAAACTTGTAGAATTCGATCAAAGAGATATAGCAAGATTGGAAATGGTAAAGTGACACTGCCTGACACAATTGGTGAAATCTACAAGTGGAAACCTTCTACCGTCAGATTGACATATTGGGATGCATGGGTAGGAAGCACAGACAGAAATACTGACCAACCGCCAGTTTCTGCTTATGGTTACTACAAGAGAGTCGATCTCAAGGATCAATTTTTGCTCACAGACATTGTTTCCTGTCAAAACATTTTCTCAGACTCTCGTGACTTGTTTGTTTTCCTTGATGTGCTAAGAAACACCAAGGTCCGAATGTTTCCCATGGACGCAGAAGGGTTGATGTTGGCATATGACCAAAAAGAAGACACTCAGACAACGGATTCGTCAACTCGACAAGATTCTGGCGAAATGGCACTTCAAGACGTCAAGGGTGACGTTTCGGGTGGGTGATGTTTGGGAAGTGAGTCCAGATGCCACTGTCAATTTTGATGTGGCAAACACTGATGAACAGCGTGATATTATTCAGTGGTGGGCAACACCCTTTCCTCCCAAAAGCGCTTTTTTGCTGCTTGCCAAGTCTTCTAGAGAAATGAGAAGGCAGAATGGAATCAACACAGACAGATTTACTTTCTTTGCATTGGAGCTGAAATCTCAGATGAAGTACGAAATTGTTTTCTCTCGTAAGGATGTGACAGACAAAGTCATCCGTCGGATTTCTTCCTTGCCTATCTAACCAATATCTGCTAAAGTTCCCTTATATGGAGTGCAACTTCTATAAAATGTGCGAGAAGGTTCGTGCAGATCTCGTTGAGATTTACACGGGAAATCCTTTTCCTGTAAAAGGCATGGAAAACTCCCTGATGCTCCTGAACAATGGGCGTTGGCGTTTTTTCGATGAGCAGTTTGGTGGTGCGTGTGGTGTTGGCGCCTACATGTTGACCATTCTTGCACGACGACACAATCAGACATTGGTGCTTGCTGGACACCAGGCTCACTTTTGGTGTCAGACACCAGAAGGAACTATCGTTGACCCAACCTATGAGCAGTTTGACCCTCGTAGGCCAATTCACGTTGGTGCACCTTTGAAGTGGCATCATGGTTCTGAGGTTGACACTCGTGCCAAGGAAATTCTCAAAAGGTATCCTGAGACACAAAATCCGTTTTCACGATATCATCGCCGGACACTTGAACGATGGATGAATACGCTGTAAAGTTTGCTGTTGGAAATATTCTTGTGTGGCATAATGTGCCATGTTATCTAATTTTAAGCGTAATGTTGCAGGATCCTATGAATTTGGGCTTTACCTGCAAAGTGTTAAATTTAAGAACACAAAAGAAAATACACAAAATTACAATTGTACCAGAAGCTTGGGAAGTTTGGAAACCAGATGACAAATAACTTAGAGACCTCTGACGTTCCAGAAGAAGAGGAACTTTCAGAAGAAGAAAAAGAACTACGCAAGATTGCTGCAACCCTGTACAGCATTCGACTTGACTCGCTTGCTCCCGTCAAGGACATAACGCCTGTTGGTTATAGAGTTATGTCACAACGTGGGTCAGACAAGTCAGGAATCTATCTCAGTCGTTCTGCGGTTTTTATCTCTCTTGATGCATTTGAGATTTCTGGTGAGGTTATCACGGTCCACAATCTTGCCAAGTTTTCTTATGTGTATCTCAAGTCTGACCAAGATGGCAAGGAAATCATGGTTGAAGTTCCTTCCCTTCAAGGATATCGAATCAGAAACGGAAGCCACTACTCAGGACGTGCAAATAGGTTGTGGGTTGAAGGAGACGCACAACCCGGTGGTTTTATTCAAGTCCGATGACAGCTCGGTCTAAATTCGCCCAAGGTGACATAATCAAGTGGATAGACAAAGATCCACCTGACTATGAGTGTTGGCCTCATTTTGACTTTATTGCAAGGAATGATCAGTTTCTCATCCTCTTTTTTCACTCATACCCTGCCAAACAGTTCAACCAATATAAGGTGCTTGACCTAACACGGAACAAAATCATTTGGTTAGATCAGGACATGGTAGAGTGTAAATCCTGGATGAAGCGAACAATGAAAGTCTCAAAATAGACCTTGCATCCCTCAGGCATTTTGCTATAGTATCCTCAGAGGTTGAGACATGAGCACCAAGGATTTCCGAATCGTTTACATTGTTTGGTACCAGGCTGGTGGGATCGACGGACGGAGCACCGAGCCTCGGTCGATTGCACTCGCTACCTTTGACGAAAAGGAAGCGGAGATCAAGGCAAAGGCTGGTTGGTGTGAAGAGGAAGTCGAGGTGCGTGCAGTGGACATGCACGATGCCAAGAACAACGCACTTCGGAAGCTTTCGCCCCTTGACAAGCTTGCTCTTGGCCTTGGTACGCCTCCTGCAAAGGAAGAGCAGACCAATCGGTCACCCGACAAGTTCAACAACCCTCCCCGTTGGTAAACATTTTCCTTGCACACAACGCGCATTCTGTTAGAATGTTCTTTGTCAAAGGGAGCTAGATATGGCCTACAAGATTGCAACGCTTGTTCTCAAGTCCAAGAACGTCAAGATCGGTGAGGTTTCTGCAACCTACGCCAGCATTGACGGGTCGTGTCCCTCGGATTGCATGCACAAGGGTGCGGGTTGTTATGCTCAGGCTGGCAACGTGGGAATCCACGTGTCACGCATGAATGCAACCAATAACGTGCGTACCCGTCAGGATGCTCGTGAGGTTGCTCGTGAGGTTGCTCGTGAGGAAGCACGTCAGATCAAGGCTGCAATCGCCAGCGGAGACGACACGCGCCCCTTGCGAGTGCATGTTTCTGGTGATTGTCGTACGCCTTCCGCAGCACGTGAGATTGCAACGGCAGTGGAAAATTGGAAGGCTCCCGTGTGGGGCTACACTCACGCGTGGAAGAAAGTCTCACGTCAGGATTGGGGACGTGCTAGCGTTCTTGCCTCGGTGGATTCTGCGGAAGACCTTCCCCTGGCATTTTCTCGTGGGTATGCGCCTGCTATCGTGGTAGAGAAGCACCCAGAGAATGGCAAGGCTTTCCTTCGTGAGGATGGTGTCAAGGTTATTCCTTGCCCTGCACAAACCCGTGAGGACGTGACGTGTGTCAAGTGTGGTCTGTGCATGAATGCCGACAAGCTTCATGGCATGAACGCTGCTATCTCGTTCGCGGCTCATGGAGTTTCCAAGCGAAAGTTGACCGTTATCAAGTAACGTGCTAGGGTGTTCCCGTATGTCACGAAATAAATACGGGAACGCTCTCTCGCTTGCTGAGGCATGCGTTTTGACTGTTGGTGATAAGGTTTGGTATCAGTACGTGAAAAACGGAAATGTTCGGATTTCCGAGGAAGTTCTCGTAAACTACAACGACGGCAGAAATATCCTGTTTGACAACGGATATGACTTCGAACTTGGTAGAGCCCTGAGAACCTCCGGAGATCTCACTCTCATTCCAGCGAGAGTGGAATGTCATCCTGGTGAGTGTACTTTGTTTCACTTGACCAAGGTGTGACTCCAAGTTATCAGGTGGACAACATTTGTACAGGTTGATACACTATGTGAATGGCATTTTACGGTCCACCGACTTCCTATCCGCGGATTTATCCACACTTACCTGTTGTTAGTACTACAAGCGAATATTTGTCCACAGTTTGGATTAAGAGAAAAATTTGCAAGAGGAAAAAGCCCAAGTATATCTCAAAGCACGAAAAAGTTTGTCCGTTTTTGGTAGGGCAGATTATTTTCAACAAGAAACGTCCAACGATTCGCAGACTTGTTATTGGTGAGCCAAGACTCATTAACAAGACCGTGTGGAGTCGTCATAGAACCTGTTGGGAAATTCCAGTGTTGAATATTCGCAAGAGTGCGAATAACGGGAAAAAATCTATGTTGGTGATTGAACTAACACGGATTAAGAACTTTGAGATTTTCTCAGACTCTGAGGTTGCCTCTGTTTTGGAGTGTGCTAATATCGAGTAACTCCACAACAGGTTGAGGTCACTCATGGGTTGTCTGAATTCGCAGGGTCAATTCTCTCACTGGTTTGCAAATATACACCTGAGTGGGGCTTGTAATCGATCCTGTTACTTCTGTATCGGGCAACACATGCCCGGTCTTGACCCGATCAACAACCTGGACACTTGGCCTTTGCCAGGCATGGACGAGTTTTTGACGAAGTGTCGAGAGCAGGGCGTTAAGGAAATTAACCTGACTGGCTCTGACACCGATCCCTTGCTCTATCGTCATCTTCCTGAGTTGACGGCATTTCTCCGAAAGGAGATTCCTGGTGCCATCCTCGGAATCCGGACGAACGGGGTTTTGGAAGAGCGGCACCCTGACTTGATTGACCTGTTTGACAAGGGAAGCATTTCTGTCACTTCCTTTGACTCGGCAATCTACAAGAAGACCATGGGTCATGGAAGCCCGCCAGACGTCGCAGGATTTCGTCAGAGGCATCCGGGGTTCCGGGTGAAGGGGAACGTGGTCCTATGTCCTGAGACCGTCACAAAGAATTCTAATGGCTTCTGTGACCTTGATGCGACCTTGAAATACTTCGCTTCCAATGGATTTGAGAAGGTCAACATCCGTGAGCCTTACGGGCAGACTCATATTGGTGATCCGCTCAAGGGATCTCAGTTTGAGCAGATTGGTACGATCTATGCCATGCCGATTTACAATGTCTATGGCATGCAGGTTACCTATTGGGATGTTCACTACGTGGAGGTTGAATCTGTCAATCTCTATGCCAACGCCAACGTGTCTGTGACTTATCCAGTCACACTTGGACATGACCCTGTTCTTGGCACGGTGTTTGACCAGAGCAAGTTCTTGCAGGGTCGTCAGCATGAACAGTGGAAAAACAAGCGAAAGCTTTCGGTGGTGAGGTAAATGGCCAAAAAGAAACTGAAAGTTGGCGACCTTGTCTACATCAACAACACGAGATATGGGTCAATTCGTGCCATGGAGTGTGATGTAAATTCCATAACAAAATCAAGTTTCGTTTATGTCCACTACGGAATGTTTTTGATTTTGGATACAGAGTCCTTACCACCTGGTTACTTTTCGAAAACCTCAATGTGGCTTGAGGCTCTAGACTTGAGAAACAACACCAAGATTTTTTTGAACACGGATGACATCATGAAATATGTGGAGAATTTTCCTGACCCATAAGGTGGCATGTTGTTTGTTGTGTGCTAAAGTAATCCTATGCCTCTTTTCTATAGAAACAGTTTAACTCAGTTGAGTCTGCCATTTCCTGAGTCGGAACGTGTGTTGATTAAAGGCTACAACCAAGCATTTTTATTTGACCTGGTTGAGTCAGACACGTGGATTGCAACCAAGACCGTTTTATTTCTAACAGAAACCACTGATTCTGATGGTTCGCCTTATGGTCCAGAAGTGGTTGTTCTTCAAGAAACTTGGACACAAGGTGCATTCTATGTGAATGGCAAAATCCAAGCATATACTACCACTGTCAATGAAGCCATAAGAAAATACATGATTGGCGTTTTTTCCTATGAGCGAAATCAGCACGGATGGCTGTGGGCTGGTGACTTTAAGGCAAAGTTAGAACAATGACTGACATATGGAGCGACAATCCACCTTTGGCAAAGGTTATGCCAGCAGGCACCTTAATCATGCGAACAGGTGAATATGGCAAAGATATCTCATCGACATTTGCATTTATTGCCTTACAGCGTTTTGTTACGCCATCTTGTCGTGAGTATAATCAAGAGAAACCTGGGTTTCTCACTGGTGTGTGGGCTTGTGTCTACGACATAGAACAACAACGTGTGCGAGACATTATGATCGATTTTTCGACTTCTTGGAAATATACTTTCCAAGAACCGTAGACCCTTGCATTCATGTGAAAAGGTGCTAAAACACCACTATGACCACATCACAGAAGTCGCTAGAGGATGACATTCAGATTCTTGGTGGACTTGCAGAAGTTCACATGACTGCCACGACCAAGGAAGACTTTCAGCTTTGTCAGCGTGTTCGGGCCACGATCACGTGCTACATGCTGAATCGTCCAGGCTGGATCAAGATTGAATCTGGCTTGAACCTTTCCACGTCCATGACGTGACAATGGAAAACAAATTTCCATTTGAGGTTGGAGATCTCATTGGCTTCAAGCCAAACATGCAGCCAGGAAAAATGGTGCCAGATTGGCTTGGACTGGTTTTGACAGCAACAAAACCATATCGCTCATCCTTAGACGACATGGAGGATGAGGATGGCATGTTAGTACGATATAAGATTTTCTGTTTTCAAACAGAAAACGTGACCTCCTGGTACCATTATGAAGATGACATGCCTCGTTGGTACTTGGTTGCCTCACCCATCGAAAATCTTGTGAGACATGACTGAACGAACAAAACCTTTTGGTGTTGGTGACATTGTTGGCAACATGTGGATTGAACCACCAGAGTTGGTCTTGGTTGTTGAGGTTAGAGTTGCTAAGTCATTTTTTGAGTATGACGTGATTTACCTAGACAAGAAACAGGGTGGACATTCGACTTGGGCAGAACTTTCTGACTTTGATCCCATGTTTAAGCTTTTTTATGAGGCAGATTAAATGTTAAAGCCTCGTACAAAGCCCTTTAAGGCAGGAGACGTTATCGAGTGGAGGTGGGAACAGAGTTGGTCCCGAGTTTTGGTCCTTGATGTAACCTATGAGAAACAAGTAGCTAATCCTATATGGGTTTATTCTGTTTTGCATCTCAGCGACTCAAATCCACATTGTATTTATTTGCAGACCAAGTCTATTTGGCATGAAAATGAATTTCCGTTTGCGCAAAACATCAACCTGGTGTATAGTGTTGAAGAATGATAAGAAGGCATCCATTTAAGGTTGGCGACCTAGTCAAGTTCAAGGTTGACAATGACGACTTCATTACAGCCCTTGTTGTCGACGTGAACGTCAGAAGTACCAAAAATATGGGCTTTCACTATTTCTACGATATTGTCCACATTGGTGGAAGCACTCATGGAAGCAAGGGCATTTGGAATGAGTGTCCAGGTTTTGGAATAACGTTTTCAAATGACTTTATCCTGGTGTCATCATGCAAGACAACTTGAAGTTTGTGCCATTCAAGGTTGGTGACATTGTCGAGCGTGACCTAGAAGGTGCTCCGAAGCGACTAGGATTAATTTTAGATATTTGGCCTTTTAGAACCAACACCACTGAAAGACAGTGTTTGCTTTACAAAGTGTGTCTTTTGGATGTGGCTATGTGGCGAATAGTCTCTTGGCAACATGAAAATTTGCCAAGATGGCCAAATATTCACTACAGGCTTATTTGTGGAACTGACACATGAGAAAGACTTTCGAGATTGGTGATGTGGTCGAACGAACCTTTCGAGGCAATGTTCGTACCACATACACTGGTTTGATTTTGGATGTGACAAACACCAAAACAAACAAGTTATATACGGTTTTTGTTTTTGGTGCTAATCAGAAAGTCACCTGGATCCACGACTTGATGTATCGTGATACAACAGTCACCTACAAACTCTGTTCTGAGGATTCCGAAAAAGAAGACAAAGAAACCGTTTGACAAGTTCCTGAATGGTGCTAAAACAAAATGGTGATGAGGAGGTGACAATCAAGTCGCCCTCAAACAAATAGAGAAAAAGACAATGAAGATCGGTATGATGGTTGAGACGGCTCGTTCGTGTGGCGCTCTTGGTGAGCGTGGTGGTGTGGATCTCGGCGCGGAGACGACGGGCAAGCTGCTCGGCATTCGCGGAGATCACTGCAAGTTGGAGCTTGCGGATGGCAAGGTCGTTTACCTTGCGACCGAATATCTGAAGTGGCGTTGAGCCCAAAAAGACGTTCTCACGTTCGATTCGGCGCTGTTGTGGCGTTTAGGGTTGACAGCGTGAGTTGATCACCTGGAAGGGTGGCAGGAGAAATCTTGCCACCTTTTCTTTTTTGTTCTTCTCCTGGGATTTTTAACCAGGTTGCACTAAAATCTAAAGGGTGATAGTCTTAGGTATCATGGAAACTCTACTGGTTGTCTCTGGCTGGTCTTGCCTCGTGACTGGTTTCTTTCTGTTTGTGCCGCTCATGATCCTTGGATCCAAGGCAGGTTACAGTATCGGTGCAGCCATTGGTGGAAGTCTTGGAAGATTTTTTAGGTCCTTTGTTGAATGACTAAATCACCCTTTGCTAAGGTTCAGGCAGGAGACATGATCCAGACAACAAAGTTTGGGGCATGGACTTTTTTGAAGAGAAACGACTACAGGAAGAATTCCCGAGATTGGAATCACTGTGAAGGGTGGTTTTTGGTTATTGAAACAAGAACCTGGAAAATCAGTGACGAGCATCCTTGGATTTTAACCTTAGATCTTTGGTCACCCAAGGAAAATTACTGGTGTGACATTAGAGTGTACTTATATCAAGAAGATATTCCAAAGGATGTTGAAAGTCAATTGGAGATGGTTGAAGTTAATGAACTCAACAACCCAAAATTGCTGACACATATACCTTGTGTCTCTGAGACAAAATAAAGGAAAACAAAATGAACGTTATTCAAGTAGTTATGGGCGATTGGTCACAGGATGGTCACAACCACACAGAAACTGTGGTCATTATGAGCGACCACACCGCAAAGCAAATGGAAAAGGCATATAAGGCAGGTGTCAAAAAGTGCAAGTTTGACATTTCTTCATTCTGTGAGGAATATGAAGACAACACCATTTCCAATAAAATGTTTCTTTATTTTTTCAATTGGGGTGTGGAGATGGAAGAAAACTACGACGAAGATGCCGACCATCAGCCAATTGGTTATTCTGACTTTGCCAACATTTACTTGAAGACGTGCGAAATTGGAGATCCGACATTTAAGTACGTGAGAGTTGACTCCAATGCTTCTTCGGTCAATATTGGCGGATATGGGTTGTTTTCGAATTGAAAGTAAATTTGATACAACGCCAAACCAATCTAGATACTACTGCTTAGAGCATCCACATTTGCTCTAGAAAGTAGTTAAAGTGAGAAAATACGAATACAAAATCGAGTCTTTTACAAGTAATATGTACCAGCCTACATATCTGGAAAATCATCTCAATAAACTTGGAGAAGACGGTTGGAAACTGATCGATAAAGACAAAGAGGTTATCATCCTCAGGCGTCGTAAACAGGCTTAATTAACTTGACATGTTTTGGATTTACGCGCTTCTTGATGAAAAAGGTTTTCCTAGATATGTTGGAAAAACCTATGACTTGAAAGAACGACTGAGAAATCATCTCAAAGAGAAAGGTCGTTGTCATCGAATCTGTTGGCTTAAATCTATGAAATCTAAGGGACTCAATCCCACATTGATTGCATTGGATTCTAAGCCAACAGAGCAAGAAGCTTTGGATGAAGAAGTTTTTTTGATATCTTATTTTCGTTATTTGGGTGCTGATTTAACCAACGGAACAGATGGTGGTGAAGGAATCTCTGGACACAAACATTCCTTAGAAACAAGAAACAAAATGTCCAAAAGTCGGATAGGACATATAACTTCACCTGAAACTCGACGTAAGTTGTCTGAATCAAACAAAGGTAAACCACATAAAGGTGGATGGCATCATAATGAAACAAGTAAGAAAAAAATAACAGGTAGAAAACCAAGGCAAATTCAAGACTCGCATGGAAAAGTCTTTGCGTCTGTTCGTGAAGCTGCTAAAGTGTTTGGTGTAAGCATCGATCAAATCAAATATGCCCTTCAAAAGGGCACTCCCACCCACAAAGTACCAAGGTTACATTATGTTGAAGGTTCAAGAATATCTACTGACGCACACATTGAACGATTTAGCTCGTGAACATGGCGTCTATTCTCGCTTCAGCACGAAAAATCCTTTGAAGTGGTCTCTAAATTACGACCAGATCGAAGCGAAGGATGCAGATCCGATCGCTCAGGAGTGTCGTGGTCTGGTTCTTGCGACGGAAGAGCCGTTGGCAGACATGGATCCGACGCTTGGCGCAATGGGCGTTACGGTTGGCGAGACGAAGATTCGTGGTCTTCCCATGGGACGGTTTTTCAACTACGGCCAGGGCTCTGCCGCTACGGTTGACCTGGATTCGCCTGACACGCGCTTCTGTGAGAAGCTCGACGGAACCCTGTGCATCATGTATTGGGATCGTCACCTTGGAGAGTGGTCCATTGCCACGCGATCTGTTCCAGACGCTGACCTTCCTATGGATGGTTTTGGCAATCAGACGTTCACGGATCTCTTCTGGAAGGCTTTTAAGGCTTCTGGTGGAATGATTTCGCAGTTGGACTATGCACGTGGGTGGCATACCTTCTGTTTCGAGCTTTGCACGCCCGATAACCAGATTGTGGTCAAGTACCCGGACTACAAGGTTTATCTCCTGGCTGCTCGTGAGAACGAGACCGGAATCAACATGGATCCTCAGCCTTGGGCGGTCCAGATGTCGGTGGAGTGTGCTCCGACGTATCGTTTCGGCTCCACGGACGAAATGCTGAATTTCGTTTCCTCGCGAAATCCCTTGGCTCACGAGGGAATCGTCGTTGTTGACAAGGACTTCAATCGAGTCAAGGTCAAGAATGCGGGATATCTCGCTTACAACAAGATCAAGGACTCTGTTGCAAAGTCTCCTCGTGCGGTAATGGAGATCGTTCTTCTTGGCAAGGAAGACGACGTTATGCCGCTCGTTCCCGAGCATGTGCAGAAGGTCATCCTTGACACCAAGGATCGCCTGGCGGCATTTTTGCGAGTCACGGACGAGGAATACACGGCTTGCTATCACACGGACCGTAAGACGTTTGCTCTTGCCATTCAGGCGGGTTCTGGTAACATGGGACCACAGATGGCACGATGGTCGGGAAAGTGTGCTTCTACCAAGGACTGGATCTTCTCTCAGCGGAAGGATGGAAATTGGTCAGATGGGTTCCTTGACTCGCTTATGCGTATGTGTAAGGAATAATGGGAACAGACTGGCGGATTGAGGTAGTCCCTGGTGCTCATCCAGAGCATGTCGGGGACTATTTTCAATTGACAGCATATCGCGTGAATCTCATGTGGCTTCCCAAAAACACCCTATCTGCCTTAAATGAAACATGGAGGGTTTCTGACATAGCCCTTTATCTAGGAAACAATGAGTTTCTGGTTAATGGAGAAAGGCTTGTTATGTTTAATGACCTTCATCTTGATTGGAATTTCTACTTGACGCCAGCAAAGATCCTACCGAAGGACGACTGAAAATGTCACAGGATTTGAATCAAACACGTCCAATTGGCGGACATGCTGATAAAATCGGTGAGCTTTTTGTCATGTGTGTGGATCGTCCAGGTCCAATAAGGTGGAATTCCTCAGACTTGTTAGATGATGCCTGGTATCCTGAGGATGTTGTCATGTATCTTGGTGACAACATGTTTTGGTGGATTAAAGGAAATTACTTGCGCGAAGTTTATTCTAAGCTAGAACCTTGGGACGACTGGTTTAGTCCTTGGAAGCCCACATGCACAACTTCACAAAAGTCAGGATGAACAAAAAGGCCAAGAAGATCTGGGACCAACGGATTGGAAGCCTCTTTGTTTTCAACAAAGAGGGCTACAAATATCCTCGATGGGACCTTGAGCCTATCGTTCCTATCGAGTCAAGAAGTTCAACTCTAAAAAAATCCTCGGTGGATCATTGGGGATTTATTTTGTATCTTGGTGAAGACCTGTTTTTCTCTTATGGGCTTAACCACAAGATTAGGATGATGAGTGACATGTTTGAGTGGGATGGTTGGCTCAAGTCTGTCGATCAGGAGTAAGACAATGGGAGCTTGGGGAACAGAACCAAAAGATAATGACGAGTCAGCCGACTTGTTTTACGAGATTGAGACCACGTGGGATGCTTGTGGTCTTGAAATTGCTACTCGTAATCTTCATGGACAACTCAAGACCACCGAAACGAATTATTCGGATGGCACACAACGCAAGTTTGAACTACTTGGAATGACTCAGTTGTTTTTCGACAAACTTGAAGAAGGTTACGAAGGATCTCTTACCTACGACAACCTGTGGAAAGATGAACTGATTCCTGACATTTTGTGGACATGTCATCAATATGCCCAGGATTGCCTAAACGACACACCCTGGCAAAAGCAGTGGATGGAAACACAAAAACTGGTGGACAATCTTCATCTCTTCAAAAAGAACACCCTGGAACTTGTCAAGAAAACATTGTGAGCATTGACAACATTTAATGGACATGATAGACTTGTTATCTTAATGGAGAAAAATAGTGAAGATCATTATTCGTGAGTCGGATTTTTCAACTGGAACTTCAAAGAGTGTTGCTGGTCAGGCGGTTCGTTATGCTGTCATTGACCTTATGAACTCTCATCAGCTTGACAGATTTTTCCGTGCCAAGCGAGTGTGGTGGGATTCTTCCAAAGTAGTCAACAAGAATATCTTGTCTGGCCTTGTGTTTGAGGAGTGACATATGAGAGTACTTGCCAAAAACTATGCCATTTTTGAGCGTGACAAGAGAAAGAAAACCGCTCCAAAACGCATCCATAACTCGATGCTTCCAGCCGGATCTCCGATGTATTTCTATTGTCTGTCATGCAATCACCTCTGTGATGTTTTGCCAGAATCCTACACCTGTCGCCCAAAGAACTATTGTGAAGAGTGTCAGCCTTTGGTAGACAAAGGTTGGATTCGATGAAGAATGTGCCAGAAATTGGCGACGTCTACTTAAACGAAGCACAGTTGCCCCAATATGGCAACACCATTCTGATTTTAGACATAATGCTTAATCAAACAATTTTGTGGTTTCAGGTATACGAGTTAGACAGACAAAAAAAGGCTATGAGGTCAGAATATGAAATCTCCTCATATTACAAAAAGGTAACAGAAACATGACAAATCCATTCGCTCCGCACACCAAGTTTATCATCGAAGGCACCCAACAGGAGCTTGAGACGCTTCACAAGGCTCTCAGTGCCGTTCTGAGTGACCCAAATAATGGTCAGGCTCAGGTCATCACAGACAAGTTCAACGTGATTTTCCGCAAGGATGACTCAAGCGGAACCCAAGGTGGCTTGGATGAAGTTGACGACGGCAACTGAATCTGCTAATCTTCAAGAATGCAACTAACCCTTGAAGACCTCAAAGACTTGAAAAGTGCTGATGACTTCAAAGAATGGGGTTGGCTAATTTTTAATCGTGGTGGTCAAGTTAAAATCCTTGAACCAGGAAGTCAGCCGCTAAAACTCAGCGAAGCATATAAAGCCACTGTCATGTTGCGTTGGCATTGGGATGCCGATGACATGTGGGTTTTCAAGAATATGTGGGGCGAAACTGGAGTTTGGGTTTCACAAACCACCATTAGTCAAAGACCAAATCATGACAACCTTGGTTGATCTCACACCTTTGGATGAGCCTTTGGTTCATGGCGACTTGTTGCAACATCGTCTCAATGAACGATATTATGTTGTCATTCTTGGTCCAGGAAAAGACTGGCATGTCGAGGATGACGAAAGATTGCGTCAAACCAAACTTGAGATAAAGCAAGGAAAAACCTGGAATATCTTCATGATGATCGATGAAGGTTTCAGGTCTAACATGTGTGAGGAAGCTATTCGACTTGACTTCCAAAAGGTGCTATTGGAAGAGAAATAACCCATGTCAATCCCTAACAGTTATGTTTTTTGTCCTGGTGATACTTGCATTAGGTTTCTTGATGATGGCCGTGTTTATGACACCTATTTGTTGCTTGAACACAATAATCACAATGATTGGAAGGTTCTACAACTTTCTGACAATAAAATATTGGGCTTGTCAAGACTCTATTGTAAAACGTATTGGTTTCTTCTTGACGACCCTATGGTTGTAGAGTATCTTACACAGAGTTTCCCAAAGGAAGAGAAATAATCATGAGTAAAAAGACGAAGGCAAAGGCGAAGGACAAGCGTGCAGCAGAGAAGCGCTCGCGGAAGGCGAGTCAGAAGGCTCAGTATCAGGCATGGGCAGCGGCTGGTGTGACGAAGGGCAGCAAGCGTCAGCGAAGCAAGAAGGCTTCTGACTACAAGCTCTTGAATCCCCGCAAGAAGGGTCGTACGAGGATTCCGTTCCCGGTTCACCTGTGGTTGGACAAGAACGGCAAGCTCAAGGCTGGTGCTCCGCATCGTGCTTGGCTTGAGCTTAATCGTCAGTCGTGACGATTGAGAGACAAATTCCGGAAGATGTACGTGTGGGTGATATTGTTGAATTCACCTTCACGTACATCTATAAAAGTCCCACATCCTTGCCGCCAGTAAAAGAAATCTGGCGTGCACTGATTTTAGAGCTTGTTGGTAATGATGAGTGGAAAGTGTTTGTTCTCAAGAACGACACATATCCTACACAGAACAATAGCGTTCACTTTTGGAGCACCAAGCAAGCTAGTAACGAAACAGTAGAAATTATTGGGTCAGTTGACATGGAAGATTTTCCTGCTAGTCTTAAGGAAAGAGGGTAAACTCATGGAACTCACGAATCGAATGTTGATTGGCCTTGGACGCGCAATTGGCGCTACGACGGAAGCTGGTCGTAGTGCTCATGGGTGGATTCGTCTGGCACGGGTTCGCTCACGTCAGGATGAGAACAAGAATACCTACGTGATCGCCATCCGTGAGACCAAGCAGGGACTTCAGTTCGGATGTTCTTGTCCTCATTGGATCTATCGTGTGCGACACAACCCGGGCGCCCTTTGCAAGCACCAGGAGCTTTTTCTAGGCCACACGGCAGGAACCGCACCCAAGACCGGGGTTTGGCTCTATCGTGCCGGGAAGGCATTTTTGCAGCAGACGCAGAAGGGTACGTGACCTCATGACCTACGCAATCGCAAACGTGGTGTATGGCATCGACCTCACCTATGATGAGAATTGGCTCAAGGAACTGCCCAAGGAACTTGAACAAAGTTTCGATGACAATCCTGAGAACATTGGGATTACCACCGACTACTCGGGAAATGGTGAGCGTCCCATGTGGTTTGGGATTAAGCTGTGTGAGTTTGACGAGTGTCAGACCATTCGTCTGGACGAGATCGCCAAGTACAACAATCCCACGGATGAAATCAAGCAAAAGTGGGCAAAGAAGGTTGAGAATCTCGACCCCGAGCTTCACAAGATTTTGATTGATCATTTCGGTAGGTCAAATCCGGTTCCGGATGGAAGTGGCGGTCATTCTTTGAGGCCGGAAGTTCTTATTATTTGGAGTAGCTCTTAACAAAAGGGAAAACAATGAAAACATACATGCAGGCGGTGTGGATTTTGGCTTTTGGCATTGCTGGTTACATGATTGGAGAGGCAGTGTTTTCCACTCCAACTGAACGTGCAGAAACCGCATGCCACCAAAGCTGTGGGTATCATGGAGTTGCCAGCTTTTCCTCTGACTCTAGTGGCAATGTGACTTGTACCTGTCGCTAATTCTGCTATCTTTTGACTTCACCTGGTCAAAGGAGCAAGGCAATGAGTTTTCGCGATAATCAAGTTGCACGTGAGGAACGTGAAAAGGTTGAGCTTCGGGATCGTGTTCTTTCCTTGAAAGAGGAGAATGAACGCCTTGCCCGTGAGCTTGCAATTGCCAAGCACAAGGAAGAGCAGACGGCTGAGGAAGATGCAATCGTCAATCGGCACAAGTACCTTGACAAGGTTGCTGTCCTTTTCGAAAAGATTTCCTATCCCTTCGTTGCCCTTGGCCGAGGGATTTTCGCCGTTCTTTCCTTTCCTGCAAGGATTTTCTCCTCACGACCAAACAAGGCTGAGGCTTTGGGTGGTATGTTCATTGCCTTGACCATTCTGACCATTGTTGGTTGTCTCGTTTGGCAGGAGTTTTATGCCGAGCGTGATGGTTATGTGGTTGGAAAGAACTACTATCCCGAGCATGAATCTTGTTCTTGGGAAGAAACCTGCACTGGTTCTGGTTCAACCCGATCCTGTACCAGCAACTACGTGTGTCACACTGTGCCTCCACAGTGGACTCTTGACATTGCTTATCAGGGCAATTCTGCCACATGGTCAGTTTCTGAGTCAGACTACGAAGCCACACAATATGGTGAGTGGTTTTGTGCTCGCGACCTTCTCCACACGGACCCTTGTGTCCAACCCCCACGATGACTCACAATTCACTCATTTACTTCAATCACTCACAAACTGCTGATTGGAGAAATTTAAATCTGGAGTATGCCTCACGGCTTTTCGATCGATGGATTGGAGAAGTCTTTGTGTGCCATGCCAATTATGTTGGTATGTCATCATCCAAGCCGACATTTTGGATTTATCTAGATGAGGGTAATTTCCTTGTTTGTTGTGGAAATTACGGCGGCATAGATGGAACCCTTGAATTTTTGATTGCCAAATCCTCAGCCAAAGTCTTGGTTAAGATTAACGATTTCGACAATTTCTTTAAGAAGGCTGATGACTGACCTTAAGGATTTTTGTGCCAACACAACCGTGTTGGTGAGTACGGACAACATCAACTTCTGTGACCACACAGAGGCTGACTGGATGCGTTTTGCTGGTGAGTTTTATCAGCATGCTTACACAAACGACACATTTATGTTCCTTGGCAAGTTTGTTAATAGTTGTTTGATATTTTGGAACTTGAATCAAAATACCATCGTAGAAATTCCTCTCTCTGGTTTTTACCGCCTTTTAAGGATATCTAAAGAACCTTAGATGCTGTAAACTGACCCTAAGACGATGAGCAAACCACTCCTCTTAGATAAACGCCAAGTAAAAGCCTTAAAAACAGGTGACCTGATCGAAATTGACTTCACACAGTTTCGTAGGATGAAAGACTCTCAGGTAGGCCAGTTTCTCTTTCTGAGTCACTGCAAGGTAACAGACTTCATCTCTGGCAAAACTGCCAGGGGAGTTGAACTGGTGGCATTAACTACCGAAAGGAAGTGTTATCTTACCTATGAGCATCTGTGTGGACTATGGACAACGAGATTAGTTTCGAGAATTTAACTCCAAGTGACCTAATAGGTTGTATTCTTTGGACAACAGAAATGTTTTCTGAGTCAACTCCTAAAAATGGAGATCCTCATCTCATTCTTGAAGCTGGATATGACCACATCCAAAATGTCATAAGACCACCCGTCTTTCAGGTGAAGCTTCTTCATATCGCCCGTAACTTTGTTTTCAAGACTCGATGGGATGGTTATGAAAACTGGAGTCACATGTTATTGCAGAGTGTCAACGGTCAAACCTTCCAGGTGATTGGAAGGGGAGAGGTCTTGACCAGATTTAGATGACTTATAAGCTGCCACCTGTTGCATACCAGTGGGATCCCAAATACAAAGTCGACCCACCATTTGAGGTGGGTGATCTGGTCATGCTTAAAGAAGCAAAATACATCATGAATCCAGCAACCAAGATGTATTTTCCAAAGTTCTTTTATGGAATGGCGATTGTCCTTGAAAACAAAAAAATCACTCTGTCAAGCGGAGAAAACTCCGTTGAGGAGTTTTGCTTTACTGTATTTTGGCACCTTAAGGAACAGATCAAAATCGCCACATATGTGTGGGATGGCTCTATCACTCTGGTGAGTCATAAACCCGAACAATAAACACACGCCCGTATTCGCGTTTGGTCACAGGGTTTGTTACCATGTTGCCAATAATGTCAAACTCGGGCTGAATGAGGATTTTCTCTATATAGCCATCAGCTTCTGATGCCAGCCACACGTCATTCCAGGAAAGGAACTTTCCATCCTTTTCTACCTTGTAAGACAAATATCCTATCTGACCACGTGTCATCGTTTCCATGTTACTCGGTCACTTTCTCCAACCACCACTCCGGATATAACTTGATGGACATTTTGGTTTGGGTGTTCAGATTCAACAGAATTATGCGTTCAACCTGAATTGGTAGTCCAGACGGGTGGGTTAGAGGACGTAACTCGCCTTCAGAAACACCAAGTGTTGGTACTGTCTCAATTGCAAGAACCAAGTATTTTGTGTTAAGTAAGTTGCCTCTGTAGCGAACTTGAACAATGTCAGAAAGGGCAATGCCCTGAGAAAGAGTGTCCATCTTTTGGAAGCTTAACACTTGTCACACCAAAGTGCAATCAAAAACAAATCGAGCCACCCAGCTTTATGAGTGGCTCGACTTGGAGATTGGAACCTTTGCAGGTTTTCAGGCAGCCGTCACCGGCGCAGGGCGAACCGTCACGGCCAGGTCCGTGAGAACCTCACGCGACTTGATCATGAAGTACCCGTGCTCGTGGCGCGCAATCACGGTCGTGTTCGGCAGGCCGAGCTGAGCACGAAGCAGCGCGAACGCCTGGCGCCGAATCTGCTTCTCCGTCGCACCCTCGCGCATGAGGCGCTCACACCCGACCAGCGAGAGGTACACGCGGGCATTCGCCTGCGGGCGACCAGCGCCCTCCGAGTGAGCACTACGAGCAACCTGAGCAGCCGTCACAGTAAGATTCATCGTCGTCATTGTGGTATCCTTCTTTCTTTCTTGTTTGGTTTCTTGTTGTTTGGGAACAGGCACTAGAACTTTTGCTTCTTCTTTTTCTCTTCGGCGATCTCGCCAACAACTTAGGTTTAGCAGAACTCCCATTGTGGTCAACCTCTTTCTGATCTTTTCTTTCAGACCACCGTTTCAACACTAGAAACGGTCATGGATTCAGTCACTTCCGAAAGCGCCTGAACAATCCTAAGCTCATCAGAATGAAAGAACACACGCAGTTTCATTCCGGGACATTCCGGTTTGACCTGAGACATAAGCGTCTGATCGGCCCACAAAACAAGAACGTCATACTGATAGGCGTTCGGGTCACCATCAGGCCAAACGAGGTGAGAACGCGTCAGTGTTGTCTTAGAAAGGCACTCAGACAGCACCAGGTACTTGGCAAGAAGACTCTTGGTGCTGTTGACACGTACTATAATGTCACCAGTGTGACATGGGGGCTGACACACCCAAATCTTGGCAGACATTATTCAATCCTCTGGACGAGAGACCAAGTGCCACTTTGAATCCTTTTGTCGCGGGATTCGGGCACAGTAATCATGCCTCTTGCGCCTGCTCCTCTTGGCGCAGCAGGCCCAATATAAAGATTCTTCAAGTCACCGCCCAAGTTTATGACTGTATAGGTGTGCAAAGGAATCTTCATATGAGAAGATTCAGCAGGAACTGTGCCAGCATACTTGATGACGAAAAATAAATGACTGTCAAAGTCTAAACCCGTGTCAGAGATGAAATTATATGAAATAATGTCACCAGGTTGGAAAGGTCCACGGTACTTGGGTGGGTTGATTGTCACCACTCCGTTTTAGCAGAAAGCTCTTCCATGGCAAGTTTTTCTTGCCAGTCATTAAATAACAAGTCACTATATGACAGACGGACAACTTTGTTGTTTTTTAAATCCCAAGCCCTAAGGCTTGTATGTTTTATTGGACTTTCCAACAACAAATAAAGAGAAGGTATTGAATCTTTCTTTGATTCCTTGAGATCGAGACTGTAAGTCCACCCATTGTATGACACTAAGTCGCCACACTTATGAAAATGTGTCACACCTCATCCTTACGGTCGTAATATTTCCAGAAGAGGGTTGGATCCTTGAACCAAACCGTGTCAAGCTTCTTGTTGTCGTCACACTTGAGGATTTTCAGGCGAACCCTTGGTGAAGCTGTAACCGGAGAATTTTCCTCTACCTTATCCAAGGACACTTCAAGAATCGTGTAAAACCGATTCTGATCGTGCTTTGGTACAATAAGCATGCCAACGACCGGCACATTTGCTGGAATCGTATAAGGTAACGAGTTTGCCATATCCACTTTCTCTTCTTCTTCCTTTTGTTCTGCTGGTTCATTTGCTCCAATGAACCTATCAATCATTGACCTAAGCATATTTTTCATTCTAATGTACTCCAAACTTCTACACGAAAACCTTCATTTACGTACCAATAGTCAAGTTCTGACCTTAAAATTATCAGGAGATGTTGTGTAAATGATGACTTTCCAAGACGAACCACCTTGAAATAATGTGCGTACTCATGAAGTACACCATTATCAAGAGCCAAAAATAACAGGTCATTTGAATCGATACCGATGATACCGATGATTATGTCGCCTGCTTTGGCTGGAAATGGCTTCACGAAGTTAGACTAGCACATGGAATGGCAATGTGCCATTGTAATCAGTCAAGTTTATTAGGTACTCATAGTGTGAGTGATTGCACCAAAACACAAACCGAATACAAGATTCCATTTGACGATTCTCAAGAACGACAGGCCAGTAAATGTTCATCAACATTGCACCTTGCCCACGTTTGGCAGTGTGCCATCCTAGGATTTTACCTTGACCTGGAGAAGAGTTGCCTCCAGATTGAACTTGACACATCGTACATGCAAAATCAAAGGCTACAGCAGTTCCACGAGGCAACTTGTCCCAATAGCCCCTAAGATTTTCCAGTTTCTTCGTGCGAGCCTTCGTTCCGTTGAATAAATCTTCGGCTATCGACTTAGCCAAATTTACCAAAATGGAACGAACCGTCATTCCATTAAATATGCTATCTCTTTTGAACCAACTTCAAAAACTTGTAAACCATGTGGTCAGGGACGGTCATGACAACGATCTGACCTTGGTCAATCATTTTGACTCCCACAAGCTCCATAAGCTTGTAGTCACCATTGCAATCGGTGTCCCAATCAAGAGACGGGGTTCGTTTGGCGCCCATGAAAACAACTGTGCTTCCAGCCTTCAACACCCCTTTGACTCTTTTTTGACCTTGAGCTATTTCACACACGTGTTCTTGCTTGACCTTAAGCAAGTCCCCGTTACGAAAGAAGTTCAGACGTTTTTTAGGCATGTGAAACCACTAGAAAGTCATCAATGTCCGAAATGTGACTCAACACAAAGTAACACACAACCCGATTGTTGCTCAAGTCTAAAAGTTTCATACTATGGAAGTTTGGTGGTACTTCAAGTACAGTTCCATCAAAAAACGGAACTTTTTCCCCAAGACCAATTTCTAAAACCAAGTAATTGCTGGAACTGTTAACAAACATATGGTCATAGGCGAAACCAGCAAATCGATGTTCTTGGTCCTTGTTTACCGTAACAATGTCTCCAACTTGATATTTGTCACACAAGGTCATCAACTAGTACCTTAGCATCAAAAAGAAAAGAAGGCAAGAATCCCTGCCTTCTTCTCGTTAACAAAGTTATGTGATTTTGGGTTCAGCGCCCAAAATGCTTGGAGAGTGTTTCGTAGAGTGCGCGTGCCTGACGTCCCGACATTTCGACCTTGACCACACGCTTGCCGCCTGTAATCGTGGTCGAAGGCAAAAGAACCTCAACACTTGAACCCTTCTTGGTTCCGTGCGACTCTACACGAACACCTGCGGCAGTCGAGTGAGTGGTGCGAACTGCAAACGTTGCCTTGTCGGCGAGTTTGTCATAAAGCTTGGACTTCGTGATATGCGACTTAGATTTAGAATTCTTCATGTTTTCTCCTGGTGTCACTTACTAGTGATAGCTCTATCTTAGTCATCCTTTGGAGGATTGTTAACTTGATTCTTTCTCGACTTTCTTGTTTTGCTTTCTGACTCTTCCACAGGAAGTTGTTCTTCGGTTGCTTCAATGCTAGAAATCATAACATTTTCAACTTGCTGGTCAGTTGGTTCAATCCCAGAAACTGCCAATATTTGTTTTTTGGCAGAATCTATGAAAGTGTTCATATCTAGAAGCAACTTGGCTTCCTTGAGAAAATCAGGCGAAAGCTCATATGTGTCTTGATGATCCTGACACCATGTATCAAGCTGTGCCTGTGTGGAAATCTGTTCGGACTCTAACCACTGACCTACCGAAAACCTTCTGCGTTGGAGAAGGTGACCAAAATCAACTTTGTTCGTCATTTTCTTGTTCCTTGTGAGCGAGATAAAGAATGTCGCTCAAATACTCGTGAATGTTTGCGTCCTTTAGGAGGCTGTCCAGGTTGAAGTCGATGTTGTCCTTGTGCTTTCCTTGGATCTCCCCAGCAATGCCTGTAAGGAGTTTTTCCATGGCTACAATCAACTGATTTCGAGCAGTGGCGTGGTTCATACGAAATCCGTTTGCTGTCATTACCTTCGCAATGCTACGGAAATCCAAACCTTCTTCAAGGGTGATATACTTTTTCTCTTTTGACATAAAACTCCGGGTTACTGTTTTCTAACAGGGGATACGGGAACGATTTCTAGTGTAGGTTGTGGCAGATATGGTAAGGTTTTTGGTGTCTTTTGAACCTCTTGTTCGATAGACTCTACACCATAACCCTCAACGTCTGGTTCGTCGCCTAAAAGGTCAATGACTACAATTCCTCGCTTTGTTTCGTCCATTTTTTACCCAGGTGTTTTACATCATCATTTGTAATTACGTTAAACCTAAGTAATAATACCAGCCTTTCGCGTGGCGATAGCTCATTCAGAGCCTTTTTGACGAACTTGATCATAAGCTGTTGATCAATCTTTTGGTCCTGATAAGGCATTGGATCTACAAGGTTTTCCTTGAGAGAGCAACCCGTGTCATCTCCAAAGATCTTCACTTCCTCATCCAAGGACTTGATGTACTTGCTGGAAATGGCGCTACCAATCGAGGCGAGCATTTTGTTAGTGATGGGATACTTGGCTGTGTCAAGCGTGGTAGAAGACGAGATAAGCTCCTGAAACTCAGTGTTTTCGTCTTTAAGCTGCCTGAGAAGTTTGTTCTGAGCTGTTCTCACATGTGAGGGAACGTGAATCGTTGGCTCAACGTTGATAAGGTAGTTGTTTACCGCCTGACGAATCCACCAGGTTGCATAGGTCGAAAACCTGAAACCCTTGTTTGGGTCAAATCCATCAATAGCAGACAATAAACCAATATTGCCTTCCTGCAACAAGTCGTCTCTGAGTGTCTTGTGTTGAGCCTTGTTTGAGTAATACTTGTTAACAATGAACGTAACAAGCGGTTGATTCTTCAAGGCAATCCTTGACCGAAGATTTGTGTCTCTGTTGCCAAAGTACTCGAAAAACATCTTGTCGATATTTTTTGGCAAAATCTCAGCAGGGATCTCTTCTTCTACTAAAAGTGCCGGCATGTCTGCCACAACATTTTCAACTGCAATAGTGTCTGATTTCATATTTCCTTTACGTAAGATTCATTCTTACCTGACTCTTTTACTATGAGTGTACATTCACACTCTTTTAACTCCATTGACTCACTTAGGTTTTGACAGGCGGAACTTGATATGGTCATCTAAGTTCATGAAATGAAAGCAAAAAATGTGTGCAGCTCTTTGGTAGGCGTCTGCCAGGTCCTTAGGTGTCCAACTTGAACCGAGAATACCACTCATTCTCAAATAAACGACGGACTGAATCCTCAGGAAAAAGAACTTGTAAACGATAGAATCTCCCTGCTTCTGTATTTGAAGCAAGGAGTTTTCTGACAAATTCTTCTCCAACAACAAAACCTGATCTCCGGGTTCTAGCCCAAGACCAGGTTCAAATAACTTAATTGACTTATTTGGCTCAGTAAATGAAGGCGTGACTCTTAACATGTTTGTGCTAAGGGCGCATGAAGCCACATAGATACCACCAATTTTGGGTACTCGGTTGTTAAGAAGGAGCATGTATCTAGGATGATAATGCTCCTGTTAGGAATGTCAACTCCTAACCTGACGATTTTACACGATTTCTTTTCGGGTGATCCACTCAGCCGGAATTGGATCCATGTAGTCCACAAATCGTACGAAGTCCGGATCAGAAGGAACTACCTGTTTCCACTCGTCTGACCAAGAACCATAATCCGAGTATGGACCACCTTCGGAATAAATCCACACGTGAGCAATATAGATGCCACTTGGCAACTGGAACAGTTCATGTTTCTTTGTGCCAAAGTTGTCCACAGTGGCAACGTAGTCAATAATCAGTTTTGCCTGACTTTTGTCAAACCACCGATCGCCACCAATTTTGATGAAGTCGTCCTTTTTCACATGACGGGATTCACTCATGGGATCATGCCTTTCGATCGAGCGTGCTGAATGATGGTAGCATGATCGAAGCACAAATTCAAGTCAGCCACGTCACAGTCAACCATTTTGACGTTCTTGGCATCATCCCCAGCCACAGGCGTGTCCGTGATGACTGCCACAAAGGCAATCGACACAACATGCCTACGAGGGTCTCTCTGTGGGTTAGAATAAACTCCAAGCAGTTGCAGAGTCTTCAAGTCCACATTAAGCTCTTCCTTCATCTCACGGCGAGCTGCATTTTCCACAGTCTCTCCAACATCCACAAATCCGCCAGGGATTGCCCAGCCAAGCGGTGGATACTTTCGCTCAATCAAGGCAATCTTGCCACTGACCGGGTGATAGCAAATAACGTCAACTGCCAACTTGGGCGTTTCAATGTTCATCTTTGTCGTTCCTTTTTTCCCATTCCATAAACTTCCGCAGAAGTAGAGTAAAAGCATTTATAATCAAGAGAGCCAAAAAGACAATGGAACAAAGAGCCACTTGAAGAGTGTTGTTTACTTGATCCATGTCAGCGGCTCCGAAGAGTGATAGACTTCGATCTTATCACCCATTTTAAGTTCCACCTGATTCGTCGACCCATCCCAGCAAATCAAAGACTCTCTCATCTTTGACACAAGTTCCATTTTCTGACCTGGCGTGACGAACCCACGAGCGTGTGTGTACTTGCCAGAAGGCTTATATGGCTCGCGTACTCTGTACTGAAGCTTGTTATCATGCCACATTTGGAGAGAGCCACCAGCACTTTTCATGGCAGCACTCGACCCAAGAGGAGCACACACCCAAATGCCAGAAGACTTCTGAGCTTCTCCATTCAGAAAGTAAGAGCTTGTCGAGGCAGGATGCTTGTGACAAAACAGAATGTCGTTTAGTACCCGTGAGGTTTGTTCCTTGCCATTGACAGAAAATGCCAGGCGTGTCACGGTTCTGTTAATCGGCCAACCAATGTGCTTTTCTTTTTCATCTGTCAGATAGCGTTCAAGCTGAACCTCAAAAGAGAACATGTCAGCCGCACACAAATATCCAACAGACCGTCCAGGATCAGAGTTGACACCAAAGACAGGAATGTCAGAACCTACAAAACTCTGTGTCCAAAGCAAGGTACCGTCACCACCCACAGAAACCACCAGGTTCTCGTCCTTGGCAACAGAAACATCCCGACGTGGATTCACCTCGGTCTTACATCCAGATTTTTCTAGAGTCTTGAGGACGGTTTCAATGGTTCGCTCATTTGCCTCATGAGAGGCAAACATGGACTGAGTCGTAATGTCACCAGAGTCCAACAAAGCCTTAATGTGTTCATTTTTACGTTCTTCAACGTAAATCTGATACATCGACTTTTTATGGACAACTCTGACTTTCATGTTCATTCCATGGGACGATACATCGCACCGTAGTCCAAAGTCAGAGTGTGACCATTGTTGCACACACACATGAGATCATGAATATGAGACATTTCGGTACCTCTGCGCACACAGGCACTGGCACATCCAGCTTGACGAACGTTGGAGCTACCACGTTCCATGCCATTGTTGAAGGTACTAGGACCCATAGTCATAAGACAAATAAGTCCACCAAGAATAATGCCAGCAATAATGCCAAGAAACATCGAAGCCTTTTCGCCACCTGTCATGTCATCACTTGCCATTTTATTCTGCCTTTACTAAAGACCCAAGTCCCATGAGAGGAAGTTGGAACCAAGAAACCATAACACAAAGTGCCAAGGCATGCAACTTCTCTTTTAGAGAAGACTGATTCCAGTCGCCCTCAGCCTGAATCTCTGTCATAACCTCGTACACATGACCAAAAGTGTAACACACTCTCAGACCAAAAAAGAACAGGTAAATAACGCCTATGATTTCGAAGAAGAAGACCATTTGATAAACTTGTGTCCTAAATACTCTTTCTCTTGCCACATGTCAAATACCAGGATTGGTAGGGTAATGGGCCAAAAGAACGAACAGGTCAGCCAAAAGCGAAACTCATGTCGACCCCACTTACGTACATTTTGATATTGTGGCATGGTAAACATCCACAGCAGGAAAATGCACCCAAAGAAAACTTGCCAGGCCAAATAGGCCATCAATAAAAACATGTGTCAAGAACCTTTTTGTTTTAGCTTGAGGAACAACCACTTGGCAAATCGATCCATGGCTGACTTAAACCATTCCTTGGAAAACACAGTGGCTTCGAAAATCTGAATGCATGCAATAATGGGCCAAACAAAAAGACAAAGCCAAAAAATGCCAAGCATTTCCCGGTTGGCACTGTTGACAGTCATGTCTTTCCAGACCTCATATTTGGAATAGTTGATTTGACGCCAAAGGTCAATCAAGCCCGTAATGACAGAGCAAATCAACCACACACAGATCAAAGCAAAAATCATCATAGTCAACTCTTCTTCTTATTGTAGTGCTTCACAATGAAGTCGTAAATGCCAATAGAGGCAGCATTTGCAAGGTTCATGTCATTCTGCAACCCATATTGCGGGATGCTGACGACGCTGTGAGCCCTTGCAAGGATTCGGTCAGGAATCCCCGTCTTCTCGTTTCCAAAGACAAGGACGGGATTCTCAGGGTAGGAAAAACCCATCAGACAGTGTGAGTCCATGTCAGGACGGCGCTCGAAACAAACAAGAGGAGCATTCTCAGCAAGAAAGTCCTCTTCCGTCACATGTCGAATGTTTTCCCACTTGTGAGTGCCCATGGTTGCACGCTCATAAAATGCGGGCGTGTCAACCAGGATGATTTCCTTCACAAGGAAAATGTGAGCGCTACGAATGATTGCGCCAGTGTTGAAGTAGTTGTCAGACCCACAAATCGCCACAGAAACTGGATGACGAACTTCATTCAGTGTCGTTCGAATCTCTTGCTTGGTGAATTGCGACAAGTCGGGCGGCTTTGACATTTTCTACTTCTTCCAGGAACGAGAAAAGCTTTTTGTTGTAAACGCCAAATGGACCATTCAGCAAAGATTCTTTATCAACAGAACGCACAACACCTGTTTCTTTTGTCTCGTGTTTTCCAATAATAACACCTTCAAAACAGTATGTCAAGTATTCCACGCCATCTTTGCCGCCAGGACACATGGAAACAAAACACAACTCGGGATTGATAAAGTCATATCCCGTCTCTTCCTTGACCTCACGGACAATTGCCTCAAGGGGAGTTTCCCCGGGATCAACCTTGCCACCTGGCAAGCCAAAAGCGTTTGGGTCATCCTTGCGAGACACCGCCAAGATACCACGTCCAAGATGGACGTAAGCGCACACTGCCTTGAGAATAGTCACTTGGATCGCCTTTCGAGAAAGTGTTCCCAAATTCGGTCAGTTGACAAGTCGGCTGGCGGGAACAATGGCAAGCATCGAACCTTTTGCGGTTGTTCAGACTTGACCATGAAGTCTACCAAAGCTGGACATCCCTCATGTAGGTGAATGTTAGTGATGAAAAGCCATTTCTCATCACCAATGAGATTTATCATGTCGTTGGGTTTTTTGGATTGGAAATATACCAGAGCTTCCTCACGTGAGTCAAAACACCACAAGGAATTGTTCTTGGAAAGCTGATACCACTCTCCAATTTCCGGCAACCAAGATCGAATGGCAGCTTCACTGTTCTTTGTTGACATCGGATTTTTTCTCTGCCGGCTTCTCGTGTGGATTGTGAGACTGTTGATGGCGACGATTCAACATCGCTTCCACCACAGGTGGCAACACAGCCCCAATCAAAGTAGGAATCGCAACCAAAGCCAGTTGCTGCCAAAATGTCGGCCCACCCTCAGAACCTCTAGGAAGAAAACTCATTTCTGTTTGTGCCTCTTGATGAGTTCTAGCATGACTCGACCAATGTTGCAAGCGTCGTCAATTCCCCTGTGATGTTGCCCTTCCCAAGTCATCCCAAAATATTCCACAGCCTCTTTGGCTCCAATACCACGTCCAAGCCCTTCCAATAGAGCCATCATGGTTTTCACGTTAATGTGACCCACTCCAAAGGGATACTCAACGTGCATTGTACGACATTGACGTTCAAGCATCGTTCTGTCATAGTCTCCCCAGGAACACCACACCTTGTTCTTTGGACCAAACTTGTTAAGCCATCGAATAGCCTCTGGAAATGTACGAGCACCATTCTTGGCAAGAACATCCTCGGCCGTGATTGTGGTAAGTTGAGTACAGAAAGGTGTGATCCAGGATTTAACCGGAGTAATGAACGTACTGTCCTTATCAACCACTTCACCCTTTTTTAGGTCAATGACAGCAACACCAATTTCGATCACTTCAGATTCGAACTTGGGTGGTTTGGGATCATCACAGGTTGCTTCAAGGTCTACAATAATCAACTTATCAAGATTTGAGGATGCCATTTATTTCTCTATGTTTTTCTGTTCAAATAAGACAGGAGGTATTTCTTCGTCGTCTTTCAAGGGAGTTGGATATGAGCTAAGAAGTTCACCAATATACTGGAACAACCACTTAGCCACAAAGTGTGCTTCTTTCAGACCTTGAGCCTTGCTCAACTCAACAAGTTGAGCAATAGCTGCAAGTCCCCAATGTGACTTGGAGACAGACTGTATGAGTTCCTGACCAAATTTCTCGACGTCGTCAAACCAGGCGTCATCAATCTCTGCCAATTCCTTCGGAAGATTATTCATCTCTTCCGGAGTGTGCTCAAAAAAGGGATTGGGCCAAGGTGTCGTCTTGAAAACAAACTCTGGATCATTGGAAATGACCAAGCCCCAGTCACCAGGATCCATCATAGAACCATGTTCGGTGGCACGAACCAAAAAGTATTTCCCAAGGATAGGAGGATTTTCATTTTCTTTTGGGAGCGGAAAATACATTTCCGTCTTAGCTGCACACATCTCACACATGTTGTAAGGAATGATACTCCAAGATCACCGAAAGTCAACAGACTTATTTTTTCTTCCGGGTGGATTCCACAGCATTTTCAAGCTGCTTGCCCGAGTAAACATAATCTGACCTGACGTGTTCATCTGGCTTAAAGCAGACTTTACAGTACCACTCATATACTGGACTTGCATCTTCTTGCATAAAGACTACAATGTGCCAGTCTACACCTGTCTCATCCCAAGTGTGACAGTTCTTACAGTGAACGCCGTTCAACTCCGCACAACCTCTGAGAAGCTCTAGGGTTGGAGGAACAATGATCGTCTTCTTTTTGTCGTTGTCATGAGCTGCCAACAACTTGTAAGCAGAAGGAAATGGCGAAGAAGACCTTTTGCGTTCCTTAGACATAGTAAGTCTAAATATTATCTTCGTCGTCCTCGGTCCACCCAAGTCTTTGCTTTACTTCATCCCAGGTGTAATAATACTTCATGTATCCCTGAGCCTGACCAATAGCAAGTTTCCAACCCAAACGCCAACTGATATATGGGTCTTCCTTGGCAAGTTCCTCGGTGTTTTCATCAATCCAGGAGCCTTTTTGGTACTTGTAGGCGTGCCAGGGAACAAGCAGGTAGTATCTGCAACGCCACACACGGATGTACCAAGGCTGGTGTTGATAACGGTCGTCAGGTTTTGTCATGGGTCCATTGGGACATATTTGCCCCATCCTCTAAACTTGTGATAAGCACCCATGGCATCAACCCAAGACTTTGCTTTAATCGAGAAGACAAGCTTGGCATCTTTCTCAATAAGTCCACGACGTTTCATGTCTGCTATGTTATCGGCAAATGTAAACGTGCTAGAACACGAATCATCCCATGCCTCAAACAAGGTGAGTTCTGTTTTCTTTTTCTTGTTTGTGGTCATGGTCAACAGCCAATGTAAGCAAGCAAATCATACAATAGGGATTGTGGGACTCGAACCCACAAGAGCTTTCACTCGATTGATTTTAAGT